CAAAGTATACACATCTTGGCTTAGGACCATCATCAATAGGCACACATAAGAATTGACCATTCTTCAAACGAGGTGCATACCATGTTACATCGTGATAAATGTCTACAATTTCAATTGGTACAAATGAAGGGCTAAAACTAGTTAGTGGATTAAATTCAAATGCATTGAATCCTCTATCATTAATACTAGTTAGTGGTAATGTTTCTAAGTCTCCGTGTTCTTGTTCACCAATTAATATCTGCCAATCTACTGGCATTTTAATTGTTTGATTGCCTATTCTTAATACTAATGCAGGGCTGTTAAATGATTCCAAAAAGATTAATGGGATATAATGATAATCTACGTTTTGTGGATTACTGTTATCTAGTATCGCAAAGCGAAGGTCGTCAATCTCTTCAGGCAATGTCTCTAAATTATAAAATTCGTTTTCAAGTGTTAATATACGCATGTTTTTATTCTATCACATTCTTATCTATAAGTCAACTTTTCTACATCAAACGGGTAATTAGCCTCTTTATAAAAAGCCTTACGTTGAGTTAAATGTCGTTTGGCAAATTTACAACTACTTGTTATATCGTAGATTTGGACATGGTCTTTATCCTCTGCTTTTCTAATACCTCGCCCGATAGATTGGATAACTCTAACAAAGCTCTTTCCGGGTTCAATCAGAACAAGATTAAAAATACGAGGTATGTTAATACCAACAGCCGCAACACCATATGTAGCCACGATAATCTTGTTAGTGCTTGTAGCAACTTCATCATATTCTTCTTTCCTTTCATTCATATTAGTAGCACCACTAACAAACACGCTACCGGGTAATCTACTGACAATCTCTTTTCCTGCATTAACCCTATCAACTAAAATCAATGTATTACCGGTATCATTAATACCACTGATTAAACTAGCTATCTTATCTAATCTTTCACTATCTTCTAGTAAATGTTTCAATTCGCTTTGATAGTTGGTAAACTCTTTACCATCTTGTAATTGCATGATGTTAACGTAACAACGTGCTAATACACCTTGGTCCTGCAATTCGCTTGCTGACAGTTTACCAATAACATTACCCAAACTTACATAGATGCTTTGTGATTCAAACTTAGCTTTAGGGATAGTTCCTGTTAATCCCCAACGAATGGGTACTTTAGCAAATACACCAGTAAGCAATGTTTTTAGTGCGTCAGCTTTTGCCATATGCACTTCGTCAACCATCACACATACAACACCTTCAATGAAGTCTCCGATATCCACTTCTGCTTCACCTGCTTTTGTTTTCTTAAGCATATTGTTAAGACTTTGCCAAGTACAGATAGTATGTGTCTTACCAAACTCTTTACGATCACCAAAGTATACACCAACATCTAATCCTAGATTGATATAATCTGCTTCTGTTTGTGTTACTAATGATTTGTTTGGAACAATAACAATACTACGACCATACTTCTCAACGCTATTAGATAATGCCGCAGTCATCAGTGTTTTACCTGCCCCTGTAGCAATTTCTTGTAATGATTGGGGGTTTTCTAGGAAGTTGTTTACAATTTCAATTTGATAGTCACGTAATACTACTGGCTCACCTTCTTTAGGATGACCTTTAGGCCAGTTCTTATTTTTGAACGTATCCTCGGACACTTTGTCAAATGTAAAGGTTGTAGTGTAATCTCTTAAATCTTCTAGTTCAATATCATATCCTGCATTGTCTAGGTAAGGAAGTATTTCAGGTAACAAGTTAATGTATGTACTACCCGCCAAACTGAAATAGCTTACCTTACCATTCCATCTACCTAGTCTTACTGCAGGTAGATAACGTGCTCCGGGTATTTCATACTCAAACATTTTCATCAGTGCTTTTCGCTCTGCTAGTTCAAGTCCCTCTATCTTTACATTCACTTCGTCTTTGACGATTATTTTACATTGTTTCATTCTTTTCCAAGTTAACTGGTTGACTATTTACCACGTTGATTACTTTTGCTGTGTTAGCATGATCGGTATCACTTATCAATTTGAATTTGATTACTACCGGGAACTTATACTTACTCATATTATCGTGTAGCATAAATCCCGGAGTATCATTATAACGTATCCCGGCAATTTCTAATGCCATCTTTAAATCGTTTTTAAACTTTACATTAGTTGACAATGCTACACCCGATACAGAGACATAATCACATTTGATATTTTTTAACCAAGGCACAATGTCACATATGTTTGTTAATTCTACTTTGGGATTATATGAGCCGGCAAATCGTTCTTCATCAGTTAATAAGATATTGTTATCAATATCTATTCCATATCGCACTAGTTCTGCTAATGTAGATAATTCTGTATTTAAAGTAATATGTTTGATAGCTTCATTTAATGCAGAGTTAGTAGATGCTATCATATAATTTCCATTAATACAAACTAATGTGGGTGTCCAATATTTTACATCTTTGTAATAGTCTTGTTGGTTTAATATTTTCTTAACATTATCGCTATATCTAATTTCATTGAAGAAAATTGCAGTCATACGTAATGCTAATTTTAGTGAGAAGGTACTCAAATCAGCAATATAGTATTTATTTGTATTATCCCATACAAAACTAGATTGACTAAGATTCCTAAATGCTGTAATAAATGCTTTATTGTAAGGTGTCTTTAGAATGATATTATCATCTACAATACCTATATGAGCGGATGTATATTCATCAGTAGTTTCTACTACAAGTGTTTTCCAAGGAAGGTTTGATAAATCCTTAATGAACATTTGATTTTTTACAAATTGTCGTTCATATTTTTCAATAAGTTTATCCACTAAATTTGATTGATTGCTAGTGATACGTTTTTTAATTAATATAATTTTCTCAAGATTTTGAAGGAATCTAATGTCATACCTACTTAATCTTAAGTTGGCAGCCATATAATATATCAATTGTTCTTTATTATTCAATTCAATCATTCACTAATTATACAACAAATAAAACAAAAAATCAATAAAAAAGGAGAGACCAAAGTCTCTCAAAAGTAATTAACAAAGGAACTAACGAAAAATATTAACGAAACGGGCTTATTGACATTGCCGTTACGCACACTGCAGGGGTTATGCTTTCATGCAAGTTGTCTTAGCAAGATTCTGCCAGTTACTGGGACTGATCTTAACTAAGTCTGCAATCTTTAAACACATACGCAAGGACACTTCACGCAATTTAGTATGATTGTCCCACATGAAGTTAATAACAGTTTGTGACTGTTCTTCATTGAAATCATAATCTTTAAACAAGCCACCATCAGCATCACGATGTACTTGCTTGATACGCAACATCTTGTCACGATCACCGTCAATTGTCAAGTCAAGAAAGTGACAACGTGACTGCAATGCTTCTAAGTGGTCCTGCAATTTCTTAGACTTCAGATTGCCAAATTTCAAGTTAGTGATAAAGATAGCACTACCATTGAAGTTGAAAGTATTCGGGATACCTTCTTCACGCAACAAACGTGAATCACTATTCCAGCAAATTCTACGTGTCTTGCCTGAATCTAATGCTGCCTTGAGAATGTTCAAACTCAAGTCATCAGTAAAAACTGAATCACAATCATCAAAAATTAACACATTCTTTGTGTCAGAATACTTGTACAGTTGAGTATACAAACCCAATGCTGTCATAGCACCTTTAACAATTTGAAAACGCACACGTTTGCCTGCAAGTTTGTCAAACATACTTGCTTTTTCCATTTGTGTCTCAACACCATAACTTTTGCCGACACCGGGCGGGCCTGAAACAATCATAGCACGAATATCACCATTGATACAAGCACGTGACATTTCATCAAGAACCTCAAAACGTGTAGCAATACGGTCCATTGCTTCTTGTTCTGATTCTTTAGTTACTTCTTTCTTAAACTCTACTACAGCATTAGCCATAACTTTATCTCCATTTAAAAATTCAATATTATCAATCGTATCTACTAAGATTTTAATCTCAGCACTACGACCTGGGAACTGACCATCATTTTTAACAGTCACATAACTACCTTTTTTACCTGTCTGAAAACCCTTAACAAGTGTGAACACTTCACCTTTAACTGCTTCATTGCGATATGAACCTGACAAAATACGAACTGTAGACATAGCTTCTCCTGTGTGTTAATCAATCAATACAAGTATTGTATCACGGATACCATTTATTGTCAAATTAAGCTACCTTACGAAAATACATATAGGGCAAGCCCAATGTATAGCAGAGGTACTCATCATCACCTTGAGTGTCCTCAGCTTCGTGGATCCAACGCATTGCTGTTGCACGGTCCTTGGCACCTGACAAGATCAGGGCATCCACTCTTTTCTCAAAAGAGAAAACAGCGTTTTGTTGTGCCTGAACACGGATCTTTTCTTCACGGTCAATAACCTCACCCAACTCCTTGAACTCAGCTAGGAAGTCTGTTTCAGTCCATGCAGAAGTATCAATACCTCGGGGACGAATGCCAAAAGCATCTTTATACATATCCCAGTAGATACCAGCATATTGCTCTAAAGTTGTCAACTCTTCCCAAGACTTGAATTCTGTAGTCATTTCGTAGTCCTCTTTATCAGTTTCAATACAAGTATTGTATCACGGATACCATTTATTGTCAAATTTTGGCTATCAAATTAGCGTGAATTTCATTCATTTCCGACTGTTCTACGTAGAAATCGGATCTAGGATCATAATATTGGCCCTCTTTGTTGTCATAATACAACACTCTACCGGAGAAATTGAACGGACCTTCTAGGCCATTACGTGGACCATACTTTGTACGCATTTCGTCCATCAGATACTTGTCAGCAACAACTTTGTAACTCATAAGGCCCTTTCAACTGAATAAGACTCTATTGTATAGCAAAATCCATTTATTGTCAAATTTTGTACACTATGGTATCATCGCTACTTTTAGCGTTTTTTACTATGTTCTGATTACTTTGTCGTTTGCTACTTTGAACTGTCAATACATCAATTTTGTTATATCCAAACTCAGTATGATATTTTAATACATCATCGGCCATATCTCTATTACGAACCTTACCTACATTCCAGCAACTGACACCATTTGGATTTAGATGTTCTATACCCAATTTAATAATCTCACGTAAGAATCCATCAGCCCAATCCTGATATGTAGGTTTAGTAGTAATTGATTGAGTTGGTTCATGTGTATATACTTCTAAATCAAAGTAAGGTGGACTAGTCAATACTAAATCAGCTTTAGGTAATTTGTATTGTTTCATATTCAATGCATCATCACATATCAATGTGACTTTGTTTTGTATACCTAAAAAGTTTACAATACTCATTAAATTATTATATGTTTGTGTGTTAGGTTCAAAAGCGATGTAATGTGCTCCATAACTTACTGCACCTAACATACGACCTCCCCAACCTGCACAAGGATCTAGTACTACTTCTGGCTTATATTTAATACAAGCTAGTTTCATCATTTGCGGCCTATACATTGTATTTTTAGTAAGACTACAGCAGAAGTATATACCACGTTTTAATTCACTAAGATACGGTGTGCTATGACATTTACGATTCCATTTGAGGACTTTTTCTAAATTAGTTTGAGTCCACAAACTTCTAAAACTTGTACCTGTACTGCTTTCAATATCATAGAAGTTAGGGCAATAGTGTTCGCTTAGTTTCATACCTAAACGTGATGTACTACTAATTGTTGTATCAGTAGTAGTCCACTTGCATAGTTGTTGCCAATCTTTTTTTAGTACATCGTCAGTGTATTGTGGTAAGAAGTTATATTGTTCTAGTTCCTTAGCCAGATTGGGAACGGCGGCATCAAAGTCTGCGTCTGATAGATTACGTGTTGAGTAACGTACATTTAGAATATCAGCTAATGTTACCATTCTTCAAAACTTTTAACCCAAGGCAATTTCAAAAAGTTTTCCCAAGCATTAGCCTTACTCCTGGTGGTATTATACATCCAATCATCATTACCGCCACCTTCTCCTCCTTGTTGCCGACTAAAAAAATTATAAGTATCTTGTAAATGTGTTGTAAAGTCGGCTTTGGTAAACCATATTATGGTACTGTCCTCTACAGTATGAGCTACTAGTATAGCTCGTTCCCAATCTTTCCCCACACCAAAATGATTAAAAATAAAACCGTTACTAGCATTTAATGCGCTAAATTTAATTTCAACTTTAATTTCACCCACAAATCTATCATGACCGGGATTTTCTTTACCTCTTACGATATGCCCAAGTGAGGTCAAAATGTCTGTTAACATTGCTTCCCCGAATGCTCCTTTTGCACCCGGCTGAAGATAGGGTAATCCAGCTAATGGGGTGTTAGCCCATTTATCATTAAGTGATTTTGATATAAGACTGATTGTCTCTGGTGAAATATTAGTGTATACTGTTTCACTATTTATTAATTTCATATTTAAACTAAACTCCAATGTAATATTTGATAGTATTGTAACTCATCATACTTTTTAGGATAATATGTTCCTTCAATACGCAAATGTTCATTAGTAAACATCTTATCCCAAATATGTTTTAACGGGTTTTTAGGCTCAACAGAAATCATATGTGCATTTCCGTTACTATTCTTTAGCCAGTATTCATGTTGTTTTACACGTTTGTTGCTTTTATAAAAACTTGTAATAGGTGTCAACGTAGTAATTTGTTTAAGAGGGGGTGAATCAAAAGTAGGTAATTCTAATTTAATATCTCTTTTAAATATATCAAATTTAACATCATAATCATAGAATTCGGGCAATCTAAAAATAATAGGTAACAATTCTTCTGTAACTTTTTTATCATTGCCGTGAATAAACGTATTTAGGTCTTGTCTATATTTTGATAGTTTAACACCCTTAAGAGACCATAGCATAATTTTCTTACTAAAGTAATCTCTAATTTCAGTAGCACGAACTCTATCAGATTCTTCTACCCGCCTAAATAAGTTATCATCTAATAGACTAGTAATACCAATATAGTGTGAGCTTTTATCTTTACTATCACGTAAACGTTTCCAAGCCACACTTAATGCCAGCACATCTTCGGTAGTTTCAATAACTTCATATCGTTTTACGTAGTCACTTCTATTAATATTTTTGAATAGGTTATTAAGATAGCTATCATCTAATGAAATAGATGACTGCGGTGATATTGAACCGATACTTATTGGGCTGATAGAATTCATTCCACTAGCTCCACCACCAGTTATTGTTATTGTATTACTACTATTTGTATTAGTCAATTCGTATATCCTCCATGCCTGCTGTACGTAAACGTACTATATGTCCCATCTGCCATTGTTTAGCTTCAAGACCCTTCATTATACCTAACCAACGATTTCTTAGTAATGCTACTTCATTGATAAGTGTTTCAAAGTCAACTACTTCATCTTCACCATCAACATACTTTTCAGCGTCACGGCTTGTTAATGCTCTATTATACGCTTCTAAATATTTTTGAAAATGTTTTCGGCGAATTTTCCGTAATTGAATATTAAGATAGTTCAGTACTGCTTCTATCTCTTGTAGTTGATTAAATCTATGTTCTGTGATTCCGGGTAATGCGGCAATGTTTTTTTCAACATTGCCGTATACCTTTACATCACTCTTTGCCGAAATTATTTCGTTATCATAATGACTAATAAAATCGGGTATCACAGCTAAATTAGTTGTGATCCGTGTATACCAATTTGACATTTAGTTCCAATCGTCTTGGTCTTCGTCTTCTTCGTATTCTTCGTAGTCATCTTCAATATCATGTTGTTCAGCGTAACCTTTCAATGCACTAAGCATTTCCTTGTCACCTTTAAACGCATCTTTGATATCGTCAGTTTCGTAGTTGTTGTCAATCAATAAATTGATTAATGTATCTGCGGCATCACCACGGTCATTGAAATCAATGTGTGTTCGTAGTGCATCCCAAACTTCAGCAACAAAATCTAAACTCATTCTGTACCCTCCTCCTCAGGTGTTACAGTACTTATCTTTGTAGATGCTTTTTGACTATACTCAGTCATAACTTTGTCTAAGCAACTGTCAGTATTTGCTTCCCAGCCTTTACGAAACTTCTTAATGATTTCACCATCAAGTGTTGTGTAGACAAGTGAGTTACCTTCTTTTTTAACAAGTTCAGCCTTCTCAATCATATCTAGTAAACCTGAATAAGGGCTCATACCTGTTTCATAAGGAATCTTAACTTGTACTGATTCAAATGGTTTTGCATAACGTGTTTTCATAATCTTACATGCCGCACGAATACCTCGCACGTCACTAATCTTATTACCATCTTCATCTTCTTTAAGTTTCAATTTCTTCATAGCAACAACAATACTTGATGCGTAAACAAAACCTTGACCACCACTAATTTTATCATCTGGATCAAACATATCTTGACTAGCATATGTGTGATTAGTAGCAACCAAACCAATGTTCAATGAACCAAACATATTAACACAGTTACGAACAAGTGCTGTTAGTGCTTTAGGCTTACGACCCATATCACCTTTCATATCACCTGCTTCAAACTGATTAACGTCAGTTGGTGTTAGTAGCATACCAAGACTGTCAAGTACGAATAGTACCTTTGGTCTATCTGTTTCTGCAAGACCTTTATAGTCTTTAACGAATGTTGATATAGTTTTACCCACATCGTCAATCATGGCCATGTTAAGTTTAAGCAACTTGCTTTCGTCAGTTGATACACCTAAGGCATGAAGCCATGCTTCGTCCAGTGCGTTCTCGGAGTCAATAAGAACTACAAAAATTCCTTGTTCTTGTGCGTGTCTAACAAGGTTTCCTGAGCAGATGAATGATTTTCCTGCTCCTGACTCTCCGGCAAAGACAGTAACTTTACCAAGAGGAACGCCTTTATTAAAATCGCCGCTAATAAGATAATTGAGTGCATAGTTACCAGTTGAGATCCAATCAGTAGGATCATTAAATCCTATTGATAGACCTTCAATACTTTTTGTTATGTCGCGGCGAAATTTGCTGATATCAAAAGGTTTTGCCATATTAATTATCCAATTCTAGTGCTAATGCTTCTTTGATTACCTCAAAGAGTTCTTCATCAGTAGTACAAAGAAATTTGTAATTCTTCCAATCATTCTCCGAATCTCTTCCACCTACTTCAATCATATAACCGTTAGTATAACGATTGATTGTAAATGATTCATTTACTTTGTTTAGTTTTTCTAGGTATTTCATTTTATATTCCTTTTATTTTGCGTGTACACCATTAGTATACACACTGAACGTTTGTTTGTCTAGTATATCTGGACATTTTTCTGCGATAGATTCTAATTCCCAATCATTTGGATAATGACGTAATGCTGTTCTTGCACGATCTCTAATTAAGCTAGGAACACGTGGTGTTTTACCTGGATCGCATAATTCTTCCAATAGTTTTTTACCTTGCTTAATGGCGCGGTATCTTTCGTCACTTGTTGTCATGGAGTTCTCCTTAGGTAGGGAGCAATTGCTCCCTATTACCTTTTAAGACTTGTTTTGTCTAGCACGAATCATTGCTAGAATGTCTTGTGCTTTGTCACTTGATGGTTGTGCTGTTGGAACCTTAATAGATTCGGCTGCAGCCATTGCATCTTCTTCCCATGGTGCTGAAGTTTCTGCTACGGGGGCGGTTGCGGGTGCTCTAGTTTCAGTAGTAGCTGTTTGTTTTTCCGCGGTTGCTCCTGCAGGTGCTTCTAGTCCCCAAGGACGATAGTAACTACCCCAACGCTCTAAGTCATATGGTTGACCATCTACACTTGCATCAAACATTTCTTTGATTACACGCAACTCTGCTTCGCCAGGGCGCTTTGGCAAGAACTCTGCCAAATTGTACAAACCATGTGCTTCAATAGCGGCTTGTTCTGCCTCAGTCAATGCTGACTCTTTACGTGCCCAATTACTTGTTGAGTAATCAGCATAGCCACCTTTACTTGTTTTCTTAATGTTCAAATCAAGACCACGCATAAAATCTGTTGGCAATTCTTCCATCTCAGGATCCATCAAACTTGCTTTAATGATTGTAAAGATTTGTGGACTGATAATGAATCTACGAATCGGATTAGCCGGTGTCTTATCATCACCAATTGGGTTCTGACGAACAAAACCTTGAAACAAATAACTGCGTTTCTTCCAGTATTTGTTTGCTAACTCTTTTAATGTTTCATCTTTATACCAAGGACGAACTTCTGTTAAGATTGGGCACTGTGCTTTTGGGTCATACATCTCAACGCAAGGTACTTGTACTTCAATACGCTTAACGTTAGGATCACCCTTAACTCCATTGAATGGGAGTTTAATAATTTGTCGTTCTACCCAGAAGTATGGGTTATTACTATCTGCATCAGGCAATAGACGTAATGTGGCTGTCGTGCCTTCGTCCATATTCCAGTGGGGGTAGATAGAGTTATCTGATTGTTTCTGTGTTGAACCAGAAGTTGATTTGTTTTCTTGTGCCGCAATACGGGCACGAATCTCTGCTAATGATGCCATGATAAATTTCCTTATAAATTGAGATGGTCTCGTTTTTAATATTCGCCGCTTCCCTATGAAGCGACTAACACAAGAGTTAGTATAGCATGTCTAACTCTCAATGTCAATAGTATTTATCCCTATTGTGGGTAAACACATTTTTTTGTATAGGTTTTTAACCCTTTTAGATGTAGGGTAATCCAATGATTTTGTCCAGCATACGTGAATATGTTTTATCCAAACTTTCAGTAAACAAGTCAAGTTGATTTTGTACTGGCTGTTCCCACAATTTATGTTTAACAACTGTTAGCCAATTTTCTACTTGTTCTTTTTTCAATGGAGTATTTTCGTCACCTAAATTATATAACATAGGTGTATATTTTTCTATCATATAATGTATTTGTTCATCTGTATACTGGGTTTCAGGGTTTTCCAAATCTCTCCAATATGTATTTTTAAATACTTGAATTAATGCAGGTAAATGTTTAGTTATCCATTCATTGTATTTGGGATTACTATACTTTTGTAAAGGTTTAAATGTTTTACCTTCGGCTAGTTTTCTACCAATCATTTGTTCTGCACCTTTAGTAATATTCTTTTCATCTGCTGGACCTTTAGCCATTTTACTTAATATGTCGGCTTGTGGACCTGCACCAGCTGGCTCTTGCATAGTAGAATCGTTTTGTGCTTGCCCTGTCATTTTACTAGTCATTGCAGTAATTAAATTAAGCTGATCCTCAATTTTATCTTTCATATCAGAAACTGTCTGTGCATCTTGTTGTGCACCGGCTCTTAATTGATAGGTAATGTCTTTTTCTTTTTGTACAGCCGCTAACTGTTTTTTTACATTATTCATTTCATTACCAAAATCTTTAATTTGATTTTCATAACCTTTAACTATTTCAGAATATTTTTGAATTTCTCCGGCGTGTGTTTTTTGCAGGTTACCCAATTGACCTGCTTTCTTGTTAATATATTTTACAAATCTACCTTCTTTTGCATTCAAATCGTCCTGAGTTTTTTGTAACTGGTTTTCCAATCTCTGATATAACTCATCTCCGATATTTTTTTGTTTGTTTAATGTGACTATTAAAGTATTTACTTTTGCCAAATCTTTATCGTCAATAGAAGGATTGTTGGAAATTTGTTTAATTTGTGCTTCTATATTTCTAAACTTTTCTGGATCCATTCCAGGTTTATTTTTTAATATTTCTAAATCTTTTTGCAATTTTTCTAAATCATCGGCACTTACTTTTGCTTTTTGTTGTGTTTTAGCACCGCCGGTTGTTAATGTACCACTCAGTTGTTTTAATCTAGCAACTTCACGATCCGTTTCAATAGATTGTCTTTCAAAATCTTGTAACTCTTGATCCAAATCATCCACTGCACCTCTTAAACGTTCATTCTCACGTTTTTGAGTATCAATTAATTTATTTTGAGTTGAATCAGTTTTTTCCTGAGTAGACATTTGGTCAGCAATATACAATGTCAATGCTTGTTGGCTATCATAACCAGGATATTTATTTCTAGCTCTGTATATTAAATCTTTATCAACCGGCAAACCTCTAACAGTACCTGTATTGGTTTCACGGTCTTCATTTAATAATGATGAAATTTTCATTTTTTAATTCCAGCAATGTTTAATATTCTTGCTAAGTCATCGGAACCTTCGGCTACAGTCTCATTAGTTAACGGTGTATCTAATTTCTTAACAGGAGGTTTTGGAGTAGGATAGTATGCAGATTTAGCACGTTTATCAGTACCTTTGATTTTAGGATTGTCTACTCTAGGATTTACATGTTTCCATGGGTCAAGAGCATCATTATCTTTCTCTTCACCTTCACCAACTAGATCACCAATTGTTGCTGGCTTGTTAGCTTTAGGACCTTTATTACGCCATTGTCCTGCTTCCCCTGTAGCATAGTCACCCGCAAACTCACCATCTTCTGTTACAGGTTCTTCTTTACTGCTATACTTGGCACGAATATTTTGCATTGTTTTCTCACTAGCATCTTCTTGTCCGGCTTTACGTAGTGCATCCATACCATCTTTACCATACTTCTTGTCACCCAAGTATGCCTGCAATGCACTTTCTTCAACTTCATCTTCTTCTATGGTACTCATACGTTTTTTCAACGCTGCCATACCGGCTGGACTTGTCATATTTTTTTCATCAGCTTTGGCTAAATCTTGTTTAGTAACTTTCCAATCACCACCTGGTTGCTTGCGTTGTACAGCCGGTGTGTTGATTTTTTGGTCAGCTTGATGTGCGGCGTCTAAAGCCTCATCAACTGGTTTATCTTTAGGTTCAGGTTTTTTACCAGTTTGTGGTACGCCGGCTGATTTTTGTAATTTTTTAATTAGGTCTTCTTCACTACCACCACCTAATTTGTCAAATACTTTACTTCCGACTTTCTTAACTGTATCTAATATACCTTCATCTAAATCTTCCTCTTCAGGAATACCAGCTGGATTAAGAGCCTGTTGACCACCGTCACCTTCTTCTAAAGCAACTTCAGTTAAACTATCAGCCCATTCACTTAACTCATTAACTTCTTTCATCTCAGCTACTTTCTTGTGTAGCTTATTCAATATTGGCATTACACTTTCAATACGTGGATCTAATGTTTCTTGTACAAACAACTCATTCAAGTTATTTTCTTCACTTTCATCTTCCATTAATGGCGGAGTATATGATTCAAAGTACGCATTGTACCCACGTGCACCACGCATCTTGCTTAACGATTCTCTTAAACTTTGATAGTGGTTAATGCCTTCATTAACTAACTGTTGTGCTGATTCGTTAAACTGATTATTACGTGTAGCACGAACAAATGCACCCATCTTATTGTATTCTTCACATAGACCGATAATATGATTCCAACGGTCATCATGTGGCATACCGCCTTCAGCTAAATGTCGGGCATATACCTGAGCAACTCCGGGCTTAGTTGTAGGAGCAAGAATTCTTTCACCTTGTGTGTTCTCTAAGAAGATACGGTTTACATTACGATAACGTTGTTCACCCTCTTCAATTTGACGACTATGTTCAATAACAATCTTAACTGTTGGAATATTGTCATTATAACTGGCTTTCTTACCCATTGGATAGTAACCTTCTGATATTCTTTCTTGCTTTTTCATATGTTCCCTTTTTGCCATATCATATTTTAAATGGTCTCTGTTTTTAACTTCAAAACTTAATTGATGTTGCTGTGCAAAACGCTTTAGATGATTCAATAGTTTGTACCATGAGTCATCACCACCATTATCTTCTTTTTCACTATTGGCAACATCATCACCAAAGTAAATTATCAACTTATGTAATCCATCAATAGATGCTGTTACTGTGCCATATTCTTCCCCGTCTTTAGTAAACTTAAACTGAAAGACTTCTGCTTCTTCTGGAACTGGAATTTCCTTACCAGAAGTATCTAATAGAGTCGGGGCATACCCTCTACTACGTAATAGCTCAAATAATGAGCGGTTAATTGATTCTTGATTTTTAGCCATATTGTATTTATCTTTTTTGTCTTAGCTTATGACCGCAAAGAAGGGTAAAGGAGCTATATACTCATCATGGTCACGTATCTGTGTCTCTAAATTCACATGATAATCACTTAAATGCTGTAACATACGTGTTACTAATAAGCTAGCCATAATCAAATCGTCGGTATCACCTATTTTAGCAGCATAACTACCACCATGTGCTACAAATGCTTTTAGTTCACTTATAAGACTACGACTATTTACAGTCATTTTCTTGCTCTCAACCAATGTTTTGAACTTAGCACAACTTGCTAGTTTACTTTTATTAGTTGTGTTAAATCCTCTACGTCCTTTGCCTGCTTCACTAATAAAGATGCCCGGGATATTGCTTTCGCCGTATTCGTTTAATGATATGATAGCGGCTTCCCCTATACCATTACATTCTATACTGTAATAGATGTTATTGGGTTCATTTGTACATTCTGCTATGTATTTGCTTATTTGTGCTAAGAGTTTAATCTGACTAGGGATATCTGTTTTATTATGTTTCCATTCACCAACTTGGGTAGTAGTGTTTGCTTCAAAAATTTGTATTGCTGACGGATCACCGCCTGTACCAAGACTTGGATCTAATCCTATACAATAGATATTACCTTTCTTTGGCTTTTCATACCACCGAACTTGTCCTATACGACTAACAGGTTCTATACCTTCCATAGCTATCAATGTGTTAGGATTAATCAATGTCTCATCGGCAATAATAAATTCGCACCCAATTTCTCGGTTGAAACGATCCTCGCCGAGCTGTGCTTTCATTTCGTCAGCCCACTTTTGGTCTCGTCCTGGTTGCTCACTCCAATGCGCTCTATATGCTCTAAATCCGTTAACACCAATCTCAGTGGTATTGCCAAAATCATCTTCAGTCTTGTTAGCACCTTTCCAAATATAAGCAAATTGATCCTCATCACTATTTGGTGTGCTTGTGATAATAGCTTTACCACCAGTACTTAGTGTTGGTGTAATAGCTGTCCAGAATTCTTTAGCGATACTTGGGCGAACGAACGCAAACTCATCCAAGTATAATAGAGTAATAGACATACCACGACCTGTATTTTCAGTTGTTGTAGCTGAAACTATACGAGATCCATTCTCAAAGTCTAATGACCCTTTATTGTATGTTGTTACACCTGCTTTAATGTAATCAGGACAGTTTTCATATGCATATCGTATCCGTTGCATAATCTCCTGTGCACCTGTATATTTGTGTGCCGCAACTAAGATAGTAGAGTCCGGAACAAACATTGCATACCAAAGTAGGTAACCGGCTGCACTTGTTGATTTACCTGATTGTCGTGGCATCAAACTAATTGAAAATCTATAGTTATGATAGGTTTCAATTAATCGTGTTTGATAAGCCCAAGGGTGATAGACCATACTACCTTTAGTAGGATGCTGTATTATAAAAAAGTTATCCATGAAGTATAGATAACCTGTAACAGGATCACAACATTTGATAAAATCCTGTAGTTCTTTATCAGTTTTGAAAACTGTTTTAGTATAAGGATTTTTTACTAGTGAAGGGGCATTACTCATAACAAGTATTTATATGAGCAACTTAGGAATAGTATTAAAAAGCACTCCTAAGAGTGCTTGATGTTATTTGATATCTAAAGGTCTTTGTTTAGTAGCAACAAGACAATAAAACTTCTCATTCATTGTAGTAAATGAACTAGGATTATTGTTATCTATAGCAACAGACTGCTCTGTTGGTACATTAATTTCAAATTCAAAATTATCAAATTGATTGATAACAAATCCACAACGATCCAATAGTGCGGCTAATTGCTGTTCTCCAAAAATACTATAATGATTCAAATTCCATTCATGTTTACGCTCACTATCGGGAGCAGGGACTTCAATATATAATTTACCAAATTGCTTAAGAACACGATTATATTCCATTAAACTGAATATAGGATATGGACTATGCTCTAATGCTTGACGTAAAAAGATGAAGTCTACACTTTCGTCATAATATCCATCTTTTTGTGGTAAAAAACTTAAATCATATTTTTTAATTGTATGACCTTTATCTTCACAAATTTTAATATCACCTGGACTTAATGTAACCCCAGTAAGATCGGTGTACCCGCGTTCTTTCATTTCATCCAAGAAATAACCAGGACCACAACCTAAATCAAGAATTTTTGCATCTTTTTTTATTTCAAGGGGGTCAATATATTTTTCAACAACAGATTTGGTAAGTGCTGAATGCATTTGGCTATCACCCTCATCATATATATGAGCTGTGTATAGCCATTCGTTGTAAAATTTAAGCTTAACTAAGTCTAGTGTATTATTAATATCAATCATTTAAATCCCTGTAATTTGATATAATTACTTATACTGATTGATATAGCTCAAATTATTTTCTTTTATAGCCTTTAAAAGCCTTGTGCGGACTTACTTTATTAGTATCTTCTGGTTCCATACTTCTATGGTCACGTACTAGTGTAGTAGCATCGCTAGGAGATACTGTATTAAACGCTTGTTTCATCATTGTATGCTCTGCTTCTGTATATGGGTATGCCATATTATTTTTACCAGCAAAACTCTCATGATCCATATCTAATGATTTGGTACTTTTGCCGTCAGCCATTGCAGCTGCCTTCATTATTTGATTTAAATGATATATTCTATCAGTACCATCATCACGAAATTTATAGGCGCCTTGTGTAGCGGATGCATGATGAGAATGCATCTTACCGCTCTTACCTTCAGTTACAAATTCAATCGCTCTCATTTTCTTTTATATCCTTTAAAGGGATTTATTGGACTAGATTTAACAACATCAACTGCTTCTTCACTCTTATTAGTGCTGATTAATTTTTTACCACCGACTACACCTGTTTCACGCATAGCATAGTCAATATCTTTATCAATATCTCCATCCATATATGATGAAACAATCATATTCTCTCCCCATGGAGTTTCTTTTTCAAAGTTATAAGGTGGAATACTATCTTGTTCTCTGTCTATTTGACCACGAGCTCCAGCCATTGCCACACCAAACCGATATTGTTTATAAAAATCACTATTAGGTAATCCAGGAATAATGTATGTTCCTGGCAAGGCTCTAGACACATCAACTGACAATGCCGCTCTTTGCTCTGTAATAAATTCTTTTGCTCGCATTAGCTTTCCGTTGTTAGTATTAAATTATCTTCAGTTCCCATTAGATAATTATTAGCATATCCGTCTAATGCAATCTCAGCACCCTGTATATCAACTGGTATAGGATATGTCACAAATGCTGATATAAAATGTTCTATACCTATATCTGCTAAAGGATTAATTAAAATTCGTACATTACCATTGGCAACATCCATGTCATATCTACAAATAGCATTACCCTCAAACAACGTTGAATGTCCACTAAATCTTACACCAGCAAGATTATTAGTAATACTTGCAGTAAGAGTAATATCTTGCATGTCAGGTGTACCACCGTCACTTGAACGAATTTGAAAATCACCTTGATAAAAACGTACTATAGGAACTTCAAATATAACTTGATTTGCAGCTGGACCCAATGTGTACGCAGTAGCAGTGGTCGTAGTAGTAAGAAATAGATTACTAAAGTTATTGTTAATCTTATAGAAAGCTGTTCTTAATGGATCACCGTTACCGTCGTTAGGACTTTCACCAATATTAATGTATTCTTGGTTACCGTACGGACCAAATGTTAATGAATTAGTATCAACTACGTCACCTAACGTAAGTGTAGTAGGCCCTGCTGGTTTTGTAACTCTTTGTTTTTGTCTAATTAGTACCGGATTATTTGCCCTACTATCAAATCTATTAGTAATATAAACATTACCAATGTTAAGATTGTTGGTATTACCCGTATTAGATTGAGTTGTAGGATTGATTACTTCAACTACTGTAGGTGAATTTGTATCGGTGGTTGGAAAAGAAAACAAATTATTAGCTACATTAGCAAAAGCCGTACTTAATGGATCTGCGTTACCATCGTTTGGTTGACTACCTGTATTAATAAATTCTTGTGACATGTAAAATCCTAGACCTATATAGTATTTATCAAAAGCCGAACCAATTCTTCTTTGGGGCTTCAATAACTATAGGGGTTTTACTACGTTGAATCTCTTGTAATGCTCTAATTGCTTCCATTTTAACTTGGTTGTCTGAACTCTTTGTCATTTCAATCAATACTGAAATCCTTGCGGCTTCACTCATAGTGGCGTCTCTACTTATGGATTTTTGTGCTTCTAAATATAACTCAAAGTCATTATTGGTGGCACAGCCGGCTAACAATACACTCAATAATATCAAATACTTCATAATATGCTATTATTTTACGTTATCAAATATCTTTTTCTGTTCGTTATACCAATCTTGCCATCCATCTACTTTAGTTGAACATTCATAGTAAAGTGAATAGTTATGTACAATAACTTTAAGCATTTCCGTAATAGCTACTTTATCACCTTCAATTTTTTTAAGACTTTCGCATTTCTTCATTAATTCAGGGGTAGCATTGGGGAATTTTTGTTTAACAGGAACTACGGTTGAGCATCCGGCTAATAATAGAAGTATTAATAGATATTTCATTTTGTAGCCGCCTTATTCAACTCAGTAGCTTGGTTATGCAAATCTATGATTTCTTTAGGAACGGGACAATTTTCAATATACTTGATAACTTCCTCTTTCTTAACTACTTCTTTATCAATATACTTGATAACATCACGACCTTTTTCACGGATAACTTTAGTCTTTTCTACAATCTTTTCTTGGATTTCAATGTTCTTATTAGCAGATTGTACTTCAGCTTGAGCCATTTTAGCTTCCATCTCTTTGACTTTAAGTTCCCACTCTTTATAGTCGGCTAATCCGCCCTCAAGATAAACGCCAAAGACAAGTACAATAATGCTACATATTTGTATAGCAAATTGATATGTTTTGACAAAAGGAATGAATCCTAGGACGAATCCTGCTATTGTGCCCAAAATACCTAATCCAAAGATTATATGTATTGCGGCGTCGGGTAGTAATGATAGTATCCACATAGTACCCTTATTTATGCTTTAAAAGAATGATTTTACTTTATCCGCTATATATTGTACTTCTTGGTCATTTAACTCTGGATACATTGGGAGACTTAATACACCCCTAGATAGTAACACACTATTACTTAATAAGTCAGGTTTGCCTAACTCTTTGCCAATTGGTAAATCACCCAACACATACTCATAATGAATTTTACTATCAATTCCGTCACTAAGCAAATGAGCTTGTAGTGAATTTCTATCGGCTAGGTACATTACAAACTTTTGATGTGCATGAGGATCTTTAGTATCTGATAAACAATTTATAGGTAAATCCTTAAATTTATCACACCAATATTTTGCTATATCACTTCTACGCTTCTGCCAAGCATCTATATACTTTGTTCTAACAAGAATTTGAGCACAATCTTGCTCACTCATTTTACTATTAGTACCTGCATCATAGAAATAAGGTTTGTTGTTATCTCTGTAACTTGAAGCATATAGGTATAACTTCTCATCATTAGTTACAATAGCACCACCGTTACCCGAGCTAGGTAAATTCTTTGTGGGATCAAAACTTATTGACATACCACTACCTACCTCACCTTCACATACTAACCAGTGTTGTGCACCATCAACTATTACTCCATACGCAGTTGAATAACCTGCATTTGGCCAAGGTTTACGCCCAGCAAAACCCATCACACAATCATATATTCCACCTCTACTAGCATCAATGTGAATAACACCATTTTTATCAGTATCAGCTAATTCAACATCCCATCCTGCTGTCAGAAAGGCATTCAATGTAGCCGGATAAGTTAAATTAGGAATACGAATGGTTGGATTGCCTTCCATAGTTTCACTATGTTTAATCTTTTTCCAACGGGCAATAATCTCTAACGCTTGTGTACCTGAATGTACAGTTATAGCATATTTTGTTTTAGTTCTGTGTTTAAGCCATTCTTCAAACGAACGTGTATAATGCCCACCAACTAACTTCCCGTCTTTGAGGGCACGGTCTGTAGCATCTAGTAATTCATCTCTTAAATTACTGTACTGTCTTGCTAGACCAAAATGTGCTATTACTAAGCCAGGCATAATATCTTTCAAATCCTTCTTCTACATCTACTTTAGGATCATATCCAAAGTCTCTACGAGCGGCATCAATGTTTAATGCACCGCGACTAGGAAAATCAGCATCTTTATCTTTAACTACTAATGTGCCACCGCCTACTAACTTCAACGCTAGTTGTGCGGCTTCTAACAATGTACGACTGTGGCTCTTAGTAATATTGTATGTCTTGTTCTCTGTGTTATCACTCAATGAGGCTGCAACAATACCATCTGCGGCATCATCAACATATGTAAAGTCTAATGTTTCATTAGCACCATTGACGTTCAATATTCCACCGCGCATAGCAGTAAGCATGAACTTAGCAATCACACGATCCTCAACATCTAATGGACCATATACAGCACTAGGACGAATGATAGTGTGGACAAGATTAGACTTACGTGTGTAATCTTTGACTAACCATTCACCTGCAAGTTTTAATATACCGTATTGACCTTGTGGCTTACAGATTGCATCCTCGGTTACATCATCGGTGAAATCACCGTATACCATTGAACTGCTGATATAGATAAATTTACGTACATCATACTTATCACTAGCTTCCAGCAAGTTGAGCAACCCTTCACTCATAACACGACTTCCCCATGCGGGATTTGCGTTAACTACTTTTTGTCTTGGGAAGCTAGCCATATGTATAACAATTTCTGGCTGCTCTACATTGAATACGTGGTCAACTGATTTAGCATCACTAATATCTCGGTCGTAGATATAACTATCTACTGCTATTTTCTTTCTACGTTCAGTCATCAAATAATCAATTTCATCTTGTGGGATGATGCCATAGTTTGTTTTAGTATCCATGATAGATACTAGATGACCCTTGTCTTGCAATCGTTTAACTACATTGTGTCCTATAAGGCCAAGACCTCCTGTAACCAATATATTACTCATATTTTAATTTCCAAAATGTTAATTGTTTATGTGTTAGATATGCTCTAATTTGATAGACGTGACCATAACTATATAAATCATGGTTACGATGCCAACTAGGTGCAGGATTAGAGTTTTCCATTATCCACTTACCTTGTTCTGTTTGTTGCCATTCATATATAGGTTGTGCAACCATAAGATCGGGATCTTCAACATCACCCATTCTAATAGTATGAACTAATTGAGTAATGGATATGGTTTCTTCCCCGTCATCAGACACTTGTATCTGATATTTAGGTCTAGTGAATTCGTCTTTAGACTGCCATTGTTGCTTTGATTGGGCCATGACTTTGATAGTTCTCTAAATGTATATCTTCCATTGTCATCTCAAAAATATTATTCTTTGTTGCATTTAACATCAATGTAGGCAATGGATATGGTTCACGTGTTAATTGTTCTTTAACTTGTTCAATATGGTCTTTATAGATGTGTGTATCTCCTGTACTGATGACAAGTTCACCTACTTTTAGACCACAGTGATGTGCCAATAGATGTGTAAGTAGTGCATAACTAGCAATGTTAAAAGGTAAACCCAAGAACACATCAACACTACGCTGATACATATGGCAAGATAGTTCACAATTTTTGTTGACATAGAATTGGCTCATAACGTGACAAGGGGGCAATGCCATTTCATCTAACTCGCTCACGTTCCAAGAACTTAATATGTGTCTGCGCCCATTAGGATCTTCAGTTAATCCTTTAATGAGATTTGACAATTGGTCAACTTCAATCTTGTCAACTGCAAGGCGTGTGCCACCTTTGTGTGCCGAGCCCATGTCTTTTTCGGTACGGTACTTGTTCCAATGGCGCCATTGTACTCCGTATATACGTCCGAGATCGCCTTCAAATTTTGCTTTGTGTTTCCAATACGGTGCAAGCGCATTTGGCGTCCATATCGTAACGGTACCATCTCTACTACCATGGGTAATCTCAGCCAATCTACGTTCATCACTAGAGCCTTCAATAAACCAAAGTAGTTCACCGACACAAGCTTTCCAAGCAAGTTTTTTAGTTGTAACGGCTGGAAAACCTCTACGCAAATCAAACCTTAACTGTCTAGCAAATAAAGAAATTGTACCGATTCCAGTTCTGTCATCTTTAATTTCCCCGTTGTCTAAAATATCTTGTAATAGTTCTAAATATTGTTTCATAAATTATTATATCATGTTAATAAGAAAAGCCCCGACTTATCAGGGCTTTTTGATTGAATTAAAGTTTACCCAAAAGTCTATCAGTTTCGGGTTGAACAGTTTCAGCAATACTTTGCACATTAAGTACAAACTCTACACTTACAATAGAATCTTCCAACTCATTTAATTTACGACTAACAGCATCTTCTACTTGATCTGGATCTAAACCTTGTTGAAGTAACTTCTGAATGTTAATCGTTTGTTGCTTCTTACCGGTTAGTTTAATAATTAATTTTTTAATAAACTCTACTGGTATTTTGTTCTTCTCCACATCTTCAAGGATATGCTCCCATTTATCAATAAAATCAGGCGACATTAGTTACTTTTTTTGTATATTTTCTTTTTGCTGGAGCAGCCACTTCTGTGATAACCTCTGCCTTTTTAGTTTTAGCTTTAGTTGCCTTAGGTGCTAATGAAGGATCCAATGTTTGAGCCTCAGTAGTTAGACGTTGTGCTTCAGCTAATAAGCCTTTAGCTTCACGTTCCATTTTTTGTGCTTGTTCAATACGTTGTTTAGCTAATGACGCATCACCCAATGCATCGCCTGATGAAGCGACTACTGGTGATTGACCTTTTTGTCCACGCATTCTACGTGCTACATCAGCTGGATCTTGTAATCCACGACTCTGGTCTAATTCAGCCATACGTTTAACTGCATCTTCACCCAATTTCATTTCATCTAAAATTTTATTAAGTTCATTCAACTTGATACGTGTGTTTGGTGCAGGTGTCATTACAATCACTTCTGTATTGACTTTCTTTAGTTGACTTTCAGCATGTAAAACTTGCAGTATTGGTCTTCCGTCTTGTGTATAACTTCTATTTAATGCATCAGCCAAATTTTCACTACTTTGTCCAATATCACTTTCAATACAACGAATTAATGAATCATGTATGTTCTTATTGATTGTTTCTGTATATGTTACCAAGCACATATGAGGCTCGCCTGGTACTTCTCGGAAAATTACAGCTACTTTTCTATCCCCGTGTTTCCCTACGTGTCTTGTAAAACTCATATTATGTTCTCCTTGTAATATGCTTAAAGTTATTTAATAAGAAATTTGTTGTTTACAAAATTTCCATATGCCCATTTATGACCATTTTAGTTCGTAAAATACTGCTTCTTGTGGATCTTCAAATGCAATACAACTAGGAGAAACTAGTTCAAGTAACCTACTACTATTACTAATAGTAGGATATGTAATACTAAATCTACCACTCAATTTATCTAAAACCCATTGTTTAGATTCAGGTGTGCATGGGTGTGAGGTTACTATAAAATGTTTAGGAGTATGTGTCAATTCTCTTTCACTAAACCATGTAATAGGATCCAATTGATATTCAATCATTTTGTTAAATTATCCAACATCTTATATTTCTCCCAAGCTTCTACTACTACAGGTGTACTGTTATCATTAGTGGGAACAACTTGCATCCACAATCCGTGACCTAACTTTGCCGGATGGTTGTATGGATAATAATGTCCGGCTGTTCTGCCTTCACTATCAAATACTCTAGGTTGGTGTATTCTGCCTGAATAATACAATCTAGTTGCTAATTCTGTTACTTTAGTTAAATCATAGTCATCTAATCCATAACTTGCAGGGTTACTGGCATGAGGATTACCTTCTAGATAATATTGCTGTACTACCTGAATGTATTTTTCATGATCAGGGCATAACGTGCGTGTTACTATAAACATAACATCATCCTCGGACACTTCACCTGCCATCAAACTAAGTAAGCAACCGCCGAGGCTTGTACCAATGTACATCATACAATCAATTTTCTTTCTTGCTTAACATAATCACTATAAACTTTCTTCCCATTCTTTCTAATCCATTCTACAATAGGTTGTGGATCATCATTAAATGCTTCTGTAAGTTCTTTATACTTTAAAGTGCTAGTGAATTCATAAATCTCATACGCACGTTGGCTATTAAATTTAGCACGAAGGATCAGCATTTGTAATGGAATGCCTGTAGGTTTTGCTGGAATTTGTTCTTCTTTAAGAATAGCAACAACCTTTTGCTTCTCCCATTGATTGTATCTATCCATATGATAGCCAACATCATGTAGGCTTTCAAGACCGTTACAGTCCCAAACTGCTAAGTAGTGTTTAGTCATCATGCTTTGATAAGGTATCTAATGCTCCGGTGAGTAGTCTAATAAAAATATAAAAGATTACTCCTAGTACTAATACTATAAATCCATAGCCAAGTATATCTAATATCATGCTGTTACTGGCTCATCATAGATTGCATATGTACCGAATGGGGGATTGGGATTCTTATCACCATGAATGACCCATGTCGTATCACAATAATCTGCATCACCCCAACTACCAAAAGGATAGCCATCAGTAAAACAAATCAATCGTTTAGGTACATTGCCGATATCTTTCAAGTACTTAAAGATACAATCAAAGTCAGTACCGCCACCGCCCATTGGCTCATATTCATCAATGAGGTCCATGTTCTCACTACTGAAGTCTTTGGGGTTGTATGTCTCAGTATCAAAACAGAATACATGGACCTTATAACCATCAAAACTATTCATCATGCCACCGATTTCACCTAAGAATGCCTGTGCTTGACTATTGCTAATACTACCTGACATATCAATTGCAATAACAACATCAATTTCTTCACCGGGATTCATGCCGGGCATGATAGCATCCATGTGCCAACCTCTACGTGAGGGACGCATCCAACTATAATCTGTACGAATAGCACTTGTCAAATTAGTTTGAATCAGTTCACGCCAAGGCATAACTGGGTTAGTATGCTGTTTAATCAAACGCTCAACACCTAAGGGTAATGAACCTGCTTCAGCACTACTTGCGGCATTGATAATAGCTTGCTTAACTTCCTGACGTACACGTTCACGTTCTTCAGGACTCATTGAAGGACGCTTACCTTTTTTATTACCTTCACCTTCTTGATCACCGTCACTATCACCGTCACCATCCATGTGATCGTCAATCATCTGGTCAACTAAATCATCAATAGAGATTTTCTGAACATTCTTCATTAAATCATCATAGATTTCTTCTGCGGCTTTACCATCATACTTTTGCTCATATAAGCAAGGTACTGTCTTAATAAACTCACCTACTTTGTGACGTTTCAAATCAGCATTAACAGCATAGTCATCAGCAATGTTCCAGATCTCAGGATCACGATTACCTCTACGACCCATGTGGTCATATACAACGTGTAACACTTCATGTCCAACTAAGAATTCAACTTCTTTGGGCTTCAACATCATAATGAAACGACTATTGTAGTAGAATTTCAAGCCATCAGTTGCCGCTGTACTACACCATTCATCAGCATTAATCAATTGCATACGTGTAGCAAGATTGCCAAAAAAACTATGACGTAACAATAGACCAATACGTGCGGTAACTAATTTCTCACGTGCTTGATAGTCAATCTTACTATCTGTAGGTCCTACAAGATTCTCAAATTTCTTACTACGACTACGTTTCTTACTGGGATTAATTACTTCACTCATATTGGTCCTTTGTTATTTAAGTATCTATTGTAACAGAGATTGTATTAATTGTCAAAATTACATTGACAGTTTGCGATAGCCTTTATCAAAGTAAATCCTTGCGTAAGGATCCGCACCTTTAGTGTACAGTTCCTCCGCTTCACTTTTGTTCAATCCACGATCTCGGGCACTTTGACCCATTGCGTAGAAATACTTCTTGCCAGTTAAAATCTTTGTTGCCATATTAATTACCTGCGTCTACAATGTACTTGCCGTATTTCTTGTGAAAGTCATCAAAGTTCTTCAACTGACTAGGTTCAATCGGTAACTTGTATGTCTTAAGCGCAATCTTAGCACCCATAACAACTAGTTCAGTCTCAAAGTTTGCCATAATGTAACTGAAGAAATTATCAGCCATTGTGTGAAACTCTTTACTAGAAACTTTCTTTGTTTCAAGTGCATCACGCAATTCATAGCACATTGAAATTGTCAATGAGTACATAGCAGAAATTTCTTTAACTGCAAGGTCCTTAACTTTACCTGACAAAATATCTGAGGGTTCGGGCATACGACCTGCTACTTTACGATGTGCCGCAAACTTAACAGCAAGACCTTCACCGACAGCACCTGAAATCAAATTGAACAATGTATCACTATCTGTATCATCTTCATCATTCAACAAGTCACTTACAAAACACCATGTACGAGGTGTAGCAAATGCTCTGCTTGATGATTTAGCATCAAAGTCATACAAATCTTGTTTAGCGAAACTCAAGTAACCCACAACGTCTTTGTGAATACCTTTGTTTACTGCCCAGTTCTGCCAAGAAGTAAAATCTGCTCTCATTTCTAAGTGTAAGAAACGATTAGCGAGGGGCATCGGCATACGATATGTAACACCTTTGTCACTATCACGATTACCTGCCGCAACAATCACAACGTTATCGGGAAGTACATACTTACCAACTCTGCGATTCAAAATCAACTGATAGCCGGCCGCTTGTACTGCGGGACTTGCTGAATTCATTTCATCTAAGAATAGAACAACGATAGGGTACTTGCTTGCTAGTTCATCATCAGGCAAGTCAACTGGTGCCGCCCAATCCATCTTATTAATATCTTTATTAAAGAATGGGATACCACGAATGTCAGTAGGCTCCATTTGTGCCATACGCAAGTCAATCATGTAGCCACCGAGTTCTTCAGTAACTTCTGCTACAACTTCTGATTTACCGATGCCGGGAGGGCCCCACAAGAAAAGCGGGCGTTTTGCTTTAAATGCTTTAAGCATTGCTTTGCGAGTTTGTACACTAGTGATAGTGAGATTATCTGATACTGATGCCATTAAGTGCTCCTGTTGAAAATTTAATATGTATGAAGTATAGTATAAAACTGATTTATTGTCAAATTTTGTGTTGTTGTTTATTTACAACAGTTTGGGTGTTGATAAACTGTCAGTTTTCTAGCTTCAATATGAGTATTGTATCACTGATTGGATTTATTGTCAAATTTAAGCAATACACTTGTATGCTCTACTTAGCATAGCTTGTAAGAGAGTACTGGCCCTACTAACATCAAAGTTTTCTTGACGATAGTGCCATTTTTTCTTACGTTCTGCAATTTCTAGTAGGTCCATTAGTTTATACTTGTCTTTTAGATCATTTGTACCCATAAGCATTTTCTGCATATCTACAATATCTAAACTGTACTCTACCCATTTCATTGTACTATCAATCTTTTTCTTAGGGATCATTAGTGGCCCATCAATTGATTTTGTATACTTCAATACATAATTTGCTATCTTCATAATAGGTCCTTAATTAAGTAAAAGTCAATTATAGACCCAAAACGATTTATTGTCAAATTACTTCATTAAATTAGCCATTAATACTAACTTTTCTAAGTGATTGATAGCATTATTGATATCGGCTACTTTGTCATCAAGCATTGAGAACTTACCCGTTCTACGAATAGCTACCTCAAGCTTGCTTAATTCTGTAACCATTTTGTCTATGTTTTTGTGCATACGATGTAAGTCTGGATTATAGCCAATGCCATTCATTTGACTACTTAAGTAACTACTAACTTGATTCCAATCTAATGCACGTTCTATTTTCATAAGAGTATTATAACATGTTATGGTATTTATGTCAACAAAAAAGGCTCCTAAGAGCCTTTTGTATAATCTTAACTAAAGATTAAAAGCTATGAGATAAACCAATACCAACTTGTTTAACATCATTTGTTTTACCACCAGCATCAACATTGCGATAAGCAACTAATACATTGGTACGCTTACTGAAAGCATAATTAACACCTACGTTATATGCTTTAACTTCTCCTGCGGCTAAACCAGTTTTAGTAGCATAGCTACCTTTAACACTAACTTCATTAGTTACCGGAGCTGTTACACCATAAAAATGACCTTTAGTTTTAACTAGACCTGCTTTATCATCACTTTGAATTGTAGACAATTCAAAACCAGCTAGTTTTCCACTAGCAGTTACTACATTGGTATAATCTGTACCAGATTCAAAACGTGCAACTGCGGCTGCAACAGGACCTAATTTTCCACCAATACTCCATGATGTTGCTTCTAACGTAGCAGGTGCTGTGTACATACTACGGTCATACGTAGCAAATACAGGACCAAAATTTGCGGCTAAGTAAGCACCATCACCAATACGCTTGTCACGTACATTAACTACATCAACCGAAACGGATGAATAAAGCGCACCGCCAAATGGATCAGCGTTCTTCATAGTAATGTATTCACTGTGTTCTTTACGACCTAAATCAATACTACCAAATTTATTAGAAAGACCAATTGTACTTTGACGATCACCTAATTGTGTTGTAGCCCCAGCTTTTGGATCATCGGCTACTACAGAAGTTTCAACAACTACTCTAGCTGTTAATCCATGTCCTAATTTTTCTTCAGCTTTGATGCCAAAACGACTTGAATCATTAACAAGAGAGTTAATTTTTACAGTACCTGTTTTAGTGCTATCAGCAAATTCACTGATTTTACCATATACTGATACTTGTGCTGTTGCAACCATTGTTGTTGCAGCCAATAATGTCGCTAATGCGATTTTTTTCATAAAATTTCCTTTTAAAAATAAACCTGATTAATCAGGCTAGACTAATATTTATAGTAATTTTTTCTACCCATATAAAATAGTTGTTTACGTAATAACGTCTGCTTTAACATGAAAAATAGCTCTTTTTACCAAACTATCTATACTATTAACTAAGGGAATGCCGTTTTTTTCTACTTCTCTAACGGCTAATGGTAATTCTGTACAACCTAATACTACTGCACTTGCTCCACGACTAATCAAACTGTCTACTACAGGCATTAACATATTATGTGATACAACCATATCCCCTGCCTTAATTAAATCTATAGCAGGTTGTACTATGTTGTTCATTTCTTCTTGACTGGGGACAATACAATCCCAATCAATTAAACGATTTTGATATAAGCCTAATTCAATTGTAGCTTGTGTTCCCATTATACCTATTGTACCCGTAACATTTATATCACGTAATACATCAGCTACACTATCTACAATATGTAAAATAGGAACTTTAAATTTAACTAATTCATCATACCAGTAATGCGCTGTATTACAAGGGATAACAATCGTAGTACATCCAACTGCTTTCAATACTTGCATACCTTGTAGTAAATATGGTAGTGGTCTATCATCACCATTACGTATACTTGTGCTACGATCAGGTACACGTGGCTCATTCCATAATACAAATGGAATATGTTCTTGGTCACAAGTTGCGGGGGTTTGTTGTATAAGTCGTGTTATATATTCCGCACTTGCTGCCGGACCCATACCGCCTAGTATACCTAGACGTTTCATTTTTTGTTAAACAATAAACTAGATGCAATAACCATAGCAGTTTGTGCGGCTTCTACATCTGTGGGTTGTTCTTTCCAACCTACACTAATCTGCCCAATGAAGACTCCGGGCTCTGCTGGTACACTGATACGACACATATAGTTTACTCCGTATTCTTTATATACAAATCCAATAAGACTTTGTGGCTTTGTATATGGGCTACAGGGAATCTTACCTGACATCAATCCAATAACATCGTTATTATTGTCATAGTTTTTACTAAACAACCCAACTTCTAATCCGTCATTTCTTTTATCTCTACCACCATTGCGTGTAGCTAAGTAAACAACTTTTCGTGTGTTAAGCAATGTATTGACTTCAAGAAAGGCAACCATTTCTACTTCAGTATTTTTTAATAAGAAATTATATGCGTCATCATACTTACCGTTCATCTTTGGTAATGCCTGTTGAGCACGGTAACTTGCTAAGAAGGCATCTTTTTCTGTATAAACTATCCAACCACCAAATCCTAGTACACAGAGAAACACAACGGTGAATAGGCGAAATGGACTTTCGCCTATATAGGTTAATAAACTAAAGAGAAAATCTTTAAGTTTGTCCACCAGTAGCTACCTCTTTGTCGCAGACAAATGCTGTTACTGCAACATTGCCGTGTACGTGACTTGCTGTACGAATCATATCCATTAATGGATCAACGGCAATTAACAATACTAACACAGCTTCACTTGGTAGTTTTAATAAGTCACACACAACTGCTACTGTAGCAACTGTAAGAATACCTGTTGTACCTGCACTTGCTAATCCTGCCAAAATACTACCAAATAACACAACTGCTAGTCCCGTTAAGCCTAATGGAGCATCATAGATATTAGCAATGAATACTGTAGCAATAGCATAGTAAACAATACTACCAATACGATTGACTGTAAAACTTAGTGGAACTGTTAGTTCAACACCACCTTTATCAAAGTGTAGTCTGTGTAATGATTCTTGTGCGTATGGAATACAAGCTAAACTACTACGTGAACTAATAGCAACAATCAATGTTTCTTTAGTTTCACGGATAACAGTCATTAGACTTAATCCACTACGATACCAGATCATAGCAGTACCTGCGGCTACAACTAATAGTCCACCAACAAACTGTTGGAATACAAAGTCAAACATTGTTAAGAATATACCTACCCCTACCTTACCAACTTGGGCAGCAATCATTGCTAATAGAGCGATTGGTAAAAAGTAATTTAAGAATTTAAAGATACTGATACTTGCTTGTTGAATGCTTTTAAGTACTTCAACTAGCATCTTTTGACCTTCTGTTTTAAGATGTCCAAGAGCAACACCAAATATTAAACAGAAGATAACAATCTTCAAACTTTCACCATTGTTTAACGTGTTGAAAATGTTTTCTGGAATAAACTTCTCTGCCATCTTACCTGCACTTACTGCCGGTGCTACTGGCATTGGTTCTTTAAGAGTAATGTTTAAATCAGTACCACTGTCTTTGTTATTAACCAATACACCAAGTTGTGTTTTCTTTTCAGGAGTCATTTCAGTTCCTGTGACTAAAACTGTACCTACGCCAATTATTGCGGCTAAGAACATGCTACCAACAAAGCCTACAATGATTTTGCGTATTAATTGTTGGCTGCCTTCTTTTTGTAGTAAGCCAATGATACCAACTAGTATAGTTGCTAACAAGAATGGTAGTACAACAACTTTAAGTAAACTTATATAGATACTACCAATACTATCAAAGTTAATGCTGAACTCGGGTGCGTAAACACCACTCAATATACCCACGATAATAGAACCAAGTATGGTCCACGGGCTTGTTAAAAACGTTTTTAAATGTGCGGTTGTCATACTGAGTCCTTATTTCTTTTCAGCTTTGTAGCGATCCATTAACTTTTTAGTGTCAATATTACTGTATTCATTTTTAATAACGTAATTAATAATGCTTAACAGTTGTAGTGATTTAGGATTTACTGCTACAGCAATATTATCTACGCTATCACTTATTGTAATTGTCTTAGTACTAATTGCGGCGTCTGGTTTCTCAAAAGCAATTTTCTTAATTTCAAACTCATCACGGTACGCAGCCGCAATATCACCCCTTGTAACTTTATCAATGATTACATCCCATTTATCTTCTGGTAGAAATACAGCATTAGGGAAATTGATACGGGCAAATGTGTCATAGCTTGAGTTACGAATAAAACTTATTTTACCGTTAAAATCTCTAATTACTTGATATGTTTCTTTGCCTTGACTATTTTGACTTAGCCATAAACGATTAACAACTAAACTTTGTCTTAGCTTAATATAAGGATCACTGAACCTAACAACCTGTAATCTAGGGCCGGTTACTGACAATTTGCTAACAGCAATATCGGCACGTCCGTCTCGTACTTGTTCAACAACTTCAGCAAAACTTTCTGCATCTCGTCTAAATTGTACTGGAACTCCGAGTAATACTCCAATTCTTCGTGCAATTTCAACGTCAAGACCATGGATATCATCCTCACCGCCACTGAAGAAGGGAGGGTTATCTTTTTTGGTCATAGCCACAATAAGAACGTTTGCTTTCTTAATTGCGGCTATATCAGGGGGTAGTGGTACCGTAGAAGTTGGTAATTGTGCGTGGACAACTGAACTAATCAGTACAAATAATAATAGTAGTAGTTTTTTCATAGTGTTGTATTTATGCAAGGTTATATGTCAATTGTTTTACTAATAAAAAAGAGCCCCACAGAGCCCTTAGTACTGGTTACGCAAATCCAGCGACACGCTATTTTGTGTCCGATTTAAATATAGCTAAAAACCAGCGTTTAACGCCAGTAATTACTTTCCCAATAAGCTGTCAACCTTAGCCTCAGCAACATCTAAACGTGCTTCAATAGCGTCCAATATTGGATCTGCTGGAGTAGAAACTGCTTCAACAATTTGTTGTGTTACTTCAGGAGAAACTTCTTCAACACCTGTAGCTGTAGCAATTACTTCAGCAACTGCGGCTGCTACTTCTTGTGCTACTTCTGGGGCCGGAGTTGGCATATCAGCAACTGCTTGCATAATAGCTTCTGTAATTGCTACTGGATCAACTACAACTTCTGGCTCTGCTGTTACAACTGCCATAACTGCGGCTGCAACGATTTCAGCAACTTCCTCATGAGCAACGGCTGCTGCTTCAGTTTGTGCTATAACAACGTCAGCAACAATGTCAGCGGCTTCTGCATGGTCAGCACTTGGTGATAGTGCAACTACTTCTTCAACTTCTATCGGTGCATCTGCGGCTGGGGCAGAAATAATAGCATCAATATGTTCTTGAGTTTGAACAGCAATCAAGTGGTCAACTTGTACTTCAACTACGGATAATCTTGCGTCTAGTTCTTCAATGCTTATGGCACTGTCTGTGTTAACTGTTGTTCCAGTTAGGTTGGCTAATTTGGCTTCTACAGCTACTAATCTTGCGGCTAAATCTTCAAATCTCATGAGTTTCTCCTTGTGGGGTTAATTGTGTGCCACCATGGCACATAATTATTTAACAAGTATTGTGTGACAATGATGTGACAAATCACGACCAATATTTAGATCCGTCTAAATTGTCCCAATATTTTTTATTGTTCCGATTAACAAAATTCTTAACCAAATATTTACCCATACCAAGATATCCCATCTTTTTAAATCTACGACTATCCTGTCCAAAGTGATGCTTAATGATTCTAAATTTTTTTGGACTGTACTTTTTAGACAAGAAATAATCCTCAGATGTTACAAACTGTTCAGGGAATCCTCCATATTCAATAAACTTATCTCTACGGGTTAGCATAAATGCCCCAACAGCAAATGGACTAAAGAATTTCAATGTATGATTTATTGTATTAAAAAGCGTAAATCCAATCATAGCTCTTGGGTCTTTATCATAAGATTTGATGTTTAACCCAACAAGATCCAATTGTTTAGATTCCATAATATCTACTGCATCTTTTATTACATTATTCTTAAAGAAACGAACATCAGCATCAATGAATAAAATGTACGGCGTTGTGGCTAATTTAGCACCGTTATTTTTAGCAATAGAAACAGGGCCGCCACCAATAATTTCAACATTCAATGAATAACTATTATCTTTAATGACCTTTCTAGTATTATCAGTGGAACAGTCAGCAATGATAACTCTAGTATCACCAATATCTTGACTACGCAACGAATCTAACAAATGATGAATATAATTTTCTTCATTCTTGCAAGGTACAACAATAGTAATTTTATCACTGAGTTTCATTTTTTTATACACTTTCCTTCAATTTTAAATTGATTAAACTTTAACCAATATGTCATACTTTGTAAACTTTGTTCACATGAGGATCGGTCCTGAAATGTCAGTTCTACCCGTCCCGGTATGTCCTTTGGGTCGTTCATATGAACTGCTAATATTAGTAATACCCACATTGTCCTTCTCCTTAGTCCAAGTAACTATTTCCCAACGTCCATCATGATGTTCTACTAATGCTGTACAACTTTCAACCCAGTCGCCATCATTCATATAGATAACACCATCTATAGTTTTTATTTCAGCATGGTGTATATGACCACATATCACACCATCAAAGCCACGCTTTTTACAATAGCCAGCAAGATTCTTTTCAAACTGAAACATAAAATCTATAGCTTTTTTTACTTTGTGTTTAAGGTATTTGCTAATACTAAAGTACCCAAAACCAAAACGATGACGTATCCAATTGAACTTACTATTGAGCGATAAAATGAAATCATATGCTTTGTCTCCTAAAAATGCTAACCAAGGTGCTAGTCGTGTTATGCCATCAAACAAATCACCATGTGTAACTAAATAATGCTTACCATCTATACCTATATGTTCTATTTGATTATGAATTTCTATAAGACCAAAACTAAAATCATATGGAATCATAGGTCTTAAAAACTCATCGTGATTGCCAGCAATATAAACAACTCTAGTACCACGTTTAGCATGGCCTAACACTCTACGTACTACATTGGTATGGCTTTGTTTCCAGCGCCATTTGTTTTGCTGTATACGCCATGCATCAATAATATCACCTACTAGATAAAGTGTATCACATGTATTGTGCTTTAAAAAGTTATTTAACCTATCAGCCTGACTATCTTTGGTACCTAAATGTACATCACTCACAAAAATAGAACGATATGTTTTCATATAGTATTTATTGAGAGATATGTGACAAATTAGTGACAATCTTATTTGTTAGCTAAAGGATTGTCCATAGCTTTTTGTATTTTGCTATCAACTTCTCTCTTTAGCGTCTCTACTTCACGGTTGATTTCTCTACGTGCCGCAGTAAATTCACTGTTAATTTCTTTACGGGTTGATTCCATATCTTTGCGAATTTGATTAGCTTCGTTCCTTGCTCTCTCCAAGTCTTCTCGCACAGCTTTACGCATATCACGCATTTCTGATTCTGTTTCACGTTGTGCATTCTTAACACTACGTTCTACTTGTTCAGTTACAGTTTCATTACGGCGAATATCGTTCTTTAAATCGGTTTTGATATCACGTGTGTAATCAGCACCCTTTTGACTATTTTCTTCAATAACTGCTAAACGCTTATCAAATCCAGATAAGTCTGGCGCAGAGTATTCAGCTATCTTTTTCTTCATACCCACATAGTCTTTATAGACTTCAAATGTTCCATAAAGTCCACCTAATATAGATGATACGATAGTAAACGCTACCATTAGTTTAGCTGGAGTAAACTCATACCCACCAATACTAATTACAGTATCTTTACTTGCGTATTTCTTAGCGGCGGCTTCAAGTTCATCAACTTTAGCATTTACGTTTTTAATTTCTTCACTCATTTTATTTTCCTTTATTTATATTGTAGATTCACCAAATCTTGGTGTAGTTTATCGCTAGACAATTGACGCAAAACTCTTGCGTTGTCTACATTTACTTGATTTTTGTAAATCTCTTTTGGTGCATAGAACGGTGCATCTGCTAATGCAAATGAATATGCTTGATAGCCTGCAGGTTGTGTTGCCATTCTTGCTATATCAACACCGCCGGCTAATTCATTTGGCTGAACATTTCTATTCACTGTTTCTGTCTTTTGTTCTTGTGTATTTGTATTTTGTACAATTGGTCTTTCTTCAATTGCATCATTCAATACTGAACGTGAACCCATTTTAATACCTTCATTCTGAGGTACTTCTATTTCAGGAGTAGTAGCATTACGACCCTGCGGTGATTGTAAACTATACATTTCAGTTGATCCAAATGAAACATTATTACTCATTGTATTATTAGGATCAGAAAATATAGTTTGAGTTGGTGAACGTAGTCCTCCAAGATTGATTACACTAGTCTGTGTAGTATTTACAATAGCAACAATAGATGATTGTGAGGATGTATTTATTTGTGTAGTTGATGATCCAGTAGTTGTCATACTGCTAGTAACACTTTGTGCAGTTAGTGAACCAGCAACTGATTCTGCTTGTTCTCGTGCTTGCTGTGCATCTTTTGCGGCGGCTGACTCTGCTGCCTGAACAACTGCCTTAGCTTCATTGCCTATTCTAGTTTGGTTACTACTAATCATACTTAATACATTACCTAGACTAGGACCGGCTTTACTATCATCTTTAGCAGATTTATTTTCACTAGGACGAGGCTGAGATCCTGCAGGAGGAGGATTTCCTGGCGGGGGAAGGGGCCCTGCTTGTTGAGAACCATTAGGTGGGGGAGGACTACCTGGGGGAGGAGGTGGAGGTGCGCCATCTTCTGGTGGAGGTGGGGGAGGTGCATCCGCTACTGCTACTGGAGTAGGTGCTAATTTAGCAAGAGCATCTGAGTAACCTCTACAACTAGGTGAGTATAATGGGTTAGTAGCACAAGGGTCAACACTATACTTCAAACTAAAATTTACATTAATAATTTCAGGACCATATGGTCCAACCCAGTAGTTGTTGTCTCTTCCCACAAATCCATACTGAGCATTACCTAAATCAGGAGTAGCATATGCTGACTTAAATGTTTCTGACCAATAGAACTGAGTCCAACCATATCTACGATTTACATCATAGTTGTATGCTTCTACTACCTTTGTGTTTGTGTTGTTGTATATGTTTACATAAGCCTTTAGATAATCTTGTCTGCCATCATCCCATCCATTACCGTTCTTAGCAGTAAAGCCAAAGTTAAAACCATTCACTTGTAATCCTGTGCCACTATTAGGTAGCGCATTTTTAATAGCAACAGTTTGATTTAAGTCTGTTAGTCCATATGAAAAATTAATGACATTAGACCCTGCGCCCCAGGCGGCAACTCTGGGCAATGGACCACAATAACCAGGGCCGCCCGGCTCCCAACATGTAAGCTGTTGACCAATAGTACCGGCATTTTGCCATGTACTTGTAGTAGCTGTGGCATTACTGGTAAAATTGACCAAATTACCAGTTGTTGTTACATCCTGACTATTAGAATATCTTATTGACAATAAGACCAAGAACAGCCCCAATGCCAATTTTCTTATAAGTGTCATCTATCTTTTCCTCATCCATTTTTGGAATCTTGTCTGGATTAGCTTCCCACTGTGCTTTAGCTTGCTCACCAATCTTACCTTCATATGGACAAGGTGTGCCGGCTGCTAACATAGCATCAAATACACGACGGTCTTGACACATAGTAGCAACAGCGGCTACTTTCATACCCATATCATATAGTGTCTTAGATAACTTTAATCGTTCACAATTCATATCACGTATTGTTCCACCTGAACTTACACCAAACACTTGTGTTTGTACACTACCTGAACTTCCTGTTGAACAAAGGTCAGCATTACCACCTGATAACATAGAAGGAGCTACAGCAGTAGGTGGAGGTTGAATCACACGTTGGGTAATTTCAGTCTGATTAATATTCTTGTTAGTTAATTCACCTTGTTGAATATTTGTATTAACTGAATTGTTTTGATTTATATTATTATTAGTGGAAGTACTAGTACTAGTTGATGTGTTAATATTACGGTTAGTCATATCACCCGTATTAACATTGTTATTAGTAGCTGTACTTGTACTAACATTGTTATTGTTATTAGTAGCCGTACTTGCACTAACATTGTTGTTATTGTATGTCATCGTACCAGTATTTTCGTTCTTATTAATATTGGTATTATTACTTGTACTCGTACTAACATTGTTATTGTTATAAGTCATAGTACCAGTATTGACATTGTTATTATTATATGTCATTGTACCAGTATTTTCATTTTTATTAATATTTGTAACAGTTCCACTCTGAATATTATTGTTTGTGTTTACACTAGTGCTAGAACTATTGTTATTATTAGTATTTGTACTAGTACTATTAACAGCACTGGTACTATTGCTATTGCTGTTACTGACTGTATTACTGTTTGAAGTAACCGTACTAGTGCTATTACTTGTACTGTTTGTATCAACTAAACTTTTGGAATCATACCCGCCTTGATTGATTAATGTACTTGTACCTGTGGTTGTACCACCGCTGGAACTTGATGTGGTAGTAGTTTGTGCTTGTGTAGTGAATGCCATACCCAGCAAGGCAACTATAGCGAGAATCTTTTTCATTTTTATTATCATCCTCTAGAGATAGTATTTATTTGCTTATTAGTTGAGAAATATCACACTTTATTAAATAGGAAAGGCTCCTAAGAGCCTTTACTGAGTTTCTGTTACGAGGTATGTCTTACCCTAGGCTGCGTTTAGGCTGCCAATGCGAACTGTGAGTCGTTTGCGTTTACTTTTTTTGCTTCTACGGCCGAGTTCCCCCAACCCTAACGGCTTCTGCTTTGCCGAGCGCCTAATCTTAACTACTATCCTGTCGGTCGATCCCAAGTCACCCCCATCATAAAAACACAATACCAAAGTAAATTTACACGGAATACCAAAGTAAATTTATGCTCTTATGGTGGAGGTGGGGAGAATTGAACTCCCGTGTCGCCAGTGTTTCCTAAGCAGGTTTACGCTGTTCTTACTATTTAGTCAACCTACCCCTAGATAGATTGAATAAAGTAATTTTATCATCATCTGGTTTTAAATAAAAGTTAATTTGGGAATTATTATACCAATGTTTACCGTATGCATTACTATTCTTATTCTTTCTGTTGTCTCTCCATTCCGATGTAGGTATCCATCCGGATGGAATTTCATTTTTGTAGTACATTTTACGATTAACTAATTCAACTGACGATTTTTCTACACACCAAACTTTTCCAAAATTAGAGTTATTTTCTTTTTGTTGGTGCTTTCTTTCTTTAAAAGTTTTATTTCTCTTTTCCATTGCAGATTGGGTTTTTGACAACTTACTTGCTCGGGCTTGTTGTTCTTGATTTATCGCAAAATTAGTTTTAGTTTGAACATTTTTAAATGGATTAGGATGTAATTGTCTGCATTTTTTACCAGCTTCACTTTGTCTAATTTTTACTAATTCTTCTTTAGGACTTAATTTTGCTAAACCCTGCCATGCAACATAATCTTGCCAACGACCATATTCTTCGTATAACTTGCGATGTGCCTCTGCATGTTCATCAATAGATAATTCTATAAGGTTCCTAGGATCATCTGTCCCGCCTGCGTGTTTAGGAATAATATGGTGTTTATGGCTCATGCAAGTATTTATGCCTGCCGCACCCCCGTCCAAGACACTTTTCTCTTTGCTTCATACAGCAATAACTTCAATTGTATTTAGTATTAAAATACTCTTTTAACCAAGGCCAATCATAACTTAGTCGTAATTTATCTAACTCACCATTGACTGATTCATAGTATTCTACAGCATGTTGAGCACCTTGTATACTATATTGGGCATAGTCTCCTTCACCAACTGTTGTCCATACTTTCAATCTGTGTCTACTAATAGCACTATCATCTAATCGTAACTTAATAGCTTCACGGAAACTAGTGCGCCATGTACTAAACTCATCTGTATTATATTTTGCTACACCTGAATTAATCTCAACAACTTCATGCTCACTATCCAATGTAAAGTCTAGACCTTTACCCATATTACCTAATGTAATCTGTTTATTGTATGCAATCATGGCTTGGTGACCATATACTAATCCATTAACAGGGTTACTTGCATAGAAGATATAATGTTTAGGTACTTGTAATCTATCAGGTTGCCATGAGAAATCAAACTTACTATTGACTTTTAACTTAGCAAATACAGTAAACATCCAAGATGTTTGACTAGCAATTGCGGTTGCATGATAGGCAGCAACACGACCATTGACCCCATCAACTCTAACAACACGATTTTTCAGCCCTTTAGTCACGTTCAGTAAGTGTTCGTAGTTCTCGTCAGCTATGGCTTCACCGTTACTTAGGAAGACTATATCCAGCGGCTTTGACTGTCCCATCTTTGTTGATTTAGCAATATATGGATAATCATACAATTCTTTCTCAACATGATCGTTAGCTTCTTTGGGTACAACAATACGTGTGCCTCCCATATTCGTAATCAATATATTCTTAGATTCAATAGACCACATACTGATTGGTTCATCATTAATGTCTGGTGCGATTAAATTATCACTTGTAGTAAACACAGCATAAGGGAAGTTATAACTATGTTTTTTGAAATTCAAATGTGTATCAGCATCAGTAACAAAACTAGGGGCAGGCAAACGTTTTACTTTTTGATGCTGATTAAAGTTAATCTTCTCTATATTTTCTAGCTTATCCAAATCTTCTACAAGAATACGTAATTTGTTTACATTAATAAAGAATGTATCTCCAAACTTCTGTTTATCACTAGGGAATACATGTAACTGCTCCAATGAGAATGGATCACATATATAAGTAAAGTCAAAGTTAGTGTAATCACATATTGAACTGCATACCCAAATGTAATGGTCCTTTTTAATGCCCAACTCATATAGCATATTCTTCAATGTAGTTAAGTAATCAGTTTCATACTTAATTGTATAAACGTTTTCACGTTTAGTCTTGCTTTCAATTAATGAAACAATATCATTAACTCCGTCATTACCATAATCAATTAAGTAAACATCATACAAACAGTTACTAGCAACGGCACGTTTTGTTTTTACAAAGTTTAAGTTACTTAGGTGTTCAATAATTTTCACATACTTTGTATCTTCCGCAAAGGTTTCTTTATTGACCATAAACGTACTACCCCAATGACTCCATTGTGTTCCAAACACATGAACCATTGTCATTTGCCACGGGTTAGGATAATAGTTAAAATCAAAGTTAGTGTAATCTAATTCGCTATTCAGTATCCAGCATAGTTCTGTAGTAGATTTATTGATACAGCGATTGATTGTGTCTACCCAACTGTGTAGATAACGTGTCTTTTGTAATGTAGGGAATTGTAACTTAAGCTGTTCAAATCTATTAGCTGATTCTTTATTACCTTTATCCACAAAGAAAGTATCAACTTGTTTGAATAACTTAGATAGATATTCTTCATCTAATTTTGTATTCTCAATAAAACTAATATCTCTATAACCTTTTTGCCACATCTTACCGTTAACTAAGTAGGTTTGTGTTAACTCACTGTCAGGACTACCAAACGTATTAATATTAAATGCTTGTTCTTTAGTAGGTTTCCAACTAAAATCAAATTTAGTATAATTAATATTTTTACGTAATGCCCAAAATATTTCATTGCTATGTTGTTCTATTAATGCATCAAGTGTAGTTTCAATGTAATATTGAGGGTATTGAATAATACTATCTTCTGATAATAGTATATTTTCTAATAATACTATTTCTCCATCATTACCCGGTGTTATAAATTTAGGACCATCTTGCAAGTGAATATCTTCTAATATTGTACCAAATTGATAGATATAAGGAGGACTATATGGATCTGGGTGCCAACTAAAATCAAATATAGTTTTATCAAAACCTGCAGGTATGATCCAATTAGTAAAATTTTGTTTAAGTTTTGCTATAGGATAATCCATATATTTGACCTCAGTTGCGCCATTTGCAATATATCTTGGGCCACCTATCTTATCCCATGTGTTAGGGAACTGATAGATATATGCAGGCTCAGTACTATCTGGATGCCAACTATAATCAAATTCTTCTATATTATCAGGTATATCCCAATTAGTTTTATTAGGCAAATACTTTGATTTAATGATATCCATGTACTTTATGTTTGTATTTTCTGTACAGCCGGGAGCAGTAAACATAGGTCCATTTGTTTTTTGCCATTGTGTTCCAAATTGATAGAATAAAGGCTCATCATCTATATTTGGATGCCAGCTAAAATCAAACTCACTAGTATCTAGCCCTGCAGGTATAGACCAATGTGTCATATCTTGTTTAACTTTTGCTATAGGATAGTCTAAGTATTTTGTTTCTGTAGCACCCTCTACTGTAAATTTAGGTCCACCTGTTTGACTCCACGTACTAGGGAACTGATAGATATATGCAGGTTCTGTATCATCGGGGTGCCAACTCCAATCAAATGACGTTTGGTCTACATTACGTGGGATCAACCAATTTGTAAATCTCCATGCTACTACTTCTGCTTTAACAGCATCAATATATTTTAATTCTGTTGCACCAGGAACTATATAGCGAGGTCCCCCTGTCTTTTGATGTATAGTACCAAATTGATATATGTAAGGTGGGTCATGTGGATTAGGTTCCCAACTAAAATCAAAACTATTCTTTATAACATAAGGGGGTATTTCCCAATTGTCCGTGCATGGTTTACGTGTAGCACGTTCTTCCATGTATTTGTATTCAGTTGCTCCTTCAACAACATATTGTATAGATATTTTATCTTCTGGCTTATTCCATTGATTGCCCCATGCATAGATATAGGGAGGACTCCACGGGTCAGGAACCCATGAATAATTTATCCCATCACTATTTTCTAAATGTTCAAATCGTGTACTGTTAGGTAACAGTTTAGCTTTCATTGATTCATCATCAATAAACTTATATTCTGTTGCTCCTGGTACATGATATTCAACAGTTGGCATAATCTCTGCTGGATATTGCGTATTACCAAATACATAAATAAATGCAGGTTCACGCGGATCAGGTCTCCAACTAAAATCAAAATTAAACTTATCTATAGAGTTCCATATTACCCACCTATCCCATTCAGGTAATACAGCAACTGAGTTATCCATATACTTTCGGTCAGTAGCTCCTACACAATGATACTCTACTGTGGGTTTTAACTCAGCGGATATATATTTATTACCCCAAGTATAGATATATGCGGGTTCACGTGGGTCAGGTCTCCAACTAAAATCAAAACTTGATTTATCTACCGCTTGTATTTCTATCCAGTTATCCCATTCAGGTATTAATTCTACTACCTCAGGCATGTATTTTACATTAGTTGCATCCTTGACATGATATTCTACATAATGTTTAATTTCAGTTGGATAGAATTTGCAACCCCATTTATATATGTAGGGCGGGTCATGTGGGTTTGGCTCCCAACTAAAATCAAACTTTAATTCATCAATTTTATCTAGCACCACCCAATTAGCATTTTTTAAATTCTTTCTGAGTATAGGCTCAACATCAGCACGATATATAATTATGTCGCTATATCGGTGTGAGCATAGCCAAGTGCCACTATCTTTATTTTGTTTATTAGGCCATACATTGTTATGTTCACTTGTCCAAACTTCGTCATCGGGTAAAAAGTCAAAGTCCCAATCCCAATCAAAATTTGTATAATCACAATATTCATTGATTATCCAAAAATGGTCGGTGGTACATTGTTGTCTAGCATCGGCTAAATCAATTGCATGTTTTTCTCTGGGGTGGGCGTTGGGTTTACTACCGTAATAAAATACATCTCTAAGCATTATATTACTTAGCTGGATTTATTTGTTATAATTATTTAATATATCAGATAGCCATGGTATATAATTTTCTAATTTATGACCTCTAATGTCATCTAACCTACGGGTATCGTCAGCTAGCTTTGGTAACAGATGGCTATTATCTTTAGCAAACATATAGTTGATTAAACCACTATAGCTATGCCTAAATATATTACCCATTTCTAGTCCATATTTTTCATCTATTTCTTTGTAAAAAAATTCATATGCTTCTCGTATTTGATTTTTTACATTAACGGGTAGTACTTGTATACTCATGGGAGACGGGCCCTCTAGTACGTGATAGCTAGGCGTTTTTCTAATTCTTTTATAATTTTTTTCTATTAACCATTTAGAAATTTCTAAAAAATGATATACATTGAATATACTTATAGTAGTAGATATTGTACCATAAATAGATTTAGTTGGATTATTACCTAACACATCTAAATTTTGTTCTAGTGCATCCCAAGTACTTGGATATCTTAGATAGTATGCCAAATCCTCAATTGCATCTATACTGCATCCTATTCCTACGGATCTGAACTCTTCCCATAAGTTATATAGCTTATTTGGTATAGCAAACATATTTGAATTGTAATCCAAATGAACACGATTGCTATGACCCATATCTATAATTTTTTGTAATAATTTAAAATGTATTTTATTAATTGTAGGTTCGCCGCCGGTAAAATAATATCGGTCAATATAGGGAATTAGTTTTTCAATTTGATTCCAGAATTCATCCGATTCATACCATTCAAAATCCGAAGAATCAATGGTATAATTATTATTTTTTTTGATTACATTATACGTTTTTCCCCCATAAAAAGACATAGGAGCTGAGGAAGGCTTTTCTCCCTCGTATGACATGAAAACAAAATCGTCATACCACAGACTGCTATCGGTCGGGCCGCAATATCTACATTTTAAATTGCATAAATTTCCAAAACGAATATCAATATATTTTATTGGAAACTTTTCTATATCTATACTTCCATCATTAGCAGTGTTATCAATGAATCCTGTATGTCCGTATGTATTAATACTGTGTAATCTTTTACTAGATAAACCGGTGTCTTCTTCTTTCCAACATAAATTACATGACGGATGTTTTTCTCCGCGCAACATACTTGCACGTAATTCTTTAAATACTGTGTTATTTCGTGATTGATTTATATCAGTATTTTTAACGTTTAACATTTCTCCGTTCTCTATTAGTTTACCGTACGGGTAGTATATCTGTTGACAACAAATTCTTAAATCTCCATTTTGTTGTATGCCAGTAGAGACCCATGGTATTGGGCAAAACGTTGAATTTTTTGGAAGGTCCTGCATTTGAGGATTTATTTGATTCAGTCTTGTTTTTGCTAGCTCAATTGAAGCTTCTGAGCAATGAGGATTTTTCATACCTGCTACTATAACTTCTGATTCAACATCATGTGTTATCATAGCTGTTATTAATTCAGGAAAATCTGTAATTGTAATAAGTTCAACTCGTTCATTAGAATCAAAACAGTTGTGAAGTTTATTAAACCAATATTCACTGGTATTCATAGCCGTTCTCCTGTATGATGTTGTAACTCAGGAAAGGTTTTTTTGAAATCAGTATTTCTTTCTTTATCTAGTTTAATCAAATAACCCATATACCAGTTAACATCAAAGTCAACAGTTTCTTCTAATGCATTTTTAATTATACTTAACCTGTTATCAAATACATTTTTACAATCTTCCTGTAATTTTTGTGAAGATTTTAATGGTAATAATGTATTGTAATACCATTGCTCATACTCGGAAATTTTAATACGTAAATGTTCTTTCCATTCTTTACTAGCGGACCTTATTGAAAAGTACTCAGGATATAGTAAAACAATATTATGATAATCAGATTCCCAAATACTAGTGTTGTAAAACGTATGCGGGAAGAGGTCATTTACTAAAAAATATTCTAGTATATCTTTTATCCGATGTATATTCATCAGACTCCAGGTTGGAGTAATTACCCAATGACGATTACTTCCTGTTAAATTATCTTTTAATAGTTTAATATTTTTCAATATTTTATTTGCATCAGCTGGATAGCGTATGTAAAATAATCTATCCACATCAACTTCATCTAAACTTACTAATACACGTAATTTTTCCATGTGTTTCCAGTAATCTAAAACGTCTGTTGATTTATAAGTCATTGTGGTTAAGTTAGTACTGTACACAAATTCTATTTCTCCTAATCTGTTTGATTCTTTAATATATTCTAGTATTTCATAATGTTCAGGATGAAGTAAAGGTTCTCCACCAGCAAAATATATTTCTTCAACATTGTTTACTTGCGATTTTATAGTTTCAATGAAGCTTTCTTTATGATTTTTACTGTTATTAAATTGATCCTCAGTATAATTAGGATCAATTGCCTTCATAATAGGTACCCATGAACTACTATACGTAGGATGGCACACTGTACATGCTAGATTACATAAATTGTTAAATCTGAAATCCCATTTCAAAAATTTCATACTACTCATTGTTCCATCTATAGCAGTATTATCTTCAATCAGTTCTTCATAAAAATCTTTAAACCTATCATTAAAGCTTCGGCGTATTGTTGACGTACTTCCCCATTCTTCTTCTTTGTAGCATCTTGTACAATGTTTTGATTTTGTATCGTTTAATATATCTCGTCTTAATTCTTTATAATTTTCATTGTTCCAAATATCTTGTATATTTTCTTTATACAAATTCCCCATACTGCCACCTAAACTGATACAGCAGGGAAGTATATCTCCTGTTGGAACATTATGTATATGCATAAACGGAGCCATGCAAAATACTTTGCTTTCTTTAATGTGAAATGTTTTTTTAGTCATTTGAAATTTTAAAAACTTTTTTTGATTTATTTCTATACTGTTCGTGTACCGTTTCTTTTGTTTGAATTTCAGATGATATCCAATCTTTAATATTACCTGTTTCTTCAAAAACACCATCAAAACTATAATTAACCTTTTCTCTTTCCAATCGGTATGTTTCTTTTAAGTGCGGAGTTACTGTATCATGTACAAATTTATGTGTCAACTTTATATTATAGTTGCCATTAGAGTCTATCTCAAACGTTAGATCAGAGTCGTACATTCTAGAAATATAATCACCAAACGTATTAAAGTCAGTTTCTGCATTGCACTTAAATGTAAATTTAAAAGCTCCAAAGTACGTGTGTATAACATATAGCAAAGCAAAATATTCGTTAGTTATACTAGCAAAAAACGTGTTATCTGTGTTTCTATTCAAGTTAACATATTGGTCATATGTTATATAGTCTGTTACATTTTTAGTACCAGTAAAAGTATAAAAATCTTGTATATTGTGATATCGTTGAGCATTAATCATAGCAGAATCAGAATAATAATTGATTATATCTAACCACACATGGTTTAATTTTATTCTTAAAAATCTATGCATAGCAGTATTATTATCAGTATGCCATGAGTTAAATAAATTGTTATCGTAGGGTTTCTCAATCCAATTCATTCCATAATCTTTCCAATTAGTATCCCAGTGTGCAATACTTTGGGGCGGTGATGCTCCAAAGCCTGGACTTATATTATCAATCCAATTTCTACAATTGAATAGTAATTGAAAACTATGTAAGCAGTCGATTGGTTCTTCTGTGGGGAATCCTACCATCCAATTTATGTGAACAAACATCCCCGACGCTTTAGAATCTTTAAGATTATTTTCTACTTCCCATATGTCAATCTTCTTACGCATATCATTAAGAACTTTTTGACTTCCTGATTCTACCCCATAGCTCAGACATGTGCATCCACTATCTGTAACCTTTTGTAAGAATTCAGCAGTCATTCTTCCATCACATCTTGCGTAAGAGTTCCAATGTATTTTAATATTTCTTTCTAATATTAGATCAACCAGTTTTTGGAAATTTTTTAAATTTCCATTAACTAAACTATCAACAAACCAAAATCTACTAACACCTAAATTATTTTGTTGGTATTCTATTTCATCTACTACTCTTTCCGGAGTCATTGATCTAAATTTCCAGAAATGTGTTTCAGCGCAAAAACTACAGTCTGCTACACACCCTCTAGACGTTTCAATGCTAACCCCGTAGCTGTGTTCGTAGTTGCTAAAATTGTAATCAGAATAGTCCGGATACGGGTATACGTCTAAATCTAATTTACTATTTACCGTCCCTATAGTTTGACTGCTACCAATATCGGTATCATCAGTTAACTCTTCCAAAAATTTTACAAAATTTTCTTCAGCCTCTCCTATAAATTTGTAATTTATAAGAGTTGTTAATAAATGTCCGTTGCTAATAGCACCGGGACCTCCTACCACGATACATACATCGGGCATCATATATCTTAATTCCCGTATTAGATATAGACTAGCATGGATGTTTGTATCATATAAACTAAATCCAACGACCTTGGGATTAGATTGAAGAATATTAAATAATGTTCTATCAAATACGTCCTTCAAGTCGGGCAATATAAATTCACTAAAACTTTCCGAGCTATTCCAATAAAAATATCTATTTGATGCCCAGTAGTCAATTCCGGTGGTATCATGAAGATGATGGAAAGATTCTATATTAAGATCGTACACTCTAACACTATAATCTAAATGTCTCAATAATCCTGTTAGTTTGGCGAGGTTGTAAGGTGGAAATAGTTTTCCCCAAGCTGGCGCTACTACAAGTCCAATTCTAAATTTAGAAGTGTCTGCCCATTCAACTTCTTTATGGATATATCCGGAATCTACGGTAGGTTGTTCATCTCCTAAATGTGATATTGCATGACTTAGATTTGAATCTTTTTTAAGTATATGATTTAGGATAATTTGATCCCGATCACCGACAACCATCTTTGTTGCCTCTTCCTCTTGTTTTGCAATATCATCCGACATTAGTGTTATTCTTTGTCGTCTGTCTCTTTCACTCCAAAATCTAGGATTATCAATTTCGGGAAATCTTAATATTGCAATTTCAATAAATGCTTTATCAATTTTAGAACTAACCGCGGCAGCCTCTACGACAGACGCCATTGTGTCCCATTTGATCATATTTTCTAATATATAAGTTGGGCATCCTCGTGTGGATGCAACATTAATTCTTTCTAAATGATCCGCATCTTTTAGTCTTTCTTCAAAGTTTATTTTTTTCATTATGTTTGATTTTTAAATAATTCAAGTTGTTGCTCAGTATACTGAACTACTTCTCCTGGATTTTGCATCCCTCGTATTGGAACAAGACTTACAACACCTTTAACTCTTCCATTTGCACCCGGTCTGTTTAATAAATCTAAATTTAATATTTTCTCTTTTAATTTTAATGCTCTATCTATATATTTAGGAGGAGCCATTAATTTTACTTCTAACCAATGGTCATCGTCATGTTCATCAAAATGTTCGCATATTACTTTAATATTTTTAACAAATCTATCTTCATCATTGTATTCTGTTAAGCCGTCAAAATGAGCACTTAATAATATGCTATTCATATATTTTGCTAGTTCCCCCCAGTATTTATGATCTCTGGTTCCATTACTAGTTACCATAGTCCATTGGTTTTTACCTTTAAGATACTTAATAAAATCTAAAAAGTTAGGATGTAACGTAGGCTCACCGCCGCCAAAGTTCCATCTGATGGTTTTATTATGGGCCCATTCTTCAATAATCTTATCAGCAGTGCTTATCAATAAGTCATAATCTTTATGGGTATCAGTTTTATTATGCACTCCTGGCCAGCAATAGGAACAATCATAATTACATTTTCTGCTAAGATCCCATAAAATTTGATAGGGCATAGAATAATTCAATTCAACTGCAACTGGATCACTTATATTATCAACATAATCATTTTCAGTACGGTCTCGCCCTTGCCATCCTTCATTGTTAACAGCAAGCGTTGTCCTATGCATTTTAGTTTTGACTTTGCTTAATACAACATCAGCACCGCAGCTACATGAATTCCACGGACATACAAACCACTCTTTAGACAAAGAAAAACTTTCATTTATATTGCCCAAAAACCCAGGTATATTATTTTTATTTTCTTCTGTTACTGGGATTATTTTTTTATATGCCTTGCCATTCTTTTTAAATTCTGATTCTAATTTTAAAAATTCTTCGCCTGTATGCCACCACTCAGATGGAATATTTTTTCCAAATTTATCAATCTTAGAGAATAACAATTCTTTCCAATTGTCATGATTAAAACGGTCTATGAATGAACTAGCTGTATTACATACCCAAATGTTGCCGTCAAAGTCAATATATAAATTTTGAACTCCGGCGCTACATTTCCAATTTTGCCAATAATTATATCTGTTTGCAATTGCTTCGTCAACCGAAACTCTTATAAATTTTCCATCATCATCATATATTCTTAATTGCTTGTTGTTGTTAATATTATCCATTATGTTACTTTATATCTAATTCTTTGGTGCTCATTATGTCAAAATTACAATGACACATAGTTTTATTACATAATACAGGTGTTTTTGGTACTTCAAAGGCTTCAAATATATTACCAATCTTTCCACCTACTCTACACCAACCACGATATATGTCGCCACCTAAGTCTACAATAATCTGCTCTGCACCGGCATAACAATTCCACCCACTCCAATCATTAGTCTTTTGACTGATAAATCTATGTGCGCTAGAAACAACTTCTGTATTATCTTCTTTAATCATCTTCATGGCACCACGATAGTAATCAAATGATTTGGTATACTTAATGTGTTTAACAATCAACTCATGTTGTTTATCAAATATCTTCTTTTGAAACTCATCATAATCATACAATGTATCACCAAAATCATGTATCAACGGCTGTAATGCCATACTGATATTGCCTATACCCTTAACTTTATTAGCTACAGCATAGCAAAAATCAAACTTATCTGGACTCATCATAATGTTTACATGTGTACGTACATCATCATGCAACAACTTTACTACTTCTACAAAGTGGTCAGCTTCTGCAAACTCAGGGTGAAAGCTTAAACATACATGGTCAAAGTATTGTTTATTATCTTCCCACCAACGTAATGTTCTACTGCCGTTACTAATCAATCCTACTTTAGCACCTAATTCGGTGCAATGTTTACATATCTCTACAAAATGTTTGTATAGTGTTACTTCACCACCGGTTAGTTCAAAGTAAACTTTACGCGGAGCAACTTGTTCTACTACACGTGTGATAAATTCTTTAACTTTATCTAGTTCAGGCCATTTAATATCACCTGAATGAAGATTCTCTGGACAATAACTACATTCAAAGTTACAAGTATTACCCATACACCAATTGACTACAAACCATTCTTCATGTACAGGGTTACTGTGTACTAACTTAATATAATTGTGTTCCATTACCATCCTTCTATTTTTCTAATAACATCCATCTCTTTAACTAACGGTCCGAGATTATATTTATCAGAGCTATAGTGACGCTTGAAGAACTTGCTTTGTCCCCCGTCAAAGTGATGCATTGGCAAATCAAGTTTATCAGTTAATGCCGCACCTAATAATGCTGATTCACGATCAGGATCTCTATGTAAATGTTCTTCCCATAATACAGTATAGTTATCAAACCATTGTACATTAGCAGGATCCCACTCAGTAAGCATAGTCATATATGTTCCAAGGCGGGCTCCATAGATAGCCCACTCACCGTTCTCTATATCACGACCGATGTTGTGCCAAATAGTTAAATTGTTTAAGTTACGACTAGCAACAGTTTCTTTTAGTGCATCAACTGTAGGTTTTGATCCACGGTCAAGAACCATTTTTACTCCTTCACGGAATCCAGCTCGCCACGCTTGAAACGGAGTATAATTAGGATAAGTAGTAGAGTAGCAGTCATACATTGTCCAATATAAGTTGTCTTTGCTGTCTAAACAAAAGTCAGCAATTCGTGAAACATCACCTTCAGTTTGATGCTCGTGTGTTTTCATTTCACGCACATAAGTTTTTGTCCAACTACTCATTCCACCATTGCCATAGCGTAGTCCATTGATGTTATTAATGGCTTTCCAACGATATTGTGCTATCTTGTAGTTAGGATCTTTGTCAGTGAAGTCTAATTGTAGGTTGAAGAAACTTTCATCTGGCATGTTGTCACCGTCAATCAAAATGAAACGTTCTGTGTCGCTTGCTTCACCTGCGGCTTTATGTGCGGCATCAGATCCCTTAACACTATCAACACGTTTGGCCCAAGGCACCATGTTTTTAATTTTGAGCCAAAATTCTTCTTTTTGTGGTTCATCATAACTGAGATAGATGCAGTCTAAGTCTGCTACATCAATAATATCATCAGAGTTCATATGTTTTTAATTTCCATTTAGTTATATTATTGTAAGAGCTATCTACAACGATGCTCAAATCTTCATTAGCACAACTTGTACCTTCATCATCATGTATTAACTTAGATACAACGGAACCGGCTATAGCGCCTGCTACTTTACCATCTACTACTCTAAGATCAGGACGACCTTGAGCATAGGTACTTGAGTCTATTACAACATAATTACCTTCTGGTTTTTCACATGTATAAAATAATACATTACCACGTTCATCATAATACAATCTGAACTCAGGCTTAATGATGGGAGGTGCTTCCCAAATTACAAATTCTTCCATCAATAACTTTCTAATATTTTATCACTAAACGATTTAATGTGATAGTGAAACGGGTAAAGTTGTGGGTAAGTATTTACTCTAATCATTTTAGGTAATACTTCGTATACTAACGTGTTAGTCCAATCTTCACTGGGTATACCATTAACATATTGTTTCATATGAATCATACTCATTTCATTAAAATCAGGCAATGTAGTTTTTTCTACACCTACTATATGACATGCTATAGCATATACCCAATCAGTTGATACTTCTTCGTTTGGGTTACATTTTAATATGGCTTTATATTCTTCCCAATTTTCAAAAATATCTCTTACTACTGTATAAAACAGCTTAGCCGTTTCTGACTTTTTAAAGTATGTTATGCTATTATAAGTATCTGGTAGCATATTCTCATCAATAAACTTTCTATATACTCTGCAATCAGATAGTTCACCTTTAAAATTTCTAATAGTAGTGGATACTACTACATCATTTATACTTAGTATATCCCACCAATGTTCTATGCTTCGGGGGATAATCATATCTGCTTCTAGTTTGATGGTTTCATCGTACGGGCTTGCTTCATATACTTGCCAATCATTTGTATAACCACCCGTATCACCATGTGGCAACATGTCACTGGTGATAATAGTTACATTAGCATTGGGCATAACTTTTTTAATGCTTAACTCTAATGCTTTTGCACAATTAGTATAACTAACTTTCTCAGTATCTTGTGCCATAATTACAAAACCTCTAGTCATGCTATTAGCTCCATAAAGTTTTCTTTATTCATAACATGAAAATCCATATTTTTAATTGTTATATACTCTTTTCGTATTTTACCACGTTGCCAGTTGTCATACATAACAGTATATTCTGTGTTAAACACACTATCATTATCTCTATATATTGATGTGTTTTTACCAACATGTACTAAATTCCAGGGTATAATATCACGAGGACTATCACTATGCCCATTTGCTATACGTAAGGCAAGTGTTAGTGCGTAATCATTACGATATACTCCACCAACAAAGCTATGTATATCACAGTAGTGGTCATAGTTATTTTGTACCATTTCTAAACATTCAAATATTTGTTTAGCACGATTGGATTTTTTAAATGTAACAACGGTAGCCCACAAAGTTTTAAAACTATATGAACTTAATACTTCCTGTGCTACTCCTGGTTGCATTAAGTAACTAGTAGTATCATGGCAACAGAAGTCATCATATATATTAAAAATTCTTAATAATTTATCTGAGTTAACCATATAATCTGTGTCTAGCAGAATCGTTTCATCATACGGGCTAAAGTCATATGCTTGATAACGTCCCTTGTTAATCCAAATATTATGTTCACGTATGTTGTTTTTATCAGCAGTGGTAACTATAACTTTGTCAAAGGTATATGATTCTGTTGTTGGTAATGATTCTTCATCTGTAACTAATGTAACTGGAAGATTTAAGAAATGGTTAATGCGTTTAGCAGTGGCTACTGCCATGTCATAGTAATTAAACTTGGGAGAGTTAAACGCAAATAATATTGCACCTTTGCTCATCGTACAATCTCAATCTCTTTCCATTCTTTATACCAGTCAAGCATAACTTTACTATATGTTTCTTTTAATACGTTTAGCAATTGTGCGCGGTTGACCTGTACAGGGTTATTAAAGTTATCAATTAATACAACAAAATTATCATCTAATGCATTTAAAAATGCAATAAGTTCAGGACTAGCTTTCCATAGTCCACCTTGTTCGGCAATAATAAATTTGCCATCGTATTTGTCTTTTAGTTGCGCTTTTGCGCTATTGTGATTGAAGCGGGCTTTAGCCTCGCTAATTAAGGTTTTGGTATCCATTAAACACTCCTAAAAGTATTTAGATAGATACTGTGCTGTTGAAAAATTAACTACCTGTTACAGTACCAGTAATACTAGGTGTTCCCCACGTGTTGGCAATATATGTAACTTCGGGTGGGCGTATAGTTACTGTAGTAGCTGAACCGGTTGCTACAGTAAGACCATTTGGGATTTCATCCCAAACTGTGTATATAGTAACAATACTACCTACGTCACCATTACTACCTTGAGTACCATTTGTTTTAACAAAGATATTAATGTTAGTTGATAAGTAACCAGAAGGGCCTGTACTAGCAGTTTGATAGAATACATTAGCATTAGCAGTTGACCAATTATAATATCCACTATTAGTTGATATAGTAGGGCTAGATCCTCCGCCACCTACTCTAGTTACTCCGTTATAGCTTGTACCAGCAATACTTGCAGCACCCGAAGTAGGTGAGCTTAGAACCACAGTACCCACATTGCTTGCTAAGTTATTTAATAGCAAATTAATTCCTGAACCAGCAGGATGCGAACATGTAATTGCTAATTGTCCACCTGAGTTAAAGAAATAACGTGCGGCATCACCGTTAGCAAACGATACAGTATGAGTAAATGTGATTGCGTTAAGCCATGTTGCACCATAAGTTGCGGTATTTGCACTTGTTCCGCTTTGCGATACAGCATTTAATCTATTTGTGTAAATTGTTTGTAAATTAGTAACAACATTAGCATTATATGTAATTGTATTTCCAGAGGCCGGGGCTGTTACACTAGTAATACTTGAACTTTGATGACTAGCTGAGTTGGATGTTCTATTAATTAAATTAGCCCAACTAGTAGCAGTAACTGTGTCACCCGTAGCTACATTTGCTAACGCTGTTTGACCATAACCTGCACCACCACTACCTGTAGCCCATACTGTGTTTAATACATTAGCTGTGCTGCCTGCGGCTGCACCCACTAAATTATTATAATCACTAGCTTGAATTGTTCCGTATTGTGCGTAGCTCATCTTTTATCCTTTAATTGAAACAAATGCTTCTACTGTTCCAACACTGTCAGTAGTTTTGTTTGCTAGAGCACGACCAATTACATTAAATGATGTTGCTTCCCCGGCTTTTGCCGCACGTGCTATGCCGTTACCAGCACTAACTAAACGTTGACCTTTTTTAACTTTTCCAGTGACTTTAACTTGTACACGACCACCAACTGCTACTGCTGGGTGAGTTGAATCATTGCCGGCACCTGCATTCATTAGATAAGCCGCAGTATTTGATACAACACCAAATACATCTTCACTTAATTCATGTACTACTGCTGTGATTTCTGCATCACCGCCCAATTCAACTACTGTGCCTGCATCATATTGAGAGTCTGCTTCAAACCGTTCAGCCAAGTCAGCGTATGTTGCATTTAATCTTGCTCCAACCCCTAATGTCCAAATACCTGAAATTGTTCCGCCGCCTGTAATAGCTGTAGTACTTATACTGCTAGGTTGTAATGTGCCAGTATATGTTGGCAAAAATAATGCTACATTAGCATTACCATAAGTACCAGTAGGATTGAATGGTGTTCCGTTTGCATAATAATAGTTGTCTGTTTTAATACCTGAGGTGTAAATATTACCATTAGCTACAACCATAGTATTACCACCCAAGCCTCCGTTATATGTCCATGTACCGTTCATTGTACCAGGCGTAATATTAGAACCTGTTGTAATATTTGATGTATTTAATGTAGCAACATTACCTACTGTAATGTTGGCATTTGCAATTGTTGCATTAGCAGTAACGGTAGCTAAACGAACAGTAATTGTATCTCCAACTAATGCATTTACTGCTGTGATATTATTGGATTGTAGATTTCCAGTAACTGTAACTGATCCAAATGTTGTTGTACCTGTACCACCTGATTGTGCTAGAGTAATCCAAGAACTTGCAGTAGTAGTTCCGTCAGCAGGACATACACATAGTGTATTTGCATTTGTGTTATACCATAATTGACCACGTAATGGATTTGCAGGTGGAGTTGTATCTGCAAAGTTTTCCATTGCATGAACAAAGTTAGTATCAAGTGATTGACCGTAACCGGCATAATTTCTGCCCGGTAAGCCCAATGATGTACTAGTTGTGTTTATAGTACCGTCAGCAATGGTTGTTAGTACTGTTCCATCACTCTTTACAATCGTATATGCCATATTAAATTACCCCGATATTCTGTTATTTATCTTAAATTGTCACTAAGTTTGTCAAACTCTGTATTCTTACTGTATAGTCTATTTGAATTTGCCTATTTAAACTCTTTTGTACTGGGTGAAAAATCACATGAGTTAATAATCGTGTGAGAACATTCCCGTTACTATCTGTTCCGTAGTTTGCTAATAAACCCAATTCGTCAAATACATAAGCTGAATCTGTTTGAGTGCTATTATCAAATGCATTTTGTCCTGCAGGTTCACCGTAATCTAACAAACATTGTACTAAAATATCAGTATAAACTCTACCGGTTGTATGTGATACTGTCATTTTGTTACGTGTAGGATCTAAATTAAAAACACTTGTATCATCTACAATTTTAGCGTAAGTTTGATTATATAGGGCTGCATTTTGACCAGTTGTATTTGGGGGTAGATATGTGATTACACCTGTTTCATCTACGCTTGCACCACCGTTCCCAAATGCCATCTGATAAATTTCACCGTAACCACGACTGCTTAATGTATCAGCAATGGCTTCAGACATGTTTTCGTAGTTAATGGCATTGTGCTTATCTACTAGAACTTCTCCGCTAATAGGGTCATAAATCTTTAAAAACCCTTCTACTTTATATGATAGTGTTATTACTGACATTAGTTATCGCCTCTTGTTTGAACCAAAACTTCTTTAGTGTTTGGATCAGTTATTTTTAGATGAGATGAGAAGTAAAACCCACCGTGTTCGTCAGGTTTTGGACCATATTCCTGTACAGGTTTGGTCTTATTTTCTTCACTATTTTCACTCATATATTTATTTATCATTTAAGACACGTCCGTATTTAAGAAATATGCCGCTACAGTCTCACTAATCTGTAAAGGATCGCCCTCAGTTACATTGTAAACATTGCTATTCCAAGTCAAATTGTAATTTACGCTAGGTAATAAGTTACTAGACAATATACCAAATACTTCAGAATATTCTGGGATATAAGCTAATTCTCCAGTACCATTAGTGCCCCGTTGTAATCCGGAAATAGCATTTAATGCCACTGCAGTACCTGTACCCGATCCTATTCCAGTTGCAGTAAATTCTAGTCCCGGGGTATTACTACTAGCACCAATAGCTATAAAGTTTGTAGTTCCCACTGACTGTATAACATAATTACGACCTACTTTAAAAGTACTAGCCTGTAATACAGGATTTACAATTGTATATCTAATTTGTTCACCATTAATGTACAACAAATTACCCTCAAGGGTAGTAATAGTTAAACTATCACCTACAGTAACATCATTGTATATTTCTAGTATTGGTGCTAAATCTATAATAACAATATCATAATTTATAGAATCTATATAACTGCTGGTAGTATTATTATATACAACTACTCTAGAAATAATATTTTTGTCTGCATTTAATCCAATACTGATAACACCGTTAACAGCCGCCGGTGCAGTTACGTTTTGTATAACAGTATCAGTTACTCTGGTTAAATCATTAATGTACAATGTTGAATCAGTATAGAACAATGGTTCTACTAACCAAGTTTTAGTATTAGTGTTTGCTCTATATACAGAGCCTGCCCCGTTTTTATTAACGTTCTGTAAATATACCAATTCATTTGGTGTAGCACTAGATACCATACTAGTAATGATTATTTCATCAGCCGAAGTGATTGGAACCAATATACTTAGATTGTTATTAGCATTTAAATATAATGAACTAGATGGGACACGATATCCGTTAATAGTAACCCATAATCTGTCAACATTATTTTGTTCCCAATCACTGTCTACTACAAATGATTCATTTTCCCAAATATAACCACCTGATATATATGACGAAGTACCTACAACAGGATCGTTAACAGCACTTATACCTGATAGATATGGTGTATTGTATAAATCAACTTGAGTAGTATTAATTACATGCACGTAGTATGTATTATTATTTAACTGAGTGGAACCTATTGTGCCATCTATTCTAATTAACGCATTTCCTGCTACCGGCGCACTTAATCCATGTGGTATTCCGGTAGTTACACGTACTGCAGGAGATCCACCTACATATGTAAACATACCACCGGTACCGTTACCTGGATTGAATGTTGCACCACCTAAGGTTTGTGATATAGTGAATGTACCATTATACGGGAACGTTACCGATTTTACATAATAAACTGTACCATTTGTTAATACATTACCAAATGCCGTTCCTTTAAAAATAACAGTTTGGTCAACAATAAATTTACTAGTATCACTACATGTTAATAAATTGCCTGTACTAGACACCACAGTAACATTTGTAGTTACAATAGGGGGAGAAATTTCGTTATCAATATTAACTATATTTGCAACTGTTACACCATTTAAACCATACTGAGTATTAAATGATTGACGATCTGTCAAATTATAACTGGTAACTGCAACAACGTCATTTACCGTAGCTCCGGTAGTCAATGTTAATGTAGTAGTTAAAGAATTAATTGAATATTCACTATTAGTTAAACGAATTCCATTTACTTCTACTATTGCATTCGTTGGATTATCTCCGCTTACATAGTTAGTTAAATCAAACTCAGTTTGTCCTGTTGTGGCAATAAACGTTTCAAGTTCAGGAATAGTGTACCCATATTGAGCCGGGAATGTTTCCCCAAATACAGTATACGTCAAGTAATCTACTTTATCATCATATTGTGATGTGAATATCATTATTGCTGATATACCATTTGGCGATATACCAAATGTATAATCATTTGTAATAGCTATTGCACCACCAACAGCATCCGTTAACGGTACTATGCTTCCTCCCGGTGTTGTTGAAATAGTAAATTGATTACTATCAATAATTGATTTGATATAATATGTTGTTTGAGGAATTATTACACCACCAAACATTGTATTACTGAATATTATTGATTCATTTACTGACATTCCTTCAGTAGAGTTACAGGTAATACTATCAGTGGCACTTTCGGTTTCAGTTATGCGAGTTGAATTTCCCATTACCATTTTAGTACCATTATGATAAACAATAGGATTACTCCATGTTGTTCCGCTACCCGTTTGTATTACTATATCCATTGATCCAGTGTCACTGGTTAACTGAAATGTAGGGCCTGCTACGCCACTTACTGTAGTGTCAGAAATTGTAATTTTATTTGTTATTGTACTAATAGTTTTTATGTAGTACTGAGTATTTACCACAACTCCACCAAATACTCCACCTTGAAATATGATTGGAGAATTTAATGTTAGACTATGTACGGTGTTACATAATATTGTGTCCGTTACGCTATTAGTTTCAGTAGCAACAATATTAATAGGTTCAGAACCTGGTCTAATAACACCCGAACCTGCAGTACGTGTTGCTGAATAATTACAATTTAAATATATTTCATTAAATCCAGTTGTATTATTAGTTCTAATAGGGTCAGACTGACTATTAGATTTCTCTAATTGATCTCCGTTACCTACTTCATATACTTCTAACATTAATGTATCATTTAATGGCAATGCACTATATAAACTAATTGTTTTTGTTATCCAATCAGTCGTAAAAGAATCATCATATAAACGTATAGCCAATCCAGTTGAACTATCAACTTGAAATACTGATAACTGTGCTGGAATTTGCACTAGACCAAAGAAGCTAAAAGTTACTTGGCCAACAGTTGGGGTGATTTGAGTAGATACTACATTATACCCAACATGTTGATAAGTTTCTACATCCCAATTTGTACCAGGACGAGTTGTAACTACCATAGTTAAATTATCAGATACTACCCCAGGCACTAATTCTTCTGGTCCATAACCCGCAGTAAATGCATCTCCTTGTACATCATATACCGTAGGAGATGTTATGAATAACCCTGTGTTTACCCATACAACACCGTCTTCACTTTGTAGTACAACATTGTTGTTACCTACTATTGTTAGTAGACTGTCCGTACTATTCCAAATAATAGCATTCAAATTATATGTTGTACCCGAAGATTGGCTTGTCCATGTTACACCGTTGTCCGATGATGTTAATATAGTACCCAATTCTCCAATCGCTACAAACAATCCTAAATCATCTGCGTATATAATATTAGTTAGATTATCGCTGCCGGTGCTTACGTTTACCCAATTAGCTCCATTAATAGATGTGTAGATAGTTCCATTATTACCTACTATAACTATAATATTATTACCACTAGTTACACCATTAATGTTTTCTGTAGATCCTGTCGGAGTAACATTCGTCCATGTTACTCCATTCACGCTTCTTAATACAACACTTTTCGTAATTGTCGGTATCACGCTATAATCCGGTCCATATCCTACTGCTATGAATCCAGTGAAGTTGTTAATATTAATGCCAGCTACTCCATATAATTCAGAACCAGTAACTCGGTATCTTTCAACCCAATTATAAGCATCGGTACTGGATACAATATTATCTCCTACTGCAACGTAAATATCATTTAAATATGATACACTATTTAAACTAGTACTGGCTATAGATACTGAACTAGTTGTTAAACCAGTAGTAGTCCAAACTAAACCATCATTACTAACAAAGATAGGGGTTGCACCATTAGTAGAAGTCATTACATAGGTACCATTAAAGTAACCAATATCACTTAACCCTAAAGGTTGATTTGATAATTTATCTGAAACCCATGTAGAATTATTTTTATATATTACATCTGAATATGCGGGTGTGTTAGCTGATGCCAAATAAGTTACACCGTTAAATATAATTCCAGTAGTATCTACTTCTGTAGGACTAAACGGTTGGTCTTGTAATTCAGTATCTAATGTATATTCTTCTGCCGGCGGAAATGCATTATCCATATATGTACTATTTGGATATGTTATACCATCTACTAATTGTGTTAGGTCTAGTCCCGGCATATTAGCAGTGGGTTGATAATAACCAACTATCCTGTCTAATGCATTAAGTTTTCTATTATCACTTTGTAATAATTCCCATTTACCAAATATAAATTCAGTGTCATTATTACTTACAATACATTGGTATACTCTGTTGTTATACTTAACAATACTTTGATTGAAGTAGAACGGTTCTGGCAGTAATGCATAATCTCCTGCAGTATAAGGGAAAGCTATACCGCTTACAGGGATTTGCATTAGAGGATCGCTATAAACTTCACATTCTGTTGCAGAAATAACTTTTAAATAATATTGCTCTGTAACTTCATTTGGGGTGCCTGCGCCAATAACAGATAATATTGTTCCGTCTGATTCTAACGGTAAGAATTCATTATCTGGGTTAGCAGTAATAGTATCAATGGTGTTAACTGTCATAACCAAATCATTAGCAGGAGTTGTTCCACCTAATAGATTTCCAGGTATAGTTATAGTATTAGTTACTGTATAACCTTCACCTGGATCAGTAATAATTACTCTATATCCACCTAATATCCAACTTACAGTAAATTCAGGCACTGCTGTAGGTGTTTGCGTTAATGTTACATTAGTAGATGTATCTGATAACGGGAATACTGATCCGCCAGGAGTAGTTGATATTTTGATATATGGTTGACCGGTTACTGTCATAATTGCACCACTATCACTAGTTAAATCTATTTCGCTACCGTTAGGTAGTTGTGATATTTTAAACTGTGTACTAGTAATTGAAGCGCCAATAACATAGTATGCAGTATCTAACACAGTACCACCTAATGCAGTGCCAGTAAATAGTATTTGCATGTTATTATAAAAACCTGCAGTGCTAGTACATATTAACACATTTCCTGCAGTAGTAGATGTTACATCAGTTTGCACTACACCGTTGTCCACAACATAATATGTTGTACCACCAATTAAAGTACTATAATTAGTAGGGACTGTGATTGGCATATTATTGTAAATATTATTCAATCCGCCACTAGCTGACGTTATGCTTAAATAATCGCCTGCTGCCAATGCATTATCTATTTCACGTTCTACTAGGTTACCATCAGTACCAGTTAGTCCAATATATGTTGACGTAGAACTTGTTGGATAGAATGTAAATTGTTGTCCAGTTATTTGTCCTGGGCTAACAGGTAAACCAACATTACAAGTCATTGTTCCTGTTGCAGTAGTTAATTTAACGGTGTTTGTTTGATCCGTTGCCATACAAGTGCCAGTGGCATCAGCTAATGCAAATGTTCCACCATTAATTACAGTAGAGATTTGAAAATTATTACTATTAATTACGTTACTTACATAATAAGTAGTTCCTTGAACTATGTTACCAAATGTTAACACAGACGAACCACTGATAGACATATTATTAAATATTATTGGATCATTAACAGATAAGCCCAATGTTCCTTCACATGTAATATAATCGGTGCTAGCAGTAGTGTTAGTAACATTAATAATTAATGGATCTTCGGTCGTAGATATAGTAAAGTTTTCATCATCTATTACCGTTGTAACATAATATCTTTCATTTTCAATGATGCCGCCAAATACATTACCAGTAAAGAATACCGGTAAGTTAGTATAAAATCCACTTGTTCCGCCTAAGTTACCGGCTGTTAAAGGACTAGTTATTGTATTAATTGTACCAGTAGTATTTGTAACATTTAGTATGCCGGAATAGAATAATGTAACTACGGCTGTATTGGTAACTTCACCTACATATAATAGTAGACCGGCTGAGCTAATAGTAGCATCACCTAAAGCAAACGTCCCGCCACCTACAGTAGTTGATATAGTAATATCAGTATCATTTAAAATTTCTTTTATATAATATATAGTGTTGTTAACTATATTACTTGCTCCAACCGCACCTTGAAACTTGATTGGCATATTAACATAGAAACCAACTGTTGCACCAACAGTTCCCTGATCAGGTGCACCGCCTATTGATGGTTGAATTGTAATTATATCTGTAGCTGCTACGGTTGATATAACATTTCTTGTACGTGAACTCCAAGACAAGATTTGGTCATTAGTAACACCTTCTATTTCAAATACTGCACCTGCCGCACTGGCTAAGATAGTGTCAATATTGGGTTGTGTTGATTCTAAACTAATACTTGAACTAGATATTCTTACTGAATTATTGTATAATCCTGCATAAAAACTGCCATAGAATTGACCAGCTTGCCAATCTATCAATTGTGAATTGTATGTTGTTCTATCAAATCTTAAAGCAATTTGATTTTCTCTTATAGGAATTGATGTTGAAACACAGCTTGCTTTTGCGCTAAGGTTTAATATATTATTATCACCTAAGCCTGTACTAAAAAACACAACACGGTCAACATCATTAATAGCATCTCTGTAAGTGGTGTACAATCCTACGTTAAATGCAGGAGTAGATTCTAATACGTTTACATAATAATATTGGTCAACATCTAGTCCACCAACGGCAGTTGTATTTGCACCTATAGTATATTTTATCAAATCGCCAGTTTGTAACAATGGTGAAGGTAACGTTATTGTATTTGATAACATATCAACATTATCAGCAGTAAATGTTATTGATATAGAAGGATCTATTATAATTTCAGGTAATACAGCATAGCCATCACCCGAATCAATTACATCCACACGTAATATTGAATCCAAATTCATCACAGCTTGTAATACTGCCGCACGTCTTGGTTCTGGATATATTGTAGTATCAATATATGCAGTTACTCTAGGAGGATTTGTGTACCCACGTCCACCGTTTAACATTAATATAGCCGGTAAATCAATTGTAATAATTTCCCCAGGAATATGTACAGTTATAGGAGTACCATCAACACCACGAGTTAATCCACTTATTGTATTGTTTGCTCGGTCAACATAAGAATAACCAATCAACTCATCACCAATTAATATGGTTCCGTTGATCGGGAATCCATAAGCATTGTCTACTGCAAATGCTCCTGAGTTCAATGAAATATAAGATGCTAACACAGTAATTTGATAATCATTAACACCTGTAATAGCTAAACCATAATTATTAAACCATTCAACATAAGGAGCAGTTTGCCATATAGGATCACTTGGTAAATATTGATTTACTGCACTTGGATTACTATATACTAATTCAGGAGTTATAAACTGCTGAACATCTGTATTATATTGTGAAGGTAAATCAAAATCAGTTATAGTTCCTGCATATAATTCAGAACCTGTATACTTAAATAAGAACTCTTTAATTACCACGTGATAAGGTTTTACTTCATTAATATAACCAGCTAAGAAATCTTGATTATCAGATTGAAATACTTCTAAAGGTAATAATTCACGTATAGTATGTCCAACGTCAATGAATGATGTTTTATTCAACCATGGCAAATAATTTTGTGATTCAATTGTTTCGCTTTGAATATATTCAAATAATAATACCAAACTTTTATTTCTATAAATTAATAATTCATCATTATAAATTTCTTCATTTAATGCTCTAACTATACTACGGGTTTCTTGTGATGGATATGTATCATAAGGTGTAGTATCATAAAAATTATCACCAAATCCTAATCTAGCCGCTGAATAATCCCATAAATCACTACTAAACTCAATGGTACCATCTTGTAATCCAATACGTTCCCATGCATTTAAATTAGTATAAACATAAGTTTCTGATTTACCATTACCATTTGCATTAACGGTAACAATTAAACCGGGTGTGGCATTTATTGTTGCTAGGTCAGCATATATAGGTACTTGTAATGCCGATTTAGTATTATCATCATAACCGGTTGCCCACCAATTAATATAATACCAATAATCTGTAGTGGCATAGAATGGTATAATTGGTCCGGTCCAAGGATTGACACTATAATATGGACTTGTAGGATCTGTATTATATACAGGGTCAGTTGAACGATTTATTACACCTTCAGTATATAAGAACAATGACCTACGTGTTTCGCTTATAGGATATTGTGCTAATACTGTATTAGCATATGTTAAATAATTTTTCAATGCAAGGAATCTATTAACAAAGAAACTTTGTCTTGGTCTTGCATATATACCATATTGTACTGGTTTTGGTAAGTATGGGTCAGGTACAACCGCGCCTGATTCATCTACTCCGCACAAACTATCAAGCATTCTATCATATAATGATTCAGGTACATCTAATCCATTAGTAGTAGGTAAGCCTGGTAAGAAATCATCAGCATAGTTAGTACGAATTAAATTATATAAACTATGTGACACATCATCATTTGTTCCAGTACTAAATCCAATATGTAATACTGTATCATTAGCATTAATGTTGTCACCGCAATTATATAAAGCAAATATATCTTGTTCTAAAGGCGCAAAGTAACTTATACCAGAATTAATAGGAGATGCAATATAAGATTGAATAATGCTATCTGCTAGTGTTTTTCCACGCTTAGTGAATATAATATTAGTATTTCTTACCCAATAGAAATATATAGGAGTTAATACACCGGTAGCATTTAGTGTATATTCTATTGCAAATCTATCAGTATTAAACGGTGTGCCTGGACCAGTATATGATATCGGTGGTACATTACTTGTTATCCAACTGTAAACAGTTACATCACTACCCGGGAATACTTGTCCCCACCATTTACTATTATATACAATATTATCTTGATGATAATTTACAAAACGTGTTGTACTTGTATTAAACCATAATTGTCCAACTTGGGCAGCTCCCCAAACCATATCACCTTTAACAGTACTATTATACCCAGCTGGATCACTATTAGATACTACATCAATATTCTCTCTGACTGAACCTAATATTTTACCTTGCAATGGATCAATATAATCTAAATTATCCAATGTGTTATTAGTTAAAGCACTATACAATTGAATATTTTGAATTCTATTAATATCAACTACTGGACTTGAGTTTCTATACACACTCCAATCAGGTGTACCAGTAGAATTAAAATATGTTACAATTTGTCCTGCAATAGTATCTGGTTTAAAATCAGGTGTACCAATAACTACATGTGATGCATTAAAATCTACTGCATGTCCATACATTGGTTGATTCCCGTATGTTTCATTAAGATCATTAACACTTTGTGCATATACAAAATTACCACAGTTTGATAATGATTCATTATATACTGATAGATAATCAAACATATATACAGCTCCTGCATTTCTATATGTGTCTACCCATTGTGTTGCATTATTATCAAATAATGTGTCATTATCATAATCTTCATCATCTGTAGAATCAAAAGTTGTTGCTTCATAACGTGTTGCAGTAGGTGCACTTACAACAAACGAATTAAATTCATTAAATTTAACTAAATTGCCAAATTGAGTTGTACCTTGTAAATGAGGGTCATTAATTACTTGTGTTTGCGTGTATGTATTAAATCCTAATTCTGCCCATGTCGCATTGTTTAATACTGTAACATTAAGTTTATCATTAACTGATGCTAATGCATTATCTATTAAACTAATAATTAACTTACCGTCAATTGCGGTTGCTTGAACATTAGTAATATTTGATTGATTAATAGTTGCGGCACTAGAAGTTGCATTACCCGCAGATAATACTACTATGTATCCATTAATTAATATTATTCTAGAGGTAGTAATATTACAGTCACTTGTACCAATAATCATACCATACTTACCGCCACCATTAGTATAACGATAAACAGCACCTTCTTGGTTTATACTGTTCAATTCAAAAGGAGCACCAACTAATATCTCAGTAGCATATGTGTTTGTATCAACGCTAATACCAAATTGTACACCAATTTTGGGTGTGCTTTCAGTTGTAAGAGTTTGTGCTAATACAAAGTTATTACTACTGACATTAATAATATCACCGGCTCTTAAACGTTGAATAATACTAAGAGTAGTTCCTATGTTATAATAATTAGAGTCGTCAATTATAGTACCATTTACACTTATATATATAGGAGTATCTTGTTGTATAGCACTCATGGTTCCAGTATCAGTATTTAATTGTACTATAGAGCCGCCTCGTTCAGTAGATATAGTAAATGTAGTTCCTGTAGGTTTAGCTAATATGTAATACACAGTATTCAATGATACTCCCCCGAAGACAGTACCTGTAAATACAATTGGGCTATTCACAATTAAACTAGAACTACTTGCACATGTTAATCGGTCTGTAACAGAACTTGTAGAAGTAACTGTTATTGTAGTTGTTGCCGGTGTCCATGCCAATGTAAACGTTTGCGGAACATCAGCTAAACTTGTAAATTGTGATTCAATATTTTGTACGGTTCTATCATATACATATGTGTAGCCCCAATTTTCAGTAGAGGCATTATAATTTTGATCAGGTGTACCAATTACTACTGTATCACCATAATAATCTGTTGCGATAGAATAACCAAAATTATCAGCATTAGTTAATCCTAAATCAATAGTATTAGATAGTTCATATTCTTCCGTAACCATTGAATAACGGTAAACGTATACTAGGCTAGTAGATGAAGTTACTGCTGATATGTATAACCAATTAGAGTCGCCGGATATAGCAACGGCACTACCCCACTCGGTTACACCAGCTGGTGTTGTTATAGCAGATTGTACTGATTGCAATTGATCCACTGTAGTGTTAACAACCAATTGATATATATAAATTGCAGGTGATACCGTAGGTTGTGATATTACAAATATATCATTAGCATATGCAATAGTTGTACCAAATGATGCAGACCCTGTTAAAGTTTGCATTAATTCATATCTATCAAACAATACATTAAAAGAATAGCGATATACAACACCGGCATCTGCATCACCTATTAGATAACCCAAACTATCAGTATATGCTACAGCACTACCAAATGTTTCTGATCCGTCTTTAACTAATTCTGAATCATATGCATAATTTAAACTTTTACGATAAACAGCCCAATCACCATCATTGTTGGTATCTACCCAAACTTTATTTTTAACAAATTCAGTATTCAATAAAGGCAAATCAATAATATCGCTAGGATTAGCAACACGTTGTGATTGGAATCTAAATCCAATACCTTGCCCAGTTATAATAGTAATTGACGGAGCTAATGTTACGTTAACCAATACACTATTGAGGTCAATTATAGTATTAACTATGTAATAACCATTCAAACTATTATTAAAATTAACAATAGCAAATGGTTGGTATTTTGTTAATCCGTGAGGGTTATTAAATGTTATTGTTGCGGTACCGTTCAAGTTGTTTTTTGCAAACACTACTGCACCTAAACTTACCGGTGTCATTACCTGCCAAGTACCTTGATAATCAGCTAACCAAACATATTGTCCCACATATAATTTTGATAAAGGAGTTACAAGACCACTAGGTGATGTACTATTTGCTAAGTTATAGTAATAATATGCCGCAATACGCATATCACTAAAGTTAGCATAACCGGCATCAGGGAATAATGTTGAAGGTGTATCCACTGGTAACAATGGTAATACATCTGTACTGGTTACCGGACGCCCGTAATTATATAAACTATATAAAGGTACTTCTTGTTGTACACCATCAGTCGCTGTACCATTAGTCAACCCAACAATGCTTGGGTTACCAGTTAATAAATTTTGATTTAATTTGAAGTCAATAAAGTTACTGTTTAGTACTCCGCCAAACTCACCTGATTTAATAGCCCAATTTTCATAGATATTATAATCAATACCACCTTGTGGTAAGTTAGCACCCTTAAAAGCACTGGCTGCATTTAATGTTCCCTTATTCTTAATAAAGTTTTTATAAACATTGATTTGCGTAATATCTGTTAGGTCAGCTAGTGCTAGATAATCACGTGGACGATATCCAATTAAACTAAAACTTAATAGGTCTGCATCATTCTCTAAATTAGCACGATTTACATCATAGTAAATTGTGCTTTCATAAGAACGTGTACTGGTATTAGGTAACAAACCTTTTTGTATTTCATTATAATCTGTTTGTTTCCACTCACGTTCTTCAAATAACTCTTTTGGTTGAATAATGGTAAGAGCAGTCCAATATTTGTTTTTATACTTAACTATACTACCAGTTGTATATTTTACTGTCTTATTCCAATCAAGTACATTATCTTGATTTAAAATGAAGCCTTGAGCATCAACCGTACCATTCCACTCAGCAGTTTTTGCTCCACGTACTGTTATGCGGTTTTGACGTAAACCTGTAGCTAGGTTATAAATCACATCATCAAATAAGGTAACGTTATCAAATACAATACCATGTTCAAAATTACTAATGTTAAATTGTCCATAAGCAACGGTGTCACCTTGATTTAATGGTTGTGCAGTGAATAGTGTTCCATCACGAACTATACTTAAATCTGTACTTTGTATTGGATATAAGTTTTGATTTAATACAAAGTTTTGTCTTTGTAGTGTTAAAGGTTGTACTATATAACTATCTTTGTTAATAGAAATTAAATTTGCTGCCGGATTGATGTTAACAATACTACCCGCTTCCCAACCACATTGTGCCCAGTACAAGTACTCAGCTACCATTTGTCTCCAACTGACAGTTAAACCAGATTCAATTTGTTCAAACAATACGCCTTGACTTGCCAAATATCTACCATATCCATCTAAGAATTGTGCTACTTGTTGTACTGTAATGAATTCAGTTCCGTATGCTACAACCTCTGGTGTATCATAATAATCTCTAGCTAATTGTACGCTCAATCCTTGAACTGAAACTCTTTCATAATTGCCATTGATTTTAGGTGCTAATATTTTAAAATAAGCATTAGTTTGACTATTACCGTATACTTTATATCCAGTAGTGGTTAATTGAATAATTATACCACTATAAACAATCTTATCAAAGGGTTGATTGTCATATAATAATACTTGATAGCTTTCGTCAGGTATTAATAGGCTACTATTATTGCTATTAGCTGTTGACTTTTCAACATAAAATTTTAATAAATTCTTATCGCTAAAGCCAGCTAGTCTATAAACTAATCTAACATCAAGGTTATATAACAAATCAGTAATATTAGTAGTAGCATCAACCCCTACTTGTTTTTCAAAGTCAACAATCCAATTGATATAACTAGTTTTAGCAACACCATTACCGTAAATTTCTATATCACTTATAACTAAATGACTACGATCATTAACTAGATATTGACCAAATTCTTCATTATATTTGTAGTTGTCAATGTCAACCCCTAGGTTAAAGAACTCTGCTGGCTTAGTCAATGCTAGTATACGCATTAGGTCAAATGGCCATGAACTACTTCTACGATACGAGAACTCAGCTGGCCCTACATCACCTACTACCCAATCACGGTTAAATGATGTGTTGCTATAGTTACCTACTATAGAAACAAAAGGTGATACTAAATTACCTTGACTATCTACCGGTAATACCTGTAATAATTGTGGACGAATTGCATGTGTAATAACAATCGGATTGCCGTTATTCCAATCAATACCTTCTGCTAAGTCATTCCATAATACTAAGTTATCACTAGTGTATGGTGCGGGTCCATAACGTGTTTGCCACCAAGTTGGTTCGTTAGTAAAGCCCAACATTTCCCAAGGCTTAGTATCGGGGTTACTAGTGTCATAGAAATATTCATATATACCTCTCCAATAACCCTGAGGTATAACCTCATTGTTTATTCTATTACCACTTTGGTTATAGTTGTAAGTATATTCATTTGCCGAGTTATAAAATTGAGTTTTATAACTAATTCTATTTTGACCTACCCAATCTAAAAAGCTAGTTGAATATATTTGTAATATTTCATCATAACTATAATCTGTATCTCTAAAGAAACCCGGTAATACTTCATATTCTTGTATAGGAATAACATTACTTAATTTTAAGTTATTATATATACGTTTTTCAAATTCAAATAATACCTGATCTCTAAAATCAATTAATACGCCGTCAATGTAATCACCATATAATTTATTATATGAACCATCATGCCCTACAATAAAATATGTAGGTTGAAAATATGCTGTATCTAGTGTAACAGTAGGTATAGTTGAAGGATACAATCCTAATTTAGTTGGGGTATTTGGAACATAACTACCATACGTTTGATTATATTCTTTAATTGTAATTTGATCACCTGGTGCTAAATCTAATGTTACTGTTAATGAAGGGCTATCATTACTTACTGTATAATCAACACCACTAATTAACTGAGTTATTATTCCAACTGAGTTGGTCAAATAAACTAATACTCCATTATAATTAGCTGTAGCAAAATTATATATTTTACTTAATGGATATATACTTACGTCCAATGCATTTGCAAAACTATATGTATTGGTAATATATGCCGCTTTAGATGGCAACATATCACTCCAAAAGAAACTACTACTATCTGTTTTTGATTTAGTAATAGTATCTAATGCATTATCTAACATAGTTGACGGGGACAACCGTTCAATAAAATCAGTAGTATTAATTGTATCAACTAATAGAGATTTAAACGTAATATATTCTCTACTATTATACATTAACGCATTAAATAGGTTGTGATTTTGTTTACGTAGGAATGTGCCAGGTAATACTAAACTTGCACTATTTTGTATAATCTTATTACCATATGGTACCATATTACCTAAGTCACGGTAATTGTTTGCACCAAATACGTCACCAGTAGTGTTTGGGTTATTGTAGAAACTACTTTGATATTGCCCACGTATATCACCTACATTAACAACAGTGATATCTGCATTTAACGGGTTATTATTTAAATTTACCGGTATTTCATAATATGCAGTTTCACTTACCTGATCACTTAATAATAATATTTCAACTACGGTATCTACTAATGGGTTAGGCACAGTAAAAGTTACTATAGTTTGAGTGGCAGTTGTTTCTACTGTATAATCACTTGCATATTGTATTTTATTGTTTACAAATAATTGTATAGTAGGCCATGGACTATCTGATAGTTTAGCGATATCACATGTAAATGTTGACGTTGGGTTTGCGGCATAATAATCAAACTCAAATATTTGATACTGTATGCTAGGACCAATTGATGTTTGCCAACCTAATTGTCTAGTTGAAGTTGTTAAATCAGAATAATTATAAACATATCCAGTGTTAACTTTTTGTGTAATAGGAGTAGTACCACTTACATAATTAAAAGTAGATGAATTTAATGATACATCAAAACTAATATCACCAACATTGTCTACGGAACTGTATAACAAAGGAAATGATAATATTGGATCATCCATTCCTGAACCTATACCGTATGCAAATAATTTGTTACCAGTAAATGATGTACCAACATATACTGTACTGTCACCAAAACTAATTCCGTTATTATCAAATACATCAAATAAAGGTGGTTGATTTAGTGTGGTTTTTTGTTGACTTTCCATCCACTCTAGACCATCAAAGTGAAAATCCATACCTTGATAGTTATAACCTCTAAATGCAACAGTTTGCTCATCAGCTAATACTAAACCATCGTCAGCCTGTGATAATGTGATTACCGGAGTATCACCGGGTACTAGCGTAGAAAATCTAACAACATATATTTTATTTCTTACTTCTAATGTAGTGTCGGCTGCAAATACAATTCGTGCTCCGTCAAATAGTGCATAACTATCATTTTGTGTATCATTAGCTATTAATGAGGCAACTGCAGTAGACCCAATGGTTTGAGAAGTAGACCAAGCTACTGTTAATGTAAGTGTTGTAGTTCCAGAAATACTAGTAATTTGGCTATTTCTTGGTAATATGTTTGTGCTGTCATTTATATATTGACCAACTTGAAATGAACCTGTTACTGCACTACTGAGTATTGTAATAGTTGTGCTAGTTCCTGTAACGCCGTTGATAGTAGCAGTATAAGCAGTATATACTTCTACGTCAGGATAATAATTTTCTTGACCAGCTACTTGATTAGCGGCATCTGTTGTTCTAAAATCAATAAAATCAATTGGTGGTTTACCAATAATACCTGAATCAAATAAACGTAAATTAGGATAAAATTCAATAATAGGACGTTTGGCTTTATTTTCTGGTGTTGCATAAATTGTAGCTAAAGCCGGATTGCTATTATAGGTAGCAGTAGCATTAATTACATCTATATGAAACCATCTGTTACTACGTGACCAAGCATTTTTATCAATACTATTTCTAGCAATAGTAATATAATCAGGTGTAACCGGAATATATAAATTAACATCATAGTTTCCAATATCATATGGTGTTGTGTCAAACGGTATGTATGTACCAGAAGTAAACGGTTCCGGAGCTATTAGAGTGGTTACTGGAATTAATTCTATTGCAGTACCCACACCTTCTACATAGTATCTAATATTTTCATAGCTAGTAGGATAAATGTCGCCGGTAAATATTACTTTTAATCCATTAGTAAACACTATACCATTTGGGCTAGTATAGTTAGCTTTACCAATAATATCAGTAACTACGTCAATACGATTAGTTGTGTTGCTAGATATTAATCTAATTTGGCCAACTTTATTACCTGAGGTACCGTCTTGATAATATAATGTATCAAGTATAGCACTCATATAAGGTATTAATGATATACTATCACTAGTATTTCTATAGAATGTTCTGCCAATATATTCCGTACCAAAATTAGCAGTAATGTTTTCCTGTACAGGAATAGTACCGCTATTAATTAATCTAATTACAGGGTCTGTTGGATCACCTTCATATGTGATTGTATAAAAAGTAGCTGATATGTCAGTATAGTATCCACCCTCATAGTTTTCAAAATTTGTACTATTCCCGGGAGGAGTGTAAGGTGAACCACCATTTTCATCATATAGGGTAGTATCATAGAACTTAGAAACATATCCAGTTAATACAATTGCAGTACCGTTACCGGCTCCAACTCCAGTAGCAATAAATGAAACACCTACTGTGTTAGAAGTTGCACCAATTAAGGTAAAATCTGTAGTACCAATTGTGTCTATAGTATATGTGCTGCCAACTTCAAATGAACCGGCATCAACTAATGACTGTAGACCAGTGTTATAGAACATTAAGGTGAGACCTTCTAATGAAGTAATACCATCTATACCATTTTCTAAACTACTAACTAATACTCCATTAACTTGATCGTAAGGCAATGTGCTTACTACATCAACCCGATTGTTGCCGGGAAAATCATATTCATCTTGTGCATTTTTAAATGGAACAGTAAATGTTACAATGCCAACTTCTGCACCGTTGTTATCAACACCTAATATATCACGTGTTTGTACATTGGTTTGATTAGGATCAAATCCAGTAACACCCGGCATACCTTGAATCCAAAATTGGCTATCTTGGTTTACACTAAAACGATATGTACCCCCACGTAATAACGTCAATGACGGATTAGTAGAACCTTGTGCTTGTCCATCAGCCGTTACCAAATAACCGTTTGGGTTACTTGTAATAATATAATCTGTAGCATTATAAACTGTCTCTGTACTAACTGTTACTGCTTCTGGACCTTCTGGAATCCAATAATATTGATTAAAGTTAATAATTTTATCTAGGTTAGTAAAACTATCCCATGAATAAATTTGACTTGTGAAAAGTCTATTGTTGTTATTTACTAATGCACCTTCTAATTCTAATCCGTCAATAATACCTGGGTAACTAATAAAATCTTGAGCAGTACTTGTATCTTTCTTAAGAAATGTTACTCCCGGATCAAGTTGATAATCTGTTCTAGTTTTTGTAGGTTCAGTAACATAATAGTTTTTAGCATTAACACCATAACCAAATCTACTACCTATATAACCTTCAATACGTTTAGTATTAGGTTGGTCTACTATTTGATCCAACGTTGCATTTAAAAATTGACTATTGGTAGTTGTTTTAAATATTTCAGGTAGAAAATTTAATGTTCTAATTCTTGTTGCCATTATTTCTCTCTATGGTTATATATTACTTATCTTATCTGTAACTGTGCTGGTGTAAGTGCCGCAATCACAAGAACATCATTTGCTGTTGCACCATTTGCAAATATTTCATATGGTGCTGATTTAATTTCATATAAATCACCAAAACTCATTGTAGGATCGTTTGGAACTAATACAGCAGAACTAATTAAATCTCCTACTTGAGCATGTAAGTATGCACTTAATTCACTAAAGTAAAACGTATCACCAAAGTTCCAGTTGTTAATATGAAAATATGTATTCATAGCAGAGAGTACAGCACTACGTATTTCACTATCACTTGCATTTGTATTACCTGCCTTAATAACTTTAACAGTAGCTCTTAATTGTGCAGGAGCTTTAGGACCAAATAATGGGACAAATACGACACTATTTAAAATAACACTATCACTTAACATCTTGTAATCATTTAATAATCCATATGCCTGCGTTAATTCAGTAATTGTTGGCTTGTCTGGCATTGGTACTGTGTTAGTAATATCTTGTAACCAATTTTGATAAGCGGTGTAGTAAGCTTGTGTTACTACATACAAATCAATAATATTTGTAGTTGCAGGATCAATACGTGTTGTGTTATTACTATTATGACGATATTGGAATTGTAATCCTTGACGACCTGGTTGCATAATATATTGTGGTTGTTCCGTAACAATATAAAAGGGTGTATTAACTGTTTGGTCTTGTACAGTTATATAAAATAAATTATCTGTGTACGCATAGAATAACTGTCCTTCTGGATATTCATATTTAACCACTTCTATTTGAGTTTTAGTTGCATATTGATATACCACTTCAGTAGATGCAATTAACTGATAGCGTGATAAATTAATTGCATCTTGTATTAATACAAAAAATGCATATACACCTATATTAGTATTGCCGTTAACATAACCAGTAACTTCGGTAAAGAAATCTGGGTTACTAACAATAGTTCTATCATTAACATCTATACTTGCTACTTCAACTTCAAAATCATTTACATAGCCGTCACTTTCAACTGTTTGTCCAATAATACTTGATGTGATAGGAGTTGCTAATGGATAGTTACTACTAGGTTGTGTGTTAGTTGCTAATACTTTAACAAAGTCTTGTAATATTTTTCCACTAAATGGATCATATACTAGTTTACCATTTTCAAACGTGAAGCGTGTATCAGCTACACTACCAAAATAGTATCTCAATGAACGGTATGATATGCTATAACGATTATTACCTAAACTTAATATGTTTACAAAATAATTACTAGCATCATATGAGCCAATACTCCAACGATCCTGTGCTATAGTCAAACTGTTATCAAATATTAAACTAAAACTTTGATTAAGTTCCATTCTAACAATGCATTCTTGTATTACTATACTAGGCAATGAGTTATCAAATGCAGGTAATATTGTAGATACTATTGCACCTTGAGGTACATAACCGTTTAACGTTATTGGTCCTAACCCATTACTGAATGCGCCCTCGCCATTATTATAACCATCACCCACTACATTTAATACAGTAGTCCATATATACGTTTTATCTGATGGGCCTGCAATACCTGCTATTAAACGATTAGTGTCACTAAAATAATATCCGGCTGGTGCAGTAAATTTCATCATTGCACCCTTAGTGGTATATTTCATATTATGTGTGGAATATGTTCCTACTGGAATAGGAGTGTTATCACTACCATTAATATTAAAGAAATAACCAGTTAAACTATTAGCATCTACTGTTTGTTCTTGCCAATATACTGTACCGTCACCTGATGCTGTGTTAACAGGATAACGTGTGTAATTTTGTATATAATATTGTCTAGCACGATTATCTGCTAATAAGGCTGCTAATGTATCTGTTAAAAAGGTAATGATATCACCTGATGTATTGATAGTTAATAGTGTATTGCCATCAGTATCATTTTGATACATACCGCCATCACTTGCAAATGAATTAGTGCTGGAGTATTTTCCGGTTGGATCTAACAGGTCTAAGTTTTTTGATACACCAACAGAACTACGGTTAATAGCTTTGCTTTTAATAATAGAACTGTATAATGTATATGGGAAATTGTTGTAATCTTCACCATTAACCATTCTATTCTGGGTGTAGTAGCGGGAAGGGGCACGTTGTTTAATGTTTGCTAATGTTTCTCTTGCCTGTGCATTTGACACTGGTGTCTGTAATTCTAATCCTAATGTAAGTGTTTCTGTTCGTCCTACCCTACTAACATAACTTATGGTAACTGATAGATTTTGCATCTCATTTGGATCAATAGTATATGTTAATGCATTGCCTGCACGTACATATGCTCTAAAGGTGCCAACTGGGATTTCGGAAAATACTCCATCACCAAAAACGTAACTAACTTGGTCATTAAATCTAGAACCAACTGAAAATATTCTGCGTACACTGCCTTCAGTTTGTAGGTAAGCATCTGCATAAACATTTTCTACTTGATTCCATAATGTTCTAGTTGTAGTAGAACTATTATCTGTACTTAATTGATACAACCAAGTATCTGTATTATTGATACCTTGAATGTCAATATCAACCACTTGATTACTAATTTGTTGTGCTAAATTGAAATCAAAATTCTGTAGTGTTCCTTGCTTGAAATAAAAGAAGAAACCTGTATTAGGACTACCATAACCTAATTTATCATTGCGATAAGCCATATTCATTCTGCCACTTGGTGCAGGTGGAATCTCATAAACATAATCTTCATTCAATGTAGTTGAACTAACTAATTCAAAATTCATTGCTTGGTTATCTACTACTGCTGTAAACGGTACTATTGGCAATGTTGTTTGAGGGATATTAATTGCATATTCATCAGTTTTAATACCGGATATCTGAGCACTATTCCCTGGGCGACCAATACGTTGAGTATTAATTAATGTAGCATTGATGATTGTATTGTATTGCTCTAGCCAATTGATATTAGCAGGATCATTCCATAATACGGTTTGATTGCTTAAATTAAATCCATTCAAATCTGTAATATTTTCAGTAGTTTGGATACTTGTTACTTTGATATAACCTTGACCGGCTAAATTACGTTTAGGAGTATAGCTGACTAAGTTAGCTAACTTAACAACACTATCTCTGCGTTCGGCTGTATCAATAAAGTTTTCACGGGCATTTAAGTCGCTACGAAATGCAAGACCTTGACCCATAAACGCCATAACGTCCATTAACGCAATGAATTCACTTGATTCAATATAATCGTTGAAGGTTTCTGGATAGTAAACACGTAGATAGTCAATGAAACTTTTACGCAATGTTTCATAGTCATATGAACGGAAATCGGCTTCACGGAAGGTTTGATAGATTGCCTTCCAATCATTGACGCCGAATAATGCTGATTGTCGTGAACTTGTAGCCATAATGGTATTCTCTTTTAAGTATTTATCTTAAATGAAAACACCACTTTTGTAAGATTATTGAATTACTGCTGTGTTAGTGCTATTATTGAAGAAAACACTAAGCATTTGTGCATTATTAAATGGTGCTATGGCTAATTCTACTTCTATTAATATACCATTTTCTTGAGGATATGCGCTAACAGTATTAACTATTAGTCTTGGATCTTGATTAGCCACTCGTCTGATTTCTGTTTCTAATTTGTTTTGTACGTCAAAGGTGTTAGGTTCAAACACAAAACTCCAAAGAGTAGTACCATAACCCGGATTTCCTACTTTTTGCCCCTGTTGGATATTCAATGCATTAAGAAAATCTTGTATAACTAATTGTCGGTCAACTAATCTAAACTTTTTTCCAGGAATAACCGGCAGCACTGTAGAACCTACGCCACCTGCAATACCAGCTGGTAAATTAGTAGAACGTGGCTTGTTAGCGTTAATTGTACTGAATCCAATGTATGATGGCATATTGTTATCCTATATTTTTATTTAGTTTTATTTGTGAAAGTGTCTGTGCAGCCATCTTATTTAAATTAAGTCCGGCTAGTACTTCTGTTTTAGCTGTTGCTTCTGCTATTGCAATAGCCGGGTCACCTGCAGGTAAGTCTTGTTTTGCTTTTTCTAATGCGTCAGTTGCTTGTGTTACTTTTTCTTTTGATTCTTGTAACTGTGCTTGTAAATCTTTAAGTTTTGCTAGTCCGGCTTTATATGTATCTTCATTAGTACCGCCAAAGTTTGGTACAGGTATTTTTGCATCACCTAATAGACTAGTAACCTGTGATTTTAATTCACTACGGTCAGTAGTATTGATAGCTACAGTAGGTAACTTAATTTGTACTGAGCCACCTGAACTCATTGCGCTGATAGCGGCATTTAGTTGCGCGGACGCACCAACTGGTAAACCTGCAGACGCTAATGAAGCTAGTGTAAGTTTACCACTCTTTAAATCGTCTAGTCCTTTTGTTAATGCACCGGCTGCCCCCGATATAGCACTTAACGCACCTGAAGATGCTAATGGATTAGCAGATGCTAAACCTGCTATCCCATTTGTAATAGCAGATGCTTGTCCAATTAATCCTGTTACTGCGCCAACGCCAGGCACGCTATTAATTGCGCCAACTGCATTATTAACTACAGAAGCAACTACACTAGCACCGCCCGGTAATGCCCCCAATCCAGTAGATAGATTTGATGTTATACCTGTTGCGGTTTTTAATAATCCACTAGCAGCTCCTGTAACTCCTGCAATTGCTCCGGTTATTCCGCTAGTTACCGATCCTACTGCTCCGCTAATTGCACCAGTTAAACCTCCTGTTACTGCACCCAATGCACCAGTTAAACCTCCTGTTACTGCACCCAATGCACCTGATAATGGGTTAGACACCGGAGCTTGTGCTGCCGCTTGTGCTTTTTCAGTTATATCTTTGATATTTTGAGGCACACCAACACTTAGTGTCGGTAACGCACTGCTAATTGCCGCAAATGCACTACCTGCTACACCCTTAGCACTATCTAATAATCCGGCTATACCAGCAACAGCACCTTTAGCCATTCCAGTTAAGGACGTTGCTATACTACTTAAACCACCTGTTACAGTACTTGCTAAGTTTCCTGCAAAATTACCTGCTGATAATAAACTATTTGCTGATCCTAATACACTATTCAATGCTCCTGTTGCGGCGCCAACTACATTTGATATTGCTCCGTTTACTGCACCTGTTAATGCATTGGCTGCGTTGCTAACAAGGTTTACAGTATTTTGTATTCCGGCTGTTGCCGCAGACATTACTACTCCTGCAAGTGATGCTTCTTTTCCTGTAATCAATCCAGTTGATACTAATGCAGATTGTGCTTGAGTGAACGTAGTAACTTGAGTAGCAACTTGTGCTACAGGGTTATTAACATAACTATTTAAATCACCTGATGTAAACAAATTAGGAGTCAATGCTTGTTTTATTGTTTTTCCACCTTGTACTAAGTTATTAACCAATGCTGCCGCACCCGGTTTGATAATACCACCCGCTTCTAATTGCGCAGGACTTTGTGCCATTGCACCTACTGCCGCAACTGCACCTTGTGCTGTTTCTACTATACCCGCGCCTAATTTAACTGCGGCAGCGGCAGGCCCTGATGCGGCTAATGTTGATATTTGACCAACCATTGCGCCTGTAACATTTTTATCTAATGCCGCGCTAATTGCAGCCGATGGAGGTACAGTGGCTGCAACTGATGCTGTTACTGCAGTGGTTGGTGCGCCTGCATTTGCATTTGCTGCCGCTAATGCCGGACTAGGTGCAGCTGGCAATGCCGCACTTGCATTGTTATTAACTTTAACATCAACACCTTGATTTGCACTAGCCCAGGGTGCATGTGCCGGTGCTCTACTTACAATACTCAATAATTTACCCGGTGCCGCTAGCCAACCCTTAGTAGCATCATTTAATGTATCAGTATGCGCTACTATTGGTAATGGTTTTACTTCTTGTGGTACTAAGCTAGATGAACCTGTATTCAAATTAATCTTACTACCATTAAAATATGTTATTGCATCACTATAGAATGATGCGTCAGCTCCACTAGCAAAACTCATCTTACCATCTACTTTGGTTGTATAGGCTCCGGCAGTGTATAAACTAAAATCTGTTCCAACTTTTTGTGTAGTTTGTTTTTCACTACTAATTGCAATCGTATCAGCACTTATGTTTAGTGCTTTACCTGCATTGATATTAATATTGTTATCGGCATGTAAATTTAAATCACCCTGTGTTCTAACGTTGAATGAATTAGTAGAATACATATCTATTGTACCTTCTTTACCTAATTCAATATAACTTTGTCCGTTAGCATGAATGATAAACAATGTTTGCCCGTCATCACTCATTAATATTTGATGTCCTAAACTACTACGTATCCTTACTAATTGGTCTCTACCTAATATATCTCCGTCATCCATTACTAAAGTATGTCCACCTCTACGTGCAACAACTTTTAATCCAGTATCTTTGCCACTAGTAGCGGCATCAGCAATTGTTTCATCAGTAAATCCACCTTCATATATAGGACGGCCCGGTGTACTTACTCCCCAGCCAACACGACTTGGTGCTTCACGTTGTGCGCTTGAACCAATAACACCTCTAATTGGATCTCTAATTAAACCCTGTTGTGCTAATATACTAGCAACATAGCTATGTACGGGTTTGGCATCAGTTAAAAACTTATTACTATTAGCAATACCTTCATTGTTTGTGTTAAGGTTAACGACTGGTAAACGTACTGCACCGCCTAATCCTTTTGCTTCACCTGCATTTGCAACAATATTGTCAGTACCACCAATTGCCGGCACCATTTGTAATGCTTCTGCTTGTGGTACACATCCTATCCAAAAACCATAATTAGGATCGCCGTTAATGAATATACATATAACTGTTGTGCCAATATCAGGTTGGCTATTCCACATACCATAGCTGTTTGGATTTTTTATATATTCGCCGTAACCTGTATTTGCACTTGAGGGCGTTGTTACTCCGTAAAAGGGAGTCATATAACTAACGGTTACCCATGAATTACTATCATCAGGATTTGTACTGCCTAAATCACTGATGTATACTTGCAATCTGCCTGAACGTACCGGGTCAATATTATCCTTAACAACACCAAATAAAGGAACGCTACGTAGTACGGCTCCTCCTGCATCCGGTTTACTTGCTTTTGTACTACCTCTAGGTTTTATTTCATCATATGCCATATATTATGCTCCGCCCCTTGGTCTTCCTAATAATCTTAATTGAGCATTTGTTGCTACGTTATCTCTTACTCTGGCAGCTAATGCCGCATTAGCTAATTCTATTTCTCTACCACCTTGATTTGCAGGTTGTTTTGTTGGGTTTACTACGTTATCATCATTAGATTCAGATGATGCATTAAGGGCTTTGTTTGTATTGTTGGCACCTGCACCTAAAGTAGCAGCCAATCTAGCTGTTTCAGCGGCCGATTCATTTGGTGCATAAGCATATCTATTACCAGCATTTGCTAAACGATTACTTTCTGCGGCTGCTTGATTTGCAGTGTTTTCAAATCTAGTTGATGATGCAATAGGTCTTCCAGCTTCATTATTAGATTCTTTAGATACTATATCTGTCATAGGATTTATTCTACATTCTAACTCTTGTGTAAATTTACCTTTTGAAAAACTACTATTAACTTCTATGACCTGATAACTTACACCTTTAACCACTGATGAAACTTCTTTTGGGTATTTCCAAAATAATATAGATTGATTTATAGTTAGCAATCCGTCATCATTGTTATAATCTTCTGCTTCTTTGAAATCTATTTCAATAAATACCTGTCCACCATTTGGATTTATAGTAAATCCTTTTCCATAAAATTGACGATATACTTGATTTGCTGAACTAGGGCTCTCTTGCATTAAAAAATCAGGGTCACCCATAATAGTAACTTTTGCTGTTGCATATGCACCTGGATCAAATAAACTAGTTAGATAAGAATTTTGTGCTTCTTTACCTACATCTAATTTACCGGTTCTATCTTCATTTTGTCGTTTGCCGTCTACAGTAGCTATATCTTGACCACCACCTTGACTTGCAGGAGCTCCGGTTGGATTCAATGCTGCCAAAAAATACGCATTATCTAATTTCTGTTCGTAATTTATTATTTCTGAATTTTTACCAGTAAACCAGTACTCATATCTTTTATGCGGACCATAATATTTTGTTGTGGTGTTTACATAGGGACTAGTAACATACGGAGTTGCATAGGGTTGTATAACATATGTAATTTCATAAGCAAAATCACCTGCTACTTTGTCAAACCCTAAACATTTAACTTCAGCACCCAAATTATACCATTTAATGGCATCTGGTTTAGGATCCGGAACATCAGGACCACCTTTGCTAGCAGGAGGAGGTTGTACAGTTGATTTTATAACTACATTTAATGCATCAGTTAGATAAGAACTTTGTGATATAATTGAACTTACTGCTTGCATTATAGATATATCATTAGCAAAAGTAATAGTCCTACTATTACTATTAGGTGTAGCAGATACAGATACACCTTCATTTACTTGATTAATGTTTTTAGCTACACTCATGGGCCATGTTGATTTATTTACATCAGCAACACTTACAATTGTTGCGCCGCCTATTTCTGTTTCAGCATTTCCTAAATATCTAATTTTATAAACATTTGGTATAATACCATCTGGAGTCTCTGAGTCAACTCTGTTTCGTTGATATTGATTTAATTGATTTACTAAACTGTTTAATACTTGGTCTACTGTATTACCTTGATATCGTCCGCCACGATCCAGTCTACCATATTTTACTCCATATGCTGTATTAGGGGCAATTGGTGCTGCCATAATATTATATACTGTCATTTTACCATCAAGTTTAAATTTAAAACTTTTAATTTTGATGTCAAAAAATCTTTCATATACTCCGCCCGAGTCGCCGGTCGTATCCATTTTATCTTGATTGTATGTTGTGTCAGAAGAAATTTCTTTTCCGTTTTCATCGTAACCTTGAAATCTAATGCCTAATATAAAAAATTGTCTACCGGCATTAGATAAATCGTTATAATTTTTTAACTTACTTTTATTTCGTAATATCTGTGCCGCATTTGTTATTTTTGATATAAATGAAAATCCATATGGTTCATAAATGTTAAAAGAAATTTCGCTATCATTGGATGCTGTGCTAGTAGCAGGGCCTGCTGTCTTTGTTTTAATTTTTAAATCATCTATATAAAAATCATAATCAAATGCACGTTTACTTGTTTTATTGTTTATACCACCACTTTGTGCTATGATATATGCACCTGACATACTGTTTTCAACTTCAGTTGCTACTTGTGGATTAGCCGCATTATTAATAGCATTAATGTTATTTCTACCAGACCGAATAAATGCATCATACGCATCAGGTGTTATCATGTATAGTGTAAGTTGATAAGTGTAACTTGATAAGCTTCCTAATGGGTTTTGCGGGCGCATACCAGGCTTTTGACTATCCGGTGCCGCTTGTTGTGCGGCTACTTGTGCTGATTTTGGTCTGTCTGCCGTAATAACTATTTCTGGTACATCAGACAAGTTACCAGATGGATTAGGATTTGCTTCTGCTTGACCTTCTTTGTTTGCCCCGCTATCACCATCAGCTTCTCTAGTAAGATTATTTGGATTAGTTTTGTTTTCTATTGCAGGTGGAATTGGTTCTTCAATGGCCATTTATAGTCCCAATAATTGTTTTAAGAAATCTGCTTTAGGCAAATATATACCCACACCAGCAACAAAATCAAAATAAGGATCTTTTAATCTGTTTGGATTTCGTTGAGCAAATACCCACCACAATCTACTATCAGCATATAAATCATATGCTAACATATCTGGACGATATTCATATACTAATGTAATCTCCCAATATATATCAGAAGGCTGTTTAAGTATAGGCCTATCTACCATTATATCTAAAAACTTACTATTAACTACATCAGTAGCATAGTACGGACTTGTTGCCGGATAAAGTGCATTGTTTGACATTACCAAATTCCTCCGCCACTGCGTTTACTACCCTGTAGTAATTTGCCAGTAGCATATTCTCTTAAACTAAATGTATTACTTATATCATTACGTGTTACAATTGGATATGCAACTAATGATATTGATATTTTTGTAGGTACATATGTAGGTTGAGTGTTTGATTGCTTTTGCCAATTAGGAGCACTTTCAGTACCGCCAAAATTTAAACCATTAACTTGTAATCTACGACATGATACCCCGTCATCTGCTATTACATCATTACCACTATCATAACCAGTTGAATTAACACCAGATAATAATGTTGGACTGGCTGCTCTTATATAGTCTACATCATTTGGTAAATTATAATTAAATGAAGATATTACTAAAGGATGTCTATCAAATTGAAACTCTCCCATACCTGATAGGTAACATAATGGGGGAGGCGTACCTGGTTTAGGTATTTGATCTTGGCCATAAAACATCTTGGTAACTGACCTAAAGAAATGTATTACTGCTAACATATAATTTGCTTCATCATTATCTTGTGCAGTAAAATCACAGTTAATACTAATTTGGTCTATACTACTATTCTTATATTGGAATATTTTGTAATTGCTATGTGTTAATTCACCAGCATCATAATGAGCGGCATACGTAACTTGTATCTGTGGGACATATGGAAAAATTACACCATCTGTTTTTACTAAGGGTTTTAATATACCCGGATCTTGTGCTTTATATAAATATCCTGCACTTGGTGCTAAACTTAGTCGTACACGCCAATCACCCTGTGTCTTTGCATTCTCAGCATCTTGTGTAATCTGTTGTGCTCTGGCATTATTAACTGATCCTTGTAAACCTTGCATTCCACCATACGCACCTATTATATCTTGTTCGGTTCTACCTGTTGTTTCATCATATCGTTTACCAGCTTCTAATCTTGCAGCCTCAAACGGATCTTCATCTCCTACTGTAGTAGGTTCATAATGTTCAATATTACTATCACCTGCAGGGTTATTAAAATCATTACTTGCAACAGTAGATTGCGGAACAACTAATTGATTATATAAATCTCCTGTTTCCGGATTCACTGCAACTACTGTAGGTGGTGCAGGATTTTGAACTACGGGAGGAGTTGGGGTAGGAGCAGGCTGAACTGCCGGAGTTGATGCGGCTGTTATTTTAGCTTCTACTGTAGCAATATTTTCATTTAATACAACAACTTCTGCCTTTAATTTTGCAATATAGGCAGCATTCATTTGGTAATTAGGATTAATATTAGCTAGGCTCTGGAGTTTTATCCTCAACGACTCTTTGAGGGCTGCTAGCTCTGCGGTTAATGCGCCTATATTAGCTGTTGACATGGTGTTATACCTTTACTAAATAGTATTTATCGCTATAAAATTTACCCTTTTTTCTATATTGCTGTTGCTTTTCAACAACAAAAGTGTTACAATATATAAAAACATAACAAGGAAACTATGTCTCTACTACCCGCACCACGCAAACCCGTCAACTATCTCAATAATAAAGATATTCTAAAAGAAATACATGAAAGTAAAAACGCATACTGCTGTTTTACTAAACCAGAATATCATCGTTATGACTTCATAGTAGATATGCCCCAAGCACCAATTGATGAAAGTCTTGCATATGCGTTTAAACCTGAAACAATTCAACAAGCAAAAGAAACCCGTGCATTACGTCTTAGTTTGGAACAAGGTAGTAAAGATAGTGTTTCCCCTGAATCAATTCTATTAACAGATTTAGTATTCCGTGTAATGAATTGGGATCACGTTCCTGTTGCACCAAAACAACCCCGCAAAACAGTTAAAAAGAAAACAGCAAAAGATATCTTTGAGTTTGAGGAACCAAATCCAGATGAAATTTTTGCCGACCTAGAAGATAATACAACCAAAGCTGAAGTAGATGACATGGTTCATGTTAAAGTTAATTTTCCCCCATTCCAACATTATAAAATTGATGAAAATAATACATTCTATTGTGTGGGTAAAAGTCATTGGGAAGGTGATCTAGTTACTGGTTCTTTTAATAAAGAACATGGTAAAATTACAAATAAACTTGCCCGTATGTATATTATGATGTGCGAAAAATATGCAATGAAATATAATTGGCGTGGTTATACCTACAACGATGAGATGCGTAATTCAGCTATCCTTCAATTAACATATGTTGGTCTACGATTCAATGAAGCTAAATCAGCAAATCCATTTGCTTATTACACGGCTGCTATCACAAATAGTTTCTGTCGTGTATTGAATACAGAAAAGCGCAATCAAAACATTAGAGATGACATACTAGAAATCAACGGATTAAATCCAAGTTGGAGTCGTCAAGGCTCTGGGTCAAGCAGTACAGTTTACGAAGAATAATTTGTCCAATGGCATTGCTTTGTAGTGCCATATCCTATATAATAAACACATGAGTAACCTTTTCAAAAAAGCCGCTGTTTTTACCGACATTCACTTTGGCCTTAAGTCAAACAGCCTACAACATAATCAAGACTGTGCCAATTTCGTAGATTGGTTCATCACTAAAGCAAAAAGTGAGGGATGTGAAACTTGTTTCTTCTTAGGTGATTATAATCATCATAGGGCAAGTATTAACATTCATACACTACAATTTGGCTTACAGGCATTAGAAAAATTAAGTGCAGCCTTTGATAGAGTTTTCTTTATCCCAGGTAATCATGATTTATATTATCGTGATCGCCGTGACATTCATAGTGTTGAATGGGCTAAACATCTACCTAATCTTACAATCGTTAACGATTTCTTTAGTGAGGGTGATGTAACTATTGCACCATGGCTTGTACAAGATGATTACAAAAAATTAAAAAAACTAAGTGGCAAATATATGTTTGGTCATTTTGAATTACCTCACTTCTACATGAATGCTATGATAGAGATGCCCGATCATGGTGAACTCAATAGTGAACATTTAAATGGATTTGACAAAGTGTTCAGTGGTCATTTCCATAAACGTCAAAGTAAAAAGAATGTATGGTATATTGGTAACGCTTTCCCACATAACTATGCTGATGCAGGTGATGATGCTCGTGGCATGATGGTACTTGAATGGAATCAAGACCCGCAATTTTTTAGTTGGCCAAGACAACCACTATATCGTGTATATAAGCTAAGTGATGTACTAGAAAACCCTGAGGGCTTGCTATTAATTGACAGTCATGTTAGAGTACATCTTGACATTGATATTAGCTATGAAGAAGCTAACTTTATTCGTGAAACATTAATCCCAGAACATAAACTAAGAGAAATGGCATTGATACCTATTAAAGCAGAACAAACAGAGATAGCTGGTTCAGATGGATTACGATTTGAAAGTGTTGACCAAATCGTCATTGACCAAATTAATTCTATTGAATCAAATACATTTGACAAAAAACTATTGTTGGACATTTATAATAACCTATGAGCATTACCCTTAAGAATATTACCCTTCGCAATTTCCTTTCAATTGGACAAATAACACAAGCAGTTTGTTTTGACAGACAAGACTTAACACTTATTCTAGGTGAGAACTTAGACTTAGGTGGTGATGGTGCTCGTAATGGTACAGGTAAGACTACTCTGATTCAGGGTTTATCCTATGCCCTGTTCGGTGTACCAATCAATAGCATTCGTAAAGATAACCTAGTTAATCGTACTAATGGCAAAAACATGATGGTTACACTAGAGTTTAGTGTAGATGGTATTGAATATAAGATTGAACGAGGTCGCAAACCTAATATACTACGATTCTATGTAAACAACGATTTACAAAAGAATACAGACGATGCACAGGGAGAGAATAAAGAAACACAAGTAGCTATTGAAAATGTTATTCACATGAGTGCCGATATGTTCAAACATATTGTTGTGTTGAATACTTATAGTGAGCCGTTCTTGGCACTAAAAACTAATGACCAACGTGCTATTATTGAGCAATTGCTTGGTATTACTTTGTTAAGTGAAAAGGCTGAGGTCATTAAGAACATGATCCGTGATAGCAAAGATAGTATTCAACAAGAAGAATATCGTGTTAAGGGCATTGAAGAAGCTAACAAACGTGTAGCTGAACAGATTGAGGCTTTAAAGCGTAGACAGAAGTTATGGAAAGCAAAGCATGATGAGGATTTGACTAGTTTAGCATTACAGTATGATGAACTAAGCAAGATTGATATTTCCGTTGAGCTTCAAGCACATAAAGATTTAAATGTTTGGAATAAACAGAAAGAGGCACAAGACACATACAATGCGTTAGTTGCACGTTCAACTGCTTGGCAACAAAAACATGACACAGATGTTTCAATAGCGCATAAGGCTTACTCACTTAAAAATGAGTACGATATTGAAGCTGAACTTAAGTCATGGAATGATTTAAAAGATTGGCTACATAATGAAGCAGAACAAAAATCTATAGCAACAATAATTGATACCCTAACCAAAAATATCACAAAAGAAAAAAAATTAATTGATAAATTGGTTCGGGAAGTTAAAGAACTTGAAGATCATAAGTGTTATGCTTGTGGTCAAGACTTCCATGACGATAAGCATTTAGAAGTTACATTAGAAAAGACTACACTACTTGAGAACGCACGTGCTGAATTAGTTCATTTTGAAACACAATTAGCAATCAATGAATCATTGGTTAGTGTATTAGGTGCTAAGCCTACTCCATCATATAAAACAGAAGCGGAAGCTATTCGTCATAGTGGTGATGTAGCTAACTTAAAGAAAGTATGGGAAAATAAGAAACAAGAATCTAATCCATTTAGTGAACAACTAAATGAACTGACTCCGTTAGTGTTAGGTCCTCAACCTATCACTCATTATGATACAGAAGCAGAAGCAATTAAACATTCAAGTGAGGTTGCTAATGTTGTTAAGCAGATTGATAATAAGTCACAAGATACTGATCCATATGCTGAACAAGTAGTTGAAATGGAAACAAAAGCATTACAAGCAATTGACTTTGAAGCTATTAACAAGTTAACACGTACAATGGAACATCAAAAGTTCCTGTTAGATTTGTTAGTTAGCAAAGACAGTTTTGTTCGTAAGAAGATTATTGACCAAAACTTAAGTTACTTAAATCAACGATTGACACATTACTTAGATAAGATTGGTTTACCCCATCAAGTTATATTTCAGAATGATTTGCAAGTTGAGATTACCGAGCTCGGGCGTGAACTTGACTTTGATAACTTGTCAAGGGGTGAACGGAATAGATTGATTCTTGGTTTAAGTTTTGCGTTTAGAGATGTATGGGAATCGTTGTATCGCCCAATCAATACATTGTTTATTGATGAGTTGATTGATAGTGGGCTTGACACGATGGGTGTTGAGAATGCTATTGCTATTCTTAAAGATATGAGCCGACGTAGACAAAAAAGTATTTGGCTTGTAAGTCACCGTGAAGAATTAGCCGGGCGTGTGCCTAGTGTTCTTAAAGTAATTAAAGAAAACGGTTTTACCTCATACTCAACCGCAGTTGACACAGAATAATTTCAAATAGACACAGAGACAGATAAGTATTAACATGACATCACCACAGAAAGCAAAAGGATCAGGATTTGAGAGAGAAGTTGCAAAGTTTCTTTCTGACCTATATGGCGAAAGCTTTATAAGAGCACCTGGATCCGGAGCTTATATTGGTGGTAAAAATCAACATAGAACCGCAGTATTACATGAGGGACAAGTACGTTCTTTCAAAGGTGATATTGTACCCGGTCAAAGTTTCAGTAAAATGAATATTGAATGTAAGTTCTATGCAGATTTTCCTTTTCACTTACTACTTTCAGGCGACTGTAAAGTAATAAATACATGGATTGAACAATTAATAGATGTTGCCGAAGACGGTGATGTAAATTTATTGTTTATGAAGTTTAATAGAAAAGGTCGTTATGTTGCCGTGCAATGCGGCTCAACATGGATAACAGACAATTTTGTCTATTATTCGTCAAGCAAGTTTGGCGATTGGTTAATCGTTGAATTTGATGACTTTTTTCAACACAACAGTACATTATTAAAAAACTATTCAGGTACACCAGACACCACGTCAAACCCAACTGTTATAAGTATCCCAACAACATAATCAAATAAAAATTCGTTGTCTGAGTTTGTCAGACCTCCTTGAAGATGCGGAAACGCTGATGGATCTGGAGTAAGCATAGTTAGTGATAGCTATGGAATACCGAGAGGGCAATCGACAAAGCGAACCCTCAACAAGCTCATCCCTACTTTATCTTTGCGGGGTGAGAAGTGCGTTGCTGAAGAATCAATTGAAATATCATTGATAGCTTCACTACAGTCCCATAACTTTACAGAGCAACCGGTAGCGTTTAATAGCAACAAATAGCTGATTAGACGGGGAAAAGATGACAAAGGATGACGGGCATGGCAAATACCCTTAACCATTGGTAGTGCTGAATAGCACTACCATGGCTTCAAAGCGGCAATATAGTCCATATATTATATAGAGTAAAAGACAATAGATAACCGTAAAAACTAAGAACGAATGAAATGAGTTCTTAGATGAACGAAGTTCATCTTTACATAGATAGCCCGATGTTGATAAATGAATAGTTACGGATTTAATTAGAAGTATGGTAGCCCTGATTTCTTAGTAGTTTCTAAGTTTTCTTCTATCATTTTACCGATATTATTACGTTCGGAAGTAGACATATTTAAAATATCTTCATAGCTGGCACCACCCCTCATATGCCAAGCGTATTTTATAGCTGTGTTTTTAATAGCTTTACTCTCTGCTTCAAGATCATCTATAAGCTTCTGTATATCCTCAGAGTTAAGATATAGAAGCTTTACCCGAAAAAATCAGATACGTTAAGAGTTAGTTTTTGTGTATAGTCATGTGTGCAATGGATACATTTTACATCCAATGGTTTAAGCTGTGATGATTCACGTAATTTCACTGCTGTTACTCTAAGTTGTTCAAACGTTTTACGGTCACAATTTTGTAGGAAATCCAAAATATATTCTTTTTCATTTACCATTGCAGTTGGTGTGCTGATATATTCTAAGGATTCACTAATTAATTCTATACTCAAATTGTTTAATTTTTGCATAGTAATACCAGATTCAGTTTGACGTTCGGCCGGGTCTTCAATGTTTTCTAATTTATTAATAGATTGTTCAATTTCAAATTGTATCATATTGATGTTATTAACCTTTTGATAAGTAAAGGGTTTAAACTTGAAGGTCAGTTCATTTATAATTATAGGATCATCATAATTACCAACTTCAATTCTACTTAGTAATCCTACTAAATTTATATTATATGAAGCTTGTTCAGTACAATTTGGGCATGTTGATTCAATCTCAAGTAAATTACCATTACTTGCGGCTCTAATTGCCACTAATATCGGGTCTAAATCTATACTAGGAATAGACCATGGATCTTTAATATTAGGAACACAGCTTTTAATAATTTCAACTACAGCAGTTCCGTTGAATAATGCGTCTGGAGTTTTGCTTGTTATCTCATCAATTGCAGTCATTGGATATATGGGTAATTCTTTATTTTCAGGTAAATCAATAGATCCAGCTGGGTAAAAGTTACCACCACTGGGTAACTTTAGATAAATTTCAGGTCTACGGAAGTATTGTTTTAATGGATTTGTGTTCATATGTGCTCCTGGGGGTTTTTTAAGACATAAATACTAGTAACTATTTAGTGGGTAAAAAACATGGCAGATTTTAATGATGATGTTGAGGCTATCCGAGAAGCTTTACGTAGACAACGTGAAGTAACTGAAGATGATATATTAGCACGTGAGGGATATGCTAGAAACCAGAATGGCATTATAGGTAAAATAGAATCAGCTTCTAAAAAACGTGCTGACTTAGAAGAAAAAATTAATAAAGAAATTGAAGCTGCTTTTGGTAAAGAAGCCGCACTTAATAATAAACGTCAACGAACCCAAGAAAAACAACAAAGTGAGTTTGAAGAACAAGTAGAACAACTAAAATACACTCGCAATGAGCAAGGTAAATTTGTAAAATCTACCGTTGAATTAACAACTGAACAAAGAAAGACGTTAGCAACCCTTAAAGATGCTAATGCAAAAGCAGAAAAAATTGCCAAGGCTGCAGAAAATCCTGGCGAAGCTTTTCGTGAATTATCAAATAGATTTAAAGATAGTAAAGCAATTGTAGGTGAATTTTCTAATCAAATGCTAGACTCAGTAAAACACAGTAAGACATTAACTGCAACATATCAATTAGTAGGTGCTAGCCTAGAAGGACTTACTAAAGCAACTATGTCAATGGCTAAAAGTCTTTATGCAGGAGAACGTGGTGCTACTGTATCAGCAAAAGCTTTTGGTGAATTAACTGAATCAATTGGTTCTATGATGCAAGGCATAGGAGCTGCAATAACAGTATTATCTTTTTTAACTCCTATAGGTAGATTAGCTAAATTAGCAGCCGTAGGACTAACTGCTCTGGGCGCTGGTATAAAATTATACGGAGAATATCAAAAACTAGGGGCTGAACAAAATAAAAAATTATTTGATAGTTATAATAAACTAAGTGCAAGTGGTTTGGCAGCAAGTAATGGTCTTACTAGTGTGTTTGAAACAGTTCAAACATTAGGTATGACCGCGTCAGAAATAGAAAGATTTAATGAAATCTTAGTAAACAATTCAAAAGAATTAAAACTATTTGGATCTACTGCAGCCGATGGAGCAAAGAAATATACAGAAGTAGCCGGAGCTTTAGTAAAGAGTGATATAGGTCAAAAATTAGAAATGATGGGTGTTACTGCTGATGAACAGCGTGAACATACATTAAGATATATGGCTAACCAAACTCGTATGGGTATGATGCAAGGTAAAACTCAACAAGAGTTAATTAGAGGTTCACAAACATATATTGAAGAATTAGATAAAATTTCAATGATGACCGGTGCTACACGTAAAGAGCAAGAAGAAGCACGTGCGGCAGTTATGGCTGAAGAAAATCTACGTGCCGCAATGCTTCAAGCCGAAGTTGACGGAGATAAAGAACGTCAAAAACAACTTAAATCAATATCCGATTATGCCACTTATTTACGAGCAACTGGCGATACTAGAGGTGCAACTGGTGTAGCAAATTACGGAGCTATGGGCGGCCCAGTAGATGATGCATCAGCGGCTGCAATGATTACATATGGTAAAGGTATTGAAGCCGCATTAAATGGTAAACCTATAGCTGAAGTTATTAAAGAAGGTCAAAAATCAGCTGACCAAACTCTTAAACAAATGGCTGGTACAAGAGCAGTTGGAGGTGATGTTAGTGGTCTAGTTACTGGAAAATATGGTAATCTACTAGATACTTCTAAAATGAATGAGGAATTATTAAAAGCTGTAGGACCAAACGGTGACATTAATGCGTATCTTACTAAGCTACAAGAACAACGAGCAAAAGCTGATGATAAGTTAAATGCTACAGTAGAGGGAAATAGAAAACAACAAGATGCTGCCATGAAAATGGATAGCGTAGTTTTCTCAAAATTTAATCATGCGGCAGAATTACATAGAATATCAAGTGACATATTTAATAATGCTGTTAAAACATTTAGTGAAACAGTTGGCGCAAAACCTGTAACAGGTGGCGGATATAACACTGGAGGAGGCGGAGGTGCTGCACCGGCTGCACCATCAGCGGCAGCCCCAATGTCCAGTACTGGTGGAGGAGCCGCAACTGGTAATCCAAATTTAACAAGACAATCATTACGATCTAGAGGTGCAGGCGCGCCATCAACTCCGGGCTCTGATGACACACATGCTACTGGTGGTGGTGGAGGTGGTAACAATATTAAATTAAGTAGTATTTCTAGTAAATCAGGTAAATCTGCTCAAGTTGGCGCAGCCTACGCTTCTCAATTTCAGCAATTAGTTGATTATTTAGATAATACTGGATATGAAATTCGTAGTTTGGGCGGATATATTGATAGAGATGTAAGAGGCAAGCCTGGTCAAAAAAGTGTACATGCTCACGGAGGAGCAATAGATATTAATCCTGATACTAACCCGATGGGTGGTACTTTAGTTACTGATATGCCTGCAGATATTTCTTCTGTTGCAAGCCGTCTAGGGTTAGGTTGGGGAGGAAATTGGAATAATAGAAAAGACGCTATGCATTTTAGTGCTGCTATGTCTGAAGGCGGCACTTTGCTTAAAGCAAGAAATGGAGGAATATTTAATGGACCTACTTCAGGATATGATGTTCAACTACATGGTAGAGAAGCTATTGTCCCATTACCCGATCCAAATTCAATTATTAGTGTTAATGAAGGAGTAAAAAAAGAAAGTGTAACTACTGCTATGTCAAATCTAGGTTCTACTACTAGTAATACAACTGATTCTTCGGCTGCTATATTACAAGAATTGTTAGTTTTGATGGAAGATAAATTTGATTCAATGATTGATAAACTCAGTACCGGTAATGATATATCAGATAAATTATTACGCAATTCAATGGTTTAACACTAAATACTAGATAAAGTATCTACTATGACCTATAAAAAACGATTCTCAAATAAATCTGGAATGTCCAGTCCCATCTCTGGTTTTAATAACAATACCGGTGCATGGAACGGTAGCCCAGGACAAAACGGTAGCGATACCGGCGGTTATAACAACGCTGAAATGGGCTATAAAAATTATCGTAGTCGTCTTCCAGAAGTATATACAGGTCACCCAAATCGTATTGAACGTTACAATCAATATGAAATGATGGACGTTGATGCTGAGATTAATGCTTGTTTAGACATTATATCAGAATTCAGCACACAAACAAACGAACATAATAAAACTCCCTTTGACTTAGATTTTAAAGATGAACCAACACAACACGAAGTTGAACTACTAAAAACTCAACTACAACAATGGTGTAAATTAAACGAATTTGAAACTAGAACATTTAAAATCTTCCGTAATACTATTAAGTTTGGTGATCAGGTATTTGTACGTGACCCAGAAAATTTTAAGTTATATTGGGTAGATATGACTAAAGTTATTAAAGTTATTGTAAATGAAAGTGAAGGTAAAAAACCTGAACAATATGTTATAAAAGATATTAATATTAACTTACAAAACTTGTCAGTCGCTACTAAAACTAATACAGACTTTGCCGCTAACCCAGCAACTGGATTAGGTGGTACAGGCGGAGGAGCACAAGGTGGTGGTTATACTGTTCCAAGTATGCCCTACAACACATCAGGTAGTCGTTTTACATTAGGTCAAAGCGAAGCAGCCATTGATGCTAAACACGTTGTCCATCTAAGCTTAACAGAAGGATTAGACCGCTTTTGGCCCTTTGGTCAAAGTATTTTAGAAAATGTCTTTAAAGTATATAAACAAAAAGAATTACTAGAAGATGCGGTTCTTATCTATCGTGTACAACGTGCTCCAGAACGTAGAATGTTTAAGATTGATGTTGGTAATATGCCAAGTCACTTAGCTATGGCTTTCGTTGAACGTATTAAGAATGAAATACATCAAAGACGTATCCCAAGTACGCATGGTGGTGGTAGTGTCGTTGATGCTAGTTATAACCCATTAAGTATGAATGAAGATTACTTCTTCCCAGTTACGGCTGACGGAAGAGGAAGCAGTGTTGAAGTGTTACCCGGTGGGCAGAATTTGGGTGAGATTGATGACTTGCGTTACTTTAATAACAGATTAGCACGTGGTTTACGTGTTCCAAGTAGCTATCTTCCAACTGGACCCGATGATAATCCTACTCCAATGAGTGATGGGCGAGTTGGTACAGCTATGATCCAAGAGTTTCGTTTCAATCAATATTGTGAACGACTACAAAAGTATATTAGCCAAAAGCTAGATGAAGAATTTAAATTATTCTTACGTTGGAGAGGACTAAACATTGATAGTGGTTTATTCCAATTACAGTTTAATCCACCGCAAAACTTTGCCGCTTACCGTCAAAGTGAATTAGATACAGCACGGATTGGTTCATTTACTGCTATTGAACAGTATCCATACATAAGTAAACGTTTTGCTATGGAACGATTCTTAGGATTAACTGAAGAAGAAATTAGTAAAAACGAAAAAATGTGGCGTGAAGAAAATGATAAAGAGATTGAGATTGAACCACAAGGTAGTGATTTACGTAGTATCGGTGTATCAGTGGGTGATATTGAATCTGATAGTCAAACTGGTGAGGATATGAATGCACCTGAACCAGAAGATGGACTAGATGGTATGGAAGTAGCCGGCCCAGTTGGTAATGACGCAGCTGGCATGGCAGGCAATACTCCTGGCGGTGCGCCCGGACAGATTTAAGATAAATAAACTTATGCACTTATTTGAGATGTTTACTCCCGCTATTGAAGGTTACCAAGATGTAGAGTCTGATAACAGCAAACCAAAGTGGAAAGAAAGCCGTAAAACTAAATTAACATTACGTCAGATTCGTAAATTACGTAAGATGAATGATGTTAGAAATTACGAAAAGGCTAATTATCTCAAAAAGATTCATGCACAATATAGTCAGCCAAAAGCTGATCAACCACAACTATAAGATAAAAATCTCTTATTCTAGGCAAAAGTGTAAAAAAACAGCAGTTAATGTGCTGTTTTTCCATATGTGCTATAAATAACTCTACAAAGCCATTTACTTTAGGAGAACATTCAATGGATAATAAAAAATTTGAACAACTGATTGATTTGATTATCAATGAGAACGAAGAACAAGCACGTGCATTATTTCATGATATCGTAGTTGAGAAAAGCCGCGAAATTTATGAAAATATGATGGACGAAGATAACATGATGAACCAGCCTTCTGGTCAAGTACAAGATTTATTAGATGAAATTGGTAGTGAAGAAGAAGGAATGGCTGAAGAAGAAGAATTTGATATCGCTGATATGGATGATGACGGTGAAGAAGCTGTTGACATTGAGATGGGCGATGAAGAAGGTGGCGAAGAAGGTTTAGAAGACCGTGTTGTTGACCTAGAAGATAAATTAGACCAGTTAATGGCTGAGTTTGAAGAAATCATGGGAGGTGAAGGCGACATGGATATGGATGGCGAAGAAAACCATATGGACATGGATGACGAACAAGGCGACATGGACATGGATAACGAAGAAGGCGACATGGATGAAGCAATGATGGAAGCTATCACATTGAAGAAAGTTGCTGTAACACACGGTGACAATGGTGTTCAAACAAAGAGCCCAGGATTATCAAACAGTGGTCAAGCTGGAATGGATTCTAAGCCAGTAAAATTCAGTGGTGCGTCAGAAGCAGTTCCAACAGGACCAAAAGGCCCAAGTAATGCATATGCAAAAGGTGAATCAAGTGTTAAAGGTGCAGGATCATTTAAGAATGCTCCAGCACAAGCATCACAAGACTTAGAAGCTGCACCTAAGCCAGTCACTAAAGACGAAGCAGGTAAAGTACGTAGCCCAGTAGCAGAGTCACGTAAGGCTCCTGCTAAGAGAAGAATTTAAGGAATTTGAGAGCAATGGCTTTGTATCTTAAAGAGCATCTGACATTTGACCGTGCCGGTATGGTGGTTGAATCTGTCAGTGAAGGCGACAAGAAGAACCTTTATATGAAAGGTATCTTCATTCAGGGCGGGGTAAAAAACGCAAATGAGCGTGTTTATCCCGTGTCTGAAATTGAAACTGCCGTCGGAACTCTGAATGAGCAAATTACAAGTGGTTACTCTGTATTGGGTGAAGTAGATCACCCCGATGACTTAAAGATTAATTTAGACCGTGTATCACATATGATTACTAGTATGTGGATGGACGGTGCTAATGGTTATGGCAAGTTAAAGATTTTACCAACTCCAATGGGTGAATTAGTTAAAACTATGTTGGAGAGTGGTGTGAAACTCGGCGTTTCAAGTCGTGGTAGCGGTAACGTGAATGACATGGACGGCAAAGTGAGTGACTTTGAAATAGTCACTGTGGATATTGTTGCACAACCTAGTGCACCTAATGCTTATCCTAAAGCAATCTATGAAGGAATGATGAATATGCGTCATGGTCATAAATTGTTGGATATAGCAAAAGATGCGCAGGGCGACAAGAAGGTACAGAGATACCTGAAAGATGAAGTGGTTCGTCTTATCAAGGATCTTAAAATTAATAAAGGGGATTAAGCATGTTAGATGCTATCAAACCATTACTTGAGAGTGGATTAATCAACGAAGAAACTGGTGTCGCTATTAATGAGGCATGGGAATCTAAGTTGAACGAAGCTCGTGAGCAAGTACGTGCAGAATTAAGAGAAGAATTTGCACAACGTTATGAACATGACAGATACGTGATGGTAGAAGCCCTTGATAAAATGGTCAGTGAAGGACTAAAGACTGAGATTGAAGAATTTCAAACTGAACGTCAAGCAATGAACGAAGACCGTGTGATAGCGCAACAAAAATTGCGTGAATCAGCTACAAAATTCAATGATTTTATGGTTACTAAACTAGCTGAAGAAATCAAAGAACTACGTAGTGAGCGTAAACTACAAATGGAAAGTCAAGAAAAGTTAGAACAATTTATTGTTCACGCTTTAGCACGTGAAATTAAAGAATTCACACAAGACAAACAGGCTGTAGTTGAAGCAAAGGTTAAGTTAGTTGCAGAAGGTCGTAAACAATTAGAAGCATTGAAAGCACGTTTTGTTGCTGAATCTGCTAAAAGATTGACTACGGTTGTCACTAGCCAACTCAAAGGTGAATTAGGTCAATTAAAAGAAGATATCAAGGTTGCTCGTGAGAACAATTTTGGTCGTCGTATCTTTGAAAGTTTTGCAAGTGAATTCAGCGTCACTCACTTAAGTGAGAAAGCAGAAACTCGTAAACTAATGACTCAGCTAGAAGAAAAAGATAAGAAACTAGCCGAATCCATCAATACAATCAATAACGCTAAGAAGTTGATTGAAACAAAGGAACGTGAAGTTCGCATTATTAAAGAGTCCAATCTACGTGAAAAAACAATGAGCGAATTACTCGCTACATTGAACGAAGAAAAGGCATCAGTAATGCAAAACTTACTAGAAAGCGTCCAGACACCACGTCTACAAGCCGCTTTCGATAAGTATCTTCCAGCAGTTCTAAATAACGGTAATGTTAAACCAGCTACTAAAGCTAAATTAACAGAATCAGTTATCGTAGAAGCAACTGGGGATAAAGCTGCCAAACAAGAAGTTGATACAGAACAACGTGATAACGTTATCGATATCAAGCGTCTGGCAGGGCTTTAATTAAAAAGACATCATTAGGAGAAATATAAAATGTCAAAAGTACTCTTAGAAGGCCGTTGGGACGAGACCAAAGAAGCTCTGTTAGAAGGCTTAAAAGGAACTCGCCGTTCAACAATGGGTGTTATTTTAGAAAACACCAAAAAACAGTTACTAGCTGAATCTTCAGCCGGTACAACTACAGCTGGTAATATCGCTACACTAAACCGTGTGATTCTTCCAGTTATTCGTCGTGTCATGCCAACCGTTATCGCTAACGAATTGGTAGGCGTTCAGCCAATGACAGGACCAGTTGGTCAAATTCACACTCTACGTGTTCGTTATGCTCAATCATTAACAGACAATAGTACTGCCGCAACTAGCGTAACAGCTGGCCAAGAAGCACTAAGTCCATTCTTGATTGCTCAAGCATATTCACGCACACCAAGTGCTGATACATCATCTAGCTACTATACTGCTAACGATACTGCTGCCCTTGAAGGCAATGGTGGTAAGCAAATCAGTGTTCAGATTCTACGTCAAGCTGTTGAAGCTAAATCACGTAAATTGCAAGCACGTTGGACATTTGAGGCAGCACAAGATGCTCAGTCTCAACATGGTATTGACGTAGAAGCAGAAATTATGGCAGCTCTAGCACAAGAAATTACTGCTGAGATTGATCAAGAAATTCTCTTGTCATTACGTACTCTAGCATCTACAGAGTATACATACAACCAAGCTACTGTATCTGGTACAGCTACTTACGTTGGTGACGAACACGCTGCTCTAGCTGTTCTTATCAATCGTGTCGCTAACTTGATCGCACAACGCACACGTCGTGGTGCTGGTAACTGGGCTGTTGTTTCTAGTGCTGCCTTGACTGTTCTACAGTCTGCAACTACTAGTGCTTTTGCTCGTACTACAGAAGGTACATTTGAGGCTCCAACTAACACTAAGTTCGTTGGTACATTGAACGGCGCTATGCGTGTGTTCGTTGACTCTTATGCTCCTGATACTACACCAGTATTGGTTGGTTATAAAGGTTCTTCAGAGACTGATGCAGCCGCATTCTATTGCCCATACATTCCATTGATGAGCAGTGGTGTTGTTCTAGATCCATCAACATTCGAACCAGTCGTATCATTTATGACACGTTACGGATATATTGAGCTTACTAATACGGCCTCATCGTTTGGTAATGCTGCCGATTATGTTGGGGAAATAGCAGTTCAGAACCTCACCTTCCAATAAAATTTGGTTTGTTTGTTTTGTAAAACACAAAGGGTACTTCGGTACCCTTTTTTGTTGCCCTTTAATAAGTAATAGTATATAATGAAACGCAGCCGATAATAAATAACTCTATGAAACATTTTATATACAAAACAATTCACCCAAACGGGAAATACTACATAGGTAGACATAGCACTACTAACCTTGAAGATGGATATCTAGGTTCAGGAAAGTGGGTATCACAAATCAAAAAGAAGGATAAATTGATCCGAGAGATAATTGAGTTTGTAGATTCATTTGAAGAACTAGTAATAAAAGAAGATGAATATTTAGCAGAACACTATGGTAAACCTAACTGTATGAATATGAGTAACAAAAGCACAGGCGCAGCCACTGGATTAGCTAATCCCATGACACGTGATGAAGTTAAATCAAAATTTCAAGGAATTAATCATTGGACTTATAAAAATCCTGAACTTATTGAAAAATTAACAGGAGAAAATCATTGGATGAATAAAGATACTGAAGCAAAAGAAAAGTTTTTAGAAAATCATCCTAATAAAGACGGAAGAAACGCAAAGGCAGCAATGAAGAACGGTAAACACAATAGCATCACTAACAATCCAAGCACTATCAATGCACTAAATGGCACACATCATTGGCAGAATGGTAAAGCACCAAACTATGAAGGTAAACTAAACAAGAAGTTGATTGAAGAAGGTCGTCATAACTTTTTAGGACCAGAAACAAATCAAAAACGAATAGATGAGGGAACACATAACTTTGTGGGTTCAGCCGCAAATCTAAAGATGTTAGCAGAAGGTAAGCATCCATCACAACGAAAGATGACCTGTAGTTGTGGTAAGACTGTTAGTAGTAGTATGTATAAAAGATGGCACGGAGATAACTGTAAAATGAAAGTAATTAAAATGAATGCAAGACAATATGAAAAAATGCGTAACGAGCAACTAAGAGAAACAATGGAAAAAGCAGGCATAAAAGATTATACAAATGTATGTCTAAGTGCAGACCAACAAGAATATGAAGTTACATTAAAAAATGGAACAGAAGTTACGATTCCTAGTGGATTGCCCTATCATTATGATTGATTAGCATAAATACAATATCTCAACGGGATGGGAAGTTACAATCAAGCACTATTCGTAGTGCTTTTTTGTTGGCTATGATTTTTTGTTAAATAACATAAAGGATACATAATTATGGATTTTAGTGGAATGACAATCTCAGGTGGAATATCATTATTATGGTTACCTCCCGGACAACAAGAATATACTACTCCCGGAACGTATTCATGGACATGTCCGGCAAATGTAACATCAGTGTGTGTTGTTTGTGTTGGTGGAGGTGGTGGTGGACGAGGAGCTTTATCTCAAGGAGGTGGTGGCGCAGGAGGTGGACTTGGTTGGAAAAATAATATTTCAGTTACTCCGGGTCTAAGTTATACTGTTGTAGTGGGTGCCGCAGGAACTCGTACAAGTAGTGCTACTGCAGGGTCAGGTGGTTCTAGTTATTTTATAGACGGCTATACAGTAGTAGGATATGGCGGTGCTGGGGGAAATGATTCCGGTTCTGCTGCCGGTGGTGGGGGATATGTTGGTGATGGTGGAGGTAACGGTGGAAATGGTGGAATAGGTGGTAGCTATTGCGGCGGCGGTGGTGGAGCAGGTGGATACGCCGGTACCGGCGGTGTAGGTGGAAATGGAAATAATGTCCCATATGGAGGAACGGATGGTTCAGGTGGTGCCGGTGGTGGTGGAGGGGCAGCACGGTTTTGTAATTCTGCAGGTGCTGGCGGAGGAGTAGGACTTACAGGTCAGGGAGGAAATGGCGGTGGTGGTAGCCAAGGTGCAGATTCGGGTAATGGAGGTGGCGGGGGTGGCGGTTCAAGTGGCGGAAATGGCGTAAGTGGTGGCAATGGTCCAGGCAGCGCCGTGGGTGGTTTATACGGTGGGGGAGGTGGAGGAAGCGACAATTCATCCGGTTCGGCATCATTTTCAGGTGATGGTGCTGTAGGTGCAGTAAGAATTATATGGGGTGATGGCAGAGCATTTCCCTCAACTAATACAGGTAACTTATAAAGTATAGTCAGTATCAACAGTGATATCTAAAATACTTTTACGTTTTTCTTTTAACTTCTTTTGATACAATCTATTACAGTTAGCGCATAGTGTTTTCAAATTAGTTTTTTCTTTGTTCTTTTTATCACCATCTTTATATATAATGTCAAGTTGACATTTATCTTCTGGAACAAAACTACATTTTTCACATTTGTTTTTTTTATGTAATAGATAGCCGTGTTTTGGATTGTATGCGGCTTTACTACAACCAACACAGTACTTGTGCCATTTTTTAAATCCATGTTTACTTATACCATTACTTTTTGCTAGTGTTACTTTGCAGTTTTCACAGAGTGGCCTCGTTTGTTGTCGTGTAAGCATGATGTATTTAGAAAAAAGATCTCCTGGGTACTTTTTTCATCGGCTATAAGAAGCAAAAAAAGATAAATATAATATAATTATCAGGATAATAAATGGCAGCAGAAGCTTTTAATTCGTTAGGCGGGTACACGGTCGGTATACCTCCCACATCGGTAATTAATGAGAATGGTGCTGCCACATTTAGTTCTCTTACAGTATCCGGTTTTACAGCATTAGGTCCAGTAGGCAATCTGTTTATTAATGGTGGTGAGAACGGTTATTTCCTACAAACAGATGGTACGGGTAATTTAACATGGTCACCTGCTAGCGGCAATGGTGGAAATGGATCTCCTGGTGGTGCGAATAGCCAAGTTCAGTTTAATGATGCTGGTAATTTTGGCGGTGATGCTGGCTTTACATATGATAAGATAAACAATGTATTATCTGTAACGGGTAATATTGTATCGTATAATTATAGTAGTTCTGGTAATATATATGCTGATGGAATTATTAAAGCCAACGGGGATATAATTACCAATGCAAATGTAACTGCTAATTATTTTATTGGTAATGGTAGTCAGTTATTTGGTGTTATCACCAGTGAAGCAAACTATGCGGCATATGCTGGTAATATTGTTATAGCAAATCAGCCCAATATAACTGGTTTAGGTAATTTATTAACGTTAAATGTAACTGGTAATATTACTACAGGTAATGCTAATTTAGGTAATGCGGTAAAAGCTAATTATTATGTTGGTAATGGTAGTTTATTAACCGGCATTGCAAAAGCAACAAGTGCAGATGCTGTTGCCAATGGATCAAGTAATGTTAACATTCCAATAATTAATGGTAATATTACCATGTCGGTTTCTGGTAATCCAAACGTAATGGTAGTAACGGGTAGTGGTGTTGTTAGTAAAAATTTAAACATAACTGGTACTAGCGCATTTAGTAATATTACAATTACTCAGAAATTTAATTCAAATCAAGCATCTAATGTAAATTTAGGTAATGTTTCTAATTTACATATATCAGGTGGTATTAATGGTTATTTTTTACAGACAGATGGATTTGGTAATTTAACTTGGGCCCAAGCTGGTGGAGGTGGCGGTAATGGAGAACCGGGTGGTGCAAATACTCAAGTTCAATACAATAATAGTGGTAATTTTGGTGGTAGTTCTACATTTACTTTTAACAAAACTAATAACACATTAACTTCTACTAATATTGTAGCTAGTGAAAATTTAGTAGCAAATACTATTCAAATGGGACTAGGACTATATGAATTTTATCATTCATCAGTATATTTTGCTACTACGGTAGCAACAGATCCAGATCAAGTATTATGGGCTACTGAATTAGCTAATTTATCAGCGATAGATTTTACTATTATTTCTACTGATGAGACCAGTAATACAAGACAAACAGCAAAGATAGCAGCCGCAATTTTAGGTACAGATGTAGTATTCAATGAGTATTCTGGGCTATACCTTAACGGTGGAGTAGGTAGTTTTTCAGTAAGATATCAGGCGGGAAGTCCTGATAGTGTGCAGTTAATAGTGACGCCAGATTCTGATAATCTGACTCAATATAACATGATGATAATACAATATGCAAAGTAACTTAATATAAACCTAGCATAAATATATAAAGACAAGGACATTAATATGGCAATTAAAGCATTTAACTCAATTGGTGGTTTCTCAGTAGGAGAAAATGCCTCTAATATAATCTTAGCAAACGGTGACATTACCACAAGTAATGCCAACTTATCAGCTAATTTATTTGTTGCAGACACCGCAAATGTAGGCAATTTACGTACAAATAATTTATTATACGCAAATGGTCAACCGTGGGATTTACAAGAAGCAGCCGGGGCCAATACACAGATTCAATATAATGATGGCAATAATAACTTTGGTGCTAGTGCTAACTTTACATTTGATCAAACAACAAATTTATTAACTGTAACCGGTAATATTAGTGCTTCTAATGCTAATTTAGGTAATTTAGTAGTTGCTAATTTCTTTAAAGGTGTATTTGATTCTACAAGTGGTACTCAATCAAACATCACAACTGTTGGTAATTTAACTTTCTTAAATGTTAATGGTATTTCTAACATAGCCAATGTCTTAAACGTCTCAGGTAACATTGAAGCCAATGCTAACATAAATTCAAATGCCAATATTAAAGGTGCTAACTTAAACACTACTGGTTTAGCTAATATCGGCAACTTACAAATTTCAGGAAATGTTACAGGTAACTTGATACCCTCAGCAAATGCAGATGGTTCAGGTGCAGGTTATGATTTAGGTTCAGCAACATATCGTTGGAAAGATTTATACTTAAGTGGTAATAGTATTAAAATTGGTAGTCAGACCATATCATCAAATGGTGGTGGTATAGCATTATCTAATGCCTCATATCTAACTGACCTTTATGTAAGTGGCAATGCAAACATTAGTCTTAATTTACTTGCTAATACAGCCAATTTTATTGGTAATGTAATAGCACCAAATGTTACGGTTAATTTAGAATTAGCTGGAAATACAGCCAACTTTACTGGTAATCTTATTGCCGCAAACTTACGTTCTAATGCATTAACAAATACATACGTTACGTTTGCTGGAACAAATGGTGTATTAACTAATAGTTCTAATATAACATATAATGATACTACTCAATTATTAACAGTTATTGGTAACAGCCAGTTTAATAATGCTAATTTAGGTAATCTTGCTATAGCAAACTTTGTAAATGTATCAAGCAATTTATCTGTAACTGATACTGCAAATGTAGGTAACTTACGTACTAACAATTTATTATACGCAAATGGTCAACCTTGGGATTTACAAGAAGCAGCCGGTGCTAATACAGAGATTCAATATAATGATGGTAATGATAACTTTGGTGCTAGTGCTAACTTTAAATATAATGATGCTACTCAACTATTCACTGTTACCGGTAGTGCAAACATTTCAAATGTAGCAAATGTAGGTAATTTAACAGTTACTGGTATCAGTAATTTGGGTAATGTTGGTAATGTAATAATTACTGGTGGTTCTAACGGATATTATCTACAAACAAATGGTTCAGGTAATTTAACTTGGGTAGCAATTAATTCTTCAGGTGTATCTAATGGTACAAGTAATGTAAGTATTCCAGTAGCAAATGGTAATGTTAACCTTACTGCTAACGGTAATACTACTTTAGTAGTTACTGAACTTGGTGCAAATACTTCAGGATATCTAACTGCAACAGGTAATGTAACAGGTAATTATTTTATTGGTAATGGTAGTCAGTTAACTGGTGTAGCAGCCGCATCATCAAGTCAACTTGCTAATGGTACAAGTAACGTAACTATACCAACAGCTAATGGTCCTATTATATTTGCCGCAAATGGTGTCGCAAATGTAATGAACGTTTCTGATACAGGAACGGTAATACAAAATCTTCTAACAGTTGCTGATGGAAACATTACAACAGAGAGTAATGCAAACTTAGTATTAGATCCAAACGGTACAGGTGTAGTTGTAATTGCAAACACATCAGGTGGTGCAACAGCAATACAATTAGGTGATCCAACTCAAGGTAACTTAGTTAGTAATGCTGTATCATTGGCAAATAGTTCATCAGTATCTAATGCGATTGCACAATTAAACACAGTTTTAGGAAAACTAGTTCCCCCATCACCCCCTAACTTCCCAGCAAGTACTACAATTGCTATTGCCAGTGTTGCAACATATCGTATGTCAAACTATGTTCAAACTGACAATACACCGGGTGCTAATAAATCAGTTGCAGGTGGAACAACAGTATCTACTGTACGTAGAGCAAGTTCATATAGTACTAATGCTGTTGCTAACGCAGGCCCAGGTGATTCAGGTACAATCTCAGTACGTTTGAATGGTTCTAGTGCTGGTAGTAGAGCATTAACAACTGCTTTAGATGGTAACGGTACATATAGTAACTTAGTTATTACTAATAACTTTGACTATCGTAATGTCAACGCAAATATTCAAGCTGGATTTTGGAGTGTATTTACTTCTCAAGCAGTTGGTACAGTAACAGAAGGTTGGAATGAGGTATATATTGCTGATAGTGCTACAAGTAATACTAATACAGCAAATTGGTTCTATGATTCTAGTACACCAGGTACCCCAACGTTTAGCTCATTGACTATTACACCTCCTGGTTCACCAAGCTACACATATTCAAGTACAATTCCAAACTATAACAATACTAATCAGTTTACTATAACTGCAGATGTTAATAGATTAAGTGGTAATATGTACCCAACAAGTGATACATTTGTTACTGGTACTGCAGGTGGTGCATTTGCTGCACCGGCTGGTGTTACGTATACGGCAGCTAGTGTTACAACACCATTAGCACAAAATTTATATGTAAGTTCTGGAAATGCATCAATTTCAACTACATCAACTATTATATCAGGATTTGGATCAAGCAGTACAGGTCCTACTCTATCATCTAATAATAGTTATAATGTTGGTACAGCGGCACTTACTGCAACATTGGCAGCAAATGTATTGTATAAAACAGGTACAGTTAGTTCTGCATCAGTAATTGAAGAAGCTAACGTCTTTGTTGGTTCAACAATTGGATCTGGATCTGGATTAGCATTTAGAATTATTAATCCAGGATCAGGTAATACTCCTGCATTTACAGGTAGTGAAGCGGCATTTAACAGTCAATCTAGTACATTACAAACATATGATGCAACAGTTATTACTAATACGTTGAAACATGACCAAACTAATTACAGTACTGGTTATTTACCGGCTGGTCCTAACTTAAGTTCAGGACGTAGTGGAACTCAGTATTTCACATTTAAAATTATCAGAACATCAGTATCTAAATTTGATATTAAATGGTCTGGAACAATTGCTGGATTATGGGTAGCATTACCGGGTAGTGCTATTGATACTTCTTCTACATTAAATGGTTGGTTAGACATGAGTATAGCATATGCCGGTGCTGGCCAACCAGGAGCAGGAACAGGTGGAAATGGAAGTAACGGCGCATCATTAGGAGGTGTTGCTCCATTAAATGCCGCACAAACTAATAAAGCTATTACTGCTACATTTGGTACTGTAAGTAGTTCAAGTGCGACAAATAACGAAATCTATATCCGTATAGCATTAACAAGCGGTCAATCGGTGACTGCATTATCATTACAAACTGCGAGTAACTAATCATGGCCGTATCACAAGCACAAATCGTTGACCTATTATACAAACAAGCGTTCGGGGTAACCAAAACCGATACTGCTACTAATAAGAGCCCTAGTAACGAAAATATTCCTAGTCCCTTGTTGTTACGTGGTGATACACTATGGACTCAAGCTAATCAAATACCCGGCACTGCGGCAGCAACAGCTGGTATTGTTCAAGCATATACTGGTGTAAATGCTGTAGAATGTACAGCAGATAACACAACTGTACCAATTGGTGGTATATATCCTACTTGGTTAACAAGCTTAACTTATTGGATACCTTCTGAATTTGGTTCAACATATACTGCACAAGTTTGGATTGATAATCCAGGCGCTGCCAATCCAACATTAACAGGTACTCAAATCTTTGCGGCTGGTTCAGGTGGTACAGGACAATATTATTATAACTATCAATCAGGTGTATTAAACTTTATTGGTGAAACTATACCAGCTGGTTTAACATCTGGTAAAGTATTATACATTGTTGGATATCGCTATATAGGATTGTTAGGTGTAACAAATTTACCTAGTGGTACTAACATTGGTAATATATCAATCACTGGTAGTACCATAAGCAGTATGAGTGGTAGTAATGCAAATATTACAATAACACCAGATGGTACTGGCGTAGTAGTATTCACAAAGGATATTTCATCTACAGCTAATATTTCTGCAAATAATATGTCGTTAACCGGTAATGCTAACATTACTGGAAATATTAGTGCTAATTATATTACTGGTAATGGTTCTGGTTTAACAGGAGTTACAGCAACTTCTGCTGATAAACTTTCTAATGGCAATTCAACTGTAAATGTATTAGCTAATGGCAATGTAACTTTTAATATTGCTAATACTGCTAATGGTAATGTACCAATATCAAACGTTTTAGTAGTTTCTTCTAATGGTATTAATGTTGCAGGAACTTTAACTGTAACCGGTAACATTAATGGTGCAAACGTTAATGGTAATATTTCTGGTAACATTTCTGGTAATGTTACTATATCAGGACCAAATACTGGTGTAGTATTTAATGATAGTAACCTTGCAAATTCAAGTTATGGGTTTACATTTGATAAAACAAGTAACATTGCAAACATTGCTAATACATTAAATATAGGTAACGTTTTAACAGTTAACGGAGCAATTAATGCTTTCTCTACATTAAGTTTAACTGGTAATATTTCATTAGGTAATCTATATGAAAACCAGATAACAAATCTAAGCAATAGCACTTTACAAATTAGTGGCGGCTATAACAATGCTTCAGGTATATTAAATTTATTCACTGGATCAGCAACTGATAGTGCAAAAATTATTCTGTCTGCGGCATCAAATAGTATAGCTACCCAAGCAGATTTATTTACATTCAATAACCGTGCAAACAATCAAGTATTACTAACAATTAGTAATTCATCTACATCAGCTACTAATTTCTCAACCGGTGCATTAGTTACTAATGGTGGGATTGGAGCTAATGGTAATGTTTATGCAAATGGAACAATTAATGCAACTGGTAATATTACAGCATCAGCGTTGATATCACCTACATTAACTTCTAATAGTACTACTTTAACATTATCTGCCGCAGCCGGCGGAGATAATAATGTTATATTAGTTCCGGCTGGTGCAAATGGTGCTGTTAGTGTTTCTAGTAAGAAAATTGTAAATCTTGCAACACCTACATTAGATTACGATGCGGCAACAAAGAAATATGTTGACGATGTATCACAGGGATTGAATATACATGATGCGGCAATGGCTGCAACAACAAACAATTTGGCTACACTAACCGGTGGTACTATTACATATAATAATGGTACAGCTGGAGTTGGTGCTAATCTAGTATTGACTGGTTCACCAACTGCAAACTTTACGTCAGCAAACGTATTTGATGGTAATGTTACACTTTCTGCAACTAATCGTTTGCTTGTTAAGAATGAAACAAATGCGGCATATAACGGTATTTACGTTGTTTCTAATGCTACAGTCTTAACACGTGCTGATGATTATAATACAGTACCGGAAATTGAAGCAGGTGATTTCGTATTTGTAACCGGTGGTACTACATATGATAATACAGGTTGGGTACAAACATCTACTGTTGTTATTGTAGGTACTGACCCAATTGAATTTACTCAGTTCTCTGGTGCAGGTACATATACAGCTAATAACAGTGCTGGTTTAGTACTAGTAGGCTCACAATTTAATGCTAAGGTTGACGGTAATATTAATCCAACAACTGCGTTTGACAGTAACGGTAACATTTATGTTCCGGCTGGCGCGGCGTTTACTACACCAAACATTGGTGCTGCAACTGGTACATCAGTATCAGTAACAGCCGGTGTTACAGCAAATACATTAACTGCTAACTTAACTCTAAGCGTAACCGGTAATGCTAACGTTGGTAACTTGGGTACGGCTGGTTTAATTTTAGCTTCAGGTAATGTTACCGGTGGTAATTTAATAACAAGCGGTATTGTAACTGCTACCGGTAACGGTACTTTTGGTAACATTAGTACAACTGGATCAGGTGGTAATATTTCTGGTGCTAACGTAGTATCAGCTAACACATTTAGTGGTAATTTATTAGCAACAACTGCAAATATTAGTGGTAATACGATAACAAGTAACTTAACAGTTAATTTAGCATTTTCTGGTAATACAGCTAACTTTAGTGGTAATGTTACTTCAAACGGATTAACTACATCAAATACTGTAACAGTTACATCATTGAATACAGCTAACTCAATTGTATACACTGATAGTAATGGTAACTTAAAACAAAGTGCTAATTTAACATTCAGTGGTACTGAGTTAACAGTAACCGGAAGTGCAAATATTTCAGGTAATGTTTCAGTAGGTAATCTTTCAACTACAGGCAATTTATCTGTAAACGCATTCACTGCTAACAGACTAAGTATTGGTAATACGGCAATTACTGCTAATACAGTAACTACTTCTGCTATTACTGCTAATCAAACTATTGCAACATTCCAGTTAACTGGATCTAATGTTACTGGTATTGAGTTCTTAGTTAAAGGAGTTGATACTGTATCATTGTCAAACAAATATAGTGTTGCAACAGTATTAGCTGTTACTGATGGTACAGATGTAGATTACACAATTTATAGTACTGTACGTATTGGTACTACTACAGGATCACTAGCAGTTAATATTGTATCCGGTAATGTTGCATTACAAGTTACTCCTTCAACTAGTGCGGCTACTGTTTGGACTACACAGATTAGGACAATTTAAGTATTGCTGAATACATTATATGGCAACAATAAAATGGTTTAACTCTATAAACGGATTCTCGGTGGGCGACAATCTCACTGAGGTTATAGATACCTCGGGCAACGTTTATACATCTAAGATTACTTCATACATAGATGTTGATATTGTAACTGATAATGGTAATAAAGTTTGGACATTTGATAGTACCGGAAATATTGTATTTCCGGATACCACTACTCAAACTACAGCTTATCCAGGAACTAGTACATCATTAAGTCTTACTGGAAATATTTCAGCTGGTAATGCTAATTTAGGCAACTTAACAACAAGTAATTTTTTCCATGGTGTATTTGATTCTACAAGCTCTAGTCAACCAAATATTACTAGTGTAGGAAACTTAAGTAGTTTAACTGTAGGTAATGCTACAGCTAATGTCATTATACTTGACGGTAATATTAATGCTACTGGTGCTATCAACGCAAATAACTTTAATGGTAATTTTACTGGTAACTTCAGCGGTAATGTTGATATTAGTGGCAACATCAAAATTGGCGGATCCAATACACAAGTATTATTCAATAGTAACGGTGATGTTCAAGGTAGTAATGCATTTATATTTGATTATGCATCAAACATATTAACCTTAACAGGTAACTTATTAACTACTAATGCTAATTTAGGTAATGCCGCCCGTGCTAATTTCTTTATCGGTGCTGGTAATAACTTAAGCAATATAGCAGGTGCTAATGTATCTGGTCAAGTGGCTAATGCATTGATATCGGGTACGGTATATACAAACGCACAACCCAATATCACTAGTGTTGGAACATTAACTAGTCTAGCAGTAACAGCCAATATAACAGCAGGTAATGTTTTAACTAATAGTTTATTATATGCAAACGGTAGTCCATGGGATTTAGGTGGCACACCAGCTGGTAGTAACACACAGATTCAATTTAATAATGATAATGAGTTTGGTGCAAGTGCAAATCTTACTTTTGATTCTAATACAAGCACATTAACAACAACTAATATAAGTGCCGCAAATGGTATAATTTCTGGTAACAGTATTAATGGTAAAAATGCATTACAAGTAGGTGTTACTGGGTTTACATCTGTTCCAAATACAATAGTACAAATTACTAGTAATTTAAATAGTGCAACACAAATTAATTTTCAAAATATCAATACAGGAGCAACATCTAGTACTGATATAGTAGTGACCTCAGACAATGGCAACAGCACTAATAACTATATTAATATGGGTATTACTGGTAGTTCATGGGATGGTACTCAAACAAACTCATTGGGTAATGTGTTAACACCTGATGATGGATATTTATATGTACGAGGTGGCAACTTAGTTTTAGGAACTAGTAGAAATACTACCGCAGTAAAATTTGTAGTGGGCGGCCCAGGTACAGGTAATTTAGTAGCTACAATTAATAAGACCAATGTTGATGTAACCGGTGATGTAATTGCTAGCGGTAATGCTAATATTACTGGAAATATATCTTCAAATGCGGGTTTATTAACATTAAGTACAGGTACAGTAGCTGTTAGTAGCGGTGATGCTGGTATTTTTACTACAGCAATAAACAACATTAACTTTGGATTAGTTGCTAATGTTACGATAGGAAGTACTACGGGAAATGTGACTGCCCGAGGTAATTTGCTTGTTCCAAACACAGCAGTTATTACAAACTTAAAAGTCAGCGATGTTTATAGTAATAGAACTCCAATTTCTGTTACATCAAACACCGTAATTGACAGCTTTCCGGTTATTAAATACAGGTCAGCTAAATACACAATGAGAGTCAACAGTGATGACGGATACCAAGCTGTTGAAGTATTATTGATACATGATAATGCTAATAGTTATGTAACCATATATGGTAGTTTGTCTACTGTAGGGTTTGATATTATAGCATTATCAACAGATATACTTTCCGGAAATGTTAGGATGTTAGCCACAACTGGCTCAGCCAACACAACGGTGAATTTATTGGGCGTTTACGTAGCAGATTAAAAGGAATAAAAATGACTACAAAATATTTTAATGTAAAACAAGGTATAACAACAGGTAATATATTACTAGATGGAATATCCGGCAATATTACAGCAAACAATGCTAACTTGGGTAACGTTGTTTCTGCTAATTTCTTCATAGGCGCTGGTAATAACTTAAGCAATATTCAAGGTGCTAATGTCTCTGGACAAGTAGGCAATGCATTAGTTGCTAGCACAGTATATACAAATGCACAACCTAATATTACTAGTGTTGGTACACTCACAAGTTTAGATGTAACTGCTAATATATCCGGTGGTAATATAAACACTACAGGTATTGCTAACGTAGGAACACTAGTAGTTACTGGTACAAGCAATTTAGGTAATGTTGGTAATGTTACAATTACTGGTGGTACTAACGGATATTATCTACAAACAAATGGCTCAGGAAATCTTTCATGGGCTGCTATCTCTGCCGGAAGTTCTATTGTAAATGGAACAAGTAATGTTGCTATCCCAACTACAAATGGTAATGTTAACCTCACTGCAGGTGGTAACACCTCATTAGTAGTTACTGCTACTGGTGCAAATGTTGTTGGTACTTTTGATGTTACGGGTAATGCTAATGTTGGTAATTTAGGTACAGGTGGGTTGATTACTGCTACAGGTAACGTTACTGGTGGTAACTTAGTAACAGCTGGTAATGTATTTGCCCCAGCAATCGTACAAAACGCTAGTACATATGATACAAGAATTTCACTAGGCAGTAGTACAGGTGTAATTGCAGTTACCTCAGCTGGTAATTCAACACAATTTGGACCAAGTGGTACAGTAACATTGGGTGGCGCATCACAAATTGTAGGCGGTACATTTTCTGGTTCTGGTATTACATTAGGTACTGCTCAAACAGATATATTTCAAAATCGTGGAGGTAACGTAACTGTACAACTTGGTACAAGTGGTACAATTGCTAACACATGGACATTTGCGCAGGATGGTTCATTGTCAACACCTGGATTAGTTAATGCGGCCGGTAACATTAATGGTGCAAACTTAACTACCGGTGGTGTATTAAGTGTAACAGGTAATGCTAACATTGGTAATATAGGAACAGCAGGTATACTTAGTGTATCAGGTAATGCTAATGTTGGTAACTTAGGAACAACAAATTTAATTGCTACAGGTACTGGTTCATTTAGTGGCAATGTAAATATGAACAATTATTGGATAAACAATGTTGGTTATCCAAATCTAGCAACTGATGCAGCTACTAAATCATATGTTGATACAATGGTATCAAGTGGTATTAGTTATCACCAACCAGTATTAGCCGCAACTACAACTACATTGGCTACTGCTACTGGTGGTACAGTTTCTTATAATAACGGTGCAAGTGGTGTGGGTGCTAATTTAGTTACTACTGGTAGCTTTACATTAATTGATGGTGCAAACGTTCAAACAGTTGGTACACGTATTTTGGTTAAGGATGAGGCTAATGCAGCTTGGAACGGTATATATGAATATACTAGCGCAACTGTTATTACAAGAACAGTAGATGCTGACCAATATGGTCCAGATAGCACAGAGCAATTAAGTATTAATGACTTCTTCTTTACCACTGGTGGTAATGTAAATGAGGGTATTGGATTTATTGTTTCTGCTCCTGCAGGTACTATCACATTTGGTACTAGTAATATTACATTCAGTATCTTTTCTACATCGCAAATTTATAATGCAGGTACTGGATTAACCTTATCTAACACTACATTTAGTATCAGTAATACTTCTGTAACTGCTGGTAGTTATGGCAGTGGTGATGCAGTAGCAACATTTACAGTTAATGGTCAAGGTCAATTAACAGCCGCAAGTAATACAGCAATAACAGCAAATGCCGCTAACTTAACTGGTACAACATTAAATTCAACTATTGTAACATCTAGTTTAACTACTGTTGGTACATTGGGTAGCTTAAGTGTTACAGGTAATATATCTGGTGGTAATATAAGCACTACAGGTTCTACACAGGTAGGATCATTAACAGTATCAGGTGTAAGTAATTTAGGTAATGTTGGTAATGTTACTATAACTGGTGGTACTAACGGTTATTATTTACAAACAAATGGCTCAGGAAACCTCTCATGGGCAGCTATCTCTGCCGGAAGTTCTATTGTAAATGGAACAAGTAATGTTGCTATCCCAACTACAAACGGTAACGTTAATCTTACAGCAGGTGGTAATACATCATTAGTCGTTACAGCTACTGGCGGAAATGTTGTTGGTAATTTTGATGTAACTGGTAATTTGACTGCAGGTAATATTACAACTGCTGGATCAAGTGGCAATATTAGTGGTGCTAATAACATCACTGCTAACACATTTACTGGTTCATTAACTACAGCGGCACAGGGTAATATTACCTCAGTTGGTAGTTTAACTGGTTTAACCGTAAGTAATGCATCTGGCGTTGTAAACTTTACAACTACTGCTAATGTTACATTAGGTGCAGTTGGTAATTTACATATTAGTGGTGGTTCTGCAAATTATGTACTAAGCACAGATGGTTCGGGTAACCTCAGCTGGGTTGGTGTTAGTACATCAAGTATATCTAATGGTAATAGTAATGTAAATATCCCGGCAGCTAATGGTAATGTTAATATTACTGCTGTTGGTAATACAACAATGGTAATTACTGGTACAGGTGCTAATATAGCCGGTACATTAGATGTTACTGGTAATGCTAATACAGGTAATTTAGGTACAGGATTCATATTTGCGTCAGGTAATATTACTACAACTACACTTACTTCTAACATAGCAACCGGTACTGCACCGTTTATAGTAACAAGTACTACGCAAGTTGCTAACTTGAATGTTGCAACTGCTGGTACAGCAGGCACAGCTGGTACAGTAACAACTAATGCTCAACCAAATATCACTAGTGTTGGAACATTAACTAGCTTAGATGTTACTGGTAATATTTCTGGTGGAAATATAAGCACTGGTGGTACAGCTAATGTAACCGGTAACTTAGTTGCTGGCAATATAACAACAGCTGGTACTGCTAATGTAGGTACACTAATAGTAACAGGTGCAACTAACTTTGGTAATTTAACTGCTAACTATGTTGCTCTTAATGGTGGTTTAACAAGTAATCGTTCAAATGTAACAGTAACTACTAACACCGTTGTTGACCAATTCCCCCCAAGTACATTCAGAACAGCAAAATATATTATTAGTGCATCAGGCGATGACGGATATCAATCAGTAGAAACATTGTTGATACATGATGGTACTACATCTTATATTACGATATACGGTAGTATTTGCAGTAATGCAACTGCAGATATTATTGAACTATCAAGTAATATCAATGGAGTATCAGGTAATGTAGCATTGTATGCCACAGGAACTAGTGCAAACTTAAAAGTCAATATGGTTAGCACCTATATTAAAACCTAATCAAATTTGTTCCCCTTAATTGGGGGATAAATATAATATAATTCGTAAACAGGGAATATGGAACTGTGTCATTTAAATATTTTAACGTAAAGAACGGCCTCACGACCGGCAATATCTCATTGCATTCGGCCAACTCAAATGTTCAGGCCAATTACTTTCTTGGAAATATTAATGTCACAAGTTCAGCAAATCTAGGTGCAGTTGGTAATGTAAAAATTACCGGCGGTGCTAGTGGGTATATATTAAGTACAGATGGCACAGGCAATTTAGGTTGGACTGCTCAGGGTAGCTCTAATATAGTACTTGATTCATTCACTGGAAACGGTGTACAGACTAATTTTACATTAACTTCTACACCAACATCAGAAGATTATACCATTATTAATATTGATGGTGTAAGTCAATTACATTCGGCATATACAGTATCTGGTGCAAATGTCATATTAAGTAGCGCACCTGCAAATGGTGCCGCTATTGAAGTAATGACCTTCAATTTATCCGGAGGCGGCGGCGGTAGTAGCGGAAGCAATATAGCTAATGGAACTAGTAATGTTTCTATAGCAACAAGTGGTGGAAATGTAACTACCAGTGTTGCAGGAAATGCAAATGTTATTGTTGCAACAGGCACAGGTGTTAATGTAGCTGGATACCTGACTGCAACAGGTAATATTACAAGTGGAAATGCTAATTTAGGTAATAGTGCAGTAGCTAATTACTTTACTGGTACCCTAACAACTAATGCACAACCAAATATTACTAGTTTAGGTACAATAGCTAATTTAACTGCAACAAATATTAATTTAACAAGTTTTAAAGAAACCGTAGTAGCTGGTGGCAATACAAGCACAAGCATTAGCCCTAACGTAGCAACCGGCACAATATTCACATATACTGCTAATAGTAACTTTACTTTTAGTACGTTAACTAATGCAGTTGCAGGCAGTAGTGCTACTATAATTATTACACAAGCAAGTCCTGGTTCGTTTGTATTAACCTCAACTATGAAATTTGCAGGAGCAAGTAAAACGCTAAGTACAGCAGCCGCATCAATTGATATTATTTCAGTTTTTTATGATGGTACTACTTATTACGCAACATTGAGCAAAGGGTATGCATAATGTTTAGTGCCATTGGTGGTTTTAGATATTTAGAATCTATTCCTGCACCAACCCCAACTGATGCTACTGCAGGATGGTTTGGTGGTGGTTACGGAGGAGCAACGCCTGGCGGCAAATCAATAGTATCTCGTATTACATATGCAACAGACACCGCAACTGGCTCTACTAGAGGGCCTTTAGCAGTATCTAGAGGTGGACTTTCTGGTGTGGGCAATAATGGTAATCTTACATATGGCTGGTACGGTGGTGGATTTCCATATACATGTACAATAGATAGAATTACTTACGCAAATGACACACCTGCTGCGGTTACTCGTGGTCCACTAACATCTGCTAGAGCATACGGTGCCGGTACTGGAACTAGTTCATTTGGGTGGTGGGGCGGTGGACAAATAAGTCCAGGTGGTGTTATTTCTGCAATAAGTCGTTTAATATTTGCAACAGATACAGTAGCCACTACTAACCGAGGTGGTTTAGCTCAATTTACTTGGTATCTAAGTGCAGTAACTGATAAAACTACATATGGTTGGTTTGGCGGCGGATTAACACCAGGGTTATCACCAAATTTATATTCTAATATTACTCGTTTGGTATATGCAACTGATACAGCTTTAACAACTGTTCGTAGTAATTTATCAGGAAATAGATATTTAGAAGGGTCAACTAGTAATTCAACATATGGATGGTGGGGAGGTGGTTTTGTTGCACCGGCTCCAGGTGCGGCTACCAAATCATCAGCAGTAAGAAGATTAACATTTGCATCAGATACTAGTACCACTGGTAGAGGACCATTAGTAACAGCAAGATCAAATTTAGCGGCTACTGGCAATGATAATTATGGTTATTTTGGTGGAGGTACTTCTGCTACTGCTACTGTATCTACCGTAGAACGAATAGAATATGCAACTGATACTGCAACAGCAGTAACTAAAGGACCATTAAGTTATACAAATGAAGGTTTAGGCGCCAATACAGGTGTACAATAATCATATCAAAATAAAAACTAAATACTATAATAAGGACAAGACGTAATGGCATTGACAGTAATTAAACCATCAGGAATAGATACATCTGGTAACTACACAGTTAACGGAATGAACGTTTCTGCCAATGCGTCTATTGCTAATCTTACTGTCACTGCCTCAAGTAATTTAGGTCTAGTTGGTAATATCTATATAGGTGGCGGCACTAGTGGACAATATTTACAAACAAATGGATCCGGTGTATTAACTTGGGCTAGTGTAAGTTCTGGTTCAGCAAGTAATATTGCAAATGGAAATAGCAATGTTAACATCCCATCAGCTAACGGTAATGTTAATATCAGTGCAGTCGGTAATGCTAATATATTAGTTATAACTGGCACTGGTGCTAATATAGCCGGAACATTAAATGTGTCCGGAAATACGACAGTAGGCAATTTAGTCACATCTGGTTCTGGTGGTACACTATCTAATATTAACGTTGTTTCTGCTAATACATTTACCGCCAGCGGTAATATCACTTCCGGTAATGCTACTCTTGGTAATAGCGTAACTGCTAATTACTTCATTGGTAACTTCTATGGTACTGCTAACTTAGCAACATACGCAACTACAGCTAATAGTGTTGCGGGTGCTAATGTATCTGGACAAGTAAGTAATGCATTAGTTGCAGGTACTGTATATACTAATGCACAACCAAACATAACAAGCACTGGAACATTAACAAGTTTAAATGTATCGGGTAACGCTACTATTGGTAATATCACTACCGGTGCAGGCTCAGGTGGTAATATTACTGGTGCTAACGTCATTTCATCTAATACATTAACTGCATCAGGTAATATAACATCAGCTAATGCTAATTTAGGTAATAGTGTTACTGCTAATTATTTTATTGGATCCGGTAATAACTTAAGTAACATACAAGCCGCTAATGTATCTGGACAAGTAAGTAATGCATTAGTTGCAGGTACCGTATATACTGCGGCACAACCAAATATTACAAGTGTTGGTACATTAACTGGTTTAACAAGTAATGGTGTAGTAAATTTTGCTAATACAAGCAATACATCATTGGGCGCTGTTGGTAACGTACATATCACAGGTGGTACTAGTGGTCAATATCTACAAACAGATGGATCCGGTAACTTAAGTTGGTCTACTGTAAGTACTGGAGCCGCAAGTAATATTGCAAATGGCAATAGTAATGTAAACATTCCATCTGCTAATGGAAATGTAAATATTAGTGCTGTTGGCAATGCAAATGTTCTAGTTGTCACCGGAACCGGAGCAAACATAGCTGGTACATTAAATGTAACTGGTAATGCTACTATCGGCAATATTACAACCGGTGCTGGTTCAGGTGGTAATATCACTGGCGCCAATGTTATCTCAGCTAACACATTAACTGCATCAGGTAATATAACCGGAGCTAATGCTAATTTAGGTAATAGTGTAACAGCTAATTACTTCATAGGTAATTTATATGGTACTGCTAACTTAGCTACATATGCAACAACAGCTAACGCGGTTGCTGGTGGTAACGTATCAGGTCAAGTAAGTAATGCATTAGTAGCTGGTACAGTATATACAAATGCTCAACCAAATATAACAAGTGTTGGTACATTAACTACATTAAGTGTTAGCGGTAATGCTACAGTTGGTAATCTATCTACCAGTGGTTCAGGTGGAACTTTATCCAACATTAATGTTATTTCAGCTAATACATTTACTGCTAGTGGTAATATCACAGCCGCTAATGCTAACTTAGGTAATAGTGTAACTGCTAATTACTTTACCGGTAACTTCTATGGAACAGCTAATCTAGCCACATACGCAACAACTGCAAACAGTGTGGCTGGTGGTAATGTATCAGGGCAAGTAGCTAACGCATTAGTTGCGGGCACTGTATACACAAATGCTCAACCAAATATCACATCAGTTGGTTCATTAATTGGATTAACAGTAAGTAATGCAACTGGGGTTGTTAATTTAACTACTACAGCAAATGTCACCTTAGGAGCAGTAGCTAACTTACATATCAGTGGTGGCACAAATGGTCAATATCTACAAACAGATGGATCCGGAACATTAACTTGGTCTAGTGTTAGTTCTGGCGCCGCAAGTAATATAAGTAATGGAAATAGCAATGTTAACATACCAGCTGCAAATGGAAACGTTAATATCAGCGCAGTTGGTAATGCAAATGTTGTAGTTATTACTGGAACCGGAATAAATGTTGCCGGAACATTAAATGCTACTGGTAATACGTCATTGGGTAACTTAGTTACATCTGGATCAGGTGGTAATATTACTAACGCCAATGTCATTAGCGCAAATACATTTACATCTAGTGGTAACTTAACATCCGGTAATGCTAATTTGGGTAATAGCGCAGTAGCTAATTACTTTACTGGTACTCTCTACGGAACTGCTAACTTAGCTACATATGCAACTACAGCTAACGCAGTAGCAGGTGCTAATGTATCTGGGCAAGTTGGCAATGCATTAGTTGCAGGCACTGTATATACTAACGCACAGCCAAACATTACAAGTGTAGGTACATTAAGTAGTTTAACAGTTTCAGCTAACGGTACATTTGGAAACATATTAGGTCCACTCGCAAACGGTAATAGTAATGTTAACATACCCTCTGCAAATGGAAACGTTAACATTAGTGCTGCGGGTAATGCTAATATTTTAGTAATTACAGGCACTGGAATAAATGTAGCCGGTACATTAAACGTCTCAGGTAATACTACAGTAAGTAATTTAATATCATCAGGTACTGGCGGTAACATTAGTAATGCTAACGTTATGTCAGCTAATACATTTACTGCTTCAGGTAATATTACTGGTGCATATATTTTAGGTAATGGTAGTCAACTTACTGGTATCAGTAGTTCTAGTATCAGTAATGGTAATAGTAATGTTAATATACCCTCTGCAAACGGCAACGTTAATATTAGTGCAGTTGGTAATGCAAACGTAGTTGTAATAACCGGAACTGGAGTTAATGTTGCCGGATACACAACTATAACTGGTAATTTAACTGCTGGAAATATCAATGCTGGTTCAGGTACAGGTGGTAATATTACAGGTGCTAACTTAGTTAGTGCTAATTATCTAACCGGTACATTAACAACTGCGGCTCAACCAAATATAACTAGTGTTGGTACATTAACTAGTTTAACTGTTACTGGTAATATTACATCTGGTAATGCAAACTTAGGTAATAGTGTAATTGCTAATTACTTCACGGGTAACTTCTATGGAACAGCTAACTCAGCAACAACTGCAGGTACAGTTACAACTGCGGCTCAACCAAACATAACAAGTGTTGGTTCATTGACTGGATTAACCGTAAGCAATGCAACTGGTGTAGTTAATTTTACAACTACAGCTAATGTAACATTGGGGGCAGTTGCTAACTTACATATCTCTGGTGGAACAACTGGCCAATACTTATCAACAGATGGATCTGGTACACTATCTTGGTCTACTGTTAGTTCTGGAGCCGCAAGTAACATAAGTAATGGAAACAGTAATGTAAATATTCCAGCTGCAAACGGGAACGTAAACATAAGTGCAGTAGGTAACGCAAATATTGTAGTTGTTACAGGCACTGGTGTTAATGTAGCCGGTACACTAAATGTAACTGGCAATGCAACCGTTGGTAATATCGTTACGTCGGGTAGTGGTGGTAACGTATCTAATGTCAATGTTATCTCTGCAAACACCTTTATTGCTAGTGGTAATCTTACAGCAGGCAATATCAATACAACTGGTAGTGGTGGTAATATTGGTAACGCCAATGTTATATCAGCTAACACATTCACTGCTAGTGGTAACATTACATCTGCTAATGCTAATTTAGGTAATAGTGTTGTAGCCAATTACTTTACTGGTAACTTCTATGGGACAGCTAATCTAGCAACATATGCTACAACTGCAAATGCAGTAGCAGGCGGTAACGTTTCTGGTCAAGTAGCTAATGCATTGATTGCCGGTACAGTATATACTAATGCTCAACCAAACATAACTTCAGTTGGTAGTTTAACTGGCTTAACTGTAAGCAATGCAACTGGCGTAGTTAACTTCACTACAACAGCTAACGTAACACTAGGTGCTGTGGCTAACTTACATATCTCCGGCGGAACAACTGGTCAGTATCTATCAACTGATGGGTCTGGTACATTAACATGGTCTACAGTTAGTTCTGGTTCAAGTAGTAATATCAGTAATGGCAATAGTAATGTTAACATACCGGCTGCAAATGGCAATGTTAATATTAGTGCAGTTGGTAATGCAAATATCGTAGTTGTTACAGGCACTGGTGTTAATGTAGCCGGTACACTAAATGTAACTGGTAATGCGACAGTTGGCAATATTGTCACATCTGGATCAGGTGGTAACGTATCTAATGTCAACGTTATCTCAGCAAATACGTTTATTGCGTCCGGTAACTTAACTGCAGGCAATATCAATACAACTGGTAGTGGTGGTAATATTGGTAATGCAAACGTTATCTCAGCTAATACATTCACTGCATCTGGTAACATAACTTCTGGTAATGCAAACTTAGGTAACGGTGTAACAGCTAATTACTTTACGGGTAACTTCTATGGGACAGCCAATCTAGCAACATATGCAACTACTGCTAATGCGGTTGCCGGGGGTAATGTCTCTGGGCAAGTAGCTAACAGTTTAATAGCCGGTACAGTATACACTAATGCACAACCAAATATAACAAGTGTTGGTAGTTTAACCGGTTTAACAGTAAGCAATGCAACAGGTGTTGTAAACTTTACAACATCAGCTAACGTAACACTGGGTGCAGTAGCTAATCTACATATCTCGGGTGGTACAACTGGTCAATACTTATCTACAGATGGATCAGGAACATTGACATGGTCTACTGTTTCAAGCGGGGCATCAAGTAACATCAGCAATGGTAATAGTAACGTAAACATTCCATCAGCAAACGGGAATGTTAATATCAGTGCAGTAGGTAATGCAAATATACTAGTTGTTACTGGAACAGGCGTTAATGTAGCCGGTACATTAAATGTTACAGGTAATGCTACCGTTGGCAATATTGTTACGTCGGGTAGTGGTGGTAATGTATCTAATGTTAATGTTATATCAGCTAATACATTTATTGCTAGTGGCAATCTTACAGCAGGTAATATTAACACAACAGGTAGTGGTGGTAATATTGGTAATGCAAACGTTATCTCAGCTAATACATTCACTGCATCTGCTAATATAACTAGTGGTAATGCAAACTTAGGTAATAGTGTAACTGCTAATTACTTTACTGGTAACTTCTATGGAACAGCTAATCTAGCAACATATGCTACAACTGCAAATGCGGTTGCCGGCGGCAATGTCTCTGGCCAAGTAGGTAACAGTTTAATAGCCGGTACAGTATACACTAATGCACAACCAAATATAACTTCAGTTGGTAGTTTAACCGGATTAACAGTAAGTAATGCAACAGGTGTTGTAAACTTCACTACTACAGCTAACGTTACTTTAGGTACGGTTGCTAATTTACACATAGCCGGCGGTACAAATGGTCAATATTTACAGACAGATGGATCAGGAACATTAACTTGGGCTACGGTCAGTTCTGGTGCCGCAAGTAATATTAGTAACGGAAACAGTAATGTAAATATTCCGGCTGCAAATGGCAACATCAATTTAACTGCAGTTGGTAATACTGTAATGGTAGTAACCGGAACTGGAGTTAATGTTGCCGGATACACAACTATAACTGGTAATTTAACTGCTGGAAATATCAATGCTGGTTCAGGTACCGGTGGTAATATTACTGGTGCTAACTTAGTTAGTGCTAATTTCTTTACAGGCACATTAACAACTAATGCTCAACCAAATATAACAAGTGTTGGTACATTAACTAGTTTAACTGTTACTGGTAATATCACTGCCGGTAACGTCAATGCTGGTAATTTAATAACAGCAAATTACACAACTGCTGTAATTACCACAGCGGCACAACCAAATATAACAAGTGTAGGTACACTAACTAGTTTAATTGTTTCAGGTAATGGTACATTTGGAAACATATTAGGACCACTTGCAAATGGCAATAGTAATGTAAACATACCAGCCGCAAATGGCAATGTAAACATTAGTGCTGCCGGCAATGCTAACGTAGTAGTAATTACCGGTACTGGTGCAAACATCACTGGTACAGCAAACATAACAGGTAATTTAAGTGCAGGTAATATTAGTGCTGGTTCTGGTTCTGGTGGTAACATCACCGGCGGTAATGTTATTTCAGCTAATACGTTTACTGCATCCGGCAACATAACTGCAAGTAATTTATCTATAACCGGTCTATCTAATTTAGGAGCTGTGGGTAATGTAACAATCACCGGCGGTACTAATGGTTATGTATTAAGCACAAATGGTTCAGGTGTACTAAGTTGGATAGCTCAATCAGGTGGTAGCAGTGCAAATATCAGTAATGGCAATAGTAATGTTAACATACCAGCTGCAAATGGCAATGTAAACATTAGTGCTGCCGGCAATGCTAATATATTAGTAATTACCGGTACTGGTGCAAATATATCCGGTACAGCAAATATTACTGGTAATTTAATTGCAGGTAATATTAGTGCTGGTTCTGGTTCAGGTGGTAACATCACCGGCGGTAATGTTATCTCAGCTAATACATTCACGGCTAGTGGTAATATCACTTCGGGTAATGCAAATTTAGGTAATGCAGTAACTGCTAACTACTTTATCGGTAACTTTTATGGAACAGCTAACTCAGCAACAACTGCAGGTACTGTAACAACTGCGGCTCAACCAAACATAACTTCAGTCGGAAGTCTAACTGGTTTAACTGTAAGCAATGCAACTGGAGTAGTCAATTTCACTACTACAGCTAATGTCACGTTAGGTGCTGTAGCTAACTTACATATCAGCGGTGGCACAAATGGTCAATATTTACAAACAGATGGTTCAGGAACATTAACCTGGGCTACAGTCAGTAGTGGTGCCGCAAGTAACATTGCAAATGGGAACAGTAACGTTAACATACCGGCCGCAAATGGCAATGTAAACATTAGTGCTGCCGGCAATGCTAATATATTAGTAATTACCGGTACTGGTGCAAATATATCCGGTACAGCAAATATTACTGGTAATCTAATTGCAGGTAATATTAGTGCTGGTTCTGGTTCAGGTGGTAACATCACCGGCGGTAATGTTATCTCAGCTAACACATTTACCGCTTCAGGTAACATAACCGCCGGTAATGCTAACTTAGGTAATAGTGTAACTGCTAACTACTTTACTGGTAATTTTTACGGCACTGCTAACTTAGCAACATACGCAACTACTGCAAATGCAGTAGCCGGCGGTAATGTATCCGGACAAGTAGCTAATGCATTAGTTGCTGGCACTGTATACACAAACGCTCAACCTAATATTACGTCAGTTGGTACACTAACAAGTTTAAGTGTTACTGGTAATATCACTGCGGGCAATGTTAATGCCGGTAATTTATTAACAGCAAATTACTCAACTGCTGTGATTACAACTGCGGCTCAACCAAACATAACAAGCGTTGGTTCATTGACTGGATTGACAGTAAGCAATGCAACCGGTGTTGTCAATTTCACAACTACTGCTAACGTTACTTTGGGAGCGGTTGCAAATCTACATATCAGCGGTGGCACAAATGGTCAATATTTACAGACAGATGGATCTGGTACATTAACTTGGTCTACTGTCAGTAGTGGCGCCGCAAGTAACATTAGTAACGGAAATAGTAATGTAAATATTCCAAGTGCTAACGGAAATGTAAATATAAGTGCAGTTGGTAATGCAAATATACTAGTTGTAACTGGTACTGGTGCAAATATCACAGGAACATTAAAAGTTACTGGTCAAAGTAATTTAGGTGCTGTGAGTAATGTAGTTATTACAGGTGGAACAGCAAATTATTTACTTAAGACTGATGGTGCAGGAAACTTAAGTTGGACAGCTCCCCCGCAAAGTGCAAATATAACAGTAGATAACTTTACGGGCAATGGTGTACAAACAGTATTTACTTTAAGTACTACGCCAACAGGCATAAATCAAACTAGTGTTAACTATAACGGAGCAACAGTATTGCGTACGGATTATTCATTGACCGGGGCTAATATCACATTTAGCAGTGCGCCTGCAAATGGTAGTTTGATAGAAGTAACAACAGTAAATCTAACCTCTGGAAGCGGAGGCGGAACATCAGCGGCAGCCGCAGTAGGCTATTCATTAATATTTGGAGGATAACATGGCAGCACCAAACATAATCAGTGCAACAACAATCAATGGTAAAACAACGGGTGCAAACCTAACAACAACCAGCGCAACTACGGTATTAAACAATGCTAGTGGTAGTGGTAAATGCTTAAAAGTTAACACACTAAATGTAGCTAACTATGGAAATGCAGCTGTCAGTATAACAATAGGTTATTATAATGCCGCTAACATCGGTGGAACATTATTTCAACTTGTAGGTAATGTTAGTGTTCCTGGCAATAGTACATTGAATGTTATTGACAAAACAAGTCAGTACTACTTAGAAGAAAACAGTAGTTTAGGAGCAACAGCGGGAACAGCAAACACATTATGTGTTACTTGTAGTTATGAGGATATAAGCTAAAATGGTTAAAAGATATTATGGTGGTGTAATATCTGCTACACAAGCAGTAGCCAATGCTATATCAGCCTCTGGATTTTTTAATACTAGCCAGCAGATGCAGGCAACCCAAGCTCAAAACTGGCCATCACTCTTACCATCAATAGAATATCTAGTGATTGCTGGTGGCGGTGGTGGTGGTACGTTTGAGTCTTCAGCTTTTTCAGGTGGAGGTGGTGGAGCCGGTGGCTATAGAACTGCATCCGGATTACAAGTTATTGCGGGATCTCCTATTACGGTTACAGTTGGTGCAGGTGGTGGTGGTAGTACTAACAGAACTGCGCCAGGTTCCAATGGATCTAATTCTGTGTTTGGTTCAATTACCTCTACTGGCGGAGGCGGCGGGGGTTCAGACGCCAGCTCTTCAGGCTTGTCTGGCGGGTCCGGAGGAGGTGGCGCTGCAAGTTTTAGCGCTAACGCCAATGGTGGCGCAGGAAATACCCCGTCAACTTCCCCTTCACAAGGAAATAACGGAGGTCTGAGTTATGGGGTCGCTGGCGGCTACGGAAATGGTGGAGGTGGAGGTGGAGCCGGTGCCGCCGGGCAAGCTTCTGGAACTACGCCGAGCTCTGCTAATAAAGGCGGCGATGGTGGTGCAGGTACATCATCATCTATATCAGGCTCAACTGTCATCTATGCAGGTGGAGGTGGAGGAGCCGGATATCAAAACTCTGCCGCCGGAACTGGTGGAGGTGGGACTGGCTGGAGTAGTGTAGGACAAACAGCAACAGCAGGTACAGTTAACACCGGCGGAGGTGGCGGAGGTAATGGATATACAGGTGGAAACGGAATGTCAGGGGGTTCCGGCATTGTAATCATTCGCTATGGAGACACATATGCAGCCGCAACAAGTACAACAGGTAGTCCAACAATAACTGTAGCCGGTGGATATAGAGTTTACAAATGGACCAGCTCAGGATCAATAACATTCTAAATATAGGATAAAACAAATAATGGCAATAACTTTTTCAGGCGTAAATTTTAGTGGTGGATTTCAAATTCAACCAACCTTTGCACCCGATGCACCAACAGTTGGTTCAGCTACAGCTACAGGAAGTACAACTGCAACGGTAGCATTCACTGCTCCAAGTTACGGTGGCTCTACAACTATAACAACTTATACAGCAACAAGTAGTCCAGGTGGTATCACCGGTACATTAAGTCAAGCTGGTTCTGGAACAATTACTGTTTCTGGATTAACAGCAAGTACAAGCTATACATTTACGGTAACTGCTACAAATAGTAATGGTACAAGTGTAGCAAGTAGTGCAAGTAATAGTATTACAACTCAATCTGCTCTTATACCAATTACATATTTGGTAGTTGGGCCAGGCGGCTCATCTGGAGGAACTGCATCACCATACGGCTCTACTGGCGGCGGCGGCGGTTCTGGTGGTGCAGTATTTGGTACTTCAAGTCTTACCGGAACACTAACAGCAACTGTAGGTACTTCTACGGGTCCTTATTATGTGCAAGGTACTAATAGTTCATTAGTTAGTACCGGCTTTACTAGAACTGCATATGCAGGAGGAAATGGTGGTCTGCGACAAGGCAATACTAATTCAGCAGGCTATGATGGGTATGCAGGTTTGGGGGGTGCTCAGGGAGATGGTAGTACTTCTGTAGGCGGGTCATTAGGAGCTGGTTCGCTATACGGGGCGGCAGGAACCGGCGGAAATGGAACATTTAGTGGCGGCGGAGGCGGAGGCGCCGGTGGCAATACGACCGGTGGTTACCCGAACGGTGGTGCAGGCGGTGCAGGCGGCCAACGAAATTGGACTGCATCATCTTGGAATAATATTGGTAGTACTTGGGGAGCAGGAAAAGCCGCAGGAACATCTGATACCGGCGGTACTCAAGGTATTGTTGCAATACAATATCCAGATACATACCCGGCTGCTACTTCAACAACCGGTAGCCCATCAATAGTGGTGACGGGCGGATATAGAGTATATACATGGACTAGTAGTGGTTCAATAACGTTTTAAGGTAAATTATGGCAATAACTTTTTCAGGTGTAACAATAACAGGAGGATGGACTATCACTGGTACTGATGGTCCAGGAGTCACACCTACAGTTGAATATCTTGTAGTTGCTGGGGGCGGTGGCGGGGCACAACTGGGTGGTGGCGGCGGCGCCGGTGGTTATAGAACTGCTACAGGATTTGCAGTAACTGCAGGATCTCCTATTACTGTTACAATTGGTGCTGGTGGCGCCGGCTCAACCTCTCTATCTGTCAGTGGTGTAAATGGTCAAAATTCAGTGTTTTCTTCAATTACATCAGCCGGCGGAGGTGGTGGTGGTAACCCCGTTACTTATAATGGTTCAACCGGTGGATCAGGTGGTGGTGGTGGCGGCCGCGACTCAGGTGGTGTAGGGGCACCGGGCTCCGGTACAGTCGGTCAAGGATATGCAGGTGGAAATTCTTATGCCGGCGGAACAGCTGGTGGAGGTGGCGGTGGCGCTGGCGCAGTAGGTTTAGCGGGTTCTGCGACTAGAGTGCCCGGCAACGGTGGTGCTGGTCTACAATCTTCTATATCAGGTACTGCTACATATTATGCAGGTGGAGGTGGTGGTGGTGGCAATCAAGCTATCCCAGCGACTGCATCGGTTGGAGGAATAGGAGGCGGGGGATACGGTACAATCACGCCCGTGGCGGGAGGTAGCGGTGATACTAATAGTGGTGGTGGTGGTGGTGGCAGTGGATCAAATGATGGAATTTCTTTTGCTACCGGTGGAGCCGGTGGTTCCGGTATTGTAATAATTCGCTATGCAGATACATATACAGCCGCAACAAGTACTACTGGTAGTCCAACAATAACTGTAGCCGGTGGATATAGAGTATATAAATATACGTCAAGTGGTTCAATAACGTTTTAAGGTAAATTATGGCAATATTAAGTGGGTTAACAATATCAGGCGGTGGAATAACTATTGTAGGCGGTCCTACGGCTGCCGCAAATGATCCATACTTTATGTACAATACATTATTGTTACCGGGCAATGGAACTAACGGTGCACAAAATAATACATTTACAGATGGTAGTACAAATAACTTTACTGTCACACGCTATGGTAATACTACTCAAGGTACATTCAGTCCGTATGGTGGTAACTGGAGTAACTACTTTGATGGTACTGGCGATTATTTAACAACACCCTCGTCACTTGCAATGGCACTTGGATCAACATTTACAGTTGAATGTTGGATTTATGTTCTTGCATGGAATGTTAGTAGTCCAACTATTCTTGATGTTCGTGATTCAAATATTGTAGGTGCTATATATCTTGAAAATAACGGAACTGCAAGGATGCAAACAACAGGTACCGGTACTATAGCATCTCAAACCGGCATTACACTTAATACATGGATACATGTTGCTTTTGTAAGTGATGCAACTTCTTCTAGAGTTTATGTAAACGGATCAAACACAGGTGCAACAAATCAAGGTCAAGCATTATTCCCTACTACTGCTAAAGTTGGATTTATTGGCGCTGACTTTAGTGGTGGCTATGGTTTTAATGGGTACATTTCAAATATGCGTGTAGTTAAAGGTACAGCATTATATACTGCAAACTTTACTCCAAGCACAACACCATTAACCGCAATAGCAAACACAAGTTTATTGACTTGCCAATCTAATAGATTTATTGACAATAGTACTAATGCTTTTTCTATTACCGTAGTCGGTAATACTAACATACAACGTTTCAGTCCATTCAGTCCATCATCATTAACCCCAACAAGTTATAGTGGTTATTTTGATGGTAATGGGGATTATTTAACTCCTACTGCTAGTTCTGAATATGCATTTGCTACAGGTGATTTTACAGTTGAATGCTGGGTATATCTTCCTTCTGTTCCTGGAGGAGAAGTAGGTTTTGTTAGTACATTTAATACTGGTAGTGGACAAGGATTTATTCTAGGTACAGGTGGCGGTGGCAATGCTGGTAGATTACATATTGGTTTAGGAAATGGTACCGGTTCGGGTAACTTTGATTTGTATGATTCTGTAAGTGTGGTAGCAAATACATGGATTCATGTTGCGGCAGTTCGTAGCTCGGGTACAGTAACTTTATATAAAAACGGTGTCTCAGTTGGTTCGGGTTCTGGAACAAATAATATTGAAAGAACTTTACTTGGTATTAGTATCTCATATCCTAATAGCCCTCAAGGTTATGTAACCGGTTATATTTCTAACGTGCGTATAGTTAAAGGTGTTGCTGTTTATACCGGAGCATTTACTGTACCCACAAGTCCATTAACAGCAACTCAAAGTAGTGGTACAAATATTGCCGCAATTACAGGTACATCAACAAGTTTATTAACCTGTCAATCAACTACATTTATAGATAACAGTACAAACAACTTTACGATTACTGCTAACGGTGATACTAAACCAACACAACAAAACCCATTCGGTTTTACTACTGCAACTACAAATGGTTACACAACAAGTACAATTGGCGGGTCAGGATACTTTGATGGTACAGGGGATTATTTAGTTACTCCTGCAAGTTCTGCGCTAGCACTAGCAACAAATGCGGCAGACTTTACTATGGAATGCTGGGTATATAATAATGGTGGTGCTGGTAGTCAATATGGTAGAGGAATTTCTATTTATTATCCTTCGGGAGGATATGGTTCTAATAGATTAATGTTTCGGTTAATAGCTGGAGGAGACAGATTAAATTTGTACCTGCTAGCTAATGGTAGTGCAGAGTTTGGCGGCCCCGGCGTTGATGGTACTGCTACAATAACTATTGGTGCATGGACGCATGTTGCCTTAGTAAGGAATACAGGCGTATTTTATGCATATGTAAATGGCGTATTAGACATTACCGTAAATTCGTCATCCGCTGCTTCAAGTATACCTTTCACTACTTTTAATACAATGGAGGTTGGTAGAACACAAGACGGCGCTAGCCCTGATTGGTTTGGTAATATTTCTAACTATCGTTTTGTTAAAGGTACAGCAGTCTATACTAGTAACTTTGTGCCACCATCACAGTCAATAACAGCAGTAACAAATACAGCATTATTACTTGATATGACAAATGCCGGTATCATTGACAATGCAATGATGAACAACTTAGAAACAGTTGGTAATGCACAGATTTCTACTACACAAAGTAAGTTTGGTGGAAGTAGCATGTATTTTGATGGTACTGGTGACTGGTTAGTATCACCTGTCTCTACTAATTTAGGAATGGGAACTGGTGACTTTACAATTGAAGGATGGTTCTACGCAACAAGCCCAACTTATGCACAAGGCTTCTTTCATATCAATCAAACCGCTATAGGTGCAACTGTTGCGGGTTATGCAATTGGTGTAACAGCATCAGGTGCAATTCAATATTACGCTGGTAATACTTTTACAACTTCGTCATCTACTATAACTGCTAACACATGGACACACTTAGCATTAGTTAGGTCGGCCGGTACTGTTAAGGTATATGTAAATGGAATCTTACCAGCTTCAGGCGGCTCAATAGCTGATTCACAAAATGTAACATCTGCGCTTGCATATCTAGGAGTGTTTTATACAGTATCCGGGGGTGTTGCATATACAATGACAGGATATATTGATGATTTCCGCATCACAAAAGGTTACGCACGTTATACTGCTAACTTTACTCCATCAACAACGGCATTCCCAACATATTAAACAAATAAATAACTTAAAGGAAATAAAAAAATGAGTCATTTCGCACAAATAGATGAAAATAACATCGTAACACAAGTAATCGTAATAGAACAGGATGTAGTAGATACTGGTCTATTTGGTGATCCAAATAGCTGGATTCAAACAAGCTACAACACCTCTGGTGGTGTACATACATTAGGTGGTACACCATTACGTAAAAATTATGCTGGTATAGGCTATACATATGATAGTATCAGAGATGCATTTATACCACCAAAACCATTCAACAGCTGGACATTAAATGAATCTAGCTGTTTGTGGGAAGCTCCTACACCAATGCCAACTGATGATAAAATGTATCGTTGGGATGAGGAAACAACAAGTTGGATTGAAATTGCTATGCCTGAGTAACTGTTAGGAGTTAAATTGGATTAAATACATATATGCGATTTAAAAAATAATCCAACTACACAAATAAGAGAATTACTACATGGCAATTACAAAGTTACAACCGTTCAACCTAGATACAACTGCTAATTACACCTTTGCCAATATTACCGCAACTAATGCTAATTTAGGCAATGCGGCTACTGCTAATTATTTCATTGGATCTGGCAATAATCTAAGTAATATTCAAGGTGCAAACGTTACAGGTGCTGTATCTAGTGCTACCACTTCCGGTACGGTAACAACTGCCGCCCAACCAAATATCACTAGTGTTGGGACATTATCTGGTGTAATAAGCACCGGAAATGTTAATTTAACTAGTGCAAGTAACGTAGCATTGGGTCCTGTAGCTAATGTACATATCACCGGTGGTACTACAGGACAATATTTACAAACAGATGGATCAGGAAATCTTTCATGGTCTACTGTCAGTAGTGGTGCCGCAAGTAATATCAGCAATGGAAACAGTAATGTAAATATTCCTTCAGCAAATGGCAACATCAATTTAACCGCTGTTGGTAATACAACTATGGTAATTACTGGTACTGGTGTTAATGTAGCCGGTACATTAAATGTTACAGGTAATACTACTGTAGGTAACTTAGTTACTAGTGGATCAGGTGGTACATTATCTAATATTAACGTTGTTTCTGCTAATACATTTACTGCATCAGGTAACATAACATCCGGTAATGCTAACTTAGGTAATAGTGTAACTGCTAACTACTTTACCGGTAACTTCTATGGAACAGCTAATTTAGCTACATATGCAACTACCGCTAATAGTGTTGCTGGCGGAAACGTTTCTGGACAAGTAGCTAATGCATTGATATCAGGTACAGTATATACAAATGCACAACCCAATATCACATCAGTTGGTACACTAAGTAGTTTAGCAGTAACAGCTAATATAACATCTGGAAACGCTAACTTAGGTAATAATGTAACAGCTAATTATTTTACTGGTAATGGTAGTCTGTTAACCGGTATTACAACGTCCGGCTTATCAAATGGTAATAGTAATGTAAATATACCGGCTGCTAATGGTAATGTTAATATTAGTGCAGTTGGAAACGCCAACATATTAGTAGTAACTGGTACTGGTGTTAATGTAGCCGGCACACTAAATGTAACTGGAAATGCTACAGTTGGTAATATCGTCACATCAGGTAGTGGCGGTAATGTATCTAATGTTAATGTTATATCAGCTAATACATTTATTGCTAGTGGAAATATCACTGCTGGCAATGTTGTAACATCTGGTTCAGGTGGCAATATTAGTAATGCCAATGTTATTTCAGCTAATACATTTACTGCATCAGGTAATATAACTTCAGCCAATGCTAATTTAGGTAATGCAGTAATTGCTAATTTCTTTATAGGAAGTGGCAACAACTTAAGCAATATACAGGCTGCTAATGTATCCGGTCAAGTAAGTAATAGTTTGATATCTGGTACAGTATATACAAATGCACAACCAAACATTACATCAGTTGGAAGTCTAACTGGTTTAACTGTAAGCAATGCAACCGGCGTAGTTAATTTTACTACGACCGCTAACGTCACTTTAGGTGCTGTAGCTAATTTGCACATCAGTGGTGGTACTAGTGGGCAATACTTATCTACTGATGGATCAGGTACTCTTTCATGGGCTACAGTAAGCTCAGGTGCATCAAGTAATATCAGCAATGGAAATAGTAATGTAAATATTCCATCAGCTAATGGCAATGTTAATATCAGTGCAGTAGGTAACGCTAACATATTAGTAGTTACTGGTACAGGCGTTAATGTAGCCGGTACACTAAACGCTACAGGAAATGCGTCATTAGGTAATTTAGTTACAACTGGTTCAGGTGGTAATATTAGTAATGCCAACGTTGTATCAGCTAATACATTTATTGCTAGTGGAAATATCACTGCTGGCAATGTTGTAACATCTGGTTCAGGTGGTAATATTAGTAATGCAAACGTTATTAGTGCAAATACATTTACTGCATCTGGTAATATCACTAGTGGTAATGCTAACTTAGGTAATAGTGCAGTAGCTAATTATTTCACTGGTAATCTTTACGGGACAGCTAACTTAGCTACATATGCTACAACTGCAAATGCAGTAGCCGGTGGTAACGTTTCTGGTCAAGTGGCTAATGCATTAATATCGGGTACTGTGTATACAAATGCACAACCAAATATAACAAGTGTTGGTACATTGAGTAGTCTAGCAGTAACAGCTAATATTACTTCTGGTAATGCTAATTTAGGTAATTTAGTAACTGCAAATTACTTTACAGGAAATGGTAGTCTATTAACTGGTATTACAGTTAGTGCTGGTAATTCAATTGTAAATGGTAACAGTAATGTAAGTATACCGGCCGCAAATGGCAATGTTAATATATCGGCAGTTGGTAATGCCAATATTGTTGTAGTCACTGGCACGGGTGCTAACATCTCTGGTACACTAAACATTTCAGGTAACACGACTGTAAGTAACTTAATATCATCTGGATCAGGCGGTAATATTAGTAATGCAAACGTTGTATCAGCTAATACGTTTACAGCATCAGGTAACATAACTGCAGGTAATATCACAACTGGTGCAGGATCTGGCGGCAACATTACTGGTGCAAATGTAATATCAGCTAATACTTTTACTGCATCTGGTAATATTACAGGAGCTAATGCTAACTTAGGTAATAGTGTAACAGCCAATTACTTCATTGGTAACTTCTATGGAACTGCCAACTCAGCAACCACTGCAGGTACAGTTACAACTGCGGCACAACCAAATATTACAAGTGTTGGTACATTAACTGGAATAACAAGTACAGGCACTGTCAATTTAACTAGTGCAAGTAACGTATCATTAGGACCAGTCGGTAATGTAAAAATCACAGGTGGTACTACTGGTCAATACTTATCAACAGATGGATCAGGAAATCTATCTTGGTCTACTGTTAGTAGTGGTTCATCAAGCAATATAAGTAATGGCAATAGTAATGTAAATATACCATCAGCAAATGGCAATATCAACTTAACTGCAGTTGGAAATACAACTATGGTTGTTACTGGAACTGGGGTTAACGTAGCAGGTACATTAAATGTAACCGGTAATGCTACAATTGGTAATATCACTACAGGTGCAGGATCTGGCGGCAATATCACTGGTGCTAATGTAATATCAGCTAATACTTTTACTGCATCTGGTAATATAACTGGTGGTAACGCCAACTTAGGTAATAACGTATCTGCTAACTACTTCACTGGCAATCTCTATGGCACAGCTAATCTAGCTACATATGCAACAACAGCTAACAGTGTAGCCGGTGCTAATGTATCTGGTCAAGTAGCTAATAGTTTAATATCTGGTACAGTATATACAAACGCACAACCAAACATAACTAGTGTCGGTACATTGAGTAGTTTAGCAGTAACAGCTAATATTACTTCCGGTAATGCTAATTTAGGAAATAACGTAACAGCTAACTATTTTACAGGAAATGGTAGTTTATTAACTGGTATTACAGTTAGTGCTGGTAATACTATAGTTAATGGGAATAGTAATGTATTAGTATCTGCAAACGGAAACGTAACTACTAGTGTTGCAGGTAATGCTAATATACTAATTGTAACTGGCACTGGTGTTAATGTAGCCGGTACGTTAAATGTTACAGGTAATGCGACTGTTGGCAACATTGTTACGTCTGGATCAGGGGGTAACGTATCTAATGTTAATGTTATATCAGCTAACACATTCATTGCATCCGGTAATCTTACAGCAGGTAACATCAATACAACTGGTTCAGGAGGTAATATTGGTAATGCCAATGTCATCTCAGCTAATACATTTACTGCATCCGGCAATATAACAGCAGGCAATGCTAACTTGGGTAATAGTGCAGTAGCTAATTATTTTACTGGTAACTTTTATGGAACAGCTAACTTAGCAACTTATGCAACTACTGCTAATAGTGTTGCCGGCGGTAATGTATCCGGACAAGTAGCTAATGCATTGATATCAGGCACTGTATATACAAATGCACAACCAAATATCACTAGTGTTGGAAGTTTAACTGGCTTAACTGTAAGTAACGCATCAGGTGTGGTTAATTTTATAACTACTTCCAATGTATCATTGGGTGCTGTAGGCAATGTAAAAATTACAGGTGGTACTACTGGTCAATATTTATCTACTGATGGATCTGGTAATCTCTCATGGTCTACTGTAAGTAGTGGGTCAACCAGTAACATCAGCAATGGAAATAGTAATGTAAATATACCGGCTGCTAATGGCAATGTAAACATAAGCGCAGTTGGTAATGCAAACATACTAGTAGTAACAGGCACCGGGGTTAATGTAGCAGGTACATTAAATGTAACCGGTAACGCTACTGTGGGTAATATTGTCACGTCTGGTTCTGGTGGTAATGTATCTAACGTTAACGTCATATCCGCGAATACATTTATTGCTAGTGGCAACTTAACTGCGGGTAATATCAATACAACAGGTAGTGGTGGTAACATTGGTAATGCTAACGTTATCTCAGCAAACACATTCACAGCAAGTGGCAACATAACTTCTGCCAATGCTAATTTAGGTAATAGCGCAGTAGCTAATTACTTTACTGGTAACTTCTATGGAACAGCTAACTTGGCAACATATGCAACTACTGCTAATAGTGTTGCAGGTGCTAACGTTTCTGGACAAGTAGCTAATGCATTGATATCAGGTACTGTATACACAAATGCACAACCCAATATTACAAGTGTTGGCACCTTAACAGGTATAACAAGTACCGGTACTGCTAATTTAACCGGTGCAAGTAACGTAGCATTAGGTCCAGTTGCCAATGTACATATTACCGGAGGTACATCAGGTCAATATCTATCAACAGATGGATCTGGTACATTATCATGGTCTACTGTAAGTTCTGGCGCCGCAAGTAATATCAGCAACGGAAATAGTAATGTAAACATACCAGCCGCAAATGGAAATGTTAATATTAGTGCAGTGGGCAACGCCAACATATTAGTTGTAACAGGCACTGGTGTTAACGTAGCCGGCACATTAAATACAACAGGTAATACTACAGTTGGTAATCTATTCAGTAGTGGTAGTGGTGGTAACATATCCAACGTTAATGTTATATCAGCTAACACCTTTACTGCTAGTGGTAATATAACAGCAGGTAATGTGGTAACATCTGGCTCTGGTGGTAACATTAGCAACGCAAACGTTATATCAGCTAATACATTTACCGCATCCGGTAACATCACATCTTCTAATGCTAATTTAGGTAATGCAGCCACAGCTAATTTCTTTATTGGATCTGGTAACAACTTAAGTAACATACAAGCCGCCAATATATCCGGACAAGTAGCTAATAGTTTAATAGCCGGGACAGTCTATACAAATGCACAACCTAACATAACAAGTGTTGGTTCATTGACTGGCTTAACAGTAAGTAATGCAACAGGTGTTGTAAATCTTACAACTACTGCAAACGTAACTCTCGGAGCCGTAGCTAATTTACATATTAGTGGTGGTACCTCAGGTCAATACTTATCAACGGATGGATCTGGTACATTATCTTGGTCTACAGTTTCTAGCGGCTCAACAAGTAATATCAGCAATGGAAATAGTAATGTAAATATACCAGCTGCAAATGGTAACGTTAATATATCTAGTGCTGGTAATGCAAACATATTAATTGTAACTGGCACTGGCGTTAATGTAGCAGGAACATTAAACACAACAGGTAATACAACTGTTGGTAATCTATTCAGTAGTGGTAGTGGTGGTAACATTAGCAATGTCAATGTTATATCAGCTAACACCTTTACTGCAAGCGGTAACATAACTGCTGGCAATGTTGTAACATCTGGTTCAGGTGGTAATATTAGTAATGCAAACGTTATTAGTGCAAATACATTTAGTGCATCTGGTAACATTACTTCGGGTAATGCTAACTTAGGTAATAGCGCAATTGCTAACTACTTCACTGGTAACTTCTATGGAACAGCTAATCTAGCTACCTATGCCACTACTGCAAATGCGGTAGCAGGAGCTAATGTTTCTGGACAAGTGGCTAATGCATTAGTTGCGGGAACAGTTTATACAAACGCACAACCAAATATAACTTCAGTTGGTAGTTTAACTGGCTTAACAGTAAGCAATGCAACTGGGGTGGTTAATTTAACAACTACAGCAAACGTAACTCTTGGTGCTGTAGCTAACTTACACATCAGTGGTGGTACTAGTGGTCAATATCTATCAACTGATGGATCTGGCACATTAACCTGGTCTACAGTAAGTGCAGGAGCCGCAAGTAACATCAGTAATGGCAATAGTAATGTAAACATACCAGCCGCAAATGGTAACGTTAATATATCTAGTGCCGGTAATGCTAATATTGTAGTAGTTACCGGTACTGGAGCAAATATAACCGGCACACTAAATGTAACTGGCAATGCAACAGTTGGTAATATAGTAACTAGTGGTTCAGGTGGTAATGTATCTAATGTTAACGTTATATCTGCAAACACTTTTATTGCATCTGGTAATCTTACTGCAGGAAACATCAGTACAACAGGCAGTGGTGGCAACATTGGTAATGCTAATGTTATATCAGCTAATACATTCACTGCATCCGGTAATATCACATCTGCTAATGCTAATTTAGGTAATAGTGTTGTAGCTAATTACTTTACTGGTAACTTCTATGGAACGTCAAACTTAGCTACATATGCTACAACTGCAAATGCAGTAGCCGGAGGCAATGTCTCTGGTCAAGTAGCTAATGCACTAGTAGCCGGTACAGTGTATACAAATGCACAACCAAACATAACTTCAGTTGGTTCATTAACCGGCTTAACTGTAAGCAACGCAACCGGTGTAGTTAATCTAACTACGACAGCTAATGTAACGTTAGGAGCCGTGGCTAACTTGCACATATCAGGCGGTACATCAGGTCAATATCTATCAACTGATGGATCTGGCACATTAACTTGGTCTACGGTAAGTGCAGGAGCTGCGAGTAACATTGCAAATGGCAATAGTAATGTAAATATACCAGCCGCAAATGGTAATGTTAACATCAGTGCTGTAGGTAATGCTAACGTATTAGTTGTAACAGGTACGGGAGTCAACGTAGCGGGTACATTGAATGTGTCAGGTAATACAACGGTAAGTAATTTGATATCATCAGGCGCCGGAGGTAATATTAGTAATGCTAATGTCATTAGTGCTAACACATTTAGTGCTACTGGTAATATCACGGTAGGTAATTTAGTAACTAGTGGTAGTGGTGGTAATATTACAGGTGGTAATGTTATTAGTGCTAATACATTAACTGCTAGCGGTAATATTACAGCCGCTAATGCAAACTTAGGCAACAGTGTTGTAGCTAATTACTTTACTGGTAATTTCTATGGAACAGCTAATACTGCAACAACAGCCGGTACTGTAACTACTGCGGCACAACCAAATATCACATCAGTTGGAAGTTTAACTGGCTTAACAGTAAGCAATGCAACTGGGGTGGTTAATTTAACAACTACAGCTAATGTCACTTTAGGTGCAGTAGGTAACTTACACATCAGTGGTGGTACATCAGGTCAATATTTACAAACAGATGGCTCTGGTACATTAACTTGGGCTACTGTAAGTTCCGGATCAACTAGTAACATCAGTAATGGAAATAGTAATGTAAACATCCCAACTGCAAATGGTAATGTTAACATTAGTGCTGTTGGTAATGCAAATATATTAGTTGTGACCGGTACGGGAGTTAATGTAACAGGTACATTGAACACAACAGGTAACACGACTGTCGGTAATCTATTCAGTAGTGGATCCGGTGGTAACATATCTAATGTCAACGTTATATCAGCTAATACATTTACTGCATCCGGTAACATCACATCTGCTAATGCTAACTTGGGTAATAGTGCAGTAGCTAATTATTTCACTGGTAACTTTTATGGAACAGCTAACTTAGCAACTTATGCAACTACTGCAAATGCGGTAGCAGGTGGTAATGTATCTGGACAAGTAGCTAATGCATTAGTCTCAGGTACTGTATATACAAATGCACAACCTAATATCACTAGCGTAGGTAGCTTAACTGGTCTAACTGTAAGTAATGCAACAGGTGTAGTTAATTTCACTACTACTGCAAATGTAACATTGGGTGCAGTAGCTAATTTACATATAGCAGGTGGTACTAATGGACAATACTTATCAACAGATGGATCTGGAACATTAACATGGTCTACTGTCAGTTCTGGATCTACTAGTAACATCAGTAACGGAAACAGTAATGTAAATATCCCAGCTGCAAATGGTAATGTTAACATCAGTGCTGTAGGTAATGCTAACATATTAGTTGTAACTGGTACAGGGGTTAACGTAGCAGGTACACTAAACGTTTCAGGCAATACTACTGTAAGTAATTTAATATCATCGGGCACTGGTGGAAATATTAGTAATGCAAATGTCATTAGTGCTAACACATTTAGTGCTACTGGTAATATAACAGTAGGTAATTTAGTAACTAGTGGTAGCGGTGGCAATATAACTGGTGGTAACGTTGTATCTGCAAACACACTAATCGCTAGCGGCAACATTACAGCCGCTAATGCTAACTTAGGTAATAGCGTAGTAGCTAATTACTTTACTGGTAACTTCTATGGAACTGCTAATTCAGCAACTACTGCTAGCACGGTCACAACTGCGGCACAACCAAATATCACATCAGTTGGTACATTATCTGGCGTAACAAGTACAGGAACAGTTAATTTAACTGGTGCTAGTAATGTATCATTGGGACCAGTCGGTAATGTAAAAATTACAGGTGGTACCAATGGTCAATATCTACAAACAGATGGCTCTGGTACATTAACATGGGCTACAGTCAGTAGTGGTTCATCAAGTAACATCAGTAACGGAAACAGTAATGTAAATATTCCATCAGCTAATGGCAATATCAATCTAACTGCAGTTGGTAATACAACTATGGTAATTACTGGTACTGGTGTTAATGTAGCCGGTACATTAAACACTTCAGGTAATACTACAGTTGGTAATCTATTCAGTAGCGGATCTGGTGGTAATATTAGTAATGTTAATGTCATATCAGCTAATACATTTACTGCATCCGGTAATATTACATCAGGTAACGCTAATTTAGGTAATAGTGTAGTAGCTAATTACTTCACTGGTAACTTCTATGGAACAGCCAATCTAGCAACTTATGCAACTACTGCTAATGCGGTAGCCGGTGGTAATGTTTCAGGACAAGTAGCTAATGCATTGATAGCAGGTACAGTATATACAAATGCACAACCAAATATCACAAGTGTTGGTAGCTTAACTGGATTAACAGTTAGTAATGCAACCGGTGTAGTAAACTTTACAACTACGGCTAATGTAACTCTCGGAGCTGTGGCAAATCTACACATAGCAGGTGGTACTAATGGTCAATACTTGTCAACAGATGGTTCTGGTACATTAACATGGTCTACGGTTAGTAGTGGTTCATCAAGTAATGTCAGTAATGGCAATAGTAACGTAAACATACCGGCAGCTAATGGCAACGTTAACATTAGTGCTGTAGGTAATGCAAATATTGTAGTTGTAACTGGCACTGGAGTTAATGTAGCCGGTACACTAAACGTTTCAGGTAATACAACTGTTGCTAATTTGGCTACAACTGGCACTGGTGGCAATATATCTAATGTTAATGTTATATCAGCTAATACATTTACTGCTAGTGGTAATATCACTGCCGGTAATGCTAATTTGGGTAATGCAGTAATCGCTAATTTCTTCATTGGTTCAGGTGCTAATTTAACAAGTTTAACCGGTGCTAATGTATCTGGACAAGTAGCCAATAGCTTAATAGCTGGCACAGTTTATACAAACGCACAACCAAATATTACAAGTGTTGGTACACTAACCGGAATAACAAGTACCGGAACAGTCAATTTAACTGGTGCTAGTAATGTATCATTAGGTCCTGTAGGTAATGTAAAAATCACAGGTGGTACTAATGGTCAATATCTATCTACTGATGGATCAGGAAATCTATCTTGGTCTACCGTTGCAGGTGGTTCATCAAGCAACATAAGTAATGGAAACAGCAACGTAAACATACCGGCAGCTAATGGTAACGTTAACATTAGTGCTGTGGGTAATGCAAACATATTAGTTGTAACAGGCACCGGTGTTAATGTAGCCGGCACATTAAATGTTTCAGGCAACACCACTGTTGCTAATTTGGCTACAACTGGCACCGGTGGTAATATCAGTAACGTAAATGTAGTTTCAGCTAATACATTCACTGCTAGCGGCAATATAACTGGCGGTAATTTAGTAACCAGTGGTGGTAATATTACAGGTGGTAATGTCGTTTCAGCTAATACGTTAATTGCTAGTGGTAATATTACATCAGGTAATGCTAACTTAGGTAATTTAGTTACAGCTAACTTCTTTAGTGGTAATGGCAGTTTATTAACTGGTATTACCGTTAGTGCAGGCAATTCAATTGTAAATGGCAACAGTAATGTAGTAGTATTTGCAAATGGTAATGTAACGACTAGTGTTGCAGGCAACGCAAACATTTTAATTGTAACTGGCACCGGAGTTAACGTCTCTGGTACATTGAATGTTACAGGTAATACTACTGTAGGTAACTTAGTTACTAGTGGATCAGGTGGTACATTATCTAATATTAACGTTGTATCAGCTAATACTTTTACTGCATCTGGTAATATTACAGGAGCTAATGCTAACTTAGGTAATAGTGTAATTGCTAATTACTTCACGGGTAATTTTTACGGAACTGCCAACTCAGCAACAACTGCAGGTACAGTTACAACTGCGGCACAACCAAATATTACATCAGTTGGTACATTAACTGGTGTAACAAGTACAGGCACTGTCAATTTAACTGGTGCTAGTAATGTATCATTGGGCCCAGTAGCTAATGTACATATTACAGGTGGTACTAATGGTCAATATCTATCTACTGACGGGTCTGGTACATTATCTTGGTCTACCGTCAGTTCAGGCGCCGCAAGTAATATTGCAAATGGCAATAGTAATGTAAACATACCATCAGCTAATGGCAATGTTAATATCAGTGCAGTTGGTAATGCCAATGTTGTAGTAGTCACTGGCACAGGAGCTAACATTGCTGGTACACTAAATGCTACAGGTAATATTATTGCCGGTGGAGGGACCGGTGGTAGTATAACTGGTGCTAACTCAATTAGTGCTAATTACTTTATTGGTACCTTATATGGAACAGCTAACTTAGCAACTTATGCAACAACAGCTAATAGTGTAGCTGGTGGTAATGTCTCCGGACAAGTAGCTAACGCATTAGTCTCAGGTACTGTCTATACAAATGCACAGCCAAACATCACATCAGTTGGATCATTAACTGGATTAACAGTAAGCAATGCAACAGGAATTGTTAATTTCACAACTACCGCAAACGTAACTCTTGGTGCTGTAGCTAACTTACATATAGCAGGTGGTACTAATGGTCAATATCTGTCTACTGATGGATCAGGAAATCTATCTTGGTCTACAGTTAGTAGTGGTTCATCAAGTAATGTCAGTAATGGAAATAGTAATGTAAACATCCCGACAGCTAACGGTAATATTAACTTAACTGCAGTTGGTAATACAACTATGGTGGTAACTGGCACTGGTGTTAATGTAGCCGGTACATTAAATGTTACAGGTAATACTACTGTAGGTAACTTAGTTACTAGTGGATCAGGTGGTACATTATCTAATATTAACGTTGTTTCTGCTAATACATTTACTGCATCAGGTAACATAACATCCGGTAATGCTAACTTAGGTAATAGTGTAACTGCTAATTATTTTATTGGATCCGGTAATAACTTAAGTAACATACAAGCCGCTAATGTATCTGGACAAGTAGCCAACGCATTAGTCTCAGGTACTGTCTATACAAATGCACAACCAAATATAACAAGTGTCGGTTCACTAACTGGGTTAACTGTAAGCAATGCAACAGGTGTAGTTGATTTTACAACTACAGCTAATGTCACATTAGGAGCAGTTGCTAACGTACATATCAGTGGTGGCACTAATGGATATGTATTAAGTACAAATGGATCAGGCGCATTAAGTTGGGTAGCTCAATCGGGTGGAGGTGGTGGTAGTAATATCAGTAATGGAAACAGTAATGTTAACATACCGGCTGCTAATGGAAACGTTAACATAAGTGCAGTTGGTAATGCTAATGTAGTAGTAATTACTGGTACTGGAGCAAATATCACCGGTACAGCAAATATTACCGGTAATCTAAGTGCAGGTAATATCATTGCTGGTTCAGGTTCAGGTGGTAACATATCTAATGCAAATGTTATTTCAGCTAATACATTCACCGCTACTGGTAATATAACTAGTGGTAATGCTAATTTGGGTAATAGTGTAACTGCTAATTACTTCACTGGTAACTTCTATGGTACAGCTAACTTAGCTACATACGCAACTACTGCTAATAGTGTTGCCGGTGCTAATGTATCTGGACAAGTAGCTAATAGTTTAATAGCCGGCACAGTATATACAAATGCACAACCAAACATAACATCAGTTGGTACATTAACCGGTATAACAAGTACCGGAACAGTTAATTTAACTGGTGCAAGTAACGTATCATTGGGACCTGTAGGTAATGTAAAAATTACAGGTGGTACTAATGGGCAATATCTATCTACTGATGGATCAGGAAATCTATCTTGGTCTACTGTAGCAAGCGGTTCATCAAGTAATATCAGTAATGGAAACAGTAATGTAAATATACCAGCCGCTAATGGCAATATTAATCTAACTGCAGTTGGTAATACAACTATGGTTATTACTGGCACAGGGGTTAATATAGCAGGGACATTAAACACTTCAGGTAATATTACATCAGGTAATGCTAATTTAGGTAACAGTGTAACTGCTAATTACTTCACTGGTAACTTCTATGGAACAGCTAACTTAGCAACTTATGCAACAACAGCTAATAGTGTAGCTGGTGGTAATGTCTCCGGACAAGTAGCTAACGCATTAGTCTCAGGTACTGTCTATACAAATGATCAACCAAATATCACTAGTGTTGGATCATTAACTGGTTTAACTGTAAGCAACGCCTCAGGTGTAGTTAATTTCACTACTACTGCAAATGTAACACTAGGTGCAGTTACTAACGTACATATCAGTGGTGGCACTAATGGTTATGTATTAAGTACAGATGGATCAGGAACATTAAGTTGGGTAGCCCAATCAGGTGGAGGTGGAGGCGGTAGTAATATCAGTAATGGAAACAGTAATGTAAACATACCAGCCGCTAATGGAAACGTTAACATATCAGCAGTTGGTAATGCTAATGTAGTAGTAATTACTGGTACCGGGGCAAACATCACTGGTACAGCAAATATTACCGGTAATCTAAGTGCAGGTAATATCATTGCTGGTTCAGGTTCAGGTGGTAATATATCTAATGCAAACGTTATCTCAGCTAATACATTTACTGCATCTGGTAATATCACATCCGGTAATGCTAACTTGGGTAATAGTGCAACTGCTAATTATTTTACTGGTAACTTTTATGGAACAGCTAACTTAGCAACTTATGCCACTACAGCTAATAGTGTTGCAGGAGCTAATGTATCTGGACAAGTAGCTAATGCATTGATATCAGGCACCGTATATACAAATGCACAACCCAATATCACATCAGTTGGTACACTAAGTAGTTTAGCAGTAACAGCTAATATCACATCCGGTAATGCTAACTTGGGTAATAGTGCAGTAGCTAATTATTTTACTGGTAACTTTTATGGAACAGCTAACTTAGCAACTTATGCCACTACAGCTAATAGTGTTGCAGGTGCTAATGTATCTGGACAAGTAGCTAATAGTTTAATAGCCGGCACAGTATATACAAATGCACAACCTAATATCACTAGCGTAGGTAGCTTAACTGGTCTAACTGTAAGCAACGCAACCGGTGTAGTTAATTTCACTACTACTGCAAATGTAACATTAGGTGCAGTTGGAAATCTACATATTTCTGGTGGTACAAGTGCATATGTGTTAAGCACTGATGGTGCTGGTAATTTAAGTTGGGTAGCTCAAACAGGAGGTGGAGGCGGCAGTAATATCAGTAATGGAAACAGTAATGTAAACATACCGTCTGCTAATGGAAACATTAATTTAACCGCAGTTGGCAATACAACTATGGTAATTACTGGTACTGGTGCAAACATAGCCGGTACAGCAAACATAACTGGTAATTTAAGTGCAGGAAATATCATTGCTGGTTCAGGATCAGGTGGTAATATATCTAATGCAAATGTTATCTCAGCTAACACATTTACTGCATCCGGCAACATAACTGCAGGTAATTTATCTATAACTGGTCTATCTAATTTAGGTGCAGTAGGTAATGTTGTCATTACAGGCGGAACCAATGGTTATGTGTTAAGTACAAATGGCTCAGGTGGATTAAGTTGGATTGCATCTGGTGGCGGTGGAGCCAATATTAGTAACGGCACAAGTAATATTAATATTGCGGCATCAGGTGGTAACATCACAATGGGTGTTGGTGGAACAGCAAATGTAGTAGTTGTTAGTACTACTGGCATTTCAGCTGCCATACAACCTAGAGTTGTAACTATTGCAGACGGAACATCAATTAGTATAAATGCTGATACTACTGATATGGCTATTCAAACAAATACACAAGCGGCCGGTACATTAACTATTAATGCACCATCAGGGACCTTATATCAAGGTCAAAAAATTATGTTAAGATTGCAATCTACTAATGTACAAACGTTCAGTTGGAATGCAGTGTTTAATAGTTCAACAGATTTAAATTTACCTACAACATCATCCGGAAGTAGTAAATATGATTATATAGGATTTATATATAATTCAACTCAATCAAAATGGAATATAATTGCCAAAAACTTTGGCTTCTAATTAACAAGGAAAATTTAAAATGGATGATATTATTAATCAAATAGATGGACAGGTGCAAATCATATTTGAAAAAACTGACAGCACTATTAATCAAACGTTTCGTGATGCTTTATGGATGACACAAGAGGAGTATGATGCTTCATCTATTGACAGAATTAATGAATTAAAGCAAGAAAGATTTGCTAATTGGTTAGCCATTGTAACTGAAACTTATACTACAGTAACACCTGAGTAATAAAATATGGCAAACAGATATTGGGTCGGCGGAACAGCACAGTGGACTTCATCCAATACAGCATTATGGAGTGCCAGTTCTGGCGGATCTAGTGGTGCAAGTGTCCCTACTGCATCAGATTCTGTATTCTTTGACCAAGCAGGCCCTTATACAGTAACAATGGGTAACTTTACCCTCAACTGTTTAGATTTTACTATATCAGGGGCAAGTGTAACTATAGCGGGTGTTGCTGGACCCCCTCAACTTAATATATATGGTAGTTTTTCTATAGTTTCAACAACTGTTTGGAGTGCTACTCAGATAACTGTTAACTTTGTTGCAACTACAACTGGTAAAACAATTAATACTAATGGCGTAACTGTTAATTTTAATGGTCTTACTTTTAACGGCGCAGGCGGTGGCTGGACATTAAGTGGTGCACTTACTACTGGTACTAGTTGCACTACAACTTTAACTGCAGGCAGTTTAGATATAGCAGGATTTACACTTAGTACAGGTTTATTTAGTTCAAATAATTCAAATACTCGTTCAATTGCATTTGGAGCAGGTTTTATAGCATTAACAACTACTTCCACTGCACAAACTGTGTTACAAATGTCAACTCTTACTGGTTATTCACAAACAGGAACTGGTGGATTTTCTACGGCAACAAACGTGACAAAAACGTTTTCATCAGGTATTACTGCGGGCGGTTCTGCAACTACCGGCCCAAGTATGTTTGTTACAGCTGGGGCAGGAGTAATTACATTGAACGGATCCAGTTACTGGAATACTCTTAATTTTGTGGGTTCAACTTCTACTGTTAATTCTAGTGGTGCTCAAACTTTAGTATATGCTAATAATTTAATTTTTGGAAGCGGTAGTTATTATATAAACGCAACACCGACTTTTAATATGACTGTTACAGGCAATACTAAAAGTTTAATTGGTACATTAACTGTTAACAATGCTGCCGTTACCTTTACTTGGGATACTTCTGGAGGTCTTTGTTTTGCAACTACTACTATTTTAAGTGCGGGGAAAATAGCATGTACTGGTGCCGGGACAATAGGTTCTACTACTGGGGGTACTATGGCTCACAGTGGTGGGGAATTAGCCATTAATGGATGTACATGGAGAAATCTTACATATACTTATACCGGTGGTACAATTACTGATACCGGTGGTGGCACTATTAGGGTCAGTGATAACGTTGGAAATAATGGAACATTTACATTAAACGGACCAACTCTAAGTCTACCTATCACTCCCACTACTAGTTTTATAATAGATCGCCGATTTGTCTTAACTTCTGGAGCTATCACATTAACTGCAAACGCTAGTATGACAACAACTGGTGTAAGTTGTTTTGTTGAATTTGCTGCCGGTACAATTACACTTAATAATTACAATTTAACCCTTGGTACTTTGACTGGCGCTACTATTTTGAGCGTTTATAGTACTGCTGCTAGGACAATAGCTTTTGGTACGGGTTATATATATTGTACCACTGTAGATATGGCTGTAGCAAATAATATTACTTTGACGGGAGACGGGGGGTTTGGACCGCCCGGTGGTGTAGCTAGTGTAACAACTGGCTTTACTTGGGGAACAACATCAGGGGCCTCAATATCTATGGCACCTAATATTTATTATGCTAGTGGAGCAACTGCATCAACTTTAACTACAGGTAGTTGGTTTAATAAAGTTGATTACGGTGCCTCTTCATTTACAATGGCTGTTACATCAGTAAATTTAAATACATTAATTTTAGGTTCCGGTACATATACTAGTTTAACCGCAAATATGCGAGGTACAGGTACAATCAATACTAACAGCAGACCGTGTATTTTAGTAATAAACAACGATGTAAATACTACTACTTTAACTGCTGCCGCAAATGCCGCAACATTTACAATGACAGCAGGAACTATTAATTTTGCTACATTTAATTTAACTTGCACTACTACAGCAACATATACTAGTGGCACACTAAGTAATATTGGTACTATTAGTTGTACTACTTTTACAGTTAGTACCGGTACATTTACATTAACTAGTGGTAATATTACACCTAGTACTAGTGTTGTAATTTCTTCAAATGGCACATTTAACTATAACGGTGGAACATTAGGCTCGGTTGCAACATTTACTCAAACTTTAGGAACAATGAATTTTAATAAAGCATATTCATTGACCGCAACCGGAGCATATACATTAACCGCAGGTTCATTAACATTAAATGGATTTGATTTGACTACAGGTAGATTTTCCTCAACTAATCTAAACACTCGGTCAATAAGTTTTGGATCAGGTAACATCATACTATCAACTTCTAGCTCCGGTCAGACATGTTTGGATATGGCAGATACTCGTAATTTTACTTATACTGGAGTAGGTGGATTCACTTCCCCAATGAGTGTAACTAGGACCTTTCAATTTGGTACCGGTGGTACAGGTAGTGCATCTATTAGTTGTAATTTAACATTAACATCAGGTTCAGCAGTTCCAACTTTTACAACTGGTAGTTATTTTAATAAACTTGATTTTAGTGGTACTAGTGCCGGTGTAGTACCATTAACAACAGTAAATCTTAATAGTTTGACACTAAGTAGCGGTGGAACATTTACTAGCTTCACTGCAAATTTTGTAGGTTCTGGTACTATTATAAGCAGTACAAATACTACACTATTTGCATTAACACTAGCTACTGCAGGTGTAACAACTACCTTAGGATCTGATGTTTCGCTGACTGCAACCGGTACAACAACAGTAACAGCCGGTACATTAAACTTAAATGGATATACACTAACCACCGGTATCTTTAGTTCAACTGGTACCGGCGTTCGTTCTATTACATTTGGTACTAATAATATTGTATTAGCACATACAACGGCTGCTACAACTGTATTATCAATGGCAGATGTTACTAACTTTACATATACGGGTACTGGTGGGTTTACTGCAGCCGCAAATATAACAAGAACATACACCTTTGGAACTACGGGCGGTAGCGCAACGAATGCACCTAATTTAACCTTAACTGGTAGTGGTATCGCAATACAAACATTAACTACTGGTAGTTATTTTAATAAATTAGATTTTGGAACTACCGCATTCACGCTAGCTATCACTACACAAAATGTTAATAGTCTAACACTAGCGTCAGGAGGAACTTATACTAATTTGACAGTTACTGCAGTGGGAACTGGTAATATTATATCTAATGGTAGAACATTTGGTTCTATTACAATTAATCATTCCGGCACTACTACTTTAGGTGATGCACTAACCACTAGTGGTACTACAACAATAACTGCAGGAACATTAAATCTAGCCACATTTACAATGACTACTACAACTGTATCTTCTAGCTCTTCCTCTGCAAGATCAATTACCGGAGCAGGTACTCTTGCAGTAACCGGCAGTTGGTCAATCAGTGATGGAACTAATTTTACAGGAAATAACTATACAATTAATATGACTAGTGCTTCTGGAAAAACATTTGGTGGCGGTGGTGGTAGCTATGGAAATTTAGTTCAAGCAGGAGCCGGAGCATTAACTATATCCGGATCAAATCAACTTAATAACATATCTGCAAACACACGACCATCTACTATTAGTTTTACCGCTGGCACAACTCAAACATTAACAAACTTCACTGCATCCGGTACTTTGGGTAGTCTAGTAACTATTAATAGTGTGACTGTAGGTACAAAATTTAATTTACTTAAAACTTCGGGTACAGTTAATGTAAGTTACTTAAATATTACTGATAGTAATGTTAGCGCGGCATTTTTTGCTAATATTAATTCAACTAATTCAGGCAATAATATTGGTTGGAATTTTGCCGCACCGGCTACAGTACAAAGCGGATTCAACGCATTCTTCTAACTAATTTTTTCAGCATCAACTCTCCTACTAAATATCTACATGTCAATATTAATAGGATTACCCTGCTACGGTGGAGTAGTATCAGATAAAACAACTAACGCCCTCTTTAAATTGGGTAAACAATTCGTTAGAAATAACATAGACCACGGCATTCTCACACTAGCAAACGAAAGTTTAATAAGTCGTGGTCGTAGCCGTATCGCTAACTTCTTCATCAACAATACCGATTTTGAATATCTATTCTTCTTGGATAGCGATGTTGGATTTGAAGCTGATGATGTACTAAAACTTCTTAATCACAATAAAGAAATGGTATGTGGTGCTTACCCAATGAAAACAGTACCACTAAAATGGAACTTTACTCTCACTCAACCACAACAACGTGAAGGTGATCTAGTTGCTATAGATAAAATAGGTATTGGGTTCAGTCTAATTCATCGTGATGTATTAATTCGTATAGCAAAACAATACCCAGAACTTAAATATATACCAACAAACGAAAGTACTACACATAACCCAACTGAAGCTGAATACGATAATAGCTATCACTACTTCCATGAAATGCGTCAAGGTGATATCTATCTACCAGAAGATTTAAGCTTCTTCACACGGGCACGTAGTATTGGTATGCAGGCTTGGATGGATACTAGTATCAATCTATGTCACGTTGGTAGTCATGTTTTTCAGGAACAATAATGAAAACTAATATTGTAATCATTGATGATTTCTTAGATGATCCATATACAATGCGATTAAACGCATTAAATGCTAATTATCCAACACCAGAAAGCCATACTTATCCAGGTAGAAACTCTGACAAATCTTACTTCACAGAAGAAATGTTAGAGAAGGTACAAAATCGTTGGGGTGATTACTTAATACCAGCAGAGGGTAGCAGTTGTGGTTACTTTAGAATTAGTTTAGCAACTGATACCTTTGAACAAAACATACATATTGATCCAGGTTGGGATGTGGGTGGTGTACTATACCTTAATACACCAAATCAATGTCGTCCAGAATCTGGCACACACTTCTACTATCATAACAGATTAGGTATAGAACGTGCTCCAGCTACACCAGAAGAAGGTAAATATTTAGGCTTCACTAACTATGAAGAAATACGTAAAAATATAATCTATGGTGATGGGCTTGATAAAACATTATGGACAAGATATGCATCTAGTCCAATGAAATATAATCGTTTAGTATTGTTTGATCCGTTATTATGGCACAGTCATGGTGATAACTTTGGTGATTGTATGGATAACGGCAGGTTGGTTATGCTATTCTTCTTCACAAAACAAAAATGAAACAGGCATACTTTGTACCAAACTTCCCCATAAATCGTATCACACAAACCGGAGAAGATGGTTGGTGTCACATGCCAAATCATCCAAGAAATCTATATAATTATCTAGGTGCAATACTAGAACATATGGATAACAGTAAACGTATAGATCCAATACAAATAACTATACATGATGAACAACAGGTACATGCTGGACCAAGTGGTGTATCCAGATTGTTTGCATTAACCCATCAAAGACAGTATACTCATATACCATGTATTGTTAGTAGTCCAATACACTATGAATGGTTTGGGGAAAATGTAGTTAAAATCAATACAACTGAAGAATTACTAAGTTACTTTGATCCACAATATTTACCTAAAAGCTATGAAGTAGATGAAAATGGTGTAGCTTGGCATAATGGTGCTTGGAGTTATGAGGAACTAGAACGTACTATGAATGTGTCCGAAGCTACTAAACTACGTATGAAACAAATGATGACAGAGACAAATTAATATGAAACAAGAATTCTTTTTCTATAGTGGATTGCCAAGAGCCGGTGGAACAATGTTAGCTTCAGTAATGAATCAACATCCAGACATGTATGTAAGCCCATTAAGTCCAACTGTAGAGTTACTATATTACACAGAGAAATACTTTGATGAAGGTAGTGAAGCATATAACGCTAATCCACAACCAGTAGCTAAACAAAGTGTTTTAGAATCACTGCCCAGAGAGTATTACAAGAATATACCTAAGAAGTATATTATGGATAATAATCGTGCATGGCCTAACAATACTGATAGAATTTGTAAATTTATTACTAAAACTCCAAAGATTGTATGTATTGTTAGAGATGTACCATCTATCTTAGCTAGTTTTATTGATTTAGTTAATCGTAGCAATAATCCAGGAAATAACTTTATTGATCGTTGGTTAGTAGACAATCGTATGGAATTGAACACTAAGAACAGATGTTATTATTTGATGCAACCAACTGGTATTGTGAACCAGAGTTTATGGAGTATGTATCAGGGTTATAGTAATCCAAATGTAAAATCCTGTATGCATATGGTAGAGTATGATGATTTGATTAGTAATCCGGAAGAAACATTGAGTGATATTATTGATTTTTTAGATATTCCATCGTATAAGTTTGTTTTTAACAATATTAAGAATGTAACACCCGTAGATGATGTAACTTACAATTTAGAAGGTATGCATAGTGTACGTCCTAAGTTAGCTAGTAGAAACTTAGATCCTATGGAAATATTAGGTCCTGAATTAGTTAGAGAGTATTCTGGATTAGAATATTGGAGAGAAGTTGTAAAACCGAGCAAAGTCAAGCTGTTTAGTATATAATATTGATAAATATACTAAAGAGAGAGAGATATTATGCCAGTAACGATAACAGCGGGAATTACATTTAGTGGGGGTGGATTGACTATGGCCTTTGCACCACCCTCAGGACCAACAGCAGGTTGGTTTGGTAGCGGGATAACTTCGGGGGTAACGGTATCATTAGTAAATAGAATAACATATGCAATTGATACGGCGACAGCTAGTGTGCGCGGTCCGCTAAGTTTAGGGAGAAAAGGATTAGTTGCTACCGGTAATCTTGATTATGGTTGGTTTGGTGGAGGTACTATAGCAGCTGGTAGTGGCGTTCTTGTAACTCTAGTTGATCGCATTATATATGCGACAGATACCGCTACTGCAGGCGTTCGCGGCCCATTAAGTACAGCTAGAGGATATTTAGGCGCAACAGGTAATACAACTGATGGTTGGTTTGGGGGAGGTGCTGCCACCTCCCCCTTCGTATATTATTCAACTGTAGACCGCATCACTTATGCAACTGATACTGCAACAGCAACTACACGTGGACCGTTGAGTTCAGCAAGAGTCAATGTGATTGCAACGGGCAATACAACTAATGGATGGTGGGCAGGCGGCTACGCAGGTAGCCCAACTCCCGCAGGATTCCGGTCTACTATAGATCGTGTAACATTTTCAACTGACACTGCAACCGCTAGTGTTCGTGGTCCATTAAATAATACAAATGGGAGAATGGCTGCAACCGGTACTCCAACTGACGGATGGTTTGGCGGCGGCTATAGAGGCTCTATCGTAGAACGAGTAACATTTTCAACAGATACGGCGACAGCTAGTGTTCGCGGTCCGTTAAGTTCAGGAAGAAGCTATTTGGCGGCATCAACCGATAGTACAACATATGGTTGGTTTGGTGGCGGTGGATCAATTTCTACAGTAGACCGAATAACATATGCTACAGACACTGCAACTGCAACTGCACGTGGACCGTTGAGTTCAGCAAGAAGCTACTTGGCAGCAACCTCAGGTGTCCAATAATAGAAAGAATATCTAATGCCAGTAACAATAACAGGTGGAGTAACAATTACAGGGACCGGTGTCACAATGTTTGGTCCAGCCCCGGGCCCGGCTCCAGTATCTACAGCAGGATGGTTTGGTGGTGGATATGCTCCTGGAGCAGGTCCTGGAGCAGGAAACTATTCTACAGTAACTAGACTTACTTTTGCAACAGATACCGCAACAGCTACAGTTCGTGGACCATTAAGTTTGGCTAGATATGGATTCGCTGGATCAGGTACTTCAACTAATGGCTGGTTTAGTGGTGGACAAACATCTACATTAGAATCAACTATTGACCGTATAACTTATTCAAATGATACAGCTACTGCAAGTGTACGTGGACCATTAAGTTCAGCTAGAAGATATGCTTCTTCGGTAAGTGATAACTCAACTTATAGTTGGGTTAGCGGAGGAATAGATATATCTTTACCGAGCGTATATTCATCACAGGTAGCTCGCATAATTTATGCCACAGATACTGCTACTACAACTAACCGAGGACCATTAAGTATAGCTAGATATGCAATTACTAGTATTGGTACTACTCAATATGGATGGAATATGGCAGGATATGAGGTGAATGGGTTTGTATCTACAGTTGACCGTATAACTTATTCAAATGACACAGCTACAGCAAGTGTACGTGGTCCATTAACCGGTGGCAAATATAAAGCATCAACATTAACTGATAGTACTACATATGGTTGGTATGCAGGTGGAACTAGCGGCTTCCCACTTTCAATAGTTAACCGTATCACATATGCAACAGATACAACTACCGCAAGTACACGAGGTTTTTTATCTGTGCCAAGAAGTAACTCAGCTGGCGTATATGACAATACAGCTGGGTGGGTTGGAGCTGGCCTAGCCAATGGCGGACCTCTTCCTACAGTATTATCATCAAGTATTGATAGAATAATTTATGCTACTGATACCGCTACTGCAACCTCTAGAGGTTCAGTAGGCACAGCTAGAGCATATCCCGGCAGTTCATCTGGCGTACAATAAAACATGATCTCAGGCGCTACCCAATCAGGGTTTCACTTTCTACAACAACATATCAATTTCTCGTCTGATACTTCAGTAGATTTTGACCCGCATAAACTAATCAATAGCAATAAACAAATAAAGATATTATGGGCACACTATGCTCACGATCAACCAATCTTTTTAAACGTAGATTGGACTAAAATAACACATATAGTATGTGTAAGTAATTGGCAAAAAACTCAATTCATTAAGTATTTTAAGATACCACAACATAAAATATCTGTAATACGTAACGGTGGTGCAGACTATTTTACATATAAACAAAAAACAAACAAAACTCTTATATACGCTAGTACACCATTTCGTGGACTAAAATATCTACCCTATATCTTTAAACAAGTACTAAAATGTCATCCAGACGCCATTCTTAAAGTATTCTCGGGTATGAAACTGTACGGAGATAATGATACACAAGAGTTCAAACAAATATACAATGAACTAAAAAACACACCAAATACAATCTACAGTGAACCAATTAGTCATCAACAACTAGCTAATGAGTTTAAAGAAGCATCAGTATTAGTTTATCCAAATATATGGGAAGAAACAAGCTGTGTAACATTGATTGAAGCAATGCGTTCAGGATGTTACCCAATATTAAGTGATATAGGTGCATTGCCCGAAACAAGTAATGGTTATGGGACTATTGTTCCATTAGATGCAACATATCATGCAAGTGGATGGATACCAAGTGTACAGTTTTTAGATGATTTTGTAGATAATATTTGCCAAGTACTATCACAAACTAAATATACTCATACTAAAGAGCAGGCTGAGTGGGCTTGTGAATACTATAACTGGAACACTATTGCTATTGAATGGCATACATTACTAAACAAACTATCAACAAAAGGATCAACAATGAAAAAGAAAATGGAAATCTCTAGTCTAACATCACATACAGGTGATAAAATTGTACATGATGAAAAAGTACTATCACAAGTATTTGATGAAATCTTCCGCTGGGAAGAAGCAGATAAAGAACATGCTCAAGGACGTAGCAACTTCCAAATTGAAAAGTTTATCACATTAGATAACTATACAATTCCAAGTGCTTTCAATGCTATGTTGAAGAATCGTAGAATTATGGCAGAAGGATTATTCAGCAAGATTACTGAGATGAAAGAACATCAACGTGAGTTTGATTATAAGTGGAATAAGAAAAACAAAGAAGAACCAATTCAATGGCCAACTAAAGATGGTGGCACTAAGTTGTGCTGGTATGATTTAGATTACTTAAATCTACAAAATTTCTTAAAGAGTAGTGAGTTAGAGATCCGTGATCGGGTACAACAGATTGCTACGTTTGATAAGATACTAGATAGATTAGTAGAACAGAATGGTGGTCCAATCACACGTGAACAGTTTGAGAATGAAGATCATGTATATTGGGAACGTAGATTAGCTAACCAAGCTATGGATGAGATGATTAGTCGTAACACTGGTATTGGTGTTGGTAACATTCACAGTATGCGTAGAGCCAGTGCTCCTACATTAATTTCTGGTGATGTAAATCGTGTTAAGAATGATTTCCCTGATTTAGGTAAAGCATTGACTGGTGGCGAACATAGTGTAGAGTTCTTATTAGAGTTGCAAAAGAAAGTTGTTGCTGGTATTGAAGAAGTAACTAGTAGTGATATACTAGCATTAGCTAATGAAAAGGTTACAGAGCGTATTGGCATTACTGAACGGTTAGACAGAATGCATGAGAAACCGGCACAAGGTAAATCAGAAGTATCACCAAAGAGTTTGTTTAATGACAAATGGAATAGTAAATGAAAAACAATTTATTAACTAACATATTAATTGCACCCAATGTAATATCAAAAGAGGGTGTAGCTTTTATTATGGAGCATGCCAAGAGTCAACGAAAAGAAGATTTATCTGTATTTGATCCAGAACAAAGTAACAAAAGTGGCAACACCAAATTTAGTGTAGACAAGAAGGTTAGAGATACACAGATGATTGACCTAGAAGATATTGCTAGTGAGATTATTGATTTGTTTCGTAATGTTGTAACCAATGTTATTAATCCATTTTATGAGTTTGAGGTTAAAGATTCTGAGTTGCCACAACTATTACATTATGGTGTAGATGGGCATTATATGCCGCATTGTGATGGTGAGTCACTATGGAAGCCACCTGGTAATGAGCCATTGATTTGGCGTAAGAGTACTGATAGAGATTTAAGTACAGTATTGTTTTTGAATGATGATTTTGAAGGTGGGGATTTTGTATTCCCTGAATTAAAAGTAAGAGTTCGCCCAGAGCCGGGTATGTTAGTTTGTTTCCCTTCTACACATGAGTATTTGCATGGAGTTGAGCCAGTTACTAAAGGAACTAGATATAGTATTGTAAATTGGATGACAGTTAAGGGTTTTCCAAGTATGGCAGACGAAACTAATATGATTAATCATAAATACAATATAGGTATTGATAAGCCTATATCTAATAAAAAGGAAAAAACATGGCTAAGTACATAAAGCATTATTACGTAGATGGTGAGAATTTAGTAGAGTTCTTTGTTGATAAGAACATGGGACCAAACGGTAAGACACATCCAAGAATTGACGGATTAGATGTTAAGTTTTGGTTTGTAGACACTAATGGTATTGATTACTGTATGAGTGTAGTACCAGATGAGACTGTTATTACTCCAGAAAATGGCTTGGGTGAGGGTACATATGAGCAGTGGTCCAATGAAATTGCTGGTCAATTTGAGTCACAGAGAGCAAGTGTAGCTAGCAATAGTGATATGTTGACACGATTGAGTAAGACTGAAGCTGAAGTATTAGCTATGGCTTTTGACAATAGTAGTGTTGAGTCAATGTTAGCTAGTTTTGCACAATTAGCACCCACTCCAGAAGTATTAGGCAGTTGATCCTTAAGCCATATTAGAAGTTATAAATAGTGTGATAAATACACTATGATAAAGGTAAATATATGGCGATTGAGATAGGACCAGGTTGGACGATAGGTGGTGGAATAACAGTTTCCAGTCCACCTTCTGCTCCTACAGTAGCAACAGCAGGCTGGTTTGTAGGTGGTACAGGTGGTGGCGCCGGCATTACCACTGTAAATAGAGTAACATTTGCAAATGACACAGCAACAGCAAGTGTTCGAGGTCCACTAAGTGTAGCCTTAAATGGGGGAGCAGGCACCGGTAATACGACTTATGGTTGGTTTGGTGGCAGTTCCCTTAGTTCAGTGTATCAATCAACGGTCCAACGAATCACATATGCAACTGATTCAGCAACTGCAAGTGTGCGTGGTCCATTAAGTACAGCTAGAGGATATTTAGCCGCAACCGGTAACACAACTGATGGTTGGTTTGCTGATGGATTTGGTAGCATATCAATAGTAGACCGTATTACATATGCATCTGATACAGCAACTGCAAGTGTGCGCGGCCCCTTAAACTTGGGGGTATATGCCTTAGCCGCTACCGGCGATAGCACTAATGGTTGGTTTGGCGGCGGAAGTGGAACTAGTGCAATACAACGTATCACCTATGCAACAGATACAGCCACTGGAACTATACGAGGGGCATTAAGCGGTACAATAAGAGGTTTGGCGGCATCAACTGATAGCACTACATATGGCTGGTTTGGCGGAGGATACCAAACTATTGCACCTGTTTGGGCATCATTAGTTCAACGTATTACTTATGCAACTGATACAGCCGCAGTAAGTGTTCGTGGTCCATTAAGTGCAGGAAGATTTTATTTAGCGGCATGCGGTAATACAACTGATGGTTGGTTTGGTTCAGGATACACACCTGCAGCAGTGTCATTAATAGATAGAATTACCTATGCAACAGATACAGCAACAGCCAGTGTGCGTGGTCCGTTAAGTTTAAGCACCTACTATCTCTCAGCGGCAGCAGGGACACAATAATAGAAAGAATAATATATGTCAGTAACATTTAGTGGTGGAATAACATTTACAGGTGGAGGGTTTAGTTTCACTGCCGCACCTCCGGTTGGTGCTACAGCTGGTTGGTTTGGTGGTGGTATACCAACGTATAGCACAGTACAACGTATGACATTTGCAACAGATACTAGTGCTACTAGTATACGAGGCCCACTTAGTTCCGGCAGATACGGTCTATCGGGTGCCGGTACTCTCACAAATGGTTGGTTTGGCGGCGGCGCCACACCCGCATTATTATCAACAGTAGACCGAGTAACATATGCAACTGACACAGCAACTGCTAGTGTACGTGGTCCATTAACTGTTGCAAGAATGCAACTAGGAGCATCAACTGATAGTACTACTTACGGTTGGTTTGGTGCGGGATATCTTGGATATCCGACTACTCTATCTACAGTAGACCGAATAACATATGCCACTGATACAGCAACAGCAATTAGTCGAGGGCCGGTACATCAGGCACTTGGGGTAGCGGCTACGGGTACAACTGCATATGGTTGGTTTGGTGGAGGTTATAAATACCCTACTGGAAGCATGTCAACCATAAGCCGTATTGATTATTCAAGTGATGCATCAACTGCTAGTGTGCGCGGCCCATTAAGTGTGGCAAGGTTCCTGACCGGGGCTACAGGTAATGATACTAATGGCTGGTTTGCTGGTGGGCAAGGTACCGTTGTAGATAGAATTACATATGCAACAGATACTGCAACAGCTAGTGTGCGTGGACCATTAAATAGTCCGACACGTGAAGGTATAGCTGGTGTTGGTAATACTACAAACGGTTGGTTTGCCGGTGGCTTTAATACTAGTACTATAAACCGTATTACATATGCAACTGATACTGCGACGGCAAGCCTAACCGGTACTTTAAGTGAATACTTTCAAATTACAAAAGTCGGCGGCACCTCCGGTCAACAATAACATAAAGGTTTAAAAAGAATGAGTATAACAATAACTGGCGGATTTACAATGGCAGGCGGTGGATTTACACTGGTAGCTGCACCTCCATCTGATCCTACTGCTAGTTGGGTTGCCGGCGGAGTAGCTAGTGGAGTTGATATATCTACTGTGCAACGTATCACCTATGCAACAGATACAGCTACTGCAACTATACGTGGTTCATTAAATTTAGCAAGAGATAGATTTGCGGCAACAGGTAATACAACTGATGGTTGGTTTGGCGGCGGAGCTTACCCTGCAAATTCTACAATACAACGAATAACATACGCAACAGATACCGCAACAGCATCAGTGCGTGGCCCCTTAAGTTCAGCTAGATATAATTTGGGAGCAAGCGGTAATACAACTAATGGTTGGTTTGGCGGCGGTACTGATTACCCCGGAGTTTCTACAGTAGACCGTGTCACTTACTCAACAGATACAATAACCGCAAGTATACGTGGTCCATTAAGTTTGGCCCGCATTACCCCGGCTGCAGCCGGTAATACAACTGATGGTTGGTTTGGTGGAGGAGCAACTGGAGCAACAGTGGTGTCAACAGTAGATCGCATTACATACGCTACAGATACAGCAACAGCAAGTGTACGTGGTCCACTAAGTTTAGCCCGCAAACAGGCTGCAGCCGCAGGTAATACAACGTACGGATGGTATGCTGGTGGCTATGCCGGCGGCTCGGTTGGTGGACTAGTGGATCGTATAACATATGCAACAGATACCGCAACCGCATCGGTACGTGGGCCGGTATATGATTCTTATCAAATAGCAGCATCTGGAAATTCAACGTACGGATGGTTTGCTGGCGGTAGTGGTGACCTATCAACAGTACAACGTATCACTTATTCAAATGATACTGTTGCGGCAACTCCGCGTGGTCCATTAAGTGTAGGCGCCACAGGACAAGCGGCTGCATCAGGCGTACAATAATAGAAAGAATAATATATGTCAATAACAATAACAACGGGTGGAATAACAATGACTGGTGGAGGTGTAAGCTTTAGTGCCGCACCACCCTCCACACCAACAGCCAGTTGGGTAGCCGGCGGAGGAAATATATTATCAACGGTAGATCGTATTACATATGCTACTGATACTGCTACTGCAAGTGTGCGTGGCCCTCTTAGTTGGGCAACTAACAAACAGGCAGCTACTGGTAATTTGACTTATGGTTGGTGGGCCGGCGGATTTGATGGTGTTGCTCCTACTGATTTTGCAAGTACAGTACAACGAATTACATATGCCACAGATACTGCTGCCTCAAGTATTCGCGGTCCAATAAATTCAGAAAAAACTATGTTGGCTGCTGCAGGAACCACAGATTATGGATGGTTTGCCGGTGGAGCTTTGTATGTACAAACAGAACAATCAACAGTAGATCGTATAACATATGCAACTGATACAGCAACTGCATCATTACGTGGTACAATAAGTTTAGCTAGATACTATTTGGGCGGAACATCAGATGGTAGTACGTATGGATGGTTTGGTGGTGGTTATGCACCTTATAGAAGTAGGGTGGATCGTATAACATATGCAACAGATACAGCAACTGCTAGTGTACGTGGTCCATTAAATATATCTATAATAATACCGGCAGCAACAGGTAATACAACTAATGGTTGGTGGGGAGGCGGATATGCTTCCGGTGCTTCAACAGCAGTATATCGTGTAACTTATGCAACCGATACAAATACAGCAAGTGTTCGTGGACCATTAAGTCAATCTGTGGGTACTGCATCAGGAAACTTGTCTTATGGTTGGTTTATGGGTGCTATTAACGTAGATAGAATTGATTATTCAAATGATACTGCTACTGCAAGTTTGCGTGGACAACTAGCAACAAATAGATCTACTTATGGTGCATCAGCTTCGGGTGTACAATAAAATATACGGGTAAGCTATCTCTACTATAAATATTTTTATATCAGGAGATAAAACATGACACAACGTATTCTTATTATGGGCTTGCCCGGCGCAGGCAAAACTTATTTGGCACAACACTTACTTGGGCATCTACAAACGGCTAATAAACGAGTAGCTTGGCTTAACGCAGACGATGTCCGTAAAAAATATAACGACTGGGACTTCAGTAAAGAAGGTCGCATTCGTCAAAGTCTACGTATGCGTGAACTAGCAGATAACATGACTGACACTGACTACGTTATATGCGATTTTGTTGCACCATTGGTTGAAATGCGTAATAACTTTAAAGCTGATTGGACTATCTGGGTTGATACTATCAGTGAAGGTAGATACGAAGATACTAATAAAGCATTCGTCCCACCAGAAGTATATGACTTCCGTATCACAGAACAAAATAGTGAAAAATGGAGTGAGTTCATCTTTGCACATATATACGATAATAGACGTAGACCAACATTCAATTGGCAAAAAGAAACGGTACAGATGCTAGGAAGGTGGCAACCATGGCATGATGGTCATCGTGCATTGTTTGAACGTGCTATTGCTAAAACAGGACAAGTAATTATTCAAATACGTGACTGTCAAGGCTGGCAAGGTAGTAACCCATTTGAAATAGAAAAGGTCAAATCATTCATTAAACGTGATTTGGACATGTTATATCAAGGTCAATATGAAATTCAAGTTGTACCAAATATCACTAACATTACTTATGGGCGTGATGTTGGTTATAAAATTGAACAAGAAACATTTGACGAAAAAATTCATGCTATAAGTGCCACAAGTATACGTAAAATGTTAGGATTATAAACCAGTCTTTTTAAATTAGATAAGTAGTTATCTAATGAATACATTTCAATCGTCTTACGACAATAGATTACAATCTTGGTATAATTTACGCAATCAAATCAAATCACTTGATTTAGCTCAACAATGTGTGGAAATTGACAAGTGGTGGCAACAAGCCCCACTTGTCAACCACTATCTACACCCAATTGATTTACCCACATGGCCCGGGCCTTGGGAGCTTTTGGTAGAAAACACCTACTGTACGCTTGCAAGAGGACTAGGAATGTGCTATACTCTACTATTAATGAATATTACTGATATAGAGTTTGTGTTAGCTACTGATAGTCAAGGAAATGACACATCATTAGTCTTGGTAGACAACGCAAAATATCTGCTTAATTACTGGCCAAACACCGTGATAAGTAATAATCTACAAGATTTTAAAATAGTAAGCAAATTAGATATAACAACAATTAATAATAAGATAGGGTAAAAATGAAAATATACGTCACCAAAAGAGATGGGACAAAAGAGCCATTAATGTTAGAAAAATGGCAAGCGCAAGTAGCAAAAATATGTGTGGGGATACCTGATGTTAGCCCTTCAATGGTAGAGATAAAATCACAACTACACTTCTATGATGGAATTTCAACACAAGAAATTGATGGAATTACATTACGTGCAGTTGTTGATTTGATTGACGTAGAAAACAATCCAGATGTAGGACATACAAACTATCAATATGTAGCAGGTAAACAACGTCTATCAATGTTACGTAAAGATGTATATGGTAACTACGAGCCTCCCCGTCTGTATGATATCGTAGTAACTAATGTAGCTACAGGATTATATACACCAGAATTACTAGAATGGTATAGTGAAGAAGATTGGAACAAGATGGATGACATGCTTGACCATTCTAAGGACGAGCAATATAGTTATGCCGCCATTGAACAATTGATTGAAAAATATCTAGTAAAGAATAGATCAACAAAACAAACATATGAAACACCTCAAGTTAGATACATGGTTGCAGCCGCTACAGTTTTTCATAAAGAAGAACCTAATAGTGCCCGTATGCGTTATATTAAAGAATATTATAATGCAGCCAGTGATGGGTTGTTTACTCTTGCTACTCCTGTGCTTGCAGGCTTGGGTACTCCAACAAAGCAATTTTCATCCTGTGTTCTTATTCGCTCCGACGACGATTTGGATAGTATTTTTGCTAGCGGAGAAATGATGGCAAAATATGCTAGTAAACGTGCTGGCATTGGTTTAGAAATAGGAAGACTACGACCATTAGGCAGTCCTATTCGTGGTGGTGAGATTATGCATACAGGCATGATCCCATTCTTAAAGAAATGGTTTGGTGACTTAAGAAGTTGCAGTCAAGGAGGTATTCGTAATGCAAGTGCTACAGTATTTTATCCCATTTGGCATCATCAGTTTGATGACCTTATCGTACTTAAAAACAATCAAGGAACAGACGAAACTAGAGTCAGGTTCATGGACTATGGGGTTGTTCTTAGTGCATTCTTCTGGAGACGATTTAAAAACAAAGAACAAATAACATTCTTTGATCCCAATGAAGTGCCTGACTTATATGAAGCATTTTACAAAAACACAGAACTATTTGAAGAACTATATGTAAAATACGAAAAACGTAAAGACTTACGAAAGAAAACAATGTCGGCCGAAGAAGTATTCAAGTCGGGCATTCTTAAAGAACGAACAGATACAGGACGTATCTACCTAGTGTTCGTTGATAATGTTATGAATCAAGGACCATTTGATCCTGAATATCATACAATTTACCAGTCAAATTTATGTTGCGAGATCCTTTTGCCCACCAAGAGTTTCAAGAGAATGAATCCGGAACGCAAGTTAATTCGTGTCAAGAAATCTAATGTTGACGAGTTTATGAAAACGAAATCAAACGACATTGTTAACATTAGGAAGATAAAATAGTAGGTAATAGTATTTCAAGTATAAATAAGAGTATAGGAAATACTTTTATGAAGAAATACATTATCTATTGTCATACACTAAATGGTAAGAAATACATAGGTTATACAAGTAAAACGATGGAAGAACGATTGCAGGATCATATTGGAGAAGCATTAGAAGGAAGTGATAGACATTTCCATCGTGCTATCAAAAAGTATGGGTCTGAAAATATTGTCTCAGAAATCTTAGCAGAAGTATACAATAAAGACGAAGCCAAAAAGTTAGAAGAAACTTTCGTTGAAAAGTTAGATACTTTCAAAAATGGCTATAATATGACTCGCGGCGGTGATGGTGGCAACACTCTTGAAAAATATACAGACGAAAAGATGAAAGAGCATCGTAAATTGAAATCTTATAACGCTGTTGGAATGAACAATGGCAACGCAAAGCCTAATATTACCAAAGAAATGATAGTAGATGCTGTAGTTCAATTTTGTATTGAGAACAATAAACAAGGCGATTATTTGTTAAGAAAAGAGATTGAATCGATCCTCAAAGAGCAATTGGGCGTTAGTCAAATGATATTAAAGAATAGAATTGATAATGGGCTAAAACAGTTAATTGATGAAGTAAACAAGAAGTTATCTACCCCTGTAAAATATGATCCATACTATAGAGGTGAGGATCATAAGAAGCGGTTAGCATCGGCAACATCAAAGTTGCGCTGGGCGACAAATGGTATTGATAATGTAAAACTACCGGCAGATGAATTGGATAAATTTCTCAAAGAAAACCCAACATATAAACAAGGTAGAAAATTGAAGAATAGTGAAGATAGAAAAGAAATTAAATCAAAGTTGGGTTATAGTAGAATAGGATTAGGGAATGTATGAACAAACGAATCAAACAGTTAGCAACAGAAGTTGGTATCAGTGTTGAATACTTAAACAATACCAAACAGTGGCCATTGATAGAGGCATTAGCCGAAAGAATTGTAGAAGAATGTATCGGATGTTGTGAACAAGTTATTAGTGATCCTGTTCCTGAATCAGTTGATACTTTTGAACAAGGTGGAATTCATTGTATAGATGAGATTCGACAACACTTTGGTATTGGTATGAGCACAGAAGATAAAAAGATCCTAATCAAAGAACTGTTAGGAGTAAAAAATGAACGATCGGATTAAACAACTCGCTGAACAGGCTAGACAAGAATTTTTACAATTGCCAACAGGATACACAGCAGAACAAGTTGGAATGTATCCCCAGTTGATGGAACGGTTCGCCGAACTAATCATCACAGAATGTTTGGATATTGCCAACGACACACGATATGATGGCAAGGTAGTTGCCAACCGTATCAAGTTTGTTTTTGAAGTTGAAGAATGATTGATTATTACCAAGCACTAAGAGAAATGCACCAGGGCAATGTAGTTAAATATGTTGGCACGGTAAATGGAAATGTAATGAGCGACAAGGGTGCTAGTTTCTGTATGTGCCGTGGTTGTATCTTTTTATTCGACAACGGTGTAATCAAATGGAACAAGTTGGGATATATGGTTTACGACCCAGACTATCGTTATGAGCTAACTGGAGAGACAGTTGATCCAAGGGCATGGAAACCAGAAGAGACAAAAAAGCAAAAGGATAAAGAATGAACAAGTTATACGAAGAAATAGAATATCTACCCGAAGAGTTAGATGACGAATATGAATACTATGAAATTGACGAAGCGGAGGGACGAATCGCTTTATGTACGCTGGGATCTATTAACTGGGGTGCGTTCCGTAATCCTGAAGACATGCGCCGTGCTTGTCGCATATTGCATCGTAGCCTCAATAACATTCTTGACTATCAAGATTTTCTATCCATTCAATCTAAACTATCAAACGATGAAATCAGACCTCTTGGAATTGGAATCACTAATCTTGCCTACTGGCACGCCAAGCGAAGTCTTAAGTACGGAGAGAAAGACTCCTTGGCTGAAGTCAAGACGTGGATGGAACACTTATCCTTCTACTTAACTGAAGCAAGTGTAGAACTAGCACAAGAACGCGGTCGTTGTGAACATAGCGATAAAACACGTTATGGTCAAGGCATCTTCCCCTGGGAACTACGTGCTAAAGGTGTAAACGAATTAACTAACTTTGATCCAGAACTTAATTGGGAAGGACTACGTGCTATGATGCGTAGTCATGGTGTCCGTAATGCTACGCAAATGGCTGTTGCTCCTGTAGAATCAAGTAGTGTAGTTATTAATAGCACTAATGGTATTGAAATGCCAATGAGTTTGATAAGTGTTAAAGAAAGTAAAGCAGGAAGTTTTGTACAAGTTGTTCCAGAATATCATAAGTTGAAAAACAAATATCAATTGATGTGGGATCAAAAAGATTGTGATGGTTATCTAAAAACAGCGGCAGTGATTGCAGCCTATGTTGACCAAAGCATAAGTACTAATACGTTTTATAATCCAGCACATTTCCCTGAGCGTAAAGTCCCAACAACATTGATTGCTAAGAACTTAATGCAGGCACACTATTATGGTATCAAGACCTTCTATTATAGCTTGATTAACAAAGCAGGTAGTAAGAGCCAAGATGAAACTGTATTAGATTTACCAAGTGGCTTTAATGATATGGATGAAGAAGATTGCGAGGCTTGTAAATTATAATGAACTATCAAAAAATATATAATAATTTAATAGAGCGTTCAAAAAACCGATTAGTTGAAGGATATAGTGAAAAACATCACATTATCCCTCGCTGCCTAGGTGGAACAAATGAAAAAGAAAATATTACTCGGTTAACTGCGGAAGAACACTATTTGGCTCATCAACTTCTTGTTAAGATGTATCCTAACAATTTTAAACTAATTCGTGCAATGCATATGATGACAGTTAATAGTAATTATACTATAAGAAACAATAAATCATTTGGTTGGATTCGCAGACAAAACGCCATTGCAATGTCGGTAAGTATGAAGGTATATCAAAAAGAAAACGGTCACCCAAGAGGTATGGCAGGTAAAACTAATACAATAGCGTCTAACATTAAACGCTCGGGTAGTATGAAGGGTATACCGTGCCCAAGTCGCGGTGTAAGAGGGCCGAGAGGATCACGGGCATCCCCGCTAAAAGTAGTATGTCGGTTAGATAATAGAAAAGAGTTAGATATGGCAAATTTTATGGCATACTGCAAGAGATTAGATAATCCTGCAAAAGCAATAGAACAAGATGCTAATCGTTCAAAAGCAACAAAAGGTATTCCAAAACCGCAAGAAAAAGTTAAATGTCCGCATTGTCTATTAATCGGCGGAGCAAATATTATGAAGCATCATCATTTTGATAATTGTAAAGAAAAGAAAGAAGAACATGTCTAAAGCACAGTATAATTTATCTAAACCAACTGATTACCTAAATCGTAAAATGTTTTTAGATCCTGCAGGTCCGGTCACCGTACAGAGATTTGAAGAATTTAAATATCCCAAAATTGCTAATTTTGAAGCAACGGCACGTGGTTTCTTTTGGGTTCCAGAAGAAATTTCACTAACTAAAGATGCCAATGATTTCAAAGATGCAAGCGATGCGGTTAAGCATATCTTTACTAGTAATCTATTACGACAAACCGCATTAGATAGTTTACAGGGTAGAGGTCCAACTCAAGTTTTTACTCCGGTAGTATCTTTACCTGAATTAGAAGCATTGATGTTTAATTGGGGATTTTTTGAATCAAATATTCATAGTAGGTCATACAGTCATATTATTCGTAACATTTATGCTGTGCCAAAATCTGTATTCAATACTATCCATGATACAAAAGAAATTGTAGACATGGCAAGTAGTGTTGGACTTTATTATGATGAATTACATAAAGTTAATTGCCGTAAAGAGTTAGGTCAAGATGTTAACGAAAAAGAACACATCAAAGCAATCTATATGGCATTACATGCTAGTTACGCATTAGAAGCATTTAGATTTATGGTATCATTTGCTACAAGTTTAGCAATGGTTGAGAACAAAATCTTTATTGGTAATGGTAACATTATTAGTTTAATTCTCCAAGACGAATTGTTACATAAAGGTTGGACTGCTTACCTTATCAATCAAGTAGTAAAAGAAGATAGCAGATTTGCACAAGTAAAATCAGAGTGTGAAGCTGAAGTATATCAACTTTATCTAGATGTGATTCGTGAAGAAAAAGATTGGGCCGATTACCTGTTTAAGATGGGTCCAGTTATTGGTTTAAATGCAACTGTATTAAAAGACTTTGTAGATTATACTGCTGTTAGCGCATTGAAAGAGATAGGTATACGATATAATAGTCCCGCACCAAAGAGTACACCTATTCCCTGGTTCAATAAACACAGTGATACAAGTAAAAAACAATCTGCATTGCAAGAAACAGAATCAACAAATTATGTTATAGGAATAATGAGTGAATCATTAGACTATGATGACTTACCAAATATTTAAGGAGAACAAAAATGAAAGCAGTTATTTGGTCAAAGTACCATTGTCCCTATTGTGACCAAGCAAAGGCATTATTGGGACAACTAGATATACCGTTTGAAGAAAAGAAAATCGGAGACGGGTATACAAAAGAAGAACTATTAGAAGCAATTCCATCAGCAAGAACAGTACCACAGATTATTATCAATGGTGAATTAATCGGTGGATTTAACGAACTTAAACAATTTTTAACAAAGGCAGCGTAGTTATTTAAACTTGCACTTATTACCATGTGATCTGGCAAAGTTCCTTATGTCCACCTCTTTATTGCAGTGTGGACATAATTTTTTAGGTACTGGTTTTCCGTACATAGGATTCTTTTCACCCTTATTAGCACACTGTGGTAGTTTATATCCTGATTTACCTTTATTCCATACCGTCTTACCTAGCATTTTTAATCTTCTTTTTTCAACTGACTCAGAAGATTGTTTCCTCCCGATAGCTTTATTTCTAATCAATTCCTTTGAATCATTAGACATAGTTGAACCTAATTTCCTTCCAGCTCCTGAACCTGATTCAGGTATTTTGTTAGCCCAAATTTTATTACCGTAATCATCTTGTGCTGATACTATATTCCAAAGTGTGCTATAAAAAATACCCCAATGGATTAATACTGCTTTATCATCAGTTTGTAACAATACTTCTGTATCTATCATGTATCCATACTTACTAAGGTGCTTTTTCCAATCGGTACCTGAACCATAATACGTATATGGATTTTGTTTTGTGTAACCAAAGTATCTAAGACCTGTCTTTTTATGGGTCTTTATATATAGTGAATAAATAGTCATGCTGTGATTCCTTTTCAATCATAGAGTAGTTGGGAACTCCAATTCCGCGAACTACACTCTTATTTATACAAAAAGGATAAAAATGAAATTTATAACAGGGTCGGTCATGACGATAAAAATGAATAGCGGAGAAGAGTTAATAGCCAAAGTGACTAGCACACCTGATGAAGGTGGGTTTATCACCATTGAAGAACCAGTATCTATTGCACCAAGTCAACAGGGTATGCAAATGATTCCAAGTATCTTTACCGCAGATCCGAAGGGTGAATTTAAGCTAAATACTACTAGTGTTGCAATGTATGCAGAGACAGATGATAACATCAAAGACAAGTACCTAGAAGCAACAACTGGCATTAAGGTACCTAGTAAAAAAATCGTATTGGGATAAAATGGCACAATTAAGTCGTGTGGGTGATACAAATCAGGAAGGTGGCGCAATAATGCGTGGTGCTGATACTGTATTTGCTAATGGAATTAAAGTTGGATTACATGTTAGTCAGCTTACCCCACATGCGCCTTGGAAGTCAGCAAAAACTCATGCACCACATAAAGTAGCAACAACTACTAGTGGTAGTCCTACTGTATTTTGTGAAGGTGTACCAGTACTCAGAGTGGGGTCAGGAAACAGTTGCGGTCATAGTATCGTACAAGGTAGTCCTGATATTAATGTTCCATGAGTGATACAGGAAAACAAAGTCCCTTAGGTGTTAACACATTAAGTTCATTATTACAAAATATTGGATTTAATATTAATCCTATAATGGTAACCTTTACTGGTTCTAGCACCACTGCATCATCCGCTACACAATTAGGTAAAATTGTTAATGAAACTTGTTTACGATTACTTACATATGCTATTAATGATGCTTATACTAGAGGTGCACCTAATAGCGGAACAACAGTATCTAATGCTGTATATGATAATTTGATTACTATTGGAGCCAACTCTATTCCTGCATTAGGTAATACTCCACCTACAACATATGATTGGACCGGCTATCCTAATTGGGTATATGATACTAGTACAACTCCGCAACCTAATTATAACCATACTAATTCAGTAACTCAATGGGGTTATACTAGATTATTTGCATTGCAAGGTTATAATGAATTTAATTACAACAGTGGACTATCAGCCGATAGCGGGGCATATAAAGATTTCTTATCTGGCTTTATGTCATCTTATAGTTTTATTGAATATAGTAATGAGTCTATCTTAGCAGTACACAATTCACAAGAATTTTTAGATGGTACATATAGTAATATGAACGATTTAATAACGGCTGATATTACCGGTGTTAGTATTGCAACTACCGTATTTGGACAAGATTTAATTGCTAGTGGTAAAGCAATAAATTTACAATCAATTGCTACATTTGGTTTGCCTAGTAATTTATTATCTACCCTACAGAAAAACAACGCTATTACTAAATCAGTAAGCCTTGCATTGATTGCAAGCAATATAACTGCAACAGAGTTAGAACAGATATTAGGTAATATTTCATCTGTAACTAAAGACCAAGAACGTAAAATATACGGAGCATTTGGTATTATATTAGGACAAGATTTAAAAGATGTATTAGTATCATTAAATTGTAAGACCGTAGGGTTAGAATCACTAGCAGATTTATTGAATCCGCAAAAGTTATTCCCTAATAGTTATCAAACATTAACCGTACCGGTATATAATACAGTAGGTGGTAATGCAAATAGTAAAATATATTATCCTATCTATGTAAATGAAGGATTGAACAGCCAATTAAATTCACCTACAATTGGGTCACAATTAGTAAATGCATCAGCTGGTAAGAGTGTAACTGAAGTATCTACCGATACTATCGCCGCACCCGTTTGGGATAACCAAGGTGGAGGCGATGGCGGTGGTGGAGGAGGAGCCGGAGGCGGTGGAGCCGGCGGTGGCGGCGGTGGAGGTGCAATGTAATGGCAGGCTTTTTTCAAAATATAATAAATTTACAAGAGGATAGAAGTGCTCCTCCTAGTAGTGAAGCCTATGCAACTACTGGTCCTACGTCTACAGACCAAACAGTAGCAATACCTTCACAAAATAATACATTAACAGTACAAGCTATTCCACAAGGATTTGGTGCATATTTAAGTGGTATATTGCCACCTGATATTGCTAAAGCAGCCGGCTCATTTAGTGTTTCAATGCAACAGATTAAAAACATTTCTAGTGTGCCTATTGAAAAGTTTGCACAAGTAGTTAATAGTTTAGAAACAATTAAAAATTTAAATGTTAATGGTACTAATGTCCCGACTGATACTACATTAGCACAACAGGGATTAGCATTAATTGCACTAGGTAACGGTCCATTTGGTACTTATACAATGAGTAATTTCTTAGGATGTATGAGTGGATTACCTTATCTTGGTATAGATATTGACGGATTAACAAAGAATTTACAAACTACTACCCTATCTGATATATATAAAAATCTATATCTAGCAGTTACATGGGAACAAGCAACTGCTACATGGAATGGAACATCTTTTACTTACACCGATACAGGTGGAGGATATGCAACTGCTCCGGTAGTAACAATAGGTGGTAATCCTGCAACTGCTACAATAGGTACTGATTCTACAGATATAGCTACATATGGTAGACTTATATCTATCAGTTATTCTGGTGCAGCCGATACTGTAGTCATAGCTCCTCCTCCCGGTGGCGGCTGGCCAACAATGAATACAGTAGTTCAAGGTTACATTGATGCGGCTAATGCAGAAATACTAGCAATTAAAAATTCTAAGCCTGCAACTGCACAACAATTAATTACTAATTGGGAATTGACTGGTACAATTCTCTCAACTGAACAACGTGCAATTGCTACAGGAATGTCAATTGGTGTACCAAACAGTTCACCCGATCATTTAAGAGAACCAACAATAGCTTCATATCCTACAACACAATATTCGTTTGTAGATAGTATACCACGTTATGCAATGTTCACACAACCACATATGTATTCACAAACATTAGAAGCTATTGCTGATTTAAATACAGTCGGTGGAAGAAGTCTTGTAGCAATGTTGCGTGAATCTCGCAATCAAGCTAGATTGCAAGAAGCAGGTATACCAGTAGATAATAACATAGAAAACAAATTAACTAAACAACAAGAAGCAGAGTTAATTGCTAATGGAACATTGGGTGGTAGTGTTCCCGCAACCTTAAAAACTTCATTAGGATCACCTGATCCGTTTGGATACTATGATCCAATTGATGACCGTTATTATAGTGACGGTGTAGCAATAGATATAGGTGAAGCAGTTGAGCCGGGTAGTTTTGCAGGCTCAAGATATAGTAATTTAATACCACCTCAGCTTTCGGTAATATATGCATCTGATGTACTATTACCTGCAACTTATTCCGTACCAGAAGCAATTGATGAAGTAATTCGTTGTAATTGTGACTGCTGGGATAACATTTAAATTCTCTATAGTTTGGAAAGGAAAACTTATGAATTTGAGCCAACCTATTAAAATTTTAGTAGTACTACTACTGTTAACCGTATTACTTACATTTGACCAATTAATAGTAGAAAATACTATTGTAGAAGAAACTAAGGTAGCAAAAATAGTAGATCCAAAACAATTAAACTGTTTAGCAAAAAACATATTTTATGAAGCTGGTAGCGAACCATTGAATGGTCAAGCGGCAGTAGCACGGGTAGTGATGAATAGAATAGCACATGGTTTTGGTAAAAACCCCTGTGCAGTGGTATATCAAACTACACATGTGGATAAACTTGTAGATGATGAAGTACAAAAAGTTAAACTATGTCAGTTTAGTTGGGTATGTGAGGGTAAGGGCGACCCAAATAAAAACAGTACAAAATACAAACAAGCTGAACAAGTGGCATATGATGTACTAGCATATGACGCATACAAAGATGTAATACCTAAATCAGCACTATTTTTTCATAATTTAAGTGTAGACCCATTATGGCCCTATAAACAAGTAGCTAAAATTGGTAATCATATATTCTATAGTAAGGCTAAAAAGCCTACCCAAAATACTGTTACTAAATCAGAAAATAATATATAATAGCTAATGAGTGACAAACCAAATTCAGCTAACGGTGTCAGTAGTTATGATTCTACTGGTACCGGATCACTAATTCATTTTTTTAATCGTAATGTTACACCCTACGCTACGGAATCTAGTGGGCCTAAATTTGATTTAGTACCCGTTGAGAAGCATAAAGATATTATGCTTAATGTTGCAAGATTACATGCCAAGCAAGAATATGATAGAATTATGGAGCTTGTTGCTGTATTACAGAAACAAGCTGAACAGATTAAACATAGATTAGACTTAACTGATATGGTTCACGCAGCCAAATATGACTTTCAATTATTCAATGGACAAATATATTGGTTGTTATACGACCATAGAAAACAATTTACTAGATTAAGTATTAATGGTCCCAATGATTGGTCAACTGGTAAACCTGTTGATTATGAATATATATGTAAAGTTAAATGGTTAGGTGACCACACTTGGATAGAGGTAGAAGATGATAAGTAGTAGTCCAGAAAAACATACCTTTCAGAAAGAAGGTTATGTTAAACGTTGTGAAGAAGAAGGAAAGTTGCCTAATCCTGACTATATTGAAATGTATAAGTCTTGGAAACAGCAAACATTAGAACTTGAAGAATCTGATGAGTGGAAAGTAGATAACATGGAGTATGACCTACGTTCTACTCAATGGATCATTGACAAAGTAAAGGCTGATGATGTATATGCACAACATCTTTATGCTTCTATGTGTAACAATGATTTCACTAAGAATGATGTATGGCCTATATTAACTGAGAAAAAATGGAGTTGTAGTTGGAGACATGCCGGCGGTATAATTGCTGATATGCAAGAGAAGGGCGACTATATTGATTGGTATTGTTCTGGTATTAAAGATAGTAAGATACTAGATGATGATGAATTTCGTGCCCTTACTAAAGAACAACAAGAATCGTACATTCAAGGTAAAAAGTTTGTTCCAGAAAGTTGTGTAACTGATGAGATACGAGAAGATTTGTTAAAGTTGGGTTGGATTGTAATTGATGATAAAGAAGAATACTAAATACAATACATACAAGGAGTATATTATGTTAGAAACATTATTTTGGTTAGCACTAGGTGCTTTTATTGGTTGGAATTTCCCTCAACCTCAGTTTGCAAAGAACATTCAAACAAAAATTTTAACTATGTTCAAAAAGGATTAATAACCCTCACAAACGGGAGCACCTAGATAAATAGTTATATGAAAAATAAATATGGCTTATTAGTGTATTGCTCGCATTGTGGAACTGAGTTTGTAACTAAACCTAGATTTTTAGAGTTTTGTTCAACTCCTTGTAAAAACCCGATCAATCGTGTAGGTAATATACCTTGGAACAAGGGTATAAAAATGACACCTGATCAGGTGTCCAAATTAAACACAAAAGGTCTTAAAAAGGGTCACGGATGGAACAAGGGGAAAGATAATCCAAGACAAAAAGAAAAATGGACTGGCTCATCAAATCCAAATTGGGAAGGAAAATTAAACAATCAAAGGCCTAAAAAACAAATAAATGATGAATTAGTTAAATACAAGAGGGAATGTAGGAAAGCAACTCGCCGGTCTCTATACAGACTTAGAAAGCAAAATTTAATGCCAGTCACTGGCAAAAAGAAAACAGATATTCAAGTAGATCATATCATACCCTTTAGACAGGGATATGAACTTAAAATTGACCCTATAATTATAGGACATCTATGCAATTTAAGATTTATAACAGGTGAAGAAAACAGAAAGAAATGGGATACGTTTCAATCTGAGGAAATAATTAATAATATATTGGAGAACTATAATGGCATATTCAGATAAAGTGGTTGACCACTACGAAAACCCACGAAATGTGGGAACTTTTAATAAGGAGGACACGCACGTTGGGACTGGTATGGTAGGAGCCCCGGCGTGTGGTTAGTTAGGTGATGTAATGAAACTCCAAATAAAAGTAAATAAAGAAACAGGAATTATAACAGATGCCAAATTTAAAACATATGGGTGTGGGTCGGCAATTGCTTCTTCAAGTCTTGTCACAGACTGGGTCAAGGGTAAAACATTGGATGAAGCAACATCCATTAAAAACTCCCATATTGCCGACGAACTCAGCCTCCCCCCAGTCAAAATCCACTGCAGTATCCTCGCCGAAGACGCCATCAAAGCCGCAGTAGAAGATTATAGAAAGAAGTATAATGGCCAATAAATTAGCAAAATTTTTAAACTCACAACGCCGTCATCGGGACGAACTAGCAGTTAAGAAACAAGTTAAGATAGCAAAAGCACACGGATTAACAAATAAAGATAAAGCAATAAAAGAACCACATAGATTAGCAAAACATCATGCTATGGATTGTGGTATCCCAGGATGTCCTTTATGTAGTAACCCACGTAGGTCACATAAAGACAAACTTACAGCACAAGAGAAACGTTTGTTTCAGGACGTTGAGAAAACGACAGATAAACACAGTAACGGATTACCACCTAGTAACGAATAAGTTACCCGTTTCAATGTATAAATAATATTGAGTATGTTATACTCAAACAGACTATTACACACAAGGAGAAAATATGAAAACAGTCGGAGATAAATTAACAGCATTTGCAATTACAGGTGTCAAACCAGGACAACCAGAAGATGCATACTTCACAATTACAGAGAAATCATTTGAAGGTAAGTGGAAAGTAATCGTTTACTATCCAAAAGACTTTACATTTGTATGTCCTACAGAAATTGTAGCCTATGACAAGTTGACTACGGACTTTGCTGACCGTGATGCAGTATTGCTCACAGGATCAACAGACAATGAGTTCTGTAAGACTGCTTGGCAAAAAGCACATCCTGACTTAGCAAAGATTAGTCATACTCAGTTTGCTGACACACAACGCCGTAGCAGTGAGTATAATGAAGACACCGGACGCTATGAAAACTTCAGTCTGATTGAACAATTAGGTGTATTCTATGCCCCCGCTGGTGCGGCACTACGTGCAACATTTATTGTTGATCCACAAAATGTTATTCAACATATTACAGTTAACAACTTAGATGTTGGTCGTAACCCAGAAGAAACATTGCGTGTATTAGATGCATTACAAACTGGCGAACTATGTCCATGTAATCGTGCTATCGGTGGAGAAACACTATAATGAATCCAATCACCTTAAATGGTGATTGGGTACAATCTGTAAAAGATAGTATTCCAGATCACTCTAAAGACATTAAACTAAACATTGATGCAGTTATTAATCGTTCAGGATTAGATCCAGTTGATACACATGCTATTGCTTATGTATCAGCATTAGCCGCAGGCAATGGTGGTTTAGCATTTGAGATTGAGCATAACAGTCCATTGTTTAGTAACGAAGCAGAGCGTGAAGCCGCAAAGACAGCCGCAAGTTTGATGGGTCAAAACAATATTTGGTATCCATTTACTGAGATGGCTAATGACGAATCAATGAAGGGTTTACCAGCTAGTTTGCGTATGAATGCTTATGCAACTCACGGTGGTGTATCTAAGAAGAAATTTGAAATGTATTCATTAGCCGCAAGTATTATTGGTAAATGTCATTTCTGTGTGAAAGCACATTATGATACATTAAAGAAAGAAGGCATGACTACACAAGAGTTGATGGCTATTGGCCGTATTGCTGCCGTAGTTAATGCTATAGGTAAAGTATCTATTTAATTAAATTCCAATCAAAATCAAACGATGAATCAAGTTTTTCATACATGATCCATTGTTTTGTGTATTGAATAGTAACAGGGAACTCCAGTTCATTCACTCCATTATAAAATATGTGATGTGACTGTCTAGGAGTTCTTTTTTCGCCAAAACGAATACGTTGCCATATTTTAGGCATGTTCTTATTATAATCATTAAAGCAAATAGCAATAGCTTTAAATTTGTTCTCAATAGCCCATGCTTTTTCTGTAGGTAATAACATCTCTCTTGCTACTGAGTTATTCCTATAATCTTTATGAATCCAAGTTCTTGTTCCACCAATTGCTAGTTCAGGACAAAATGTACTTGTGTATACACCGCTACAACCTACTATAGTATCATTATCAAACACAATATGATATTTTCCATCTATCTTAAATCTGTCAGTCTTTTCTAATAGATATGGTAATGTACTGTTTTTATTAATCCAATCATCATCCCACATATTAACATGTGCGGGTTGTGTTGTTTCTTTACTTGCATCTTTAAGAAAGTCAAAGAAAGCGTTATGTTGGTGATGAGTTAAATCAGAATAGGATACTATTTTGTATTGCATAAGATATTTATAAATACTTGTATGCAATACTATAAAAAGATAGATATAGATTACTATGATGACATAGTAAATGATACCTTAAAATATCTCAAAGAACAAAAGCCAAATATTTATAATAAAACGCTTGAGGCTACATACTATGTACTTGATTTAAATGAGTTTAAAAAACATTGTCCTAAACTAGATTTAGGATTTGCAAAATACAATTTAGTATGTAATTTTGCAGTAGCATTTGTTATGCACAACTCTATGGATGTAAAAATACATATTGATAATTATTCAATGGGTGTCGCTAGAATAAACATACCTATATTAAACACAAAAAATACGTTTACTAGATTTTTTACAGGCGGTGAATTTACTAAGATTACAAACCCTTTAACTAATATAACCGCATTACGTTTAACAGGGCCAAAAGACCTACAGTTTGTAGATAAAGTAGAGATTGACCAACCTACTGTTATTCGTGTAAATGAACCACACGATATAGTCAAATTAAATAAAGAAATTCCTAGAATTACACTTACATTGGGATTTGATAAAGATCCTGTATTCTTACTAGAAGATTAAATCATCATTAACTGTTCTCTATAGTTATTCTTTAATACATTACTTTCGGTAAGTAATCTGTTATTGATTATAGTATGATTTAAAGTAGGGTCTTGCATTATCTTAAAGATATCTTCTACTGAGTATCCTAAATTAATTACTCTGCCAATCCAAGTAGCGGCGTGAAATTTACTTTTTTGATTTACTCTAGGGTCGGTCATAATACGATGAACTAACATAGAAGCATCTTTGAACGACATAGAAGTATTTTGCCATTGATTACCATCTTCTATTATATAGCCAAATTTATTAGGATCCTGATCAATTTTGCTTGTTCCCCTACCATCATGGTCAGAGCGAATATATAAAGGTAAAAATCCAAACACATCTAATGGGCAATCATTGCTAGTTAAGTAATTTACTGTACTGTTTATACTAGCCTCGTCCTCACCTGGCAATCCTACAATAAAATTGCTACTGGTAATGATATTACCTTTCCAAGTTTCGGCACAGTAATTTAATGTATCTTTAACTCGTTTCTCTCCAAGACCTTTACCGATCTTTTTACCGGCAACTTCATTAAGTGTTTCTATACCAAATGCTAAACTTTTAGCACCGGATTCAAGCAATAGTTCTCGCATTTCAGGGAATTTCCAAATCAAATCTAATCTAGCATAACTTGTATATGAAATCTTAAATGGTAGTTTAGTAAACACCCTATGTAGCATTTCCATCTTAGGTAGACTTTCATTAATTAGTTCATCTGTAAACATAAAATGAGTAGTACCATACAATTCATAATTACGTATTAATTCATTACGTAAGCTATCTTCTGCTTTTTGCCAATCCCCAACTTTTTTACCAATCAAATCAAAATGACAAAAAGCGCATTGAAATACACATCCTCTAGCCACTTCTACTGGTAATGCCTCATTATGAAATATAATATCATTTGGAATATATTCTATAATGCTTCTAGCAAATTGTTCTTGTGTATAAAAATAATCATTACCATCTAATACTTTACACTTATGTTCTTTTGCAACTTTTAAATCAGCACCATTGGCTAAATGGTCTAGTAGTTTAAGAATTACAGTATCACCTTTATTTACAACAACATAGTCAACTCCTTCCCAATATGAGAAGTATGTCATTCTTGCACCACCTAATACAATTTTAGTAGTACTGTTTTTTGTTTTAATATGGTCTACAATAGAAACAAATTCTTCTGTAGGTCTTCCAAAGTTAAAGACTTGTCCGCCTTTTCTTTTTTCCATAAGGGTACAGCTAAAACCTACAAGTAGTGTGTCACTAGTTACAAACTTGTCAACAATCTTTTCTAATTGGTCATATGTGTAATAGCTGAATAAATCAACAACCTGACATGAATAGCCGGCGTTACGTATTTCAGTAGCTATCTTATAAGATCCAGCATACTTCCCATAACCCAAAGTATCAGCTACGTCGGTAAATAAAATAACTTGCATTGTTGATTATTTAGTTCAATAAGACATACTGTATAAATACTCTGAGGAACATATATGAAATTCGGATCCACTGCAACAAATATTAATATATTAACTATATGTACATCTACTGTAACTGTATTAGGTCTATATAATACTAGTATGTTTACTTGGACTAACGTTATTATAATGCTAATTAGTTTTTATGTTCTTAATATATTAGGCATATGGATGACCCTCCACAGATATTATTCACATAAATCATTTGAATTTAAAAATGTTTTTTTAAAATGGATTTTTACTTTATTAGCTGTAATTGCAGGTAGAGGCAGTCCTTTAGGGTGGGTATATTTACATCGTAAACATCATGCATATTCTGATACTGAACAAGATCCGCACAGCCCTAAATATTTAGGATATAAGCTATTTGGGTTTAGTCATTATAAAAAACAAGAAGAAAAAATGCAACTGTTTTTGATTAAAGACATGATGATTAAAGAACACCTATTCATACATAAATGGTATATGTTAATTATATTATCTTTTATTACAATATTTGTTTTAGTAGATGTTGAATTATTTTATTTTATTTGGATAGTTCCGTCGTTTTTAATACAGCTTAGTCAGTACAATTTTAATTATTTTGGTCATATGCATGGTTATCGTAACTTTGAAACAAAAGATGATAGCAGAAATAATAAATGGTTATTTCCTATTCTATTAGGAGAAGCTTGGCACAACAATCATCATTATGATGCTAAAAATTATTCTATGAAAAAGAATGAATACGAATATGATCCAATGGCAACATTTATCCAGTACATTAAAAAATGATATTATACACACCTATTAATATTCCTAAACTACAGATAAATGATTGGACCGAATGGTGGGATGTGTGGAACGCTAATATAGATTTTATTAATAAAGTATCAGTTAATCATAATCAAACTAATAGAGATATGTTAAAGGGATTTGATATATATCAGGATGGGGATACGATCAAGTATTCATTATACAAAGCTGTAATGGCACCAAAATGTAATGTCATAGATAATTTAATAGAGCAAATATTTGAGCATGTTCCGTTGATTCCTAAATTAATTAGAGTTATGGAAAACACTAGTAAAGTAGGAGCACATTCAGATTATTCATCACCGCGTGATGAGTTTAGAGCATTATTATGGAATACATATAATGAACCCATATGGGAATTCTCCTACATGAATGAAAAAAGAAAGTTACATCTACCCGAAGATACAAATTCATTTTATTATAAAGACTATCCATTAACACATTCTGCAATACACAATAGTGATAAAACAAAAGGTTTACTTCTTGTATACGGTCCTTTAAAGGATAACCACAGTGAGCTAATACAAGAAAGTGCAAGAAAATACAAAGAACATGCATGGGTAATATAGATTTTTATCATTTAGTTGCATAATAATTTATAAATAGAGATATGACACACTTTCTAGCATCAAGCACTCGCGGAGCACAAACATTTATGATTCTATCATTGATAGGAACTATATCAGCCATTGGCTTATATGGTATATCAACTGAGGAATTATTATTAGTATTATTAGGATATTTCTTGTATGGTTGTTTGGGTATTGTAGTAACCTACCATAGACGATTAACACATGATAGCTATCAAACATATCCTTTACTAACTAAAACTATGTCAGTATTGGGATGTTTTGCCGGTACAGGTAGTCCATTAGCATGGGTAGCAATACATATTAACCATCATTTAAAAAGTGATAAGATAGATGATCCGCATAGCCCGTTGTACAAAGGTATCAAAATATTCACACTTGACTATGTAAACGAAGTAAATGATGATACTAAATGGCGTATGCGTAGTTTAGTAACTAACAAGTTCCAACAGTTCTTACACCGTTACTACTTTGCTATCTTAGCTGTATATAGTATAACATTGTTTATTATAGGTGGTTTTTGGTTAATGATATTTCTACATTGGGCACCTGCATTAATTACAGGTCTTATGAGTAATGTAGTTAATTATGTAGGACATAAACCAAGTTGGTGGGGAGGTTATCGTTCATATAATCTTAATGACCAAAGTGCTAATAATTGGTTATGGTCTATCCCTAGTTGGGGTGAAGCATGGCATAACAATCATCATAGATTCCCAAAAGATTATACGTTTAAAAAGCAATGGTGGGAATTTGACATATCTGGACTTATCATAAAACTGATAAAAATTTAAATGTTTGTTTTGTATTTTTTGTTATGGACTCTAATGTTATATTGGATCCATAGAATAGGTCATTATCTACCTGTGATGCGTAATATACATATGCATCATCATAGATTTGTACTACAACATAAGACCACGTGGCATTGGTCTAATCTATTCTTGTTTAATGATGACTGGACTAGTACTATAGATTTATGGCTTACTGAAGTTATACCTACATTACTTTTTAGTCTAGTAACAGGACAATGGTGGATAAGTATATTTTATTATATATGGGCAGCGTTTATACAAGAAACAATAGAACACAATAAAAATTTTAACACCCCTATATTAACTAGTGGCAAATGGCATTTAATACATCACCGCTCTACTTTTAATTACGGGTTGTTTATACCCATATGGGATATAATATTTAGGACATACATACGTGTACACAAGTGAAAACAATTGGTATCAATGGCAATATGGTGATGAACCACTATTTGGTCGTCAAACAAGTAATTTGCCGTTTAACACATTCTACAGTAAATCAGATGTGCTGATTGGTTCCTTTAAGGAAGAATTACAGAAGGCAGCAAAAAGTACATTGGATCATTACCCCGGATTAAAACCTTGCATATTCTTTAGTGGTGGGGTAGATAGTGAATTGATTCTACGTGCTTATTTAGATATAGGTGCTAATCCTGAAGTATATATTGTACGATATAAAAACGATTTAAACATTTATGATGTAAGCTATGCTATAACCATTTGTACGATATTAAAAGTTGAATATAATTTAATAGATTTTAATTTACAACAATTTTATGAAAATGATGCTGAAAAAATAGCAGAGGATGCTCAGATAGATCGTCCTAGAATGTTGCCTCACATTAAATTTACTGAATGTGCAGATGGATTAATTATTGTAGGTCATAGCGATATCCGATGGTATAGACCACACGATGATTATACTAAAAAAGCTACGTGGTTAGCACAAGACTTTGAGCATGATATTGGTTGTGACAAATATAATATATTGCACAATCGTCCTGCAATCTATCAATGGTGGAAATGGACACCCGGTTTAGTAATATCTTATACTCAACTTAAATGGTTTAAACAATTAGTCAATGATGAAATAATAGGAAAATTGGGACTTAATTCTTCAAAACTATTAGGATTCAGAGAAGCATATCCCGACTTAATAACTAGAGAAAAACAAACTGGTTTTGAAAAGACTGATGAATTAATAAATGAATTTGAATCTTTCCTCAAACAAAAATATAAAGGTTTGCCTTATAGACAACTAGTAAATAGAACGTTAGATGACCTATTGACAGAGATAATTGGAATCCCGCATGATATTAAGTAATAAAACTAATGGCTATTACATTGTCAATGGTGTCTCTACTGGTAACAAATTACAAGCAATACTTGAGGCTAGTAAAACAAAATCAGAATTACGTTGGAATTTCTATGATGATATATTTTCTGCAGCCAGTAGTAAATTCAACAACAATCACATATTGCTTAAAGAATTATATAGAGCAAGAGCCCAGCAATTAAGAGATAGTAATGAATATCTAATTCTAAATTATAGTGGCGGTAGCGATAGTCATAATATACTAATGACTTTTTTAGAGTATAATATAAAACTAGATCATATTTTTGTTCAATGGCCTGAACAATTAATGGACAAAGGTATATATACTCCTAATAGATTAGACAGAACTAACGCAAATTTTCACAGTGAATGGGATTTAGTATTAAAGAAAGACTTAGTTTGGTTGAGTAGTAAGTATCCTGAAATTACTATTGAGATAGCAGATTGGACTACTACAGTAAAAGAGCAATTTTACAAAGATGATATATTTGCCAATGATGTTAGTAACCTGCCTAGCATTGCTAGGGCCCAAAAACAAAATACATTTAGTATAACAGAAGGTACGCTAGCACTTCAGGGCAAAAAAGTGGCTAGTATATTTGGAGTTGATAAGCCGTGTGTAATTCATAAAGAAGGTAAATGGTTCTTTTACTTTGTTGATACTGCTTGTATGGCTCAACCAAATCCTGATAATCCATATGGTACTGAGTATTTTTATTGGTCTCCTAATTTTCCTGATATTGCAGTAGCACAGGCTCATATGATGAAACGTTATTTTGAAATAAATAATACCAAAGCATACTTAGTACAGGCACCGTCTGAGCGTATAAAAGTAGACCCGTCATTTATTAATATCAGCTATGAACATCATTACCTTGAATATGCACAAGTAGCAGAAATTGCAAAACTAGTTTGTTATCCATATTGGGACTTCAATCGCTTTCAAGCAGATAAACCTTTTGCAGTATTAGATGGATTTAAATTGGGAACAAGAGCGTGGGATAATGTTCTTACTAAAATACCTAATTTTAACCGTGTACAACAAGCATGGGAATATCATTGGAAAAGTTATTTAAAACAGATAGATATGAAGTTTATGAGAAATCAGGACACAGTTAATGTTTGTAAAACTAAATGGCATCATTTTGGATAATTTCCCGCAATCTTAGGCTAGGAATAAATATTTTATGTATACAATTTTTAAAAAACAAATAAGGGAGTCATTAAACATCCCTTTTTATTTTGAGAAACATCTTACACCAAATGAGTATAAGGTATATTTTCACACTAATTTTGTTGTAAATGAAAAATTTATTTCACATGAAGTAACTTATTCAGAAGATAAATTAATTATTATTGACAAATTAGTTTGGTCATCACGTGATGCATTTTTAGATTATGCGTCAGATGCATTTTGTTATGACATATTAATGTTTCCGAATAAAATGTATAATATTAAAAATAAAATTGCAACAGTAATATCAGTAGAGGGGATATCATAATGACAATAGGGTTACCAATTTGGAAGACGTTTGAATCCAACGATTTTTTTAAAGATTTACAGATCCCTAAAGATTGGGATACATTAGAAGATTTTGTTAATTGGTATATGGAATCTAAAATTCCTATTATGATTCCATGGAATGCTAAAGTTATACGTAGTGATGATGCTGTGGCTATTTCTATTTTCAGAAAAGGCCAGTATCAAGTAGAATTTTATTTAGAATATCCTGAAATGTATATACGTAAACATTCACATCCTAGAATGGAAGTTATAACTATGGATTTGGGTGGAGGAGGATTAACACCTAGAAATGAAAATAATACGTCAAGGATATGGGGTACTGCTTATATGAAATTATTAGCAGGCGAGTATCATGGTGGTGACACTAGTAGTTTATTAAGTAATGGTTTTTGCACACTTGCATTTCAAAAATGGGAAGATCCTACTGAAATGACTTCTGCAGCCATTCAATGGAAAGGTGAAATCCAAGGGCCTATTCAAGCAAAACTTATTAAAGATAATGTTAAAACAGCATTAGTTCAGGATAATTATGCAGATGCTACTGGAATAGATAAAAACAATCAATAATTGGACTAAATATTATAACGGAGAAAAACAATCATGTCATACAAAATAACAAGAACAGTAGTCAGACCTAACATCAGCACACCTTTTTATGAAGACCATGCTGATACCACCATTATAGCTTCTTATATTCAAACTACTTACCAGAATACTAATAAAATGATAGAAAAAACTACTACAATTAGTGATGATAATTTAACATCTGTTACCGAAATTACCTGGGATTCATCTGATAGTTGGAATGAATTTCTTACTGATAACTATTTAATGACAACATATTTTATGCCTAGTAAAATTTATGAAGGTACACATGGTATGTTTTCTACATTTGTAGGTGCTTAAATTTGATGTATGACTCATTTTAATCCTCATTCAAATGATTGGTTAAAAAATAAATTTGATATATATAAAGAACTTAGAGCTAGAGATAAAGCATACTGGAGTGAAACCTATCAATTATATGTTATTACTAGATATGCCGATGTAAAATATGCGCTAAGTGAACATGATATCTTCTCATCTGCTAAGGGAAACTTAATAGTAGAAATGCCCTTTAGATTTGGCAGAACGTTAGGTGCTAGTGACAACCCATCACATGATGTATTTAAAAATATAGTAAAAAATGCGTATAGTAAGGATAATATAAATCGTATAGTAGATTTATTTTCTATTAAGGCAATAGAGTTACTTGAGAATAAACAATCGTTTAATGTTTCTACCGTTATAGAAGAACTAAGTGCTTGGGTAACTGCAGAAATATTAAACCTACCTTATGATAAAGAACAGGTTAAAAATATCATTTTAGGTATACAGCGTCATAGTCCAGGATGTGTTTCAGTTAATGTAGATAGAACGTATTTAAATATATTTACTAAGTTACTTGATGACTTAACATCTAGAAAAGTAAAACCCACTGGTCCGGGTATATATAAAGAATTTATGACTAATCATCCAGATGTACAACCGGTAATGTCTTTGTTTCATGGACCAACTATATCCGGAGCTAGTTCACTTACCGGAGCATTAGAATTTTTAACATTAGATGTAGTTAGAGAAAATCAATTAGATATATTATTAGAAGATAGGAATAATATTCCCAGCGTAATAGAAGAATCATTAAGATTTCATGCATCAACTGGTAGATTTTCTAGAACAGTAACTAAAGATGTAACACTACATGGGATTGACCTTAAACCAGGTGATAGAGTTGCGTTATGTTTAGAATCTGCAAATAGAGACCCTGAAAAATTCATAGACCCTGAGAAATTCATTCTTAATAGAAGTACAGTTGGTCAATTAGCATTTGGTCATGGATTACATGCTTGTATAGCATTAGCTATTAGTAAATCAATAATGACTAAATATTTAGATATATTATTAGATGTTGTTGGCAAATACAAAATAACAACATCTAATTCTGAATTAGAATATGTAATGACTGCATCCGGCAATGATGATATGATATCTAATATATGTATAGAAAAAATATAATATGACAACTAGATACAATGATAATCCTGACTATGTAAGAAAGGCATTCAATCAACTAGCAGATCCATTTGCTGATTTTGTTGTGCCTGAAACTTGGGACAACGTACAAGAATTTGCAGATTGGTGGATGGGAATACGTATGCCTATTGTTTTTCCTAAGTATCCGGAAGTATTTTTGTCAGATGATGCTACTGCTATATGTTTATTCCGTAAAGGACGATTTCAAGTTGAGTTGTATTTAATACACCCAAAGCCCGGTGTTCCAACACATGAACATCCTGATGTTGAAGTGATTAAAATACGTACCGGGTTACCCGGAGGACCAGTAGCAAGTGATGTATTATATAATGGTCAAGCACACGGGTCTGGTATGAAATTAGAAGCAGAGATAAGAGGGTTCCCCTTACTTGCCATTCAGCATTGGCTTACTAGGGAGCCTACTACTATTGCATCAATGTGGAAAGGTCCTACTGCAGGACCTATACATGAAGCACTTATACGCAGATACAATCCAGATGCGTATGTAATAGAAGGCTATGCAGATATTACACAAAAGATGAATAAGTCATAGTGACTTTAACATTTCTTCATGAATAGGACCTAGTGGCTCTCCACGATATTCTATAGTAGCACTTAATGGGTTTTTGATATCGGCAGGCCAACGTTGAATGTTATAAACTACTGCACCACGTGGTCCTATATCAAACCCATGTGTAATACTACTAGGACTAATTTTTCCTATAACACCCACATCTTCATCAGTAAGAACAATTGTCATAAGTGGTACAGGGTCGGGAAATTTAAGATAAGCAGTCATATCCCCACTTATAAAAATTACTTGATTCTCAAAAGGATGTGAATGCATTACTGTTGTTTTGTTTGGAAACAATAAGTAATATTCAATTACTACATTACCCTCAACCCATGCTAATGTACTAGCACTAGTGTCGGTATAGAAAACTCTATTATTTGGGATGTTAGGCATATGGCAAAAACCACTGTCAACAAACGATTGTATTATCTCATCTGCGCTACGCATATTTTAGTACTCTCTTTCAATATATTTATTCACATTTAGTACTCATATTGATTTTTGGGTCATTTGTTTTTTAAAATGCTTGACATTAATTCTTGGCTGTGTTATACTTCAGCATGAATTGAAAAAAGGTGTAAAAATACACTAATTTACAACCAGGACTAAATAAAAGACTATGATGAATAAAACTTGTAACATGCTAAAGCATATCGGACAGTGGCTAACGTTAGTCAGTGTATCCTTTGTACCAGCATATCCAACAAGTATTCGCGGTTCAAATGATAACCAAGAAAGAACCCCGGGGACTAGGTAACAAGTTAACATCATAACAACTTTATCTAACCCCTGGGAAACTAAAAAGTCTCAGGGGTTTTTGCTTTTACAGAGAGGAATTTGACAAGAAATGGATAAACAGATAGAATACAAAACTTCTGAAAACAAACGTGATTGGTTTAGCAATCATGTTTTGACTAAGGAACAAGTAGCACAGTTGATAGAGAATAAACTTCAACGTGCTAAAGTCTATCAAGAGGCTATTGAGAAAGTTAAAAAACTAACTTATACCAATTGATAGATAGCGTGAATAGGCAACGAGAGCCGTAATACAGCGCAAAATGTATAGAATGGGCGGACTGAGGCATAAAATCTGTGGCGGTAACACAGAAAGTCAGAATCAGGCGGAGGTAACGATCTCCGCAGAAAAGGATTTAGTTCCTTTTCTTATATAAATCTCTTTCATTATTGTAACGATTGAATTTACGACCTTTAATCCAACCCTGGTCATAATAGTGAGGATAAAGCGCATATGGAATACATTGACTCTTGCTCAAATCAAAGTTTGAAACCCAGATAGTATTTCCTTTAGCATTTCCTTTCCTTTCTTTTGTCCAACTAAGGCGTTGTCCATGTGAACTGGCCGCTAGGTATTTTTCACGATAAACGGCATCATTTAACATTCTATCTCGGTGCTTTAATCCTGCAATCTTAGCAGCCTTGGTTTGCTGTCCCGGTTGATGTCCTTGATTAGGTAATGTGTTTATATAAGAAAAGGAACCGTGGCCCCCTTCTACTATATTATAAGTAGTGTCTAAACTAACGAAATCCGCGTTTACGACCTGTTTTTCTCTAAATAACATTGATTCTTTGTCATTGAAGTGTTCAATGATTTCTTTGACAAAATTCTCTTTACCATATTTTTTGATTGCACGATGAAGATTCAGACCGGATCCAAAGTACCCATCATTTAAGTCGGAAGTTTGATGAACACCTATATAGATTTTATTATTTAATGTATTGGTGATTTTGTATAGATAATAGAACATATTGTATTTATACGGACAGTAAGATGAAACTATATTAATATACTAACCCTATCATGTCGTGTAGTGATACACGGCATTCTAAAACATACATCGTGGAAAATAAGGCCAAGAGGGCAACCCTGTTGATTAGGGTGTACTATGTGTGTTTTAGAATGCGACCGTAACTCAGTGGATTAGAGTACCTGTCTACGAAATAGGGAGTCGGAGGTTCAAGTCCTTCCGGTCGCACCAATATATGGGACCATAGCTCAGTCGGTAGAGCAGTGGACTTTTAATCCATTGGTCGGGCGTTCGAACCGCCCTGGTCCCACCATAATATGGAAACGTGGCAGAGTTTGGTTTATTGCAACAGTCTTGAAAACTGTCGGTCCGAAAGGGCCCGTGAGTTCAAATCTCACCGTTTCTACCATGGTGCTTGTCGTCAAGCGGTTAAGACCTCGGATTGTGATTCCGATATGCGTGGGTTCAAATCCCATCAAGCACCCCATGGATGTATAGCACAGCGGTAGTGCAATTCCTTCATACGGAATAGGTCAGTAGTTCAAATCTACTTACATCCACCAAACATGCCCGGTTAGTTAAAAAGTATAACACACCCCTGATAAGGGTGAATCAGAGGAGCATTACCTCTACTGGGTACCAAATTTACTGGGGGTTAGTTAAATGGTATAACATCGGATTTTGATTCCGAGATCACAAGTTCAATTCTTGTACCCTCTGCCAGTTACGGAATATAATAAAGCCAAATTGATTGACAATCTGATATTAATCCTATTATAATGTTAAAAATTATATAGAAAGGTATGTGATGGCAGGCAGATACATCGTTAGAAAATTTAAAAACGGAGTTAAGCATTTTTGGGATACTGATACAGGCAGTTGTATACACTGGTCTAAAGTCCAAGAGCGTATACCTAAAAAAGAATTTGACAAATTATTTGAACAATTCAACAATAAACAACCAAAAAAAGAAAATGTTACTGAGCCACTTCCAAAACTATCTGAAATTTTGAGTGAAGTAATTAACTTATATTCTGAAAAAATTTCAATAGAAGAAATAGTTGGAGCATTGGAGTTGTGCAAGACCCGTGCGTTAACAATGCATAAAATAAAAAAAATAAATCAATGAGAGTGCCAGTTATGGGATAGACGATAGATTTGAGTCCCTGTCAATCTAGTCACAGTGGGGTTAACTGTGATGACACTATAGTATGATTTACGGGTGTATAAACTTGCCTATACGAGACAATCTAACGAGGCTTACTAACAATAAGATAGTTAGGCTCCCTCTTTTATCGGGTCCTTAGTTCAATGGATAGAATACGATGCTTCGAACTTCGGGATGTGGGTTCAATTCCTGCAGGACCCGCCATATGGCATTAAATACATATAGTGATAATAACAGAAAAGGAGTACTACATGGCTGTTCTAGCACTAGATATCTCGGGAGTTCCCCGGCAATGGATATCAAATGATGACGCAATTACCTATAAAGCAAAAGATGCCATAGCATGGTCAATGGGTAATATTGTGGCTAAATATCGTGGTGGCATACAAAATGACGGTACATTAAGTTACTTAGAAGCTAATAGCATTATTGCTATCAAAGGTCATGGATTCAATCCATACAAACACTCATGTGTTGCATTAACTAATAAAACATTGTTTGGTCGTGATAGACATGTATGTGCTTATTGCGGTGAACAGTTTCCAAACTATCATCTATTAAGTCGTGACCACATTGTTCCACGTAGCAAAGGTGGTGAAAACACTTGGATGAATGTTGTTACCAGTTGTAAAACTTGTAACAGCAAAAAAGGACATAAGAGTTTAAAAGAAGTACGTATGGAATTACTATATGCACCTTATGTCCCAAACCACTACGAAAATATGATATTACAACATAGAACAATACTTGCTGACCAAATGGAATATTTGTTAGCAGGTGTTCCAAAACATAGTAGAATATTATTAAGTTAGTGTATAATACTATTAAATAAAATACTCCCTTATAGCTCAGTGGTAGAGCAGCGCCCTTGTAAGGCGAAGGTCCCGTGTTCAAGTCATGGTGGGGGAACCAAATATATTCTCTTGTAGCTCAGTCGGTAGAGCGTTTGACTGTTAATCAAAATGTCCCTGGTTCGAGCCCAGGCAAGGGAGCCAAATTTATGCATAAGATAAAAATATTCAGTCATATCATTGATACCCCAGATAGTTTAATGATTTTTAATAATCAATTCTCTTTACTTAAAGAAACTGGGTTACTAGACGTGGCATACAAAATATATCTATGCGTTAACGGAGAAGTATCTAAATTTGATACAATACAAGAATTAGCGAATCAATATCATAATGTAGAAATGATTCATACCAATACTAGTATTGAACATTATGAATATCCCACATTAAATTTTCTTAAAGAAAATATTGATAACGATACTGATTCTTATATTTTGTATTTTCATGTTAAAGGTGCTAGTAAAAACGAATCCAAAGATATACGTAATTGGCGTTTTCTATTAGAATACTATAATATCATAAAATATCAAACCTGTATAGATTATCTTAACAAGGGATATGATACAGTTGGTATACTATATAGAGAGGGTTTTCATAGTCAATGGCTACACTATAGTGGAAACTTTTGGTGGGCTAATTCTAATCATATTAAGCGTTTACCTAAATTACCTCACCCATCTGATACATTAGGTGGCGGGAATAGTAAAATTAGTATGTTGCCGTATATGAATGAAAACTTTAGATATGACCATGAAGCTTGGATAGGTTGTGTCAAACCCTGGAATTATATATCGTTGTTCCAAGATGATATAGAAGAAGAAACACGTAGGATAATGAAATTATGTTAGTATCAGTAGACCCTTTTTATCATGTAACCATTGACAATTTTTTTGAGGAATCTTTAGCAGAAAAACTATCTAATGAATTTATTGATTATAATGATGAACGTTGGTTTTATTACAATAATGTTATTGAAAATAAAAAAACATTAAACGATTGGAGATTTTTACCCAAACATATATATCAAGCATTCACTCAGTTTTGCTCAGATGAATTTGTTAAAAAACTACAAGATATGACTGGTATAGAAAAATTGTATCCTGATTATGGATTGCATGGTGGCGGCTGTCATATGCATGGTAGAAACGGTAAACTTAATATACATAGAGATTATTCTATACACCCTAAATTAGGATTAGAACGAAAGTTAAATCTTATTATATATCTATCTAAAGATTGGGATACGTCATGGGGAGGTGGATTAGAATTATGGTCACACGATGATGAAAACAATCAACCAAAAGAAAAAGTAAAAGAAGTAGAATGTGTTTTTAATCGTGCTGTACTTTTTGATACGACACAAGATTCTTGGCATGGTTTACCTGAACCCTTACGTTGTCCTGCAGGTGTCTATAGAAAAAGTTTAGCTATGTATTATATGACTAACCCTAGCCTAGAGGTTGACCCAAGACAACGGGCATTATTTGCACCCACAGAAAATCAGAAAAATGATATTGAAGTAAAAAACTTCATAGAAGAAAGAACAAAGCTTTCTTAATAGCTGGCGTTAGTATAATGGATAATACAATCGGCTTCTACCCGATGAATGTGGGTTCGATTCCTGCACGCCGGACCAAATAATATACGTATTTTATAGGTTAGAGATAAATACTCTAACCGAGGAGAGAGTATGTGGAAATGTAAAACATGTGAAAAAGAAGGACAGGAACATTTTTATAAAAGCCAAGCTTGGTATTGTAAAAGTTGTTGGAATGTTCGTACGGCACACCGATCTAAAAACAATGTAAAAATTCTTAAAGAAGAATACGGTGGAAAATGCACCAAGTGTGGTTACAATAAATGCATGGATGCACTACAGTTTCACCATGTTGATCCTACTAAAAAGGAATTTTCATTAGGGTTAGCAAGACAAAAAAATTTAGATAAACTTAGAAAAGAGATGGACAAGTGTATTTTGGTTTGTAGTAATTGTCATATTGAAATTCACCATGACATACATAAAAATAAATAAAATAGAGGTTCGATTCCTCTACGCCGGACCATTATTGAATTAGAAGTTGCCAATCTTCATTGCTATAGTGATAATCTTCCAACACTTCTAGCATTCTTGCAAAGACAATTAATCCTCTTTTGTGATTAATTAATTCTATTTGATGTAATTTTATCTTCTTTTCAGCAAAAGTTTTTAATAAATTCTCACCCTCTTTTTTCAACTTAATTTTTTTTGAAACAATATTCAATTTGGCTATTAGATTGTTACATTCTACGATGGCAACAGAGGTTTGTTGTTGTAATGCACGTATTTCTATTTTCATTTTTAGTATTAAGTCATCAAATTCTGGGTTAATGTGTGGTAGAAATTGTGTTATCATAACAGACAGTCTACCAAAGACTTCAGTATTAAGATTGAAGTCATCATAGTGATCACCTGTTGAATCATAGTGTTCACGTTTAGTTGGATCACTTAACACTTCATATGCTAATTTCATTCGCTTAAACTTTTCTACATCTCCTCCCTTGTCAGGATGATATAATTGTGCCAAGATTCTGTATTTTTGTTTGATTTCTTCAGACGTACAGGTTTTTGGTAATTCTAAATCATCGTATAGGGAGGTTGTCATAACAATATTTATCATGAAATATTGCATGTAGTATTAAGTACTATGTTTAAAATTTGACAATAAATCCTCAATCTGCTATACTCTAGTTATAGATTGATTGAACAAGTTTTTGGGAAACAGTGAAACAAAAGAATTTGACAATAAATGGTAGTTATGATACAATCATAGCATGAGTTGAGAAAGTCATCGTACTAATCAACAAGGTTCTTTAAAATTCTGAGTTATCATATAGCCCTGTTTAAGTTACAGGGACTATATGAAAATACATTAAGGTCACCTAATCCGTTAGGCAGGTCTATGGGGTCAGCCGGTGGACGACGCCGGGTCGCATAGGGTGCAAGAAGCGTATCGACAATAGCAATATTGTTTAACGTGACGGGCAGTTAGGCAGTAATGACAGAAACAACGATCCAGTAGACGGTACTGGTGGATACAGTTTACGTTCCTTAATGTGTTTTCATATAGTGTGTTATTAGTTTTGCTGACGTAAGCGCCTGAGTAAACGTCAACTCTAACTAACTATGTATAGAAACGGTAAACTTGCAAATAATTCCGTTGAGCATAGCAAATAGTGCGTCAGCAAAACTAATAACATGGAGCATTCGTCTATCGGTTAGGACATTAGGTTTTCATCCTAAGAAGAGGAGTTCGATTCTCCTATGCTCTTCCAAAGAATCCCGTTACTACTTTCGTTAAAGTAGCGTTTGAATAGCGATAGAGTTCCGGTGGCAGAAAACCGTTAGCGTGAGGATTAAAAATACCCTCGCAGGCTCTGATAGGCAGAATCTCAACTGCACACAGACTTTGAATAAATGGAGATGGACAGAGTAACTGCTCAATTAAGGGCTTGTGTGGAAACAAGTAGCTTATACTAATTTTTTGAGTTACATCGCCTTGATACTTCTCTCAGTAATGAGACACTAGGTCTTGCAACCGTAACTCATCTTGGAGATGTAGGAAAATTGGTAACCCCAGGAGACTGTAAATCTTCCGCCTTATGGCACTACTGGTTCAACTCCAGTCGTCTCCACCAAGAATATAGGAGGGTCGCTGGGCAGGCGTACTCTTAAACGACCTAGGCCAAAGGGGTGTCCTATTCTGTGTTAGGTCTCAAAGTGTTCACGGACGCATACATGCCTGTCACGCATGAGGAGCGGGATCGTTACCCGCTGGGACCGCCAAAATATTTGACAACAATCATTGTATGATATATAGATAACAAGTTTTGCGAGTGTGGTGGAATCGGAATACACACAAGACTTAAAATCTTGCGCCGCAAGGATTGAGGGTTCAAGTCCCTCCACTCGCACCAAAGAATGATGCCTCTATAGCGCAATTGGTTAGCGCAGCGGACTCATAATCCGTTGGTTCCTGGTTCGAGTCCAGGTGGAGGCACCAGTTAAGCAGGAGACGTGGCCGAGTGGCCGAAGGCAGCAGGTTGCTAACCTGTCGTATGTAGTAATATGTACCGTGAGTTCGAATCTCACCGTCTCCACCAATTAGCGATGGTTTGTTTTGTTTATGATTTGATGTAAGATGTTAGGATCATCACTCATCATCCTAGCTAGTAAACCAGTAAGATAACCCCGTTCATATAATAATTGTTCGTGGCTATCTTTGTAATTACGTTTGTTTTGACGCAACAACTTTTCAACAACATCAATACAGTTTTGTAGTTCCATACTGTATTTATAAAAGAACGTTCCGGGTGTCTCCGGATAGTGTGACCCACACGATGAGAAGTAGTGTGACAACTACGGGTGGTAGTCTTTAAACCGAAAGGCCGCTAGCAATGCGAGAACGGTCCCTGTCGGGAAGCGGGTGGAAGGAGTGTGTGATGGGTATGATAGCGTCATATCTTGATACTCTATAATTACCGCCGGGGGATGCAGAGCATATATGCAACGGTGGCAGAGTGGTCCAATGCAACGGATTGCAAATCCGTAAAACCGTCAGTTCAAATCTGACCCGTTGCTCCAAACAATTATAGTGCTTGTATAAAAGCAAGTGCTGTTTCAATATTATTGAAGAATTTCATAGTCAATTTGAAATTGTCAACATCAAATACCATAATGTAAAATGTATGTTCAGCACTCATTGATAAGTGTATAACAAGTCCTGTTTTCGTGATAGCGTCATATATGTACATAAATATATTTATGCGGGGTTCGTATAGTGGTAATACCTCAGCCTTCCAAGCTGATGCGGAGAGTTCGATTCTCTTACCCCGCTCCATTATTATAAATATCATATGAAATTACTATTTGTGCCATTAGATATAAAAGTCACTGATATCAACTTTGATTTAGGTGAAAAACAAAACTATCACATAAATCATTGGGAAACATTTGATGTTATTGGGAAAGAAAATAATTATCAAAACTATAACAGTTTATTAAATCAACTTCCAATAACGGATATCACTATCTTTACACATAAGATTCAAAAAACTAAAATTGGACCTCATTATGATTATCATGGTTTGCATGATGAATTATATAAACATTTCAAAGAAAATGAGCCAGCCGGCTATCATGTAGTTTTAAAAGGTAAAGGTGACTCATTAGAAATTTTTAACGGCAAAGAATGGATTAACCCTATATTACCTAAAGTGCCTATAGCATACTTACTAAATTTAACTTCTTGCATACATAGAGTAAAAGAAGATAATTCAAGAGAAACACTGTATATACAAGGTTGGTTAGATATTAAAAAACATAATCAATTAATAGAACGCAGTTTAAAACAATATGGCAATCTAGCAGTATATAGCCAAGCTTAATTATTTACCAATTCTATTTAAAATGTTCATTGCTCTGGTTCTTAACCGTTCAGTAAATTCTGATTCAGTTAATGCTCCTTTAGCAAGATTACATTTTCTACAAGTTACTTGAAGATTATTATACGTGGTTTCTCCACCTTTACTTTCAGCAATCACATGATCTATGTGTATTTCTTTATCGGATAAGTCTTCATCACAATAGACACACCATTTTCCGTCCCTTTCAATAACTCTACGACGTAGGTTAAGAGGGATGTATTGTTTCTTTTGTAGCATAAATTTATTTAGCTACCCAAATATAGTAGACAGATAAATAGTTTTCTGTTATTATGAATAATAAAGCGGACGTGGCGTAATTGGCAGCCGCACCAGATTTAGGTTCTGGCGTCGTAAGATGTGTGAGTTCGAGTCTCACCGTCCGCACCAAACAGGGGGATTGATGTAATGGGAGCCTGGGACCTTTGCAAGGTCTTCGTAACAGTTCGATTCTGTTATCCTCCACCAAGATAGCGCGGGGTAGAGAAGTAGTAACTCATCAGGCTCATAACCTGAAGATCGGCGGTGCGAATCCGTCCCCCGCATCCAGTTACGGAGTGTGGCGCAGTCTGGTAGCGCACCTGGTTTGGGACCAGGGGGTCCAAGGTTCGAATCCTTGTACTCCGACCAATGTTTTTAAAAAGGAAATAGTATGACATGCAGAGGATATGATGCGAAAGCAGTGAAAGTTTCAAAGACAGTTAAACGTGCCGCGGCAAAAATTATGGACAACCATAAGCGTGGTGACTTTATTCGTAGTTATGTAGAGATTGAAAGAAGTAATTCACGTACAGGTTCTCGTAAGGATAGCAAATGAGTAAAGGTAGCTTGCCAAGACCTTATAGTGTTGATTTGAAAACTTTCAACAATAATTGGGATAATATCTTTCGCAAGCCTGATCCAAGAATTATTGAGGATCAAAAGAATGAAGATGAAGCATTTGAACAAATTGCTAGTCAATCAGAAGTTAAAGATAGTACCCAAGGTGGTTAAATAGAATGTGGATCGTTAACTCAGTGGTAGAGTAGCGCCTTTACACGGCGAATGTCGGGAGTTCGACCCTCTCACGATCCACCAAACAAAGGAGTAATTATGAGCAAAAGTGAAGATGTAATTAATAGAGCATACGGACACATTGTCAAAGAAGTTACTCCGGTACTTATTTTTGATATTACTATATTTCGTGGTTTTAAATACTATTGGTACAAATTACTTAGAAAAGTAACAAGATAAAATTATGGCACATCCGCAACAATTTAATTATATACAAAAACTTAAACTATTATATCCAACTCATTTCTTTAATAGCAAAGTACTTGAAGTGGGTAGTCTTAACATTAATGGTTCAATACGAATCTTTTTTAGTCATTGTGATTATTTAGGAATTGATGTTGGTCCGGGTAATGATGTTGACTTAGTATGTGAAGGTCAAACGTTAGATCATCCAGACAATACATATGATACAGTTGGTAGCTGTGAATGTTTTGAACATAATCCTTATTGGGTAGAAACATTCGTTAACATGCATCGTATGGCTAAACCAAATGGACTAGTGTTTATGACATGTGCTACTACTGGTAGACCAGAACACGGTACTACTCGTACTACACCACAAGATAGTCCTCTTACTACAGGTATAGGGTGGGACTATTATAGAAATTTAACTGAAGAAGATTTCAGAAAAGAATTAGACATAGATAATATGTTTAGTACATATAAATTTGAAGTGGGTTCACCCCATGCAGATTTGTATTTTTATGGTATTAAAAAATAAAGGTAAATATGTCACAAAGCAGAGCAAGATATTCAAGTGAAGAAGCCGCACTTATGGTCGGTAATCGTTTTGATTTAGTTCTTATCGCTTCACAAAGAGTAAGAGAATTAAAGCGAGGACATCGTTCACTACTTACTACTAAAGCAGGACCAATGGTAACTGCATTAGAAGAAATTGAACAAGGACTTGTTGGACGTGAATATCTTAAACGTATTAGAAAAAATTTGTAAATATATCTCCCTAATGTAATGGCAGCATACCGGTCTCCAAAACCGTTAGTCAAGGTTCGAGTCCTTGGGGGGATGCCAAATAAAGGAATGTTATGCCCGCTGTATTTTTAACAAGTGACACCCACTTTGGGCATGCCGGAGTATGCCATTTCACACGTAACGATGGGGTTACAAAACTTCGCCCATGGACTGATCCAGATGAGATGGATGAAGAAATGGTTAAGCGTTGGAACGAAACAGTACGACCTAATGATAAAGTATATCATTTGGGTGATGTTGTAATCAATCGTAAAGCACTAAAGATTATGAGTCGGTTAAACGGTGACAAAGTATTGATTCGTGGTAACCACGATATCTTCCGTGATGATGAGTATAGAGAACACTTTAGAGAGTTACGTGCCTATCATGTTATGAATGGAATGATATTAAGTCATATTCCTATACATGAAGAATCATTGGGACGATTTGGTGTTAACATTCACGGTCATTTACATGCCAATCGTGTAATGAAACATGTTGAGACTTTACATGAGTTTCATGAACGTGGTAGTAGACATTATATTGATGTACGTTATCATTGTGTATGTGTAGAACATACAGACTATAGACCTATATTGTTTGAAGATGTTATCAAACGCATTGAAAGTGAAGGTGGTACTGTAGGATTTAAGAACGGTAATGGACCTACAATGTAAAAATAGACCCTTCGGGGTCTATTTTTTTGGCTATCATCTGACTATTTGATTGTTAGAATAATCTTGTAGATACATACGACCTCTAGGTACTCTATTCTTTACAGCGTATTTTTCTAGGTCTTGCATAGCTTGTTGTTGTGTTTTATTTACTGCGGTTGCAACTTGCCTTCCTGCATTATATATTCTCCAATCACTTATACGTGGACCTTCAGGTTCAGTAGGTTGTGTTGCTTGAGTTGGTTCAGGTTCAGCTGGTTGATTTACAAAAACATTATCATCCGGTGGTATATCCTTGCTCGGTGCACCTGGGGTTGATTTATAACTTTGAGGGAATTTTGCTACTATTTGTTTGGCAGCTTCTCTAACATCATATCCGTCAGGTGGACTAATTTCTTTACTACCGGCTTTTACTTCACCAGCTTTTGTAAGTATTGCTTTAACAATTTCTTTCATTAATCCGGGAAATCTTTTAGCAAACTCAGCATCAGCGCCAACTCTATTATATCTTTGATCCTGTGTACTATTTACAAGTTGACTAGTAGGTGCATGTAATTGCCACTTTCCATTTTTATTATCAATGTTTTGTTTATCAACAATACTAACGATAGGACCATCAGGAGCATAATTATTAAACCAATTTAATCCACTAGATCCACCTGTACAGAAGTTACTCATGTGTCCTGTTTGGTTATTAAATGTATAACAAGCACCGTAGTTCAATGGCATGATAACATGAAATCTATCATTATCTAGTAATACAATTTCTTTTCTATTACGTTTATGCTTTTCTAATGCTTCAGCATCTTTAATTCTTCGTAGAGTATTACGATACTCATCTTTTCCCATTGCCTGTTGTAATGCCCGTATACTAGGAAACTTATTAAAGTCTTGATCTGGCTTCTGTAATAAACCACGTGTACTTAATGCTTGCCATGCACCTAATGCATCTCCGCCCTCACCATTCAAATCTTCATAATCTATAGCATGATTGTTATATAGTTTTAATAACCAATTATCAAACTTACCTTCTTTGCTCAAATCACCATACTCATTTTTAGCTAGTGTTTGATTAACTAATTTACTCCAAGATTGAACATAATCAGCGACTGTGGGTCTTGGACCCATATCTGCTATTTCATTTTTAGGGAATGTCCTATCATGTCTGACAGCAATAGCTAACATTTTTGCTAGCTTTGGGTCCTTCATTATATTAGTACCTATATTAGCTTCTGTTAAAAAGTGTGTTGCTCTCATTATACTAAACTCCTTTTTAGATAAGCAAGAACCGCACTTAATTTCTGTCTATCTCCGTTAGCTATATCTGACAACACTTTTGTAGGACCGTCATTCTTTTCTGATGATAAACTACTATCACGATATCTATAACCACTGGTTACATTACCTGTTAATTCTGGATAGTAATATCTTGCCGTTAAAACTATACTATTGTTTACAGCACTAGTAAGTAATTCAGTCATGGCACCATTATCTAAACCTTCAATTGCCTGATCAATTAATTTTACCTGATCAATTTTCTTATCTACTTTGTGATGAGCATCATTTTTTGCCATACTAGCAATAACGCCATTAATATCAGCTTTAGAAGCAATTAGTATTTTCTTAAAAAGTGGTTTGAATCGTTTGGTTAATTTATTCGTAGTAGTAAAGCCTGCAGGCTCTGGTTTATTGCTAGCACGATCCTGGCGTAATTGTTTAGAGTACTCACTATCCATGAAGTAAAATTTTCTAGCATCACCTACAATCTTTTTTAACAAACTATTAGCATCGGTAACATTGTCTGCAAAGGTAGAATATACCATATTGCCCTCATCAGGATCAGGTTTACCGTTACTAGCGAATATTTGATATGAACCAGACCTTGATGCTCTTCTTCCATAGCTATCGGATACCATAAATCTTACTGCGCCGAATCCTTTATTACCTGCTATTAATAACCATGTCCCGGGATGATCTTTTAGATCAGTCCATTTGGGTCTGACCGCAGGTTCAGGCTGAATATCATGACCAAAAGCTTCTTTAGAGTGTAACTGTTTTAATATTTCTTGTGCACCTGGCCCGGTAAATTGAGCCATAGCTGTACTGGCTTCTGAAACTATGCTTTCGCATAATTGTGAAAAATACTTATAATTATCCATATATGTATTTATTCTTTCCGTTTATTTACGTCCTATAATCATATATCGTTTATAGCCATTAGTCTCATATTGTATGTTTGTAACACCGGAATATATCAAATTACTTAAATTAAACCGATTAACTAACTCATCTAAACTATCGGTTGTTTGTTTTATAAACCAAGGGAATTCAGGATCTTTCATATTAGTAGTTTGAATACATACCAATTTTCCTTTTGGAACTGAATCATACCATTTATTACTATCCATTTGGTCTATACTACAGTTAATAAAAATGCTATTAATACAGTTACTAAAATCATAGTCATTAACGTCCTGTACATGATTATAAACTCTAGGTAATTCATATTTCCACATATTACATATTTTATTAGCATTAGTTATTGCTTCTGGATTTATATCATAACCATGAACCTCATAATAGAATGTAGGGTTACGTGTAAGTAGCATAAATGCTAATAGATTATCCCAGCACCCTAGAATATGTAATGAGGGTATGCTAATACATTCACGATGTATAGCGTTTTCTAGTTCCTCACATAGCCATAGTTTGCTTTTAATCAATCCATGATAAAAGGATTCATGTGTATCAAATTTAGTTGAATTTGTCATTTTCAGTTACCGTTGTATTTAATAGTGTTTTGATAGTATTATTCCATTTAATGTGAGATTTAGTAAGTTTTAATTGTTTAATTAAATCTATTTTATATTTTAATAAATTGAATTTTGACGTTTTATGATTTTCCCAACCATAACTTCTTAGTCTGGGTTTTAATTCAGGGTACATAGTTTGATACATACGTGATTTAAAATTGGATACATCTTCTCCTAGTACATAATTATCCAAATGTATTTGTATTAGTTTACTACTAGATTCTAAACTATATCCGATCATATTACCTATACCGTGTATACCGTTATCAGTCATAAACCGTTCATAACTGGCAAACTCTAGTCTAAAAGGTGATAATACTTTATTTGGAATGTGTGTTTGCGGCCAAGGCCAATCTCCCCCTATAATAGGGAAATAATTACATTGTTCAATTAACCATAAATGTGTTGCTACATGAGGTTCTATGATATAATAAGGTGTCAAATAGGACAAATGTTTCCCATTCTCAAAAAATTTATCAGCATCTAATTCAACCAGTTTATGAGTTATATTATTTTCTCTACAAAATTTTTCAGCATAATATAAATCATGGGTATTAATGATTAACCCTTCTATTTTAATCATCAATGTGATAGCTATTACCGGTATATTGTTTTTTAAACAGTATAACAATACTAATTCACTATCTAATCCACCACTATATAATACCTCTACATATTTGGTCTGTCTGTTGGATAAATGGTCATTAAATATATCCGTAATATCACGCCCATATTCAAATGGCACATCTAATAATTCTGTGGTAAATCTATGATAATTTTCTCCTAATTCTAGGGTACATTTCTTAAAATCATTTAATCCAACAGTCCATTCAATAACATTTTCCATGATAATATTTAGTTGCTAAAAAATGTCGCTAAATAATAGCATATTTTAAATTTATGCTAAATACGAATAACACTACTCCGAGGCTAAAATGCTACATTTCATCAAAGATATCACACACAAACTATTAGAATTTATTAAAGACGATCCAGTAAGACCGGAAATATCAACCGATTTTCGTGTTAGTAATGGACGATTAGTTGCCGCATTAACTGATGAATCACCAGATAATCCTGATGCTATGGTATGTGTTAGTTTTCATGATTTTATTCCAGAGAATGTTAAAGATTTAGATAATACTACCCAAGTACCAACAACAGCAGTATTTTATACTATATGGAGTTATAAAGCCGGTAAAGGTGCCGAATTATTATATCAAGCGGTTAAGGGTATTCAGGAACAATATCCCAGTGTTAATAGATTTGTAACATTAAGTCCTAAAACTAATATGGCAAGAAGATTCCATTTACGTAATGGTGCTATTGTTTTTAGAGAGAATATAGAAACTATTAATTATGAATATACACCAACAGTAAATACAGATAATAACTCGGAGAATAATAATGAGCAAAGAGAATCTATTAATAGTTAATGAAGTAGAAGATGAAGATCCGGAAATGTGGCAATATGAACATAGTGCCATTATTGCATCAGAATTTATTAATGATGTATTATTAAATCAATTAGATAAATTTGAACTAGATAATGATGATGACACCTATATATATGGTATTGCTAGTCATGGATTATTTGTTTCATTAATAGCACGTTTAGGTGAAATGGGATATTCTGAAAAAGAATTACGTAAAGAAATTAAAACGTGGCTTAATACAAGTGTAGGACAAGTAATACATTAGTATTACATTTTTCACAAACAAAAGTACTACTTTTGCTCCCTTAGGGGCTTCAAAATCGCTAGAAAGTTCAGGAACTTATACTGATACACTTCTAGCGGTTTTTGCCAATATTTGACAATAAATGGGCTTTCATGTACAATTCATCTATGAACTCAAAAATCGCCCGTAAACGTAGAACAGATCGCAATCAAGTGATATACTATATACAAGATACAGTAACACTTGAGTATTATGTTGGTTTGACTGCCCTTTGTTTTGCAGGTAATGTCCGTAAGACACTAGTCCGTCGTATGCAAAAACATATGCAACGGGCCATGACTGAAAACAAAACTTGGGGTTTAAGTCGTGCATTACGTGAGCGAGGTGCTGAACGTTTTGTATTTGGAGTAGTTGAAGTTGTGCGTGGCAAACGTCCTGCACATGCCCGTGAAACAGAATTGATTAACACATTGCAACCAGCATTGAACACATTTGGAGTAAAATGAAATTAAACAATATATTGCAATGGATCGGTGCAGTATTCATTATTGTTGGTCATATATGTAATGCAGTTGGACCTGATGCTCATCCCTACAATATTGTAGCATTTACATTGGGTACAATTATGTTTTTAACATGGACAATACGTGTAAAGAATAATCCGCAACTGGTAGTAAACATTGTAGCAATAGTCACTTGTTTAATTGGTTTAGTTAATGCATGGAGATAATATGAACAAAAAAATTGAAGAATTGATGTATCATGCTGGCCTTACTGCACAAGGATGCTGGGATGAAATGGATGAATACGACCGTAATGCTATTGAAACTTTTGCCGAACTAATTGTTTTGGAATGCGTTACTGTACTAGATACGGCTCATGAGGATGCTAGATTAAGTAGTAATTTTGGTGAATCTTTGTTAGCCCTATTAAAGTGTTTTGGTCAAGGTCATGCAACATATTTAAAAGAACATTTTGGAGTTGAAGAATGAACAAATTAGTTAGAGATGGAATGGTTGCTGTATTGTATAGTCCCGACTACGGTTCGGGATGGTATACGTGGAATCACGACCATCCTGAAATATTATTTGATCCTGCTATCGTTAAGTTAGTAGAAGAAAATAAATGGGATGAATTGAAAACATATGTTACACTAAAATATCCTAAAATATTTATTGGTGGTATGGATGATTTGAGAGTAGCATGGATACCTGAAGGTGCAATGTTTAGAGTAAACGAATATGACGGAGATGAATCTATTGAATTGAAAGATGATGCGGATTGGTTTACGGCATAAGTAATGTATTATTGGGGGCTGATTAATGAATAAAAAAATTAAAGATATTGCCAAAGAGGCTGGCTTTGTTACTTGGGCCAATGAATCATGGGGGCCAGGTGCAGGCAAGATTGATTGGGCTGGCCCGTATGATAAAGAACTAGAAAAGTTTTATGAATTAGTTGTACGTGAATGTGCCAAAGAAGTTAAGGATGTATATAAACAGGGCGGTGGCACATATGGTGAAGTTATTTTAAAAAAAATGAATGTTAAAATCAAATGATACTTTATATAACTAATAAAGCTCGTACAGTCTTTCTACCCTACGAAGAAGGTATGATTGAATGGCTACATGAGAATTATCCTTTCAGTCAATATAGAATAGAAGAATATGAAAAGTAAAGAACAAATTATAACTGATATGTGTTATACATATCGGCAAGATTATGGTTTAGATAAAGACCCAAATAGTCCATCATGGTGTGCAGGCATGACACCGGAAGAACGCAACGGATTATATAATACAATGGCTCAAATTTATGAAAATAACATTGCACCACTATTAAAACATTATGGAGAGAAAAATGGAAAATGATAACCGTGTTGAAATTGAATTAGATTTAAATGAACATGAAGTATATTTGTTGGCTATGGAAGCACATAAACGTGATATTACGCTAAATAAGATGATAGAGAGTATTTTACAAGAAGTGGTTGACAAACATAAAGTCAACGAAACACTAGTGTAAAACGTTATATAAGTATAGGAGATAGTTATGAAAAAAATTCTATTAGCATTATCATTACTAGCGGTAACCGGAACAGCAATGGCACAACACTATCATGGACACGGTTTACGTCACGGTGGTTACTATCGTGGTCCTGGAGTAGGTTGGTGGGTAGCTCCTGTAGTTGTAGGAGCGATCGGTTATGAATTAGGTCGTCAACAAGTTATTGTACAACAACAGCCGGTAGTTATACAACAGCAAACTGTGCCAGCTAATGTAACATGTACCGATTGGAAAGAGGTACAAACATCAGATGGAAAAATATATAGAGAACGAACTTGTACACAGTAACCAAAATGTCTTGTGTGATATTGTTCAATATGTTACAATATTCATATGAACGATATTTTTTATGGAATTTTTAATTGGATCAAAGATGATTACCGTACTCATCCTATTAGGTTTATCATTGAGTTGCTTGCTTGGGGCATTTCAATTGGGTGTTCAATTACCATGGCTCTCACAGTCCCCAATCCGCCTTTACTTGCTTTGTACCCTATTTGGATCTTCGGCTGTAGTCTCTATGCTTGGGCTAGTTTTACTAGGAAATCTTTTGGGATGTTGGCTAACTACTTGTTACTTGTGACAATTGATAGTGTGGGATTAATAAGGATGATAATGTGATAAACAAATTAGAACAATATAAAAAATACTTTGCCTTTACCGGTACTAGTACTCGTAGTGAATATTGGGGTGTATACTTAATTAGTTGGGCCCTATTAGGTCTTACTAGTACATTGGCTTTTATAGTATTTGTATTAAGTTTACCCTTTACTATTGTAGTAATAGGATTACTCGGATGGATTACTTCACTGGCAATATTATGTGTAGGTAGTGTACTATCATGTTGGTTATGGATTGCAACCACAATTAGGCGTTGTAATGATGCTGGAATCAATTCATGGTTTGCTATTACCGTATTATTACCCCCACCTTTTGGAACTATTCCAGTCGTTGTATTTGGGTGCTTAGATCCTGACACTACTGCCAAAAATTGACATAAATACGTTTCCTATGTTATAATATGCATTATGAAACAAAAAATACTATCATTCATTATTGAACAGCCCAAACATCGGGCACATAGAGTGTTGTTTTCTTGCAACACACCGTTCAAACCTAAGGTTGTACAATCTAAAAAAGGTCTGTACAATCGTAAACCTAAGCATCCAAACCGCACTGAAATTTAACAAGGTAAACATATGAAATCCTACATAACATTATTGTTGGCAATAATTGCCTCAATTTCGGCCATGGCTCAGGACTATGATATTAGTGATACTATAATTAATAGTTCACATTTAAGATCAACCTATTATACAAAAAGTTCATTTTTTGATTCCGGTACTGATTTTGATACATTTATTAAAACAGTTGATAAAACAAAACCAACAGTCATTCATTCGCATGGCTGTTCAGGTATTTGGGGTGATGATACTACATTAAAAAATTTCTATACAGGGTTAGGCTTTAACTTTGTAATGCTTAATTTTCACAAGAGAGGTGATGCAAGTGCATCATGTTCATCCTCCGGAGGATTTAGTTATCACGCAGATCCCTATAAACGAATACCACCTAGATTATTGGAATTAGTAAACCACATAAATGTTCTTAAAGCCAATGGAATAACTACCATATATGCGACTGGTCACAGTGAAGGTGGAATGGTAGTACAATTATTGCAGGACGAAGTGTCAAAGGCCATCATTCATTCTATGAGTTGTGTACCTCTTATAGAAAATGAGCGTAATGCCAAAGTACAATATTTACATTTGGTTTCACGGAATGATCCATTATTAACCCGACCCGGAGTTAGTCATATATGTACAAATCGTAACAATTATACAACCGTTACCTCATCCGTACGGTCACATTCAGCACTAGCAGACCCATCCTGGGAATCAAAAATTAAAGAATTTTTAAATGTAAAATAACACCAAAATTTGACAATAAATGGATTTGGTGCTACAATACTTATATTGAATCATTAAAAGGAAACAAAAATGTCACTTAAACAAAAAGCATTACTTCAAACACTGGCCATCATTGTCGGAACCGTACTAGGATCAGTACTAATTGCATATCTTATTTCTGTACTTGATAGAGATACTTTAGTATACATTACTGGTACAGCATTTTTCGGATTTATGTTTTATTCTATTTATGGGCTTGTTTTGAGCAGGCTTGAGTCTAAAGAAACTTTGGATAAATTGTCATCCAAAATTTGACATTAAATGGTTTTGGTGCTATAATAGAGTCTTATTCAGTCAAAAGGAGTTCTTATGAACATTAAGCAAATTAATACTGCTATCATGCAGGGTGATCTTACTAATGAAGAATTGAACAGTATCAATGATGCTATTCGTTTTGCTCGTGCCCAACTAGTGGTACGAAACAAATCGGCATTGACGATTGGATCCAATGTTAAATTTACTAGTTCAACCCGTGGTACAATCTCTGGTGTTGTAAAGAAAATCAATCGTAAATTTGTAATTGTAGATCAACCGGGTCAGTTCCGTAGTTGGAGAGTGCCCGCTAACATGTTGGAGGTTTTATGAGTTATTTTGTCGGAATCGTTATCGTTATTGCCCTCGTTGCAATTGGCCCGTTACTGACTATTTGGTCGTTGAACGTATTGTTCCCGGCATTAGCTATTAAGTACTCATTAGAGTCTTGGTTAGCTGTAGTAATTTTAGGTGGATTGTTTAAAGTAGGAAAAACAAAATGAGTGATTTGGAAATTGATATCGTTGAAATGTTGGGTCAAGGCACACACCCTGCAACTATCTCCGCTGTACTTGAAGTGCCTGTCACTTGGGTTTATGAAGTGTCCGATTCCTTACAGGATAGGGAACTGTTTAGCCCGTACAAAACAGTCAACTCCTAAATTTGACAATAAATGGATTTGGTGCTATAATAGAATCTTAGACAGTTAAACAAAGGACTAACAAATGGCTTACATGAATCAGGAACGCAAAGCAAAGATTACACAAGCACTTAAGCCTATCTTGGCTAAGTACAAGGTTAAAGGATCTTTGTCGGTTCGTAATCACATGACCATCGTATTGACCCTCAAATCCGGTGCTATTGACTTTATTGGCAATAGCAACAAGGTTTGTGGCAATGATTTTTATCAAGTGGCTCGTGGGTTCAAACCCAATACAAATGGATACGATCAGGTGAATCAATATTGGTTCCAGGATCACTATGATGGTGTTGCTAAGGAATTCTTGACCGAGGCATTTCAGGCGTTAAAAGCTGCCGATTGGTATGACGAATCGGATGCAATGACAGATTATTTTAACACGGCATACTATGTTGATGTTAACATTGGCAAATGGAACAGTCCATATATTGTTCAATGAATCAAATAATGGGTAACACAATGGTTGACAACAAATGGCTATTGTGTTATCATTATATCAGTGCTGAGTGATATCAGTACATTTTTAAACTTAGCTTTTTTTAAAGGAAACATAATGGCTAATTCTAATCAAACTTTCAAAGTCGCTGGTATTACTATTCACAATGGTAACGCTAAAGTTCGTTTCACAGATGACATGGTCCGTCGTATTAAGCAATTCACTAAAGGTGGTGCTAGTCGTGTAGACTTTGTTGAGTTGCCGTCAGAAATGACAAAAGTAGAAGCATTAAAGTATCTTGCAACACTTCCTGAGTTTGCTAGTGCGTCAGATCAGGCAACTATTGCTGATACACTTGAAGATAAAACAAAAGAAGCAAGTAAAGGTGAAGTTAAAGTAAAAGCTTCTAAATCAAAGCCTAGCATTGATGCTATCAAAGCTCGTGCTAAAAAAGCAAAAGTGTCCGCAGAAGATGTATTGTCTGCTATTGCTGAATAATTAACAGGGCTTCGGCCCTACAAATATGAACCTAAATCTATCTACATTCCGTCGCTCGTTTAACCCTCGTAGAGAATTTAATCCTGCAGATAGAAAAGATTTGCTGGAATTCAAATTTTTTAAGAAGCATGGTAAATGGAAAACAGGTTGTCCATTCTTTCTTGAGGATCCATTTGTTGAGATTCCGGCAATGTGTGAAAACAAATTCACAACTTATATGCTAGAGAAGATGAAATAAATAAAGCCCCTTAATTGGGGCTTTTTTACGGATTGTTAACAGATTTGATAACCCAATAGTCACTACTCATATCAGGTTTAATTACGTCAAATGGCATATAAAAATAACCTCTATCACCCCAAGCTTCTCCCCAGCTATTTCTGACAATAAACACTTTTTTAGTTTTGTCATATCCAACAAGTAATACAGCATGTCCGCCTAATAGCTTTTCACGTTTTTTATTTGGATAAGGCATATTACCAGTTCTAGCAACAGTAGCTGACATGAAACTTTCATACACATAGAAGCCCATCACAACTGGATAGCCGTTCGTTAATGCGTCAATACATCCATTAAAATCTTCCACTCTTTCGTATCGTGTTACTTTACGATTCAATGCGTCACTCTTTGCCTCATTGATTGGTTCTTGTTTAAACTTATTAATATTATATGGCCAATAAGTTTCTAAACTAACACCATACTTGTTTGTAGCTTTGATTCCATCACGTATGAATGCACCGCTATCATAGTTAATCGTGCCCATTATTAATCGTTCATAGTAGTATATAAACAATCTACTAACATCAGTTGGTTTACCATTACGTTTGTTTAGTAGTTCTATTGCACCTGCGATAGATTGACCGGTACAGCTACCTAGTGTACCTTGATTCTCAATCGGGCTACAATGACTTCTTAAATCAACAATGTCAATAACTGTTTTCTGTGTTATTTGATATTTGTAATCTCTGTGGTCTAGTTTATCAGCTTTCCATATTAATGAAAATGTGTCAAGTGTCCTAGGTATAACTTTTTTGCTGACAGGTGGATTAAAGGTATGATCCTCGTTAGTGTTTATGATTGTGCGTGGATCTTGTTTTGGCATAATTTTCCTTTATTGTAAATCAAATAAAATTATTTCAGATTCATTTGTATTGGTTATTGTGATGATTGATTCTTCACTAAAACTTAAACCATCACCTTCAATTAATTCTATATTATTTATTGTTATTGTCCCTGTAATGATATACATATAGTATTTGCGTGTAGGGTCTATGTTGTATGTGTAATCATTTGTAAAAATACCGGCTAGTAGTTTGGCATCTTGTTTGATTGGGAGTTTCTCTGTAATATTACAGAACTTGTTTAGTTTATCTTCACGTGTAAACTGATACCAGTTGTGTCTTGGTTCAGTATCAAACAGATTAGGTCTAATCCAAAGTTGTAGATAACGATTAGGTGTGTCTGCGGTATTGCCTTCAGTATGACTTATACCTTTACCTGCACTCATTCGTTGAACACCACCGGCCGGTACTTCAACATCATTTCCTAAACTATCTACATGATGACTACTACCTTCTACAACATAACCAAATATTTCCATGTTCTTATGTTCATGCCAAGGCACTTGCCAAGCATACTGAACACGGTCGTCATTGATAGTTTGAAGGTCACTAAAGTTCATATAGCGAGCATCAAAGTAACTTGGGAAGCTAAACGTCCTGTAACTGTTTATAAAATCTGCTCTAGGATTGCCCCTGGTGTCAGCTGGTCGGTGAACAATCATTTAGCACCATTGGTTTCCGTTGACAATGAGTGGTTTGATTACGGTAAATGTAGCAGGTAAGTTCCAAGTGCCTGCCAATGTGTAAATTGGACCGTTGAAGTAATTGGTTCCAGAAGTTTGCCAGATAGGATTACCGGTATCAACCACACCCATATTCAAAAATACGTTATTGTCGCCGTAGTCATAAAGACACATAATAACCACACCAGAGGCAAGTGTGCTACCGGCTCCCCAGGTAACATCGAACATATAAGCATTAGTATCAGGATTCAATCCATTACTAGCCCAGTACGCACGAATCTCAGCAAGTTTGGCAGGACTACCGCCGTTGTTTAAACTTAAACTAGGAGTCCAAACTGCTTCTCCTGGCCCACTTTGTCCAGTAGTAGTAAATCCTGTATTACCGTTAGGGGTTATATAGGTTCCTCCATAGGAAACAGTAAAGTCTGTTGAACTTAGTGAGAATGATGCAACGGGTGTACCGGCGCCAATTACTATTCCGCCACCGACGTTTATTCCGTTTTCTATTACTATTGCCATGTTATATCCTTTTGTTTATTTATCTTCATACACCATACCTAGTTCTTATGGTTGTGTAATTTGATTGAATCTCTGTTGATGATAAAGCACGATTGTAAATTAATGCCTGACCAATGTTGCCCTTTAAGGTTTCAGTTCCGCCGACATTGGTAGCACCAACTTGTAGTAGACTTGATGATACATTGAGTCCACTGGCAGCGGCTGACGCAACTTGTGTGCCGTTGACCCAAATTTTTCTAGTAGTTCCGTCCCATTGCGCTACAATATTAACCCACTGTGATGCAGGACTGACTGTGCTGGTTGCGGCTAGATCGTTAGTATACCAGTAGTTTATTAAAGTATTTGTACCAGTGGTTCTAAGTTGATTGGTTTGATTAACAATACTTGAATTACCTATGCCAATCATGCCCCCAAAAGTGGGCCAAGTGCCTGTGGGCCACTGAACCCATACGCTCATAGTATATGCACTTGTGCCTATAGGAATACCTGTAGTGGTTGCTTTGTTAAAATAGCCGTTGCTAGACAAAGTAAAGTATCCACCGCCCGAACTAGTATATGAGATATTGCCAGAGTTCTGCATTACAACATTGTTGTTTTGCCCGCTTAGATCATACCAAGTGGTACCTGAACCCGCATAACTTGCAGATACGGCTGCATCAAGATACAATTGTAGTCCACTAGATACAATACTATCAATTACAGTTACGCCTTTAAGAGTTACACCTTGTATTATCATAGTTGATCCATTAACTGATTGCTATCCAACCGTAACGAACAGTGACATTACCGCCGCTAGTGTTGTTGATGCCAAAGTCAAATCTATTAGTAGTTGCACTTGGAGCGGTATTACTACGAACTATGGCATTTGCTGTACCTACAAACTGATTGGGTATACTGGTAAAGTCTATGGGTGTGCCACCACCGTTGTAGACCCAGGCATACTGAGCACCCACAACAGGCACATTGGTGTTGGTAACAGTGGCTGTGGCATTCCAAACCAAGATACCATTGGGGATATTGCAATCAACCCACATTTGATAAGTCTCGCTGGAACCCACAGTAAAACTCTGGGTGCTGTTGCCTGTAGGCACCGTCCAAGTGCCTGAAAACCGTGTGACCGCATCCACCGGTGTGTTGTTGGCATAGTTTACGGCAAATGTGTTGCCAGGCAACTTCAAGTTGCCGGTGTTGTCAAATGTCCAATTGTATGAGCCGGCTACCAAGGTTACATTTGATTGTGTACCAACAATGTTACCAGCTACATTTACAGTTACATTGGTTAATGCCGCACCATTACCAACAAAGTTTCCTGATGTAGTAATATTACCTGTGGCGCTTAATTGTCCAGCAGTGTTTACATTACCACTAATGTTTGCAGTACCTGTGATATTAGCACCAGTACCGGTTATTGTCATTGTAGTGTTACCAACAGCCGCTATAGTTACATTACCATTAGCAGTTGCGATATTGACATTACTATTACCATTAGCTATTCTTGCTACATTACCGGTCCACGCTGTATTTTGTACAGTAGAATCAGGGAATTTAATAGTTGCACCAGCACGTGATAACTCAAAAGAATTATTAGCATGTGATATTCTACCAAATATATTACCTGTTAAGAATCCACCTGTACCAAAGATAATGTCTTTTGTTGTACCTTGACTTCCTGTTGCTAATATTAAATTACCACCTTTGGGTCCTGTAATAAGTTGTCCAGGAGCATATGATTCTACGAATAAATATCCATCTCCTGGGCCTGTAATAGTATAATTGGCATCACCAAATCCACCACTAGTAAAGCCCATATCAGCCCAACCACCAGTATCATCACCAAGACGACCTTGTGCTACCCAGTCTGCACTACCGTTGTCAGATACATTATTAATAACAGCTTGTATATAAGCATTATGATTGCTACTTGCAATCATTACTGCATGTTCTAATCCAGCCAATGTGTTAGCACCTGGACCAATATAGATAGTGTTACCACCTAATACAACTGTATCCGGAGCATAGAATGTTCCATCTTGGGCAAATATAAAATCATGCACACCTGCATTTGCGTATATAGTAAAGTTAGCACTAGCTGGACCTATTAAATCGCCGGGCACTGATAAGTTACCATCTGTTCCAAATGTCCACATAGCAGTATTACTATTACCATCATTACTGTTGATAACAACATTACCTGTATTTGCTAACTTAACATATAAGTTATCACTACCTAAGAACAACTCTGTTTCATACAAGTTGCCACTTGTCATATGTATATGGTCACCGTCATTCGCTGTTGGATATATTAATAACTGTTGATTGGCAGTAGTTCCACCTGCTGGTTTTAAAGCAATAGCACTACCACTAAGTGATTGGTCTGGAATGTTAGTTTCATAAACAACACTATTTAATGGCAAGGTCAAGTTACCAGTAGTATCAAAGTTCCAAGTCTTTGTGCCACTGACATTACCTGCCTGTATGGCCACATTGCCGCCCTGTAAAACAGCAATATTGGCTTCTTCATCTGTACCTAAAATCAAATTAGCACCAGCGGCACCGGCTGCCATATGTATATCCGCGGCCCCGGTCAAGTAAATATTTACATATGCGGCAGCATCAGCAGGGTCTGGTTGTAGTTTTAAGTTACCGTCACCGATAATATTGATATCATTGAATGTAACATTGCCTGTATTACCACCGATTGATACTTGAGTACCATTAGCATAGTTAACTGCAAATGTATTACTTGGTAGTGTTAGGTTACCGCTAGCGCCAAATGACCATGTCTGTACAGATTGGCTATTTCCAATATTACCTGCTAGTAAATTAACATTACCATAAGTATTATATAATGCTACTGCATTACCATCTCCCTGTACAGGAATTGACATTCCGGCAGTTTGACCATTACCTAAATCTGAATTGTTTACAACAACACCAGTATTAGAATAAATGACCGTGTCATCAAAACCTATATTACCTGTGTTAGCACCACCTGCTACTGCCGCAAATACTCCGTTGCCGTATAATACATTGCTACTATTACCAGTTAAGTTAATGTTAGCAATGTTGCCTATGTTAGTAGCAATAATATTACCTACTGTAACATTAGCATTGATAGAAATATTTCCAGCCGTATTAGCTACAAGGGTTACACCGTTATTAAAGCGAATATCTGCTTGTTTGAATTTAGAAGTAGTAACTCCTCCCAAATTTAAACTAATAAATTGCAAGTCTAATCCGTAATTAAATCCTGAATTAGGGGTTGAATTTTTCATACTTACAGCATAGGCTGCATTTGCAGTAGTTAATCCACCGTCACCATCTAAATATGCAACAACAGCACCATCTGCTGTTGTAGTTTGATCACCCACTACACCAAGTACGCCTGCTTTAATAAACTCACTAGCATTAGTACCGGTAACTAAATATTGACCAGTTACACCTGTAACATAGTTACGTGTTTGAGTTAAATTACTACCTGTCACTCGTCCGCGAATAGCTTGTGCGCTAGCCGGATCTGATGAGGAGTTACTACCAAATGTAGAATCAACATTAAGAACTGATTTTGTGGCTACAGTTGCACCGCCACCTACAATGTTAGCTACTCCGGAAACATTGGCAAACGGTGTAGCAAATACGCCAGTTGTTTTGTCAAACGTAAATCCTGTATTACCACCAAATGCCCCCACATCATTAAATTGAATTTGTGTATTAGTGCCACTTGGTATACCGTTTCCACCAGAAACAGTTGTCCAACTTAAATTACCACTACCATTTGTAGTTAATGTTTGACCATTACTACCACCTGTTATATGTAAATTAGCTACCGCTCCTAATGTTACATTAGCAGTATTACTAAAGTTAACAACACCGGTTGCATTACTTACAGTCAAGCCAGTTAAATTACCTATGCTTGTTATATTTGGTTGTGCATTAGTTGTTACTGTATTTGCTGTTGTAGCTTTGGCAGCCGCAACATAATTTCCACCAGCACCTGCAAGTACTAAATTAGCAATATTAGCCATAACAGTTTTCTGTGTTGTAGGCGTACCCGACATATTAACTACTGGTAGTACTGTAGAACTTGCTAAGTTTGCACCAATGTCTACTAATTCTGTAATTTTAATTGTTGTTGTCATTTTTATTTCCTGATATCTTTAAGCAAATACTGCACCGTTATTACCTACACAGAACCATTTGCTTGCTATATATTGTAATGTACATGCGTCGCCGGTATTGCTAAATGTCATTGTGCCTGAACCACCCCATCCTGGATTGGTTACGGTGACAACCATATTGCCACCCGAACTGAACATCATAAACGTTTTAATTTGTCCTGCTGTACCAATAGCTAATGTCGCTGTACTTGCTGTTGTTGTTGTAAAATAACTAGCAGTAACCGCAACATTTACAGCCGATCCGCTTGATAAATTCTCACTACTATTCAATAACAATTGTCCTGAAACACTTACATTTGAGGGTAAATCTACAGTTACTGTTCCTGTAGTTGTTACTGGGCTACCGGTAATTGTTAAATTATTACTTGTGAAACTGACGTTAGTTACACCCGTGTTAATTATATCTACTGTGCCTGCAGTACTGTTAGCATTTACTGTAATTCCGGTGTTTCCGGTAAATGTATCGTATGGGCTAGCATCCGTAAATAGTGTTGCAAAATTGTCTTTTGTCTTATTAAATGCTGTGTATAGGCTGTCGCTACCCGTAGATTCGTTTTGTAATCCAATATTAATTACTTGTAGTCCTGAAATTGCCATAATTTAATCCTTATTATGTATTTATCAATAAGGACTAAATGTAATATCGTCAGGATGGACTAAAACTACTCCCGCATCCGCATGTTGTTACCGCATTAGGATTACTGATTTTGAACTGCGAACCGTTCAAATCTTCAACATAATCTATGCTGGCATTCTGTAAATATTGTGCTGATATGCTATCAACCAACATACTTAATGACCCTACAGGTATCTCAAAATCATCTTCATTTTGTTCTTCATCTATAGTAAAACCATATTGCATTCCACTACATCCTCCACCTTGAACAAATACACGAATTCTAGCTTTTGGATTGTTTTCCTCTGCTAAAATATCAGCTATCTTTATAGTAGCATTCTCTGTTATTGCTATCATAAACTCTTACCCCATCTTGTGTTAATTACATTCCAATTGATGATTTTCCATTGTTCTTTTAGATACTTTTGCTTATCACTACCATAATCTAATATCCAGGCATGCTCCCATCTATCAACTAATAACAATATATCATTACGTACTGCATGGTTCTTAATTGTTTTAATCTTACCATCAGTTGCTAAGTATACCCATCCAGATCCTTCTAACTTCATGAATTCAATTTCAAACTGAGACTTCATATCGTCATATGTTTTATAATGTTTGTTGATAAAACCTAACATAGGGCCGTTTGGCTTGTTGTTATTTCTAACTTCACGGAATTGTGGGAATAATGTGTTATGCAAGAAAGCACCTGCATAGTTGAAATCTTTGTCACCCTCACCCTTGTTATAACGTTCGGCATAGCCCTTAGCTAGTTTATCATAATGTAGGTCAAGGGTATCCTGGCTTAAAACAGGTTTAACCTCACTCGCAGTGAAGTTTAGTGGTATGATTTCTATGTCTTGAGGTTTAGCTTTATCCTCAAGTAATTGAATTATATCTCTCATACATATATTTATTCATTTTTAATAAAAGGACATAAATAAATTATAAGGAGTGAAATCTAACTATTATGGATGAAAAATATAAATTTAGGGGAGAAAGAATTTCTGAAGCTAAAAGAATGAAACAATCAGAATTTTTAAACAGAGCCACATCTGTGCATGGTAGTAGATATGATTATTCTAAATCATTGTATGTGAATGCACATACCAAAATAAAAATTGGTTGTTCAGAACACGGAATATTTGAACAGAGACCTCACGACCACGTTAAAGGTAAAAACGGATGCCCAGTATGTGGCGCAATTAACAGAAGAAAAAACCATTCAAAACAAGCATTTGATAAATTTTTAATATTAGCAAAAAAAATACATCAAAACAAATATCAATATATTGTTGAATCATATACCGGGATAACAGATTTGATGGAAATAGTTTGTCCAATACATGGTGTATTTAAACAAAGTGCTGATATTCATAAAAGAGGAAATGGGTGCCAAAGGTGCGGCTCCGGTCCTATTTCAAATATGTCACAACAATGGCTTGATTCTTTGAATATAGTAGACCGAGAATATTGGATAACAATTAATGAAAAAAGATATAAAGTAGATGGATATGATATTAATTCAAATACCATTTACGAATTTTTAGGTGATTATTGGCATGGAAATCCAAAAGTACATCACCCAGAAAAAATTAATTCGCATAATAAACATACCTTTAAGGAACTATATGAAGGTACTATTGTAAGATTAGAAATTTTTAAAAAAGCAGGATATAATTTAGTTTTTATATGGGAAAATGATTATTTAAAGCCGTCTGACAATTCTTCCCTTGGATAAATCATACGGTGAAAATTCTATTAAAACCGTATCCCCTAACAAAATTTTAATATCATGCTGGCGCATCTTGCCAGAGATATAACCTATTACATTTGTGTTATTTACTTTAACACGAAACATGGCATTGGGTAACACATCTGTTACCGTACCATCCATTCGTAAACCTTCTTCTTTTGCCATGTGTTTTGCTTTACGCTCCTTTTTAATTCCTACGCATTGTGCTAATTGCTTTAGCCTCTTCATCACTAAAGACCGGCACAGCATTACTTTTATGCATAGTGCCAATCCCAATAATTTTATTACCTGTATATTGTGGAATATCTTTAGTGCGTACCGCACCTTTGTGACCTGTATCTAAACTGTTAATACGTACAGACTCACGACCTACGGGTGCAGATAGTGTATATTGTAATGGTTCTGCCGCTAAAGCACGTTTGCGCTTTTTGTCATCCGCATCAACTTCCCATTTTTTTTGTAGTTCTTTCCAGTCGGCATCAAGCTGACGGGCTTTTTGTGCCTCTGCGCTATTGCGAAACTTAATTTTGCCTTTGCGTTTACCGCCGGTATTAAGCCAGGGTCCTTCTAAATGCATGGTCATGATGTGTGGGTCATAGTTATTAAACAGTTATAATTATAGCAAAATATGGATTATTTGTCAAGTTTTTACTTCTTTAATATTGCCCAAACACGCTCTTTTTCTATGATCTCGGCTTCTAATTCTTTATAGCGTTTACCCAATTCTTTTAGTTCATCCCATCTATCTTCTAGTTCGGGATTGGTGTGAAGAATCGCTAATCGTTCTTCAATCTTAGAAAACATATCAGTAAGGCTTTTGCCCTTGATAGTTACTTCACCTTCAAAATCAGCATTACCCTTTACAGATAGAGAATTACCTTTAAGGCTAGGATCAGTTGAAATAACGTTTGAGGTACCATTTAAACCCCAATATATCCCATTTGAAGTAGTATTAGGTATAGTAACTGTACCGGTGGTAACCGTATTGAAAGAATCACCTATCATAGTGTTATTATAATTTGGATAACTCATTTGTTTGCTCGTTTTAAGATATATTTGCCCTTCTCATCTATAGCAAATTCAATCTCATCACCCTCACGCCAGCCTAATTCATCTAACAATTGTTGTGGTATAGGCAACATTAAATCGCCTGTTTCAGGATCTTCATGTGTAATTACTTCATAACGAACTAAATCTTTGCCAAGTTTCTTCATATCAATACTTATCTAGTTAGATAGGGGGCATAAATCTTTTCTAGTGAATTAATAGTATGCTCAGTATTTTCATCCTCATGCTTAACAGCAATGCCACCTGCATTACTCCAAAGATTTAAATACTTACCATAATCATCTACTAAGACATTTGGCTCACTATTACTCAATGCGTATTTGTGTTTATGTTGAGTAAAGATAGCATTTTGTGTAGCATTTGGATTGTGTTCATCTAACCAATCTTTTTTAGCTTCTACACTAGCACTAGCATATGGTCCACGTAATGGGGCACTTAATACAGTATATGGAATTTTATGTTGATTTAACCATTGTACAACTTTGCCTCCGCCTTGAAGAGGTTTTAGTTCTCTAAAAAACTTATATACTTCTTCAGGGCTACTTGAAGCTAACTCATTTATTGATGTTTCAGTATCAGGAATCTCTTTGTAATTACCAACATTATGTTTTGCGGCCCAAGCCCCAAAGAAATCAGCTTGTACTCCATCCATATCTAAGTATAGATGCGGCATCTTTTTGTTTGTATTTTCCATCAATTCCTTAAGTTTCATTTAGCTATTATATCACAAACGGTATAATAAGCCAAATGCCTTGGGCTAATAGTAATGAACCAAATATACTAACTCCAATACTACCCCAATACATACGTTTATCTACAGCTAGAATACTAGCAGATAATAACACAATAGCTAATTGAAATGCCATTGCGGCAAATGTTAACCATGGCGTATGCTTTTTGGCTTCATCACGTTCACTTTCAATCTGTAATGCTTTAGCCATTAACTCTTTCTTGCCCTCACCTTTAGCCGGATCACTTTCATAACGGTCAATCTTAGCTTGTAATATTTCTTTACGTTTTATATCGGTAGTAGCTTCTAATTGCCCTTCAGCAATACTTTGCTTGATAGATTTTGCTTGGTAAAAGTTCCAAGTATCATTTGCTTTGATAGTGTTACTTAATATTTTACCACTAAATCCACTAGACATATAGGTTGTAATTGCTAATAATAGTGCAATGACAGTAATTACCCATCCTGCTCTATCTTTAATTTGTGCTTCACGTTCACTGCGTGATAATGTTTTTACTTCTGCCATTTTGTTTCCTTTAGTATTATGCTATTTTATTGAATTTGTTCAATTAAATATATATTTATACCCAATCTGAAGGAGTAAGCCTATGAGTTGGTTCAAGCATAAACCCAGAACAAAAACACCCCCAAAATTACATGCACATCATTCAAGCCCTATAGCAGAAAAACTATTAAAAGAGACAAAACTTGAAGTAACTGGCGTAAAAGCTAAGTTAGCAGAACAAGAAAAAAAGAAAAAATGACGGGAAGAGAACTACATACAATGTACCAACAATGGTGCCAGGGTAATGACCAGTATGATTTTCGTTGGTTAGACTTTGTTGAGATGGCTGCAAGACAGTTTAAACAGCCGGAAAGTGAAGTATTAAGAGAGTTACAGAAACACTATTGGTTTGTTAAAAATAACAAAGAATGTAAGTAACTTAAAGATAAATATAAGCATATTAATGGTGTTTTAACCATAAAGGAAATACAATGCAAATAAGTAGTGGAATAGTTTTTACCAGTGGACTTAGTATAACCGGAAGTGATGGTCCGTCAGTTACACCTACAGTAGAATATCTTGTTGTTGCTGGTGGCGGCGGTGGAGGTGCCCTTGGTGGAGGTGGTGCAGGTGGTTTTAGAACAAATACTGGATTGTCTGTAACTTCTGGCTCTGCTATTACAGTTACAGTTGGCGCTGGAGGAACGGGTGGTAATGGTGCAGGAAGTCCTGCACATACAAGCGGCTCTAATTCTGTTTTTAGTTCTATAACCTCTGCCGGCGGCGGATATGGTGGAAATTTTGCTGCTCCAACAGCAGAATCTGGTGCTAGTGGCGGATCTGGTGGCGGTGGCGGTGGAACTGACGCAGGCGGTACTGCAGGTAGCGGTGGTACTGGAAATACTCCATCTGTTTCTCCAGCACAAGGAACCAATGGAGCTTCTGGTACTGTCCAAAACACCACCTCAACGGGCGGTGGAGGTGGTGGTGCTACTAGTGCCGGCGCAGTAGGAACAAATAGTTCATTTGGCGGCCAAGGTGGTGCTGGTACAGCATCTTCAATCTCTGGTTCATCAGTAACTTACTCGGGCGGAGGCTCTGGCGGAGGCTCAGTTTCTAGGTCGGGGGGAACAGGGGGCGGTGGCGCCGGTGGTGCTGCTAATTCAGTAGGAACTGCGGGCACATCAAATACCGGTGGAGGTGGAGGTGGCGGTGGCAATTCTTCACCGCAAACAGGTGGTAATGGAGGTTCCGGTATAGTAATCATTCGCTATGCAGATACATATGCAGCCGCAACAAGTACTACTGGATCTCCGACAATAACAGTTTCAGGTGGATATAGAGTATATCAATGGACTAGTTCTGGTTCAATAACCTTCTAAGGGTAAATCTGATTAGTATATTCTCTAGTTGTATGATATACTATAACGAATAGGAGAATATATTGAAATCACTTTATCTAATACTACTAACTTTAGGAATATCAACATGCTCCTACTCACAAGAACTAAAAGACACTATAGAAGCAGAATTACCCTGCTATAACACAAAAGAACTCTTTAAAAGTCTTAGAGAAAAATATAAAGAAATGCCTCTACTTACTGGTAAGGCAACAGATATAGCTAGGTCAACTCTCAGTGTTTGGATGAACTCAACTGATAAAAATTGGACAATAGTCGCTACTACAAAAGATATTAGCTGTATCGTTGGTATGGGAACTGATATTAAACTAATCAGCTACAAGACAGGTACAAGTATATGATTAAAAAATTAATAACAATTCTAGCATTAACAATATCTTCGGTATACGCCGATCCACTAACAGCACAAGCTTGGTTAGTAGCTGATAGTAATGGTAAAATACTAGAAGGCTCTAATATGTCCGAAGTACGTAGCATAGCTAGTATCACTAAACTAATGACTGCTATGGTAGTATTAGATAGTGGTCAATCATTAACTGAAATCATCCCAAAGAAACTGTACAATAAACTTCTAACAAGAGAAACACTAATAGATTTGGCAATCGTTAAATCAGATAACAATGCCGCTAAACTATTATGTGATTACTATCCAGGTGGATATAACAAATGTATTGATGCTATGAATTATAAAGCGGCATCATTACAAATGGATAACTCAATCTTCACCGATCCTACCGGTAGGATGCATACTAATGTTAGTACAGCACATGACTTAATTAAACTTGTATTTGCAGCCAGTACATATCCATTGATAGTAGAAGCAAGTAATATGGATGCTGTACGTTGGAGTATTGGTAAGAAGAAAACAGCAGAATTTAAGAACACTAATACTTTAGTAGGACATGGTTATAAATTCTTAGTAAGTAAAACTGGCTTTATCAATAAAGCAGGTGGCTGTATTGTTATGATGATGGATACAGCAAATGGAATCAGGACCGTAGTCCTGTTGGGTTCAAAGAATACTAAAACTCGTATTCCAGAAGCAAAGATGCTATCTATGCTTTATTAATCTTTAGGTCCAAACTTAGTGATATCTTTCTTAGGAACATAATCAACACCGGGTACTGGACTATAGTCTTTTGTTATACTTGGTATCATCTCATCACCGTATTTTAATGTAATATAGCTGAATGTTCCGCTATTAGTAGTTTCTTTTAAACCAATCATTAAATGTCTATGCCATGATATTTTCATATCAACAACCTTTTTAATATTATTGTCGGTTAGTATATCTGTGAAATTGTTGTTCTCACGGTAAAAAGTATAATATTTCATTTTTTCCAAAGTATAAAGTTTATGTAATCGGATTCAGTTTCAAAATAGAAATCATATAATCCACCATCACGTCCTGCAGGTACTTGACAATCGTAGCCCCAGTCGTTAGCACAGTTTCGTTGACACCAATCAATTACGGGTTTTAATTCTCCGTAACCAATTGTAATTCTAGTTTTGTATTGGGTATCGGGTGACACTTACGTTGCCTTGTTCTAAAAATTCTAATCCTTTAGTATCTCTATATGCGTCACGGTAAAAGACCTGTTTTATACCAGATTGATATATAGCCTTTGCACAATGGATACAAGGTGCATGTGTAACAAATAATATAGCATCCTCGCTAGATTCAGTACTTGCGGACACTTTTGAAATTACATTCATCTCGGCGTGGAGTACCTCATCCTTAGTAACTAACCGATATCTACGATTACTTTCTACTGTACTATCATATTCTTCAAATGGATATAGTTGTCCATCCCAAGCATCTCCTGGCATGTATTCTTTATATTCACATTCGTTAGTCCATCCAGTTGGCATGCCATTGTATCCTGTACCTAGGATCTTGTTACCTTTAACAATAACTGCACCAACATTTAATCTGATAGCTGAACTTAGCTTGCTAGTTAGTTCAGCTATATCCATGTAATAGTCTATAAACTTAGGTTTCATTTAACGTAGAATTTCTTAATATGTATTTTTGCACTATGATCGGGTAAGATACTTAGTACATAGTTTGGCTCGTCATACTTTTTGCAAAAGGCTTCACCTAGTTTATAGTCACCTTTTATTTGTTCAAATAGAAACTCTTTGCAAAAATTATCAAACTCTTGTTTACTAATACTAAAATCTTTTTGTCCTTTACCTAGAGTTTGTAAGTATAGTTGTTGCGCCATTTTATCAAACATTAATTAATCCCAAAGTGCTCTAAAATATTTACCAAACAGATCCAAACCTTCTTGGATACGATCTTCATGTAGTTGATGCCCTTCAGCATCATACCAATGTGCGTCAGGATCTTTATCAACCATTTGAAATGTATCTTCTACTTTACCTGTTATAGGATTGGGGTATGTTTTATCAGTTTTAATCCAATCATAGTCACTTTTGCCATGATGATATTTGTCACCATAATCTTCAAATGCAATTTGGTGAAAAGCCCAAATCATTTTGTCTAGTGTTTCATCCCAACGTTTAGCACCTTCTTCCCATGCCTCATCGTGTGATTCAATATAGAAATCAAAACTTTGTTGTGTACTATATTCTTCTCCGCCAACATCTACAAAATCACTGGGGATACCCTGTTTAGTTTGTTTTAGTTGAATTAATGCCGGATAGATAATAGTAGCTAGCGTGTGGTCTGTACTCCAAGTATCAAATCTATCAATTTGTACATTGATTTTTCTACGATTACCTTTTCTAGGGTAATTGCCAATATTTATTTTCATACTTTTTCAGTTACCTTGCCTTCAATAAATGCAACAAAATAATCTCCGTGCTTTACTGTAGCATATTCAATTTTCTTGTATTCTCTACTTAGTTGTGCTAGTTGCTCCAATGAATTACCTTGACAAATAAAATCGTTTGTTTCACGGTCATATAACAAAATAATATCATCTACTAATTCTGTTTCTAATTTATAAACATTAGGTTTAGTTACTTCTTCAACAATGATAAATGAACGTAAGTTTTTACGTAGTTTATACATTGTGTAGAACTCACCCATAACCCATCCTAGGGCTAGTATAAGAATGATATCAAGTAGTGTCATAATATTATTTATTGATAGTTAAGTTAGACCATTTCTTTAATTTCTTAAACTTATTCTTTTTAGCCTGATCTAAACCTTCAACTGTAATACCCACATTGTTATCTGTAATCAATTCAACCATGGCCAGCAAGTCACCCAATTCTTCTTCAAGCATTTGGATATTAGTCATTGGCTTATTAGGTTTCATTTGATCTGGACCGAACCTAAAACACTTGCTAACAGCTTGTGTAACCTCGGCACATTCCTCTTGTAAGATTAGTAGTATTTCTCTTGTATCTTCGTTCATTTTTTATTCCATCTAAAATTGTTTAATTCTGCTACTACTTCATCTAATGATTCCTGTACTTCCCATGTACCATGAGGAGGACAAAATACATATGTAATATTTTCAATTATACCATCTTCTTTTTTAGCAAGATTGGGTGTATTGAATACTGTTGAAATCAAATCAATATTGATTGCAATTTTATTGCCTTTGTGTGCGTCACTGGCATTTGTAAGAGAGATAAACATTAAATTCCGATCATATTAGTTATATATAAAAAAACAATTGCAAAATTAACTGCAAAAATTATTCCATCCATGTAGTACATCCACTTGGGACTATCTTTGTAATCTTTAGTTGCTAATATATAACCAAAGAACAATACTACTCCTATGTTTATTAAAATCATTGTTGTTTCCTATTAGCTTTAGTCATTACATATTTTTCGTGATAGGGTTTCCAATCGGTCAAGTAATGGTCATGTTTAATCCAACGATGTATACCTTTCTTTGCTTCTACTAAGAAGCCCCATTCACGTTTTTGTGGACCCATAAAAAATAGTGTTGTTGCTGGTTCCTCACCGTCAAGTTCAAGCCAATGATATTCACCTGCACCACGCTTAATGATACTACCAGGACCACGCCATGTTTGAAATTCTGTAAGCATTTTGCCATCATCATTAAACACTGGTGTATGTTCCCAATAACCACCTTTAAGAACAATAGTCATATAGCCCCAAGGATGGTCATGAAATATAGGGTCATCACTACGCACAATTTTGTGCAATGTAACATTGAAGGGGAACCAATTACGGTCTTTGAGAAATAAATAATACCGATGCATGTAATCTAATCCTGTCCTACGATCAGGAATCAAACGATAACGACCTAACTTATTCATTACTTTGTGAAATAAACTCATTACTATCTCCTATCTGATTGACTATTATAACATACAACTGAATTAAACACAAGTATAAAGGCAGAAAAAGGGTGACGAATCACCCTTTATTCACATCTCAAATTTGAGATTAAACAAGGCCCATTGCCATGGCCTTGTAACCAGCGGCTACAACTTCACGACTAGGAGTACCCAAACGATACTTAGTGTATGTACCACCAAGTTTGTTTGTACGCTTGTTAGCGTAGATTGCCAAACCGCCACGCAAGCGCAAATCGCTTACTGTTGCTGTTGGATTAGCAAACCCAAAACGTTGGGTAATTTGCTTTGCAGTCAATTCTTGACCTTGCTCAAATGCCTGGATAAGGCGTGCTTGTTTAGTTAATGTCATTTTATTTTCCTTTAAAAAAATCGCTGTTCTCACAACGTGTTACTATTGTATAACAACTAAGAGTTATATACAATATCTTTTGGTCACCTAGTTTAAATTAGATGTCCAAAAACTTTAACTCAAACACATCGGCTTGAGGATCAGCACCCTTGTAACCACGAGGATTACATACCACTCGGGTAGTGCCAATATTATAATCAAATGGGTCATGCATATGACCATGCGTCCATAAGGTAATTTGTGGATGATTTAAAATGAATTCACTCAATTCACTATGATAACCACCATTCATTACATAATGAACATTATGCTTATATCTGTCATGGGTACTCATTGCACTAGGTGCATGATGTCCTACAAATACAACTTTCTTATCCTTCATATCAACCAACACTTGTTTCAAATAACTTAGTGTTTGTTGATGACGATATACAGTATGTGCTGGTCGTAACTTACTATATCCATGCTCATCATTACGGATAACTCTGTAATCATTCATCATATCAGTTAATGCATGTAATGTTAATGGGTCACCCTTATTACAATCAGTCCACAATGTAGCACCAATAAAGGACACTTCATTGATAACCTTGATATCGTTCTCAAGGAAGTAAACATTGGGGTAAACAGCACACGCTTCACGCAGGTGATCTAAACTAGCTTTCCATCGTCCGTGATAGAATTCATGATTGCCGGCAACATAAACAACATGAGGGAACTCATTGCTTACTCTACTGAGGAAAGCACGAAATCTTTGTGCGGCTTTTTGTCTTGTACCCAATTTAGTATAAGATTCATATGGGCTAGAGACTGTAGGAGGATGATTATGTAAATCCTCTGCTAACATAATATCGCCGGATAGGATAAGGACCTCAGCACCGCCGGTGTTCTTAAGGTCAATATCTTCAAACTCTAAATGCAGGTCACTGCACAACGCTATTTTCATTTAATTCTGCTATATGTTTACAAGTTCCACGATACATATATCCCGGGCATGTACAAGTTTTTTCATCAGTATCAACAGAGTAAACATTACCTTTACTGCCAGACACTTTAATGATTGTACTCTTTTCTTTAATTACCTTGAAAGGATTTGGCTTAACTGCTACAAACTTACGACCACGCTTGTCAATTGTGATCGGATTTTTGAAGTAATGAGGAGTAGTAGAACCAACCTTGATGTATGCAACCATTTTGCTTCCGTCAAGTAAGTATGTATGATTAGCATTGTTGCCATCATTCCAAACTGTTGTTTCTACTACTGATTCCATATTAAGCTACCTCTGTTTCTTCTTGTGCAATACGATCTTCCTCGTCCATAATTGCAGACTCTAATGTAACAAAGGCTCCGTCGTGGTCACAGACAAACCAAACAGCCTTGCCATCAATGTTGCGCAGGATATAGTCATATTCCTGATGTTCGCACTTATTAAAATAATCATTGATATCATTGTAATAGCGAGCCTCGCAACCTACTTCACCGCGGTCACGACTATAGAATACACACATGTCCCGATATAGATTATTGTATTCAACCAATGTCATGTCTTCCATATCATAGTGACTGAAGGGATGCTTTGTTCCAATTTGAGGACGCAAACTTGACAAGTCACCGAGGTCAATCAAGTCACGCAAGATGAAGGGATTAGAATAATACTCCATCAACATTTTACCGTTGTGAGCCAAGTAACCATCCCAATGACAATATACTTGACCAATAGTACCATCAGCGAATTCTAATGCAATTGTAGAACGAGTAGCCATTTTGTAAGTCCTTTATTTAACTGTCTAAGAATATATTATAACACCAAAACCATTTATTGTCAAGCCGCAAGCCGCTCTATAATCCAACCCTCTTGGACCATATATTGATGGAAATCCCGTGTAGCACGAATCTCAGGAGAGTCGGATGTAGTACCGCACATCTGCAAAGACCGTTCACGCATTTCAACAATTTCTGATCCAGTCCAGGTTGCTGTTGGATCAGTCATCATTTCATTAAACATGAATTGTTTTGACCTCTTATCCAATGTATTACTGAACGGGTCCAATTGCAAAATAAATCCAGGACCAAGTGAATAAACTGTTTGAAGACTAGCCATTTTAAAACTCCTTTAATTAACTGTTGATAAGATATATTATACACCCAAACTCATTTATTGTCAACCTTTTACACCAAGTCAACTTGGACTTGTTTGCCTCGGAAAGTGTCACCGAGACCTGTTGGAACTACCTCGTTTTTACGTTTGGCTTCATAACGCAAATAAGACAATTTAAGCATAGCATCCCAGCAAAGTGTGCGGGCTGTGACTGTAGCGAATTGCTCGGTCATTTGCTTGATAGTCATATACATACCAATATCGTTCTCAGACCCATCACCTTTAAAAATTACACGGAATTTTTGTGAGTTATTGAATCCGTCAATGATAGTTTTTGTACGCATTTTCTAGTCCTTTTCTTTACTGTCTAAGATTCTATTATAGCACAATTCCCATTTATTGTCAAATTACATTGACCAGTAAGTCTCGCTGGCCGGGTTGCAACAGTTGGGGGTGTCCGCATCAATTTCAACAAGCTTTCCGGTCATCAGATTCTTGACCGTTTTCTTAGGGAAAACGTAGTATGGATTAAGAACCTTAAAAGCTTCCAAAGTCTTTTGAGTTTGAGCCAAGGGGTTAGTTTCAATAAACTTAACCATTGAGATAAAACTCATACCCAAAAATTCTGCATCTTTTTGGATAACTTTAACTGCTGTAACTTCTTTCATTTGTTGTCCTTTAGTTGACTGTCTAAGATTCTATTATATACCCAAAACCATTTATTGTCAAATTTAGGCTACTTTTGAATCCATCATTTCTGCTAAGATAAACTTGGCAATATTCAATTGTTTACGTACGGCCTCAGAGCGGCCCATAGCACCCAATTCCTGAGCATCAGAAAGAATGCCCATTACGACCATTTCCAGACCAGAAAACTGTGCGGTAATACTTTCCATGTACTGTTTACGGATGTCCTGTTCTGTCATTCCGTAGCAGTTAGTTTCAAAATTAGTCATTGCAAGCTCCTTTAATCAATCAATACATGTATTATAGACCCAAAACCATTTATTGTCAAATTTTGTATGAGCAATAACCACGGATTTTGCTTTGTTTATTGGTGTAGCTTTCATTGAATTTGACTTCATAGCCCTTAGCTTTAAGAGCCGTCATTAGTGTTGACAGGTCACAGTCTTCCTCAAGGAAAGCATTAGTACCATTTTGGTAACTGTAAGGGGTGATCTTATCAGCGATACCAAGACTAACCAACTTTGCTTTGGGGAAACGTGCCCATGCATGTCCGGGGTCACCAAATACTTTGATAGAGATTTTCTTTGTCATTGCATAGTCCTTTATTTAACTGTCTAAGATTCTATTGTAGCACAATGTCCATTTATTGTCAAATTTCCCAATTATAGGGACATAACGCTAGTTGACGAAAAGACCGAAATCTAAAGTTTTCAAATTTTTTAATATTGTCTTTTTTAATATTGTAAGAATATGTAATTAATCCACAATTCTTTTTATTATGCATTGTAATATGTTTACTCCAAAAGCTTTTGGGTAAGAAATAATACATTAAAGAATCGGTGTGCGGGTTGTAAACTATAACTCTTAATCCACCTTGTTTAAGTGTACCGGCAGATGTGACTACACTATGTACTGCACCTGTAAAACTAGTGTTTGATGTACCTGAAGAATTAACACCAATACTAGCTGTTTTACTATCGGTACCATCTGAAAAATCACAATGGCTACCATCAATAAATTTATAAGATCCTACTGCCGCAAAACTTTCCTCTATTAACCTAGTAACGTTAAACATATCAGGATTCTTGTAAGCCCAATTACACAAGTCCTGACTGCGTTTGAATGCAGGGTGATATTTGAAAATTACTTCACGGAACAATACTGCATTTTTAGACATAAAAAATTCCTATTAAAGTTACAATCAGATGTAAGTTTAACAGGAATTCAGTTTATTGTCAAATTATTAACTGTTGCGTTTTTGCAACACACTATCAGCTAGGCCATATGCTACGGCCTCACTTGCACTCATAAAAAAGTCACGTTCCATGTCTTTTGCAAGTTCCTCAAACGTCTTTCCAGCACTATTGTGGTCAACATAGATTTGTGTTAGTGACTTTTTCATAGCCAGTATCTCTTTAACTTGAATCTCCATATCAGTAGCTTGACCACGGGCACCACCACTTGGTTGATGAATCATATGTCGTGCATTAGGTAGAATACTACGTTTACCTTTTGCACCTGCTTGACCTAACAAACTACCCATTGAACAGGCCTGACCCATAACAATTGTTTGAACATCGGGTCTAATAAATTGCATACAATCATAGATTGCCATACCAGCTGTTACTGAGCCACCTGGACTATTAACATAGAGGCTAATGTCTTTATCTGAATCTTCGCTTTCCAAATATAGTAGTTGTGCAACGATTAGATTTGCCATTTGGTCATGTACTTCACCTTCAAGTAAAATTACACGGTCTTTTAACAGACGACTATAAATGTCATAACTACGTTCACCTTTACTTGTTTGTTCTAATACCATTGGGACTAAGCTCATATTGTTTCCTTCTTTAAAAATATTTTGCGATAAATACTTAATGGTGCTATAATTAGCACTTCATTAACTCTTTGAGATATTATACATGAGATATACTGAATTTACAAGAACTTTGGTTGAAGCTGTTGACCAAATTAAAACTGTTACCAAACATGATGTGGAACAGACTTTGCGTAAAGCTGGGTATGAAGATTTCAAAATCAACGGCAATAAAATCAACGTTTTGGTACAGATACCTGATGGTGCAAAGAAAGCTGAATTTCGCAATGATATCTTACAAGAAGTATTGGCTGTACTCAAAAAAGCATATCCACAAGATGGGGTAGAGTATTCAAGTGATCCTGGTATTAGTAGTTTGGGTGGTATAATATTTGCTAATAGTCCTGTACAAGTTGTTGTAAAAGACAGTGGTAAACAGGGTGAAAAAAGTGCTGGTGTAGCTAACGAAATAGAATTAGCTAGTATTATTCAATCAGTAGTTGAAACATATGGTTCAGCTAATGTAACATTTGTTGATCCACGTGGTAAGAAGATGACCATTAAGAACTGCATAAATGTTGACGTTGCAGGGCGTGATACAGGTGGACGCAAAAAAGCTGACGTAGTGTTACAAAGTCCTAAAGGATTCTTGCCAATTAGTATTAAGAAATTAGATGCTGATATGTGGGAAAGTGCTGACAATTTGTTTGGTCAACGTGCCCGTAGTATCTTAGATAGTTTGGTAAAGAACGGTGATGTTAAACTTAATAAGATTGGCGAACGCAAGTCAAAAACAGGAAGTGTTCCTGTATATGAATTAAGTAAAGAGATTGTTATGGAGCCTACTGAAGAAGAAGCATTAAATGCAATCTTTGGTAGTGATTTAAATCCTAAAGGTGGAATTGTTATTCAGACCTTTAAGCCAGAGCATTTTGTACAAGATGGTGCTACTGTAACTGTTGATGCACATGCTGTTATTACTAGTGCAGCCGATATACCAGAAAGTCATTTAATGGTTTGGTTGTTACGTAATGATAGTACACGTAATGGTGGTAGTTTAGGTGTTGCTGGTATTCGTCCCTTAGGAGTTACATTAACTCGCGGTATAGGTAAGAAGGGTACAAAAGATGTTATCTTAGTGGATCAACACGGTAACGTAGTTAAGAATCCAAATATCAAATAATTAACATTTATCAAAACGTTGATGTTTAAACCAACGTTTACGACCGTGTCCTAATTTCAATGAAATTCCATGTTTGGCTAACCTTTCACGATGTGCGTAAAAGCTAGGACCATGACTCATTATTCTGTCCTTACCCTCACGTTCACGTTTTTCCCCGTCAATATCCCATTGATATTGATGAACCATTTCATGTGCTAGAGTAGTGATTAACCATTGTTTACAGAACCATTTGTCCATAAGACGGATTTTACAATAGGTTTTACGATATTTGACTATTTCATAACTAGCAAAGCACATGCCCCAGTATTTTCTACAGCGGGCCGTAACCTCAATTTCAGGCATGTTCAACTTATTGTTAAAGCATGCCTGATTGATTATTTTATATAGTTCTATTACTTCAGCTACATTTGTTCGGTAGCTTAGACGTTTTTGGTAACCGATACTTGGTAGCGGTTCACGCATTAGTTTGGAAAGTTCGGATTTTTTTGTCATACTGTATTTATTGTAGCAGGAACCTGTAATCTAACAATATATTAGGAAAAATAACCAATTTGTCGTCCGTGAGTAAATATATGTTTAGGAGAAATTAAATGGAAATTATTATAGGATTGGTCATTTTGGCCGGGGTATCTTGGTTTTTTATTATGCGTAACGGTAAGAAAATAGAAGTTGCGGCACCTTATAAGGTAGAAACACCTGCTCCAGTATCAGAGCCAGTTAAGGTTGAGGAAACTAAAGTTGAAGTAATCCCTGCGGGAACTGAAGCTTCGGTTGCGGCACCGGTTAAAAAGGCACCTGCTAAGCCAAAAGCGGCAGCAAAACCTAAGGCAACTGCTAAAACAGCTACAGCCAAAGAGCCTGCTAAAACTACTAAAGCTAAAGCACCTGCTAAGCCAAAAGTTACAGTAGCAAAATAACTACTGATTTGATTAATGAAAATAGGATTTGATGTAATCAGTGACTTAAATCTTGTACCAGAAGAACAATTCAACTGGGAAGGGAAAGCAACAAGTCTCTATTGTATTATAGCAGGTAACATCAGTAATGATTTACGTACTATACATCAAATCCTATTACATTTATCACGTTTTTATCAAGGTGTGTTCTACACCGCAGGAACATTAGAATATGAAGGTGTATCACATATACCATCACGTACTACTGAACTTTTTAATATATGTAAAAATATACGCAATGTAGCATATTTACATAATCATGTAGTTATAATAGATGGGATTGCTATTGTAGGTACAAATGGTTGGTATAACACTAATCTGTCTCATTCTTTATTAACTCTATCCGATATAGAAAATGAACGTTATGAAGATATAGGATATCTAAGTAACACCTTAGAAAAATTACAATTACACTTAGATGTAACAAAAATTCTAATTGTTAGTCATTCCGCTCCCAGTTTTGATTTACTATTTGGGGAAGAATCGGATGACATATATACAATCCCCCCTTTGAAATTAACATTAATTAAAGACCTAGAGGGTAAGGTAACTCATTGGGTATACGGTGATTACAATAAAACCGTTGATATTGTAATGGACAATGTTAATTACATTAACAACAGTTATTATAAAAGAAACCCTTATTGGGCTAAAAGAATAGAAATTTAGTTAGTTTCTGACTCTACTTTAACTTGTAGAGGATAACCTTGACTACGTGCAGATACCGTTACTTCAATTCCTTTTTGTTCAGCAATTTCGTAAGGTAAAACAGCAACAACTGCACTGCCGTTACTATGTATGTTCTCAGTAATATGTGCAGCCGTGTCATCAGTATAATTGAAATATTCAATTAAACTACTTACAACAAATTCCATACTTGTTACTTCATCATTCAAATAAATGATTTTGAATAATGGGGGTTCCGTCAAATTCAAGTTAGGTTTGATTGTGGTTTTGATTTCTGTTTTAGACATAGTATTATATTAGTTATGTGTGTGAGTTGCCCCACACACTTATTTATAGAAGTTTTATTATATTACTTAGTGTAAGTTATTGCAATAGATTTCGGCTTCTTCTCTTCAGGAATCTTACGTTCCAAATATACAGAAAGAATTCCGTTTTTTACTTCAGCATGTATCACTTCAACATGTTCCGCTAATGGGAATGTTTGTGTGAAGTCTCTGCTACTTAAACCTCTATGTAAATATTCATAGTTAAGCATTTCTTCACGAACCTTAGATCCAGATATAATTAATGCATTATTATCTAATTTTATATCTACTTCGTTCTCTCCAAACCCTGCTACAGCGACCTCAATAGTGACAGTCTCCTCGCCAGTTTTTATAACGTTATGTGGTGGATAATTAGTATTTGTTTGTCCAGCCGTTAGACGCATTAATTCATCTAACATAGAATCAAATCCTATTCCAAATTTGTGAATTGATGGAATATCAATAGCACGAAGGGTTAATGTTTTTGTTGTCATGTTTTTCTCCTAATAAGCAAGTTATGACGATATCGGGCCCGCCGAATGCGGCACCCGATTTTTTTAAGTTAAATTGATTCTTTAACTTCTGCATCAACTACATTGTCATCAGACTTTTGTGATTGAGATGCCTCTTTAGCTTTTTGTTCCTCTTCGGATTTAACCTTAGTAATAGGACCAATAGCTTCATATAGTTCTTTAACCTTGTTGTCAATGGCTTCAACATCGGTTCCGGCTAATGCAACTTCTAGTGCATCAATAGCATTAGATGCTTTTTCTTTTTCTTCGGCTGACACTTTGTCACCGTATTTTTCATAATCTTTACGGAAACTATTTAATGTTGATTCACCACTATTTTTTGTTTGAATGAACTTAACTTGTTTAGCATCAGATTCAGCATTCGCTTCAGCTTCATCAACCATCTGTTGAATTTCTCTTTCAGATAATCCTGAATCAGATTTGATTGTAATCTTATTCTCTTTACCAGTACCTTTGTCTCTAGCACTTACATTAAGAATACCATTAGCATCAATATCTAATGTAACTTCAATTTGCGGGACACCTCGCATTGCAGGAGGAATACCCTCTAAATTAAATTCACCCAATGACTTGTTATATGTAAACAAATCACGTTCACCTTGTGCAACTTTAATAGTTACGGCTGGCTGATTGTCATCTGCTGTACTGAATACTTGACTATGTTTAGTTGGAATAGTTGTATTCTTTTTAATTAATTTAGTGAATACACCACCTGAGGTTTCAATACCTAAGCTTAATGGTGTTACATCTAGTAACAATACGTCGGTACGTTCACCGGCTAATACACTACCTTGAAGTGCCGCACCTGCTGCCACTGCTTCATCTGGGTTAACATCTTTACGTGGTTGTTTACCAAATAACGCTTCAACCGTTTCCTGTACCTTAGGCATACGTGTCATACCACCAACAAGAATAACCTCATCAATATCAGATGTAGATACACCTGCATCTTTCATGGCTTGCTTGCATGGCTGAATACTACGTTGGATTAATTCATCTACCAATGATTCTAATTTGGCACGACTTAATTTAACATTTAAATGTTTAGGACCACTAGCATCTGCTGTAATATAAGGTAAGTTAACATCTGTTTGTGCTGAACTTGACAATTCAATTTTAGCCTTTTCAGCCGCTTCTTTTAAGCGTTGTAGTGCTAGCATATCTTTCTTAAGGTCAACCGCATTGTCTTTCTTAAATTCATCAACCAAGTAATCCATGATACGTTGGTCAAAGTCTTCACCACCTAAGAATGTATCACCATTAGTTGATAATACTTCAATTTGAGTTTCACCTTCAACGTCTGCTAATTCAATGATAGATACATCAAATGTACCACCACCTAAGTCATAGACAGCAATCTTACGATCCTTCTTGTCTTGTTTGTCTACGCCATATGCTAACGCAGCCGCTGTGGGTTCGTTGATAATACGCAATACTTCTAAACCAGCAATGCGTCCTGCATCTTTAGTAGCTTGTCTTTGACTGTCATTGAAGTAAGCTGGTACTGTAATAACTGCTTGAGTAACTGTTGTACCCAAATAGTCTTCCGCAGTCTTTTTCATTTTGCGTAGTACTTCAGCACTGATTTGTGGTGGGGCTAATTTTTGTCCGTTTACTTCTACCCATGCATCACTATTCTCGTTTTTAACGATTTTATATGGCATTAAATCAATATCTTTTTGAACAGCGTTTTCTGTGAACTTACGTCCAATTAATCGCTTGGCAGCATAGATAGTGTTTTTTGGGTTTGTAACTGATTGACGTTTGGCACTTGCACCTACTAGAATCTCATCATTGGCATAGGCAACGATTGAGGGTGTAGTTCTTGTACCTTCACTATTTTCAATTATTTTGGGAATTCCGTTTTCAATAACGGCTACACAGGAATTTGTGGTTCCGAGATCTATTCCAATTACTTTGCTCATTGTTTTCTCCTTTGTAAAGCAAGATTTTTTCTCTATAGACCCGTTAGGCATCTATAGAAAAGTATTTATTATACTAGATTGTGTAAAGAAATATATTATTTAGGGAAATTAATACAACTTTTTAGGCAATTGCTGGTCACGCAAATATTTGTCCCAACGTCTTTTAGCCTGACTTTTAGCTAGTTTACGTTTAACTGTAGGTTTCACAAATTCTTGTCGGTCACGGGTTTCTTGTAAAGTACCATAATCTGTAATCATTTTCTTGAACTTACGTAAGGCCTTTTCTGTATTTCCGTCATTAACTAAAACTTTGCGTCCTCTAATCATATTGCGGCTTTTGGCTGTAAAATTTGCTCCTGATTAATATTTATCTTTTTAATGTTGTTTTCACGGTACTTCTTAGTGTTATACATATGAGGCATTAAAACCTTCTCAATCTCTGTATGTAAACCACGAGCACCGGTCTTTAATTTCATTGTATTTTCAGCTAACTGAGAAATAGCATCTTCTGTAAAATTTAACTCAATATCATCTAAACTTAATAGATACTTATATTGGTCGATATAGTTGTTTTTAACTTTTGTCAGGACCTGAACCATTTCGTCTTTTGTAAGATTTTCAACATTTACTGTAGTAGTAAAACGTCCGATGAATTCAGGAATCATACCAAATCGTGTTAAATCATCCGGGCTAACCATAGATAAATCACCCTCTTTGCGGGAGTCCTTAATATCAGCACCAAATCCAATACTAGTTCCATTGATACGATTGTTAACAATATCCTTTAATCCAACAAATGCACCACCGGCAATGAATAGAATGTTCTTTGTATTAACCTCAATCATATCACCACTAGGATGCTTACGTCCTCCACCAGCTGGGATACGACATGTTGTACCCTCAACCATCTTTAATAGTGCTTGTTGTACACCTTCGCCGGATACGTCACGGGTAATACTTGCACCTTCGCTTTTACGGGCAATTTTGTCAATCTCATCAACAAACACAATACCACGTTCTGCCAGTTTAGCATCACCACCGGCAGCATTAACTAGCATACTAATCATTGATTCAACATCATCACCTACATATCCAGCCTCGGTCAAGCTAGTAGCATCAGCAACAATAAAGGGCACTTCTAAGTATTTTGCTACAGTTTTAGCTAATAGTGTTTTACCTGAACCTGTTGGTCCAATTAATAATACGTTACCTTTTTGTATTTCTAAGTCTTTTGGCGGATTATTAATACGTTTATAGTGATTAGCAATAGCTACACTAAGAACCATTTTAGCATTAATTTGACCAATAATATGTTGGTCTAAAAATTCTTTAATAGTTTCCGGATCATATCTTATATGGTCTTTGTTTATTGAATCTTCGGAATTGTTATTTTCATCAACCATTAATTGAGTACATAACTCAATACAGTCGCTACAGATAGCAACATCTTCTCCGACAATTAATTTATTTACGACATCTTTATGATTGCCGCAAAATGAGCAATGGCTTAATTTTGTTTCTGTTGACATACTAATACTTATCTTAATTATTTTTTACACATACTTTTTTAGGCACCACTGACAATTCAATTTTAGATAAATTGTGCATAATATGTGCTAACTTACTATCCTGATGAATTTTTAATTCAATTTTATTGATCGCACTAGAACTTTGATTAATACCTACATTAATTGTTTTTACATAATTAATGTTATAAAACGGGTTGTTTAAACGATTTACTGCCGTAGTCTCAAAACATTGACTATATTGCGTTCTGTTATAGAAGTCTTTAATTTCCATATTAACCCGAACTTCATTCCAATCCATCATAGCATCTAATAACTTATTGGGAATAACAAATTCATTAAAATAATATTTCTCAGAACCTACTCTAACAGTAGAAGGGTATTGTTGTGAAAATCCTTTTTCTTGTGTCCATAATGAGGGTTTACCATCAGCTACTAATTGTATCGCATCATGCAGGGATGCTACATAATTTGGGTTCCATGCCAATGTATAGGGAATAGTTAACGTTAGATTTCTATAGGTGTCTACCTTAACGACATAATCACTTTGATTAATATCATATGCCCGTCTAGGGTAATCATTTAATACACTAGAGAGAATCCGATCACCATTATTTTTATTTTCTAAGAATGATTTATATTGAGTATTATGTTTAGCACCGTCAAGGTTTTTACTATCCTTACCCTTAGATAGGATTCTGTCACTTAATCTTAATAAAGACAATTTAACATCTACAACTACCTGAACCTTATTACCTATGTTTTGTTGTGATATAATTTTATACTCATCAACAAAGGCTGAACTATATGCTAGGATTTCATTCTTAATAAGTTTTTCGTTGTATGATTCACGTTCACTTGCAATCACTACACCAACTTGATACTCAATAGCCTCTTTAAAAGCATTATGTTTAGCTTCTTCGTATGTGTTACCTAGACCGGTAGTACGAATGTAATTATCAGATTTAGAGGTAGACGCACATGCGGTAAGTATAAAACATACCGCTAGCAATAATAAACGCATAATCAATTACCGAATTTTTTACGCAATTGATTAGAAACTTGTTCGGATTCTTTATCCCAACGAATTGTTACAGCAACTTCTTGTGGACCAACTATCTCTTGTTTGATAACCTTAAATCCACGCAAGATACCTTGAGCATTAACACGAATGGTCTCGTTTAATTGATAAGCAGTATCATTGCTGTTTTCACGCACAGAATGATTTGTATCTTTTTCTGCATCTGTATCACTCATTGCAACAACTTCTCCTGTTGTTGTGCGTGACTTCATTCGGTCGCTTGCTTTCTCAACGTTCTTGGCAAGTGTGTTAGTTACACGTGTGCTAGAAACATCTTCCTGAATAAAGTGACGTACATTTGCACGGGCACGATCACCTGCACGAATTAATGCAGTACGGCGATTGTTATCAGTGTTGCCATTTGAACTTGCAGTACCGACTGATTCAATACTAGTGATTGCACAATTTGATTTGTCCCATGAATACCAAGCGCAATCAGTTTCAATACGAATTGTATCTTGTTTAAATGATGTGGAAAGCTTTTGATTACGGATCTGCTCAAATTCGCCTTCACCGCGTTTCATACTAGAACAGCCCACTAATGAGAGAGCAGTTACTAAAGCCAATAATTTGAAATTCATTTCAATCTCCGATAAGTTAAGATATGTGTATATTAACACAATAGCCAATTATTGTCAATTATTTTTGATTCTTTAGGAACAATTCTATCTGTTCTTTTTCATTTTCGGACAACAAATCAAGGTCATATTCGCCCTTTTCTATCTTTTCAACCAAATATTTGATGTATTTTTGGTTATGTAGATAGGTATCCGACTGTTCCTTTTGAACCTCAATCCATTTGCGACTGTCATACTTATAAACACGGTTTGGTAATGCATCTACACGTACAAATACATCACCTTTATTAGCAACATTTGGGAATTTTATACCAAAATTTGTATTAATTGTACGTTGACTATCAGCGGTTAACATAAAGATATCTGGACGCAAACTCTTTAATGCTTCCATTTGATAATGCTTATCTTCAAACATTACATAACCACCATCTAATTCCTTATAAGGTTTTTCGGGTTCAATTGTTACTTCAGTATCTTTTACTTCAAATACCGATTCTTCTACTACTTCTTCTTTTGTAGCAACCATTGGCTTAGTATCAAAACTTACAAATGGTTTACTTAAGTAAGGATGTTTTTCTAATAAAGATTTTGGTTCTTCTGGTTCTTCAAAGGGTCCGTCCTTTACATCACAATTTTTATTTGGACAGAATAAACCTATACCGGGTGCATTAACCAACTCAGTATCGCACATATAACAGTTAATAGGATGTTTGGGAGTTCCAGCCATTGCAACAATTTGTTTAATTTGTTCATCGGTTAATGGACCGTCATCAGGTTCATATGCTGGTTCTGTGACAGTGGGAGTTGATATTGGTTCAGTCCCTAGAGGGCTGTCACCCTCCTCATCCCATTCTTTACTTGCATTAGCGGCAAGAACAAGCGCAATAGCTAATGGATCAAATACAATAACAAGTAAAATAATAACCCAACGTACCGCACTCTCTAACATATTGTTATCAGCATTATCACCATAAATCAATGCGGCAATATATTTGATAGGACCAACTTCTGCTTCTACTTTGCGATTCTCTGCCGCAATAGGTGCTCGTTCTTCATTAAGTTTAGCAATTTCTTTCTGTGCATCACCAATATCTTTTTGCAGTTTACTACGTTCACCGGCTTGTTGTCTACGAATTTGTACCGCACGTTCAGCACTATTCTCGCTATCACCACGACTTAATCGTTGGTCAACTTGATTATCCATTTGAGTTAATGCTTTACGTGCTAACTCAATATTGTCTCGTTGTGTTTTAATCTTTTCATCATACAAAGATAATTTGTCTTGACTATCACCAGTACTGATGCCATGCTCCATGTGAGCTTTACTTAAGAAGCCAAATATACCCATACTTGTTAGTAATGCTAATGCAATAACGGCAGGTACAAGATAGAGTTTGAGTAAGAAACCTGCACGACCCCAGTACTTACGTAGCCAAACGGTTGTGGTGATCTTTCCTATTTCAAGGATACCTCCCATAATGATAACGGGAATAACCGCACCTGCAAAGATAGCGGTTAAGCCGATAATACTATACCAGGCAGCTACCGAACTAAGTGATAGTGCTACTAATAGTGTAAGATTTGAGAATGATAAAAATTTAAGGCGCATCTAATATTTAGTCTAGTGTTACGTCAAATAAGTGACTATAATAACTAAGAAATTCAGCTACAGGTAAAACAAGTTTTTGAGGGATATTGGGACCTCTGGACACATGATATGTAACTAAATAATCACCGCGGTTCTCATCGGTCTTTTTTACCTGTATTACTTCAATCTTGTTACCATCTTCAAACACATAGGATTGTCCTATCAAGGTATATGCGTTCATTTTGTATTATGATATACATCAAACTGTGCCCACTGTCCGCGCCAGTTGTCATGTTCACTATCCATACCATTATCATCAAGTTCATCACCGTCATATACTAAACGTGTAACTACACTTGTACCTTGAACATCCCAATTGAATACTTTAAGTTTTTTAGGTTCAAATACACCTTCAATAGTAGTTTGAATGCAACTACCTTTACCACCTTGTGTCCACATCAACCAATAACCCTTACCTAGATGTTCTGGATATAGTTCTTCTTGTTCTTCTGATGTTTCCCAACGACTATCTTCTTCACCATGTGCGTCACTAAAGAATGATTCTAAGTCACCCTCATAGATTGTTTCACCTTCGCTATTCTCAATAGTCATATGTGTATCGTCTTGGTCAAAGCCCCAGAACGAATGTTTACCTTGATACTCATAATAAGGCAAATCAAATCGTGCCGCTTTAGGAGTACCATTCTCATCATAGTCATAGTTCTCGTTAAGAGCATCACTCAAATCATCTTCGTGTTCTTCACTACTCCAATGTTCATATTGTTGTTTCTTAATCTTGTGTACACCAATCTCACGTGTACGACCCCAAATACGAATTGTATATGTATCTTCGGGATAACTTTCTTTTAATGAACCCTCATCTTCTGTATCGTCACCAAAAGGCCATTTAGCAGTTTCTACAAAATCACTATCTGGTGTTGGCCAATGTGCGGAAATTTTATCTACTACTGGTAGTTTTTCAAATTCACGTTTAAGTTCTTCAAGGTCTGCTTCCAAATCAGCCTCATCAATCGGTTCTTCTACATTGTGCCAACTTGATTCATCACCTAATTCATAAGTAACATCATACCCACCTTTGCGGTCAGTCCAACAGTCATCGTATTGAAACTCCCATTCCATCTCTACATCATTCTCATAGGCATCATTAATAACTTCTTCAAAATCAACTTCACCTAATTGAATGTCTGTAAGTTTTTGTACAATCTCATCCTCATCTAAGTCAGGGTAGATTTCACTTAATAATGCTTCATCAAGTTTAATAGCATATTGTCTATCATGTTGATGCCATTCATGTTTTACGATTGTTACCATTATATTCTCCTAATTATAGATTATATCACTTGTCGTCACGAAAACGAACAAATCTGGGGAAACGCAAACTATACGTTCCATCTTGGTTCTGTGTAATCACATCACATAGGACTTCAGCAGTACGACCAATGACCATATTACGATTAGTCCAATAATCATCTCTATCAACATCACTAAAGCCACTACCCACATTGACTGTAATTTCTTTCCCGTCGTCAACTCCATGACAAACAAGTGCTCCAAGTCTTCCCAAATTTCTACCAGTTCCTTCTTCAACACCCACGACCTCCAAGTCTACAGTTAATGTTGGCTTCCATTTCATCCAGTCAGTACTGCGCTTGCAGATATAGGGAGCTTCTAATTCTTTAATCATAATGCCTTCAAATCCTGCATTAACTTGATCCTTAGCATAACGTTCAAGTTGATCCTTACCTGCGGCTGTGTCTAAGTCAACCATAATATGCGGTAACAACTCTACGTTAGGCATAGTGTCAACTACGTGCCGAATATGTTCAAGTATGGCTATGCGTTTACGCAGTTGAGCATTCCAATGTCCTTCACGGAAATCACTTAATGGAATAATATCAAAAATATTAAACACACTATCATCTGCTTGCACATCAGTCTTACGGCGTGCTTGTCGCATCAGTTCTTGGAATGTATTACCAATTACTTCTCCATCTAATACAAATCCGTTAATCAATGCGTTCTGATGTCCTCTAGCAATCTTAATAAAGTTGTCGCTAATCTGTTTTTCAATGTGACCAAAGTTATCAAACACTTTACCATTACGGCTGTAGCAAACTGTAGTCACACCCTCACTTGCACCGGGTATTACAAACATCAATACACGAACACCATCTAACTTAGGCTCAAGGCGTTTAGTACCTTTCATCTCAGGACGACCTTCACTATTAGTTGCTAGTTGACAACCAAAGATTGGAATTTCGTAATCAGTTTTCTTACAGATTTTGTTGATTGTTTTTTCAGATATACCAGCACGTAAATCTCTACGAATAACAGGAGCACAGAATGTATTCCATTCTATGCTATCAAATCGTTCACTCATTTCATTGATAGCATCAAGTGCGGCATTGCCTGACAAATCACGGTGCGACAATAGTGTAAGCAATGTATTAAAATCACTCCAAGGATTTTCAGCATCAACAATACCTACAGTATCAGGAACTTTACGTACACCAAATGTCACATAAGGATTGTAACAAGCTTTTGTCAAACCCAAAAAAATCTGAGCATTAGTGCTACCTAGGACACTTGCCTCAAGCGCCTGTAAAATGATATCTTCCTTGTGCAGGCGACTATCACTTTCATTTAACTTTGTTATCCACGATGCTGACATTTAAAATCCTTATTTTACCTTACGTTTATTACATTCTTCATATGCCTGATCAGGAACTTGTTCATATGTATCTAGTTTGGAACATTGATACTCTAGTACAATATAATCAGGGTCATCAGTACTTTCTCGCACTAACCACAATATTCCTATAATTACTAATATTGTGATAACTGTTGATTTGATGGTATCCATGATATTACCCCTTACGGGGTATTTAGCTACCAACTACTATTATAAAATACTTTCAATCCTAGGAACACTTCTGCCTTAGCGTTGTTTACAAACTCAAGGTCTTGTTCATAGTAATAATTATCTGCAGGATTACCAAAGAAGAAACCTTCTGTACTAGGAAGTTTGCCGTGACGAATAGCACGTTCAAGATTATCTAAATCATCCCAAGTAAGTTCTAACTCAATGCCATTGAATTTTTGATCTTTACTTTGCAGACCAGGTTCTTTTTTACTATGCCAAAGTTGTTCCATCCAACCATGCAAGTTAGGATGTTTACGCCAATAAGCAATCTCATATGGCTTAGTAACTGTCTTACTCACAAACTCACTTGTAGTTGCATCAAACTCTGCGGTTTCATAGAAGTCATTATATTGACCTTTTTTGTTAGCAACATAAGCATACATATCTAATCCCATAATATCCTCCACCTTTTTACGTTTATATTTCACTTAGCTTGTTCAACAGTTACCTGTTTAACTTTTTCTACACCGTTGTCAGCAATTTTGGCAATGCCACTAAAGCCCACAGTTGAGACTACAATACCAAGAATAAACCCTACTAATAATTTTGTCATTTTAAATCTCCGGAAATTGATATAGTTCCCACTCTTCGGCATACTCTGTTTCTAAAACAGTTGCCGCATCTGTATAGCCATGATTGACTAATGTTTGAATGCAATTTTTAATAATCAAATTAGCAAACATGTCAGGATCAAAATCGTATGTATACGTAGAACGATTGCCGTCCTCATCAGTTTCAACATAGCCCTTAGCCTGTTTAAAAAGTTTTTCAATATCTTTATTCATCATTCATCTCCACCATCCCAAAATGTATTAACAAATCTCTACCTAACAACGGACCATGTTCCCATGCACTACATGCATAACGATCACACTCACGTACAATCAGTTCTGCAAACTTTTCAGTATCAAACCGATCTACCATATAACTATTAAAAGCATTAGTACCTCGTTGTTCACGCACGATACATTGTGATTTTAATTCATTAATCAATTCTGTATTCATAATACCTTTACACGATTAAGTTGAGTAATGTTATCTCTATGAGCTTTAACAGTACCATAAATGTTCATTGTATCACCAATTGGAACCTGTTGCTTATAGCTAAAGAACACTGGCTGATCGTTTGTAGTAATCCCAGTTACAAAAAACACATTATAAATTTGTGAATATGTACATTTGATAACTTCAATTTCAAGTTTTACCTTGTCACCTGCTTTACCGATGAAACCACCTGTAGCAAAATTAACACGTTGTTCTGCGGTTTGACGTTCAACACCACGCTCATAACATGAGGGCAAACTAGCAATAACAGCAACATCATAGTTACCAGTAATAACTTCCCGATTAGCAATCAACATTGCGGTATTATCAAACTCAGTTAGTTGTTTACCTTGCAAGATTTTAAAAGTTAATGCTTGATAAAAAGCACGAACCTTTTTACCTTGTTCACGATCCTCATCAGTAATCAAAAAAGTATCAGCCAGCAATTGTTCAACAATAATACGATTAGATAGTTTTGTTGTAGCAGGATCTGATTCGGACACTACACTTAACTTGACATAACTACCGTTGATACGTTGAGCCGCACATGCCGCACTCCACACATCATCGGCGTTATAATTTACTGTAACCTTTTGTGTTCTAGTTTTAGCACGATACGGAGTAGAATCATCAGCATGACCCATACGTTGAATTTGACGACTAGTCATATTTGATACGTTAGCAAATCCGTGCATGTTCTTCTCCTTAAACTTCTGTTTCGTATTCGTAAAACTTAACTGACGGATCCAACTTTTTCAATTGTTTAGCGGCAGTCATCAATTCTTTGTAGCGACGGTTAACTTCTGCACGGGGCAATTCACCATCGCAAGTAAGGTTCTCAGGGCTAAGAGCCGAATCAATCATATCTGCGACACGCTGACGACCTTTGGCAGTTTGAATTTCATACTGCTCACCTTTGAAAAAACTATTCCAGTGATTCTTTTGGTCAATGTATTTTTGCAATGCTGTCATGTTTAACTCCGTTGTTTAACTGTTTAAGATTCTATTATATACCCAAAGCCATTTATTGTCAAATATAGAAATCTGACGTTAAGCCCAATTCTGTATAGACAATTTCACGGACTTCTGTATCCATTGCTTCACCAAATAATTCATAGTCGCAATCGGCCAAGTCACGCAAATTTTGCAGTACTATGGGCCAAGTGCTTTTATTCATTTTGTGGAATTCAATGATATCGGCAATTTGTTTGTTACCTTCTTCACTAAACATACCGTATGTTGCTATAGTCATTTTGTGTCCTTTATCTAACTGTCTAAGATTCTATTATAAGCCCAAATCCATTTAATGTCAAATTTAAGCGGCCAGTCTTTGTAGCGTTTTTGCAACATTATCTTGGACCAACTGTTCAAATCCAGCTTTAGTAACTGGGTAGCCCAACTGTTTTAGTTGTTTTTTGATATGGGGTTGAATAAAACCCTTAGAACCTACAATTTTAAGGGGAGCCTCACCCTTTTCTAAACGGCTGAAGTATTCTTCAACTGTAAAGTTTTTTGTAAGGAATGTAAGGAAACTTGCTTTAGAACTTTTAGCATACTTAAAACGGGCTACAAATTTTGTAGTACCGTCAACTGGATTTGTGTAGTCAACGTACTCTGTACCGTAGAAGTTGCCCTTGATGAATGTAGTCATTTCGTGTCCTTTATCTAACTGTCTAAGATTCTATTGTATCAGAAGATCCATTTATTGTCAAATTTTGGGTATAAAAAAGCCCCAAATTTTGGGGTATTTTTTGAATACTAACGTACTATAGTTTTATCGGATGCATTACCACCACCAAATTTACTTTCCCATTCTGTTTCTGTTTGAACAGTATATCCTTTAGTTTTAAACCATTCAATTAATTTATCTTCCATTTCCCCTAACTTATCTACGTTATTTGGAATTTTTATAACATTGTCGGGTAATAGAACTCTGGATTTAGCATGATGACCTACTATCTCATTAAAGTTTATATCCTTATGCCATATTTTATCTAAATATTCAAATCCAAATTTATTTGCTACTTGAAGAGGTGCAAATTTATATCCACATCGCATTAGTATTGGTCTAATAAGACCGGTAAGTTGTACATCTTCATTCCAATTATTTGTCCACTCTTGTTTCTTTTTAGCTTTGCCAAGAGATAATGGATTAGGTACGGTATGAGCAATACCATGCACGTTACATGCTTCTAAAAATCTTTTAGTTCTAAATGAAAATCCACCGTTCTGAATGACAAAGGTGTTTGGTTTATCAAGCCAATGAAATTGTAAAAACAGATGTTCAATAGTATCTACTGCATTATTAAATTGCAATCCACAATGAGTAGGAGGACCAATGTAATCGTATTGATAAAATTCTTCTGTAAATTTATTGCCGTTTAATACCCAACTATCGTCTTGTACAATTAAACAATAATCTGTTTTAATAAATGCATAGAGTGAATGCATCATAAAAATACTATGTTGTTTATAATTTAAATAGTAAATTCGTTGCCATTCAATCTCAGATGGTAGATTGTCTGGTTTAGTAATAGATAATAATAGTCCCCTACTGCCAGGCAATTCTTGTATACTTTTTAGAATAGAAGGTACCGCACTAGAACCATCATTGTGTCCGTATACGGCTACAACTGTTAATTGGTCATGTAACATTTTAAATGTTATATTATTTTTTATTAGTGCTTTGGTTTACAAAACCATACATTTTCTCAGCAGTTTCAAGGATCTTATCTAGACCGGGAAACTCAGGCATAGTAACAGTAGAAACAAGTTGACCTGTTTTCTCATCACGTTTGGCGCTTAGTTCCCAACCCTGAAATTTCATTTGATATTCTTGTTGTACAACATCTTTGGCTAGTGCTAAGATATCTGAACGTATTTCATATCCGTTTTTATTGAATTTAACTTCTGGTGCTTTTGGTGTGTAGTCTGACATTTTATTTCCTTACTGTGTAAATGTTCAGATAGTATATATAACTTTTTTAGGTTGTTCAAATCTTTCGGGAAAATTTAGTCGTTCCCATTCTTCATCTGATACCGGCCACCAATTAGTCATATCCAACCTTTGAATTCACTATCAATGATTGGATGTACTTCCCAACCTTCTTTAGCCCATCTATATAGCATAATTAGGTCGTTAATCAAATTCATTTTACTTTGCCTGCTTTATATATTTTAAAGTCTTGGACTGTTTGTATTATTGATAATAAAAGTTGTTTAATTTTGTTCATAGATACCTCTGTTGTGATTTTCTTTCAAATTCATTAGTAAAACGGTCAATGTCACCGATATCCTTAGGATTTTTACTATTGATATATTGCTCCAATTGACTACCGTATGATTGATTAGATAGCAATCCCAATAAAGGAATTGCTATGCCAATCACAGTCATTGTAATGATTGTGATTAATACTGATATCATATTACTTAGATTTCTTTGTGTTAAAAGCAGGGACCATTGTTTTATATTGGTCAGCTAATTGTGAATAGAATTCTTTGCTTGTGAAGATCATACCTAAAGCCATCATTGATTGCATTCCTGAATCAGCGGCTTGTTTAGTGTATTTTGATTGTGCATCAACAAATGTAATCATTGCTGTTTTGATGCCTTCGTGTTGAACTGTTTGTTCTACGAATTTCTTTTTGAAGTCTGAAACGCCGTCAATAAAGGCGTAAGTTGCTGTGTTAAACATTTTATATCTCCTATGTGTGTGTTTAAAAGTTAGGTTTTTATGAAGAACCCGTAACTTCATATATATTTATGCCGGCTCATAGATTTCTCTATATTTTGACATAGCTAATTCTCTAGCCAGAAACAATCTTAAGTTGACATAATCAGTTAAATCCTCATTGTCATGTAAAGATGTTTCAATCTTTAATATAATACGACGGGAATTAACTAATATGTCCTCATCATCAACTAGAACCAGATTAGGGTCAATTCCCAAAGTTCTAATTGATGTGAGTCTATATGGATTACTTCTTAGGAGCTTCGGCTTTTTTATCTTCAGCTTTTGCTGGGGCTGGGCTAGCAGGCTTGGCATCACTTTTAGTGTCTGCCTTGGGAGCATCCTTTTTCTTAGCTAATTTCATTTCAGCTTTTGGTGCTTCTGCTTTAGCAGGTGCAGCCGGCGCTACTACTGCTGGAGTAGATGTTACTGGAGCTTTTGCTGGTTCAGCGGCAAAAGCTGTTGCTACTGATAGTGTTGTAATTAGGGCGATTGCTAATGTTTTCATTTTAAGTTTCCTTTAAGTTAATGAAGTAGATTTTCTAGTCTACATATATATAACGCATTAGCCTACTGTTTCGTTGACATAAATACATTATGTTATATATATCTTATCAAGGAATCTACGACGGGCAAAACTATGAATATGCTAACACACCTGATCAAATAGGAAAATCCTTTAATAACGGTTTTGCTTGTATGGTAGATGTTTGGAGAATAGATAATACACTATGTGTAGGTCCAGAAGCTGCACCTATTCCTGTAACTAACAAATATCTACAGGGTAACCGTTTTTGGATTAAATGCGGGAATCAGGAAACATATGATTGGTTTCTCACACAATCATTAAGACAATATCCAAACTATTTCTATCAACCTGTATATAATGAGAATGTAACTACTAGTAGCAATAGGTTATGGACACCTGGAACAGTGGCAGTAAATGATACTAGTATTGTTGTATTACCCGAAATAGCTGATAGAGGATTGTTTAGTACTGTACATTTAAGATGCTACGGAGTATGTAGCACCTTTCTAACCTTCATTAAACGTATGCGTAATGAGGGTGAGTGGTATTAACCACCACGTCCACTTCTACGTACAACTGTTGCACCACCCGATCCTTTTGTAGGTTTAGGACCTTGTGATTTTGGGGCTTTAGCCAATCCAGGATGCTTACTATCTTTTTTAGCGGCGTTAGCTAAATTGATAAATGGATTTTTACTTTTCTTTTCTTCAGTCATTTTTTTACCTTTATGCTATCTAAATATTCATTTACATTTCCATATAAACTAATCATCATGGCAATTTTGCTATCATAAAAACGTATATAGGGAAAACTTTTCTTTCCATCTTTATTTACCCCCATAAAGTAGGGGCATTTGATTTTTTTATTAAGCTCTAATAGATAGGCATGATATTGAACTTCAGGTTGTAGTTTCAATTCGTACTGGTAAAATTCTATTTCTGCTGTTCTGAATGCTAGGTCACCTACATCAGTTAGTCGTAGACCGTCTTGGCGCCCAGTCATCCACCATTTAAATAGTAGATTATCTACTGAGATGTTTTTTTCTTGGAGTAATGAATTAGGAAGTTGAGCCAATACAACTTCTGTTATAGTTTCTTTAAGTGTCTTACGCTTACTCATCTGGGTAGACAACTCTACCGGAGTTCATAAACACCACTGTGAATTTATCTGTTTTAAATTGTAAATTCAATTTACGACATAAATTACGTGCATGTCCTGGATTACTAAAACTAGTCTTTTTGTACTTAGGTGTTGCTTCGTTATCTAAGTAATGTTGGCTTTTTAAATTAATAGGTTGACCGTCATAAAATACAGCCCATATACCTGCGGCTTCTACTATTTGGTCACATTTGTATGTTACTTTGTCTACTAGTTCAAGTAATACTTTAGGTTGTGTTCTACTCATTAAAATCTACCACCATTCATTTCTACTTGAAATACTGGTTCTACAGTCGTTGTATTTTGTAACAATTCGTAGTTATCTGCAAGTAGCTTAGTTAACTCATCTCGCAATCCGCGGGCATCACTTATGGGAATAACCACATCTCTTCCCTGTTTAGTTTCTATTAGGGATACTTTGTCCACAAATCGCTTAATATGTATCATTAGTTATTTATCATGCTTTTTGCTTCATCTTCTGTTTTGTACGGACCTTGATACGGATAACGTTGAATAAAGATGTATTTAGGGCAAAAAACTGCTATTTTTTCAATTCCCTGTTGCAATACAAACCATCCTGCGGCATGATAACATTTACTTTTAGTACCTGTTGTAAACAAATGTAATTTACGTTTAATATCTAACATACTATTAAAAACTTTACCTGTTGTAGGATATACCTTAAAGGGCAAGTCATGTTTAGTTTTATCTGCTTTTTGTACAGTTTCAAACTCAATATTTGTTTTACGTTTGATAGCTGTAGTGTTTTTATAATGGCTTTTATTACCATTCAACTTGACTTCAAATCCAGATCCGTCAGCTAATACATTACCGACTTTTTCTTTACCATCTGTAACAATCCAGAATTGATTTTTAACTACGGGTTTAGCAATTAGTGTTTTTGTCATTTTTTATTCCTCTGTGTAAGTATAACATCATTTAAATGTATTTGTCAACCTTTGTACCTAAACTATATAGATATTGGTACTCTTGGTATTCCCTAGTAAGTTTTAATGATTCATAGCGGTTTACTTCTTGGATATGTTCCTGGAATATTCTATCCTGAGATAACCGTCTGTCTAATTGTAATTTTAATATTTTATCCTTTTCCCGATCAGAATCCCGTTTGATATCGTTTTTCTTTGTTGTTTCAACGATATCCTTTAGCATATTATACCGTAAGGTATAATTAAGTAACGGAGTGGGAGCGGCTATCTTGTTCACTCTATGCCAAAATGCTTCTTAATTGCAAGTTTTACTTGCATTATGCTACCTTGATGTTGCGCTAAATCAAAAGTAGTATGTACATGTGGGCTAACTACATTACCTGTTATGTCAATGCAGTCACGTACTATTATATCAGCAAATCTACCTATGTCAAATGTACCATCAGTAATGCATCTCTCTGCTATCTCTTTAATTTTTTCATTATCCATTTTAATCCTTTATTAAGTAAAGGGTCTTATATCCTTGTGTTTAACAATTATAACCCTATGTATTACATCTTTATATTTAATAGGCAAATCCAAGTGTATAGTAATTCTTGGACCTTCAAGTTCATTAATTAGTGTATCATTGCCTACTGTGCCCACAAACGGAATCTTATTCCATTTACCGATAACACGGTCACCGATACTGTATTTACCCGAGTATCGGTTTGCTTTGAAATATTCTGCTAAACTTGGCATTATAACATAAACTGCTTTAGCAAATCACATGCTAAAGACAAGTCCTCTACGATAGGTTCATCAAGCATTTTTCTATATTCTATGATAATTTCCATAGCATAAGCTTGATCCTCATCATTCAATGTGTTCCACCATTCAAATAATTCATGAGGATTCTTATTTAAAATATATTGAAGGTTTTTGTAATCTCGTGTCATTTCATTCTCCTAATTTTCCCTTATAAGGATTGTTTAACCATTTTGCATATGTATCTGCTTGTTCACTAATCTTAGTCAACTCATATTTGCCACAAAATTTCATAAAGTGAATTCCCACTTGAGGAGTAACAGTTGTACGAACACCCTGACAAATGTTTGTATCTACTGATTGTTTAACTTCATCCGGCTGACAAGTCAAATCAATCAATATACGATTACGTTCATAGTCATCACGTACACGATGTTCTACTCCATTGTGATCGGACCAGCGTTGCAACATCATGTTGTTCCACAAATATCCTTTTTTGTTACGGTCAGCATAAGCTTCCATTAAACCTACTTTGTTTTTACTACCTTTACTACGCACCCCGGGAAAAGCAGAAAATACATTGTCAGTTGCGTCTCCTCGCATGGTCTTCTCAAATAAAATATATTGGGGGTCACCTAACAGTTTGGGTTCCCCTGTTTTTTTATCTTTAACAATACGACCTTTGTCATCAAAATAACCTTCAACCGTAATCAATTGATTAGTGATACCATTATATTGTTTCACATTTTCTGTAATGAGTTGGATGTAATCGCTATCGCTTGAAATAATAAAATGTTCATCTTCTGGATGCAAGTGAATAAAACGTGCAATCAAATCATCAGCTTCTGCTTTAGGATCACGCAGTACACTTACGTTAGTTTTTTCACGCAAGAAAATTGTGAACTTTTCATACGTTTCCCAAAAAAGTTCGTTTTCTTCTTTCTCTGCTTGTGTTTGTGATTGTGCATCTACTACACGATTCTTTTTATAGGGCTCGTAATAGTCCTTACGCCAACTTCTGCCTTCTAAGCAAAACACAACGTGGTCAATGCCAAATTTACGAACGATTTGATTACATGATGCTAATGTAAGATGTAGTGCCATGCCCACTTTCTCCCACGGATCACTATTACGTGAAGCAACGTGACGGGCACGGAAGAATGTATTTGCTGTATCGATTAATGCGTATTTCATGTTTGTATTATATACTACTATTTAAATTATTTCAATTGAATTTGGGCAGTTGTCAATCGGGCAAAAACGTCATCACCAAATGTCCAATTCTCAGGCATACTTGTTTGCATATCCAATTCATTGTCAAGCAATTCAGCTTCCTCATTAGTAATCAATACAATAGCCAAATTGTTTTTAATCATTTGTGCTACTTCGGTTACGCTACGTTTTTCCATAGTCATTGTAACCGCTTGATTATAAATTAAAATACAAGGAACAATATGTTCACGGTAAGTATTCTCTTTAGTGCGTTTTACTGATTCACCAATTGTAATTAAATGGTCAATACTATCACCCTCAAGCAATGCCCTAGTGTTCTCTAGACCAAATCCATCTTCACTGTCAATAAAGTATTTGAAACGTTTGGCAATCTTTTCAAAGATATTACGTTCGGATACTTCACGTGGAATTGGTTTGATAGCTTGACCACGAACCTTACGTACAATAGTTTGTATAGCTTCAATAGTACCAACAATGACCCAAAAGTTTTCAAGTATATCACCATCAAAAGGGATATTAATAAAGTCTTTTGCATCTTTGCGTGATTCGGAACGTTTACCTGTTTTTTCAGTAAATCCTTGACCAAGAATTTGTTTACGCATTTCGGCAACATCTTCTGGACGTGCAAGCCAACCCACGGTATAGTGGTTCTTTTTGATTTCACACTTTACACCGTTGTTAGTATAAAGTACACAGTTGTTTTGTTCCTCGTAAACACGATCGGTATACCCACGTTCCTCACATGAGTTTTTGAACAGTTTGAATGATATAGCTGCCATAAAGTAGTCCGTAGTGCGATTTAATAGTTAATTATAGCACCTTTTCCATTACTTGTCAACTATGGGAGTGTTGTATTTTTACAACAAATTATCTGAGTAATAAGAAAATAACGTTGAGAAATGCTTTATATCTACATTACAATTAACATAAGAATAATTCCTAGTAGGATCTTTGTAGTTGAGTAAGGGTAAACAATGTTTTTGTTTTTTATGTTGATTTGCCAATTCCCCTTCAACCCATTCAGTCATGTCTCGGTCTTTACGAATAAAACTACTTACTGTGGGTGCCCTACTATCAATATTCCAAACACCTACACCCAAATATTTCTTATCATTCAAATAGCTAGGTAAATTACCATTTTTAATTTCAGTCATTGTGTTGAAATAAAAATCTGCGCCATGGGAGCTTTTTGACTTTTCATAACCCCATCCATCAAACCAAGCAAGCTGTCTACCTAAACGTTCGCCCACAGCTTTTTCAGTATCCTCACCGGGTTCTGGACAACTTTGACCAATCTTTAAGAATTCATATTCAATAAAACTTTTTCTATACATAACAGCATAAACATACATTTTACTGATTTGATTATCACGTAAAATTTGATATATCTTAGTGTGATGATCTATAGATCCCAAATCAAAATAAAAATCTGGATTATTTAACGAAATATTATTAAACATTAACTTACCTCTGTTCTACCGTTACCTAAATCTTTTGTACGAATAACTCTTGCGTCACGGTTGTCAGGATCAGCAACCTGTTGTTCATACATCTCTAATGCTACATTCCGACATACTGTCTGAAACCACCGATCAACTATGATTACATCAGTATCATCTTCACGTTGCCTATATCCTGCTTTGATAAGATTCAATACAAACTTGTCATTGAAATCTAAATCAAATGCACCATCATTGATATTCTCAGGATTGATTTCTACTTTAGTAATAGCAATGTAGGGTTCACCTGCTGCCGTTGCTTTTTCTTTTTCTGTAAGCTCAGGTACCTGAGGCTTCTGTTGTTTAGGTTTAGGCTCTTTCTTAACAACAGGTTCAACCTCTTGCTTTTTAAATAAGTTTTTTAATTTTTCAAACATTTGTATCTTTCATATAATTTAAAGCTGGCAAGATTTTTTGCCTTTGATTCACACATCATATCAAAATTATCAATAAATGTCAATGCCCAATCATTAACAGCATCGTTCCAATAATAATCGCTGTGTGCCCGAAGTTTCTGTTTACTATGTCCTGCTTCTATCAACGCACCATGAGAGGGTAACTGTGATCCGGGATGTCCGACAAGTACATCCTCACGGCTGACGGAGTAATGTAGAGTAGGACGAACACCGCGCCAACTATCAATAACCTTTTTAACCAGATCATCATTGGGGGAAATATATTCTCCCTCACGTATCCAGTTATGGTGTATATCAATAACTGTAGGGACGAGGTCAGATAACGATAAGCAGTCAGTAAGTCCATGTGTGTATTCCTCATTTTCTAGTGTTAGTGTGTTTCGTGCCTCAGGGCTTAATCTATTATAAACATCTCTGATACCTTGAGGACCTTTTCTACCAGAGATATGTACATTTACTTTGAAGTCTTGAAATGATTTGCCATAGCCCATCCAACGAACCATGTCAGTATGATATTCAAATTCTTCTATACTCTTATTTACTACCTCGTCACGGTCACTCGCTAAAACTACAAACTGATCGGGGTGAAATGATAGCCGAACATCATTTGCTCTAGCTGTTTCACCAATGGGTGCCATCCAACGTTCTAAGCTATTCTGTACATCGGTACTATGCCAAAATTCTTTGTAGCCATCCATAGTATAAAAACTAAACATATCACTAGTCAAGCGCACCATACGCAATTCGGGTTCCAATGTGGCAACACGCTTAACCAATGCATGTGTATTCATAATGTTACGTTTAGCAACATCCATAATCTTTTCTTCTACTACACTACGATTATTACGCTTTGCCCACGCTTGTGTAGTGCCACCTGTGTTAAAGCCTTCTGCTGAAACAATCTCACCTTTATGATTGATTTCTGCCCATTTACAAGCAAAGCCGATGCGTTTGATAGATTGATTTGTCAAAGTAATAGTCCAAAGTGATAAATAATAGATGTAGTGTAGCATACCTACGCAATAAAGTCAACTATTTACGGACAACTGAATGAGATTTACCGAGATTATAACTGAAAGCACTGATCTTATACCCTTTGCAGATGGGCATTTGGTTGCCAGTAACCATTTTATAAAAGATAGAAGTATCAAAAGAAATATATCTATGGATAATATTTTACAGGTATTACATAAATTGGAAAAAACAAGAAAAGAAGAATTATTTAAAATGCCTTTTGTTAATTTTGTTGTAAAGGCCCCTCATCTTGGTATAGGTTTATCTAAACAAAAAGATTGGCATGGTGACATAGTATATGTAATTACTACCGCTCACGAAACTTTAAGAGTAGGTGATCTAGAAGATGTATTTTATTTAGAAGAAGAAACTGGCACCAGACTCAAGGACCTAGCAAAAATTGCTACAAATATGCCGGATGCTGATTTTTGGTTAATACGTAAAGGTAGTGATAAAACTGTTGGAAAACCTGTTAAAGAATTTGATCCTTCACGTATTGGTATTAAAGTTGTAAGAACTGATGTGCTTGACCCAAACTATCTTTATTATGTAATGATGCATTTACACAATCAAGGACAATTTGCACGTATAGCAAATGGTACTACTAATTTAGTTAATATTACTGTAAATGATATTGCTAATATTCCATTAGGTCAACAAGGTATGACCGAAGCAGGTAGTCCGGCACAACAGGCTGCTATTGCTATTAATATGAAAAAACATCATAAAAAACCTAAATCAGAAAGCTTAAATGAATTTGTATCTGATGATGGTGATGAAGAAGAATCACTACGCAAATATGCTAAGTTGTGGTATAACGGTGATGATACTACACAACAACAAGTTGAAAAAATCTTAGCACGTATGGGTTGGGAAATTGGTGAGATAGAATCAGAAGAAGGCGGTGCATTTGTTGTACAGTCCGGTGATATGAATGGTGATAGTTACATTGGTTTCACTGTTAATGATTTAACTGAGAGTACGGAAAGGTATACAAAAATGAAAATAGAAGAACTAATTACTGAAGGCGAGAATTGGTCAAAGCACAATAATCCAAGAGCAGGTGGTATGAGTAAAAAGTCTGTAAAGAGTTACCGCCGCAGTCATCCTGGTAGTAAGATTCAAACAGCAGTAACAACTAAACCAAGCAAACTTAAAAAGGGTAGTAAGGCAGCAAAGCGCCGTGCTAGCTTCTGCGCTAGAATGCGTGGGATGAAGAAACATCGTACAGGTGCTAAAACAGCAAATGATCCAAACAGTAATATCAATAAAAGTTTACGTAGATGGCATTGTGAAAGCATTGAACAAATGCAAGAGTTAGTAATGTTAGCTGAACAAAAAATTAGGGATCTTAAGAAATGAATTTTGTAGAACTATTTGAGGGTACAACACCCAAATTACCGGGTGCTGTAGGTGGCATCAAAGTTATGAGTATGGATCAATTCCTTGCTCAATCGGGTGATGAACCGGAAGAAAAAATAGATGAAATGTCTTCCGAAGAATTAGATAAAATGTCCCCTGAACAATTAGCACAGTTTACACATAAGGCTAGAACTGATAAAGCTAAGGTAGATCCCAAAACAATTGATCAGGCTTATGGTAAAAGTATGGATATAATGTTTCCGGATCGTAAAAAATCAGAACATAATAAACAACAAGGTGTGGCGGAAGCAACCAAACTTCCAGCACAAACACGTGAACTAAAGGGTCAAGAACTAGATGATTACTTAGATAGAATTCGTAATCGTGAAAAGGGTAAAACAGACAAATATAAACTACCTTACATCCATCGGTCAAGTGTAGTAAAATACTACAATGAAGAAGGTAAACGCTACGATACAGACCAAATCAAAACAGCATTAGGCGTTCGTCCAAAGAAACTTCTTAAACAAAATGAGAAGATGAAACATAGTAATGGTGAACTAGAACAATTCTATAACATTGGTTTTGCCGCATTAGTTGGTATCGCACTAGACGAAGGAACTAACGAACTAATTGTAGTTAATACATGTCCGGGTGCTGGATCATGTAAAGTAGATTGTTTTGCTATGAAGGGAGGCAAAGTACAATTTGAAGGTCCTTGGTTAAGCGACGGAAGAATTCTTACATTCTTATTGAATGATCCAGATGGTTTCTTTAATCAATTAAGTGCAGAAATCACAAAAGAAGAAAAACAAGCACAAAAAGGTGGTTACAATTTAACTATTCGTTGGCATGATGCTGGTGATTTCTTTAGCCCAGAATATATGGATCTAGCATTTAAGTTGGCGGCTGCCCATCCTGATGTTAAATTCTACGCTTATACAAAGATAGCCGATGCGGCATTAGGCCAAAAGCCAAGTAACTTTATTGTTAACTGGAGTGAAGGTGCAAGCACTAGCCAAGAGAAACAAGTTAAAGCACAGGATGCTAATTTAGATAAAACTAAAAATAGTCGTATTGTTCCAAGTAAGTTATTCTATGACTTGTTAAAGAAAGATAAGGATGGTAAGTTAGATAAAACTGCCGACGGTGCATGGCAACCACGTGATGCAGCCGCATTGGAAGAATTGAAAGATAGATTAGCGGCCGCATATAATCTAAAACGTGATAGTATCATTGATTACAATGAGATGATGGCCACCCCACAAAAGAATAACATTAAGAAATGGAATGTTATTATTGCTCCGGGTGAGGGCGATATCAGTGCTAATAGACAAGATGTATTATCAACATTATTATTGAAACACTAACTGGTGTGATTAAATATAGTAATGACAAAACATTGCTTTATTGTGACCAGTGCGGTCAACACAAAATGGGGTATGTATGATAATGAAACTAGGTTCAAACAAACTATTGCTACCTTAGACAGCATACATAAATATGCCCCAAATAGTAAAATTATAATTATGGAATGCGCTGCCATTCCATTAACTGAATGGCAAACTCATGTATTGGGTGAGAAATCAAATTTGATTGTAGATTGGACTAGTCATCACATGGTTCAACATATTAATGACCAATCAAAAGATGAAAGTATATTAAAAAACTTCACAGAAATCAATTGTTTCCCTGGAACTATTGAACATTGTTTAGCAACCGATATACTAGATGATGTGGATCGTGTACATAAAATATCAGGTAGATATACATTAAACGAACATTTTAATTTAAAACTATACGAAAACAATCAAAAAATTGTTGTTGGTCCAAGACGACCTAGCAGATTACCATTCATATCAGCTTCAGTAGAATATGAATATCCATGTAGACTGTGGAGTTGGCCTAAGTCTATGTCTAATGATATTGCAACGATGTTCAATGAAATGTTACCATTTCTTGTTAATCATAGAAAAAGAAAATATATAAGTGAGACCGGAGAAGAACTACAAGCATATATGGATCTTGAACATTTACTATATCATTTCCTTGATCCAAATAAGATTGAATCTGTACCTAAATTGGGTCTTGATGGAAATCTGTCTTGGACAGGTGAACAAATCAATGATTGATTTTTAACAATTGATCCATAGTATACAAATTACGCATATAGGGTGATACATTAGCTAGTACTGAACTAGGTAAATCACCCTTTCTTCTTGGACCATATTTTACTTCAAAACTACATTCATTTACTTTTTGAAATAAATCAACAATCTCTTGTACAGTATAACCTACTCCGTGACCTAAACATTCAACACTATTGCTAGGCTTTTCAATAGCTTGTATTAATGCATCACATATTTCATTGACATGTACATAATCACGTATACATGTACCATCAATAACTGATACATCATAGTCATTACCGTAGATAGTGAACTCACCCGTGTCACGTGCTTTCATTAGATTGTACATTAACCCATCGGGGTTAGTGGGAGCCACGACGGTACTTCCAATAACATTATAAAATCTAAAGATTGTATATGATGTTGGACGATGGGTAGTACAATATTCTCTAACAACATCTTCGGCAGCACGTTTACTAATTCCATAAGCACTGGAACAATCTTGTGCGGCACCGGTACTTGCAAAGATAAAGTTTTTAGTCTTTATCTTGTTAATGACATTCATTGTACCATTCAAATTGGTAATATAATATTTGATCGGTATCTGTTCACTCTCACCTACACGAACTAATCCCGCTAAATGTATTACTGTATCATATTCAATATCGCCCGGGATAGCAAATTGTCTATTGATATCACAACGATAAAATTCATTTAAGGGTGCTTGTGGTTCCTCAATATCTAGTCCATGAACTTCATAATCATTTTCAAGCATCTTACATAGATGACTACCTATGTATCCCGAGCAACCTGTAATTAAAATCTTTTTCATTAAAAACTAAACAGGCTTAATCCTGTTTCCTCTTCTATTGGTTCAAAACTAGGGTCTTTTGTTAAATATGTATCCTCATCAGTATAGATAACACGGAACTTATGCTTGTTAGTTAATACACTACGTACATCATCAATACAAATAATACTACGGTTTAAATCACTAATGAAGTCAACATGTTTAATTGTAGTTTCATTACATATCTTTGCAGTGTTTGTGTTAGATTGTTTAGGCTTAAAGTTTCTAAAACATTCCATCCATTTATGAAATACATTAGCTTCTTGTTCCTGTGCGTGTTGTAATGCTCCCAAGTTATACCATCTTTCTGCTTTTTCAAAAATATCATATAACTCTTTTGCTTTACTTGCCATGCCTTTTTTAGTACAAGTATAGAAAAAGCTTTTATTGAAGTTATTAGTCCATCGCTGATTCTCTAATACTAATGTAGGCATTTGAATATGTTGTTCATAAAAAGCCATACCATAACTCTCTACTGTGCTAGGATTAAAAGCAATTCTAGCACTTGTAATAAAGTCAACTTTCTCTTGACCAATAATACTTACTTTGATTTCGTATGGTACACCAATCTTCTTTAATCTATCTTCAAACTTTTTAGCACCATTAGCACTAGTCATTACTTTAGCAGGTAATTTTGTTTGTTCAATCAAGTCTAAGAATAGTTCAGGATTCTTACCTTCTTCCCAGCGACCAACAAACAATACACCTTCACGTGGTTTATGATGTTCTTCTAATAAACCTTTTTCTGTAATAGGGATAGGTAAGTGATATGAAGATTCATTTAAATGTAGTTGATTGAATTTACTCTGTGTGCCCACATCAATATTTGTTAAGCTTAATTGGTGACGCATTGCTACATTAGTGTTGAACAAGAAGGGATTCTTAGTGTCTGTAAATATCTGGCTTTCTAAGTGAGTATATGCAATGATTTGAATCACATCTTCAAGTCCCATAGTACTAGCTACCTGTACAGTTTCATATGTGTTACATATTAATGCATCATATAAATTATGTTCTAATGCTTCCACAATAGCTGTACGGAAGTTAGCCATACGTTCATAACAAAAGGTATCTCCATACATAAAGATATTGCTATGGTCAGTATACTTCAATGATTCTAATGGAGCTATGATATTTGCAGGAATAGATTTAACAAACTCTGTATCCTGTGGTTCTTTATCTGTAATGATATCAACTTTGATATTATGTTGGTCCATTAGTTCACAGAAGCTTTTAGCAAATTGTCCTATTCCCCCATGTGGAATGAGAGTTTGATAGCTTACCAAAAAACCAATTCGTTTATCGTATGTTTTCATTTATCTTCTACAATAGGCACATCTTGCCATTCATTCCATTTTTTTACAGATACATATCTACCATCATCAGTCTTAGTACTGTAATCAGTTACTTCAAGTTGTGTTCTATATTGTAACACTTGTTCAGGTCCGTCCCAGCCGTTTCGGACAAGATATCTTAATTCAAACATATATTTACCTCGTTAGTTTCCATATAATATGGGTATTCTTATCGTGCCATCTATGTTCAAAGACAGGATCACCGGGACCAGTAATGATTCTAGTTAATCGGTATCCATACTTTAACCAAATACGATTACCGGATATATCACATCTCTGCGGTAACCAAGCAAACTTGTATTCGGTGCCGATCATTCTTTCATAGAAATGATTGTATGGCTGTGTTTGTGGCATTAAGTTCCCCATTCGTTTTTGAAAAGATCACATTGAAGTCTGGCACTATATCTCCACCCTCTTTCCATAGCAAGGTTGGCAACTGTTTTAGTATTAAGTTGATATTTGTCATTTGTTCCGCCCACAGGCATTAAATATACAGGACCTCTGAATCCAGCAATACGATATTCTTTAACTGCCTTTTCTGCCTCTAGTACATCATCTTCTGTTGCTACTACAAACTTAAGATACACAAAGCCTATACTTTCATATTGACGAATGATACTAGGACAGATTGCTTCACTCCACTTCTCACCGCTGATACTTAATTTAGGACTGACACTAAATGTTAGAGCATTCTTTTCTCTGTTAATCTTCCATTGCTGTAGATAGATTGATAGGTCTTGACTAAGTTCTTGCGTACCGTTAGTTTCAAATGTAATCTCTTTCAAACTTTTCATTTTTTCGTTTGAAAGTAATTCAGGATAAGACCTTTGCCAACCAAGTAGAGGCTCCCCACCAGTGATAACAAGGTGTTCGTCCATCCAGCGATTGTGAGGAAGCATAGCCATAATGTCGTCAACAATATCATCGGTGGGGCGAACAGGACTAAGATGCTTAAACCTAGGATCCCATGAAGCATAGCTATCACACCCTGTACTGACCAGCGGTAATTTTTTATAATCATCATAATAGTGAACCCTTGACGCAATATCTTCTACTTCTTTACTAGTTTGACCTTTAGGCATGCCGAAGCCTGCACATGTAAAGTTACAACCAAATGTTCTTAGGAAAATACTTGGTACACCGATATATCGGCCCTCTCCTTGTATACTATAGAATAGTTCTGAAATTTTTATGTTACTCATATTTTTACCAATTATGTATTGTGTTTGCTATAATGAAAAAACATGTTATCACATGTAGCACCACCCAGAAAGTTTTTAGGAACAATGCGATTCTTGCTTCACCCAATGTAAGAATAGGTACATCAGGACGATCATCATCAGTATTACCCATTAGATGACCGGTTGCTCTTGCCCAGATTTTTTCTAAACTATTCATTAAGCTACCTCGTCTTTATTGTTGCTAGGATATTTTGCACTAGTATATCTAATAACTAATACGCTTATTGTTACAATAAATGTAGAAACAGCAACCGCTAACATTTCAACAATATTAATTGGCTGATGACTCATTATATCTACCATATGCCGTGTCAGTGCTGTTATTGCAATGTATAACAAGAACCTGACAGGCATATGATTGGTCTTGAAATAAATGCCTACCATTGCACCCATTTCTAAATAGATAAACATCAACAACAAGTCACCAACAGTTGCGTGATGTTTCTGAAACAGTTCAACAAAAGTACATCCGGCTGCCCATACTGTTGCGGCACCGATACCAAACAATGCTAAACGATGAAATATATCTACTAAGGTATGTCCTACCTTATCTACCATTTCTGTTTTTAACATTATTCAAACTCCCTATCTTCTCTATGACCACCTCTACCTGCCATATTACTATCAGTCTCACGTACCTCTACCCTACAACACCATACACGCTTTGCTTCTTCACTACCACAATTAGGTAAAAAGATTGTGTTAATGTATTCGTATAAGAAGTCAGATATTCCCTCACAACCAGTACGCTCTACTTCTGTAATCTTAGCTAGTTTCAAACGACCTAGTTCTAATAGATGTTCACGCATAGGGTCATCCTGTGCGACTAATAATGTATGGTCAAACCATTCTTCTAGTTTATCTTTAAGTGGTCGTAATCCCCCAAAGTCAGTTACCCAGTTACGTGCATCTAGTGTATCAGCTTCAAATTCAAAGTGAAAACTCATAGCATAGCCATGAATTAGATTACAATGACTGTCGGCACGCCATTGACGATATGCGACAGGACCTATTTGTCTGTATGTTTTTGTTGAAAAGAATTTTTTGTTTGCCATTGTGTTCTCCTATGTTGTATTATAGCATAGGCAGCAGAATTTGTAAAGCGGGAATGATGCCAAAAGGCCGCTGTTCTTATTTATTAAGAGTGTTAATGATTTGGGCATCAGCTACCCGTTTACGTAAACTTGAACTACTAAAACTGTGGTCACGACCATTGAACACAATTTCAATACCTCGTTCCCCACCTTCATATCTTCCAGTAAACTCTTTATCAGCATATTCAACACCCAAAATGCGAACATCTAGGGGTAGAATCAGTAATAGGTCAATAAGGTCCTGTTCAGTTTGATATACAACAACTTCATCTACATAACGGCAAGCCGCAAGCTGAATCTGTCGCTCTACAATACTTTGAATAGGTTTGTTCTTAGTATCAGGACGATCAATGGTTGGATCTGTTTGTAATCCACAAATCAAGTAATCACAGTGGTTCTTTGCCTCACTTAACATAGCAACATGTCCTGCATGTAGCAAATCAAATGTACTAAAGGTAATACCAATCTTTTTACCTTGTGCTTTTAATTCTTTGATATGATTGAAAATCATTTTGAAAGAGTTCTCCACATTTTAACTTGGTCATGCTCTTTTAAGAATTCATCCTCACCCACAAATGTAGGACTATCTGCCATAATCTCATCTAACAACCACTTGATACGATGTAAATCTTTTTTGATTTCAAACTGATTGAAACCATCATTGTAATTGCTATGTAATTCTACACCACTCATATAGATTTGATGATGTACACTGTTGTAATCCATTTGTTTACGCAAGCCCATTATTTACATCCCTTGTTAGCAATCTGTAAGAACTCTTGTCGTGCCGCTGGATCTGTTTTAAATCCACCACCTAAACGACAAGTAACTGTACTAGAGCCTGTATCTTCTACACCACGTGACTTAACGCAATAGTGTTGTGCATCAATCATAACTGCAACATCTTCTGTATCAAGGATGAACTGTAAGGTGTGAAATATTTGTTCAGTTAATCTTTCCTGTATTTGCGGACGTTTACTGAAATATTCTACGATACGGTTGATCTTACTAAGACCTAAAACTTTTTGTTTAGGGACATAAGCTACAGTAGCCAATCCATCAATCACTACACCGTGATGTTCGCAGTTAGATTGAACATTAACATTACGCTCTACAACCATTTCGTTGTATTGCATCTTGTTGTCAACTGTTGTGCATTTCGGAAAGTTTTCATCTTTAAGACCGAAATATATTTCATTAATATACATCTTAGCCATTCTATTTGGGGTCTCACGAAGGCTATCATCATTTAAATCTACACCCACTGTTTTCCAAATAGTAGTAAATGCATCCTCTAAAATGTCAATTTTCTTTTTATTTTCTACTGCAAGAGCAGATTCGTTGATGGGAGTTTCTACTCCTACTTTAGTAAGATACTCTCTTACTTTTTTACCCAATATTGGGTCACATTTGGTTTTGTCAAAACTCATATTGATTCTCCTTACTCAAATTTGTTTATGATTTAAAAATGTAGGTTTAGTTAAATTCCAAACTAAACCATACTGATACTTCTTATCAGGATTAATGGAAATGTCATTATCATTTCTATACTTTCCTTTTAACTCTCCTTCAAAAATTATTCTCTTTCCTGAAGGTTTGTATAATCTTCCGTAGCTTATAGTGTACTCTAATTTTATTAGTTCTTCAATTTTATCGGGTGAAAGAAATTTCTCTTCACCGTTTACTATACACCATTTCTTACCCTTAACTGCGGACTTACCATACATACCATTAACTTCTCCATGTCTGGCCATTTGAGTCTTTGATCCAACTCTAAATTTTATTTCGCTAGTATTGATAATATTAGCAATACTAAAAATTTGGTGGTACAATGGCAATTGATGATACTTTATAATAGAATGCTCACCTAATATGATATTATATATAGTTATAGTATCTTTTCTAGGATTATTGAATGTTTTCTTTTTGTGTGATGCCACTGCCCTAGACGATGACCAATTGCTAGTTCGTATATTAGTTAAGCCGTATTTTTGCTTCAACTCCAATATCAATTTTAACTCTATGCATAGAGCCTCATCTTCTGTAAGACCTTCACTGATTTTTACAATCTTAGGGTTCAATCCTAAACTTTGTATTAACCTAATAGTGTTTAACTTATGACTATTTTTATGTTTTCTAGTCGGTCTAGCATCTTTTAAGTGGTCAAAAAGTCTACTACCAATGCCCTTACCTATATAAAAAGGCTTCGCTGAAAAAGAAAAAACACTTGAATTATAACTTCCCTCTTCCATGGGATTTAAATATGCGTATACATAATACTGTGACATATAAGCTTCCTAACTCCTTATATTAAAATTTTAGAGACAGAATCTATCTTATTCTGTCACATGTATTTATGCCTGTTTACTTAGCTTTTGCTTTTTCTTCGGCACGTGCGGCTTTTTCTGCTGTAATTTCATTACGGCGTGCTTTAACCGCTTTAGCTAACTCTGCTAACGCTTTACGGGCACGTGTACCTGCGGCTGCATTGCCTTTGTTAAATTTATCATTTTCAGCATTGTATGCTGCCAAACTTGTTTCAATATCGTTTTGTGCGCTCATTTTGTTTCCTTTAAATGTTATGAGTATTTTGTTTCTCTTGTGTATTTACGATAATCGGTAGTCATACGTAAATATTGTTCTCCGTTGCCTTCCATGATATCACAGATACGGTCAATTGTCCCATCATTGTACTTACTAATACGACCTTGATAGTTATGCGGTGCCATCAACAAATTTTGCAATTTAGACATAGCATCATCAATACTCCAAGGAATATATAGTCGGGTATTGTCATTTGCAAACGTTTCTGGAAAACTACGATATGCTGGATATAATACATTACAACCCAACGTATCTGCTTCACTAACTGTATTACTTACCCAGTCTTGTAAAGCACAATTAAACAGTACTCTAGTATCATTTAATAATTGATAGTAATCATTCTTTTCCAAATCTTCATAGATAACTAGTTTACCTTGACTTTGCAGTTTTCTAGTACGTTCCATATAACTTTCGTTATTGCTTTTTAGTTTACTACCACTGAATACGCAGAACTCTACTTTAGTATTAGACCTAGAATGAAATGCTTCAATCAAATCCATATAGAAGTCAGGTTGTTTCTCTTGATCCCAACGTGCTGAAAATGCTACACGCATCTTACGTTGGTTGAAGGGTTTTAACGGTCCTGCAATACGTTCACGTACTTCATCTTTACCAAATGCTAATCCTGAAATATTATAGATAGGAGCCTTCCAACCCGCAATCTTCATATGCATTACCATTTCTTCATTAGTAGCTAGTACACCGTCAACGAATGAATCAACCATCTTTTCATAGTGACCCATAAATTCACTCATGCCCCATACATGTACGAAATCATCCGGATCAATTGACTGAGCAAGACAACGGACAAATATACGAGGACGCAGATTAGCAGGAACTTGCTTAAGTATATAAGGAAGGCTTTCAATGCCCGGCTGAAACATATCTTCAAAATAGATAATATCTTCATCACTACACTCACCTTGTTTCATCATCTTTACTAGATTCATTAATTGACTCATACCGTAGTATGTACGTCCATGTGCATCTAATACTTGTCCTGTTACAATAGCTTGGTCATTACTTAATGTATCACCGGGAACGATAACATAGTTAATGCCTCTACGTTTAAAGACACGTTCATTCCACTCTTGTAACTGTAGTGTATACCTGGCCTTGTACGGCTCAAGTCCCATGTAGTACAGCTTTCTCATGGACGTGCGTCTTCCTGCCACTGATCCTTAGCCCACTTGCCAGTTACTGCTTTAGTAAATTGACGATATGCAAAGCTACGCATATCATATAGGGTTGATTCATCAAACTTGTATCCATAATCTTGACAGAACATTAGATAGTTTTCTAGGTCCTCAAAGATTTGTTGAACACGTGGGTTAGATTGTTGTTTTGCCATTATATATTCCTTTAAATAGCTAGTTGTTGATAAGGTTTGTTTGTGTTATAGACAATAGTAGCACCATTCTCATTATCTTCTGATACTTGAATAGCGATATTACGATCTGGATACCGAGTTGCAATGACTTCATAGAGGTCATCACTAATCATTTCACAACTTTTGTAATCCAATTGAAGAATGCCTTGAGAATATTGATTCTCTAACCATCTTTTAAATTGGATAAACTCAATATCACGGTCGTTGTGAAATACTTCAATAGACACTTCAAAATGAAAGATGTGTCTATGTGGAGTAGCTAAAAAGCTAACATCATACTCATCACCTGTAGCAAGTGCTGGGTCTGTTGCAGCCGCTGGGTATTTATGAATACCTTCTTTTTGAAAACGTACAAAGATTGTACGTAATGCATTATCTTTAATGCGAGAACGTTTCTCTGCCATTGCTTGTTCATGTTGTTCTATCATTTAAAATCCCTGTTTAATGTTGCCCATGTTAACCACTTATGAAATGTATTATACACTAATTCTGCTTCTTTGTCATCTTGAGGTACCCGTTTACCACGTATATAAAACCCATCTTTTGAAATACGTAACATTTCATCTGAACCACCAGTAAAGGTGATAGTAGAGTCCTGATTATCGGCAGTCATCGTTGACTTAACTGTAAGTGATGGAGTAATGTTAATCATTATATTATTTCCAATAAGGGCCCCAAGCCCAATTAATTAATGACCATCTGGTCCCTGATGTTAACAAACTAACTGCATGTGTATAAAAACTAGGAAATGATATTAGCGTACCTTTTTTATTAGGCATAGTTTTACCTAAAATACTAAATATCCCGCCCTTGTAATCAGTATCATTACTAAGTTGTACTATTGTAGTAAATTTTCTATCCATAGTTTGTCCACGAGATGCTCCAAAATTGTCAGGATGTTCATTAAAAAAGTCAGATGTTTTGTAACGTTTTAAAACGTAAGGCTCAATAAAAGTAATATCAAATCCATGAAATTTTACAATTTCTTCCCAATCTTTTTCAAAAACGTCTTTAACTTTATGTTGTTTATCTAATACACAATCTTCATATTTTAAACGGTTAACATTTGGACTATACTTAGGCACACCGGGTTTAACATGACTGGTGCCATACTCAATTAACTCATCACACATATTATTAGATAAAAAATCTTCTTTAATAAGTATTTTATCTAACAAATTCCAAGATATTTCAGGTTTAACTATAATATCCATTACCTATTATCCCCTAGGGCTTCATTCATAGCATCATCGCTATCCTCTATTACTTCTTCAAACTCTTCCTCAACTTTTGGTTGATCTATTACGTCAAAAAATTTGTCAAAGTTAGTCATTGCATTAGCAGTTTTCTTACCACTAATGCCCTGACTACCCGATTGAAACTGCATCCAGTATCTACTATGATAATCAATCAAATTGATAGCTTCCTGTTTAGTTTTTTTACTAAAGATTTCATCAATTAACTCACTAAAAAACTTACTACCTTCAAACTTGTGAATTAACATTTTAGGTACAGTGCCATTTTCATATTGACGATTAGCTTCTTGTACTGCATTCATATGCATCCAAACATTATGACTTTGAAGCAAGGTATAACTTAATGTATCCCAACTAGTTTTAGTTTCTTTACCATGCTGTCCCAAAAAACCTTGACCACGATAACAAAGATCCTTAAGCACTAGTTTATCAGTTACTGGACTATCTGTAAAGACTTTATGGATGCCTTCAGCTAATACAGCATCACGAAATTTACGGGTATCATTAGCATAACTTTTCTTTTCAGCAGTCTTTTCCATACTGTATGACCATTTCTTATTATGCTCAATGTTAGTATTGAAATAAGCTAGACCTTTAGCCGCACTATAGAATGGGCTTGCACAGTCAAAGGTAATCATTAGTTTAGGGTTGTGATATTTGCGTATAGCTTTCTGAATATCAGTAAACAATACAGCATATTCTAAAATACTTGTACCCAAACAATGAATTAAATCATGTTTACCTTCTACTAATAAACCATCATGGATAATATCAATCATACGTGTCAACATCAAATGAGGATCAATCTTATTTTGACCACCAAACGCCCAACCATTAAAGTGATTGTCTGGATATATATTTGGGTCACAATATTTCTTCATCTCATTATACCAATCTTCTGATTGTGTATGATTACGACCCTGCAATACATTTAAGAACTTACATTCGCCTGTGCGATTATTAATAAAGTATTCGTTATTAATATGGGTAGCTTTAACTGCATCTGCAATGTATTGAATTCCATGAACACTTACTCCTGATCCAGGAATAACATTACCCTTTTCGTCTTTCTCAAGAGTTTTTGGATCTTTAAGATGATAGGTTGTTAGTGATTGTGAAGGAATATCTAAACACATACCATAATTCATATATGTATCCATCCAGTTTAATACTGCTTTACGCTTAACCATAGCTTTAGGGCAATTAGGATCTTTCCAATCAGCAGGCCATTGACCTTTTAAAATCTGAAATCCACCAGAGTCACCCAACATAAACGTATCAGCTTCACGTTCTCTAATAATACTTTCACTAGGATCGTCTTTAGTAGTATCTAAGTTAGCATGACCAGCACTATACAAACCCCACTTATAATAATAGAGTCCCTCTTTACTGTTTAAGAAGTTTAGTTTCTCTACATCACCATTGAATTGAGCAGGGATTCGTGCTTGGTCAAAGTACTCTTCACCTTTACGTTGCTTACCTAAACCAGAGATATAAAAACTACTGACTGCGGGTAAGAACAATGCCCAATCGGGATTTTGTTTTACTGATAGATTATCTTGTTCCATTAAGCTACTTCTGATTTAATTAATGTTTGAACAACCTTGATTTGTTCTTCTTTGTCTTTGATTTGATTAATAAGGTCTTTGATAACTGGATTAGTTTGTGCTAATCGTTCTATATAAAGTTCCTCGTCACGTTTCCTACGTGCCCATTCTAACAAACTAACTGCCTCATCACTTAAGTTTAGAGTAGCGTGATGTGCTGAAAGAATAATCCAAGTACTACCATCATATACTTCTATATTCTGACTATTAGGGTTATATCTCATATTACCCACACCAGGACTATTGCTATAGTTAGCTATATAAGTGGATCCAGGATTACCACCAGATACAGTTAAGAATGGACTATTAGAGTGTATGCTCTTAATCATTTTGCTTGTGCTGGGAGTAAGTAACGATATACTGCTAAACCACTGTCAACAACAATCTCTGTTGCACCAGCATCACTAATACGAATAATCTTATCGCCGGGTAGATCCATAATGCTTAAGAATTCTTTAACAGGCCACATCCATGCTTTATTCAATGAACCAGTAACACCTGGATAGAACACAAAATTACCACTGTGTGTTGAAGGGTCACCAAAGTAAACCATTAAGTTACCATTTTCTGTTTTAGTAGTAAAGTTCTTTTCTTCACTATTAGCACTTGCTTGACGCTTCAATCGTTGAATGCCTGCGATAGAGGGTTCAAACTCTACATTCCATGTAGTACCTTTGAACATTACATTCTTAACTTTCTCATCAGCAATAGCTTTACTCATTAAACGATAGTCGTTAACGAAATCACCTGCTTTTGTTTCAAAGTGAATGTATTCTGGTACATCAACACCATCTTTGTTAACACGTGTAACATTGATTTTAGCATGTTCATCATAGTCATCAAAGCCTAGAATTGTTTTTAGTTTACCTAAATTAGGCATACCGAACACACCGATGAATTCTACGTTAGGATGCTTAAGCACACCACTAACAATAACACTCTTATCTTCTGCCACTGCGTTAACAGTAGTTTCTTTGTCAGTTCCACTGACTTTAATCAAATCAATACAGCCTAAGCCATGTGTGTGTTGAATTAAATCTTGTAAATTATCTTTCATGTTTTTCCTTTGTTTTAACTATTTAGGTAGTTGTGATACGTATTATAACGGAATATATTACGAAATGCAACACCAATTTAACCGAAACTGAATAAATCATCAAACGTACTGTTGGTATCTGTATTGCTACGAATATCCCAACCAAGTACACCCAATAAGTTATCAATCTTCTCATCTACTAACGTCTGTTCCATAGCTGAATCATCAAATGGTAACTCAGTAAACCATTTGGGTAAACGTAATTCATCTACGGGATATGCCACACTTGTAAACCCTAATGGATTGGGTTTGAGTTTACATACAACAACCTTCATACCATCAATAATCTTTTGACTATAATTATCGCTGTTTACTCTACGCAAGTAATTGTAATTAAGTGCCGCTCTTACGTGACCGGGCATATTAGCTCTGCCTGTACTACTCTTTGCTTCTAAGTCACCATACATTGTAAGTTTGTTGACACCTTTAGGCGATCCTTTAGTCCAACTATCCTGTGCAGATAAGATACGTTTGAAATCTTTTACTGCTTCAATAACTTCCTCACGACCTTTACCCTGTTGAAGAACCATCTGTAATACATTCATTAAGAATTCTTGTACATACTTAGGTGTATCAGCACGTTTTAAATCAAGACCCATAGCTTTGATATCACCCAATTGTCCGTCTTTATCTTTGCGTTTACCTTCTTTGTCAAAGATGTTAATAGCATAACGCTTCTTAACAATAAAGATAGCACGGTCACCAATCAGTTCACGACCAGCTTTAATGATTTCACCATTCTTACGTGGTGCATGAAATGCTTTCTCCATGAACGCGGGGAAACTATCATTTGCTTGGTCAGCAATACCGTCATATAAACCAATACAAGTTTCTTTATTCCACTCTAATGCACCAGATTCAATCTGTGGCTTTAGTGTTGGATATGCCGTAAAGTAACAACTATCTGTATCACCATACACAATAGCATTGCCTTCATGTGAATAAATACCTTCAACTGTTTCATTGATAGTACTCATCATATGTTTAACAATCTGTCTACCGGATAGTGTTACTGATTGACCGATACGTTTATCATAGAAACGACAATGTTCATTCAACAAGGCACCATAAGCACTATTCAATAAAATCTTACGAACAAGTTGTCGCTTATCGTAATAATCAAACATATCAGTACCATATGCTTCTTTAGCTTGTTTTTGAATTGCTTTACGTTCTGTATACCAGCGTGTGAGTAGACCAGGTACGACACCTTCTTTTTCATAGGTAAAGATTGTACCGTTAGCACTTAACATCCAAGGCTTATGACTATCAAATATCATCTTCCAGATTTCAGCCGCTGACATCTCTACACTACGACCATCTTCAAAATCAACTGTAAGAATTGTACCACGTTCTTGGTTCATGATTGCAGTATATTCTAATGCACCAAATAGATTCTCCCAGAGAATAGATCCTGTTACAGCATCATCACCTTCTTTGTGACGTTTCTTTTCACTAGCTAATCGTAATCCCTTATCGTGCATATATTGGTCTGTGATTGTTTGTCTGACCTGAGCAACGATGGTTTCTCCTGCCATGTTGAGGGCACGAATAACCGAGGGATAGAGTGAGTTAATGTCAACTGCTCCGACATATTCATGCATACCTCTTTTCGGCGTAGCAACAAAGGCACCTGCTGCCTGCTGGACATCTTCTTCATTTTCAACCTTTCGTTTTTTATCTGGTACTACTAAGCCACGTTCATGTGCTTCATTAAAAATTGCCATCTCAATCATTGCTACAGAACCCATTACTGTTGGAAGCAATACTGTGTTCTCATGTGCAAGTTGATTAGCTAATTCTAAAAACTTAAGTTTGTTGTGAATCTTCACCAACAACATCGTATCTTGTCTGTTATATTCAATAAACTTTTTAAAGTCTTTGTTATACAGTTGGTCAAGAGTACCTTCATATTGTGTTTTGTTTTCACCTACTTCCATCTCACCGATACTGTCAAGCTTATAACTATGGCGTGATTCATAGTTATACTTTTTGTACAACTGTAGATAGTCTAAGTGAATACGACCTACTAAGTCATAAGTTGTTTCGCTTTTACCAAAGCGTTCATATTCTCTAGCTTTAGGCAGTTGACCCATCAAGCAAAACTTGCGTGTGTCATCCTTACTCATTACTCTAGTAACACGATTGACCATGTAGGGAATATCATATCCCTCTGAGTTCCATCCAGTTAATACATCAGCATCTTCAATGAGTTGAAAGAAAACATCAAACATTTCCTTCTCTGATTTGAATAGCATTGTATTATCAAATTCATTAGTGATTTCTTGGGCTGTTTCACTGCTCATATGTTTCGGAGCAATCACTAATGTAATACATTGGTCTAGCCAATCTAAGTAACAACTGATAGCTGTAACTGGATTGAATGGATCACTAGTAGGACTGAAACCCTTTTCAGGATCAAAGTCTACTTCAATGTCAAAGAAGCAAGTATGAAGTTTGGGCGCATCAATGCCAAGATAGTTTTCACTTAGGCAACGAAAGACTACTGGTACATCACTTTCAAACAATTTCTTATTTGAGTGGATGCGTTTTTCTTTTTCAAACTCTTGTCGTTTGCGAGTACTGAAACGACTGACTGGATCGCCATAGATACTACGATGTTTACCCTTACTATCAGGATAATACAATACGTAGTTAGTAGGGTATTCTTTGTATTGACGCTTGCCGTCTTTGTTTCTCTCTACAACGTAGATACGATCCTCATCCCTGCTATGAATAGCGTCAATATAACTCAAAGTGTTTTGCCCACAGTTTCCAAGATTGTATTAAGTTCATCGTGGTCTTTGTTAGTCTGACCCAATGAAGCTTTGTGTGCAATTTTAATTGCTTTCTTTAGTGTAGAAGCCTTGATTTCAAGTTCTTCTGCAACTGCCTTGATAGTGTCGCTCAATCCACCATTCAATGTATCAATTTCATGTAGTACATGCATACCTTCATTAATTAATTGTGTTAGTTTAATTTTTGCCTCACCATTAAACGTTCTGTTATAATCTGACATAGTTTCTCCTTAAATAATTAGTTAGTATACTTGTTTTGTGTAACAAAGTCAAATATTTTGTGTAAAAAGTGGTTAGATAAATACCCATATGAAACCCAAAGTTATATTGTATTTGGATCATCCTAGATGTTCCGTACAATCTTGCCACGGTATTATAAGGGCGCTTAGCCCAAAGTATGAAGTTGACATATTCCAGCAATATGAGATAAAAGAATCTAATTTTAAAAAATACGACATAATTGCCTTTCCCGGTGGAATTGGAGATAGTGATACATTTGATACTACTATCAGACCTAAAATGGATGTGATTAAAAATCAAATCAGCAAGGGAAAAAGATATCTTGGAATATGTATGGGTGCTTTTTGGGCAGGTCATCATTATTTTGATATCCTCGATGATATTAAATGTGAGCAATACATTAAACAACCCGATAGCGATGTTCGTAGACCATTTAGTACTACCGCACCTGTACTTTGGGAAGGCAAAAAATATAACATGTTTTTCTATGATGGTTGTTCATTAGTAGGAGACAATAGTAAATTTGAAACTATTGCTACATATGTAAATAGTGATCCAATGGCTATAATACAAAACAATATAGGATTAATAGGTTGTCATCCTGAAAGTGATGAATATTGGTATGATAAACCTTATTTAAAGAAATATTGGCATAACTTTGTACATCATCAATTGTTATTAGATTTTGTAGATAAGTTAATCAAACATTGATTTTTACCTTCTACAATCTTTTTTACCAATTTAGGTAAACCCGGATTGACATGTAATGCATGTGGCATTAGTTCATTGCGAATATAATTTCGGGTATATCTGGAATTTTTATTTGATTCATCTTCAATCCAGGGTACATTATGGCTTTCGCACCAATAGATAAATTCTTGTTTGCGTGTAGTTAGAAATGGTCTGATTACATTGTTGCGAGTTAACGGGATAACTTTGGGCGTGCCGTGTAAGCTTGACCAAATATATGTTTCAACACAATCATCTAAATGATGACAGGTGACGACTGGTCCAAGCCCACTTAAAAAGTCATAGCGTTCTCTACGCCAGTATTCTTCTTGACTTTCTTTACTACCCTTTTGACTTCGTGGTGATCCATATAGCATTGGGATATTATTATCATTGCAATATCTAGAAACAAACTCACTGGCTTTTTCACCGTTTTGTGTTCTATGATTAAAATGGGCGATAGTGATATCGTGTTTACGACTTAAAAAGTCAACTACTGCCATGCTATCTACACCACCACTACATGCGATTGTGATACTTTTGGGTAAGGGTACTGTTAACTTAATCATTTATCTATTATAACATAGAATGATTTATTTTGCAATATTATTGGATACCTGAGGTTGATGCGACTACACGTGTACCTATACTTAATGGACCTCTTGCAGTTGCCGTTGCAGTATCAGTAGCAAAGGTAATACGTTGTACAGTAGATGTTTGACCGGGTGCGCTGGCCCCTCCTGCAAACCATCCTGCAGTATTACCTGAAGGCGGAGGTGCAACTGAAAATGTGATACCACCACTAAATGTTATTCCAGCTGTAAACGTTCCTGTCATATTGTTCTCTTTATTTGTTTTATTGTTTATTGTATTCCTGATGAACCGGCTGAGCTATACAATGCTGCACTTAAAGGACCACGTACACTTGCTGTTGCTGTATCTGTTGCATATGTAATTCTATCCACTAATGACGTTGCAGAAAATCCTCCTGCAAACCAACCATAACTGTTATTACCAACTGAGGTAAAATATCCTCTACTAGAGCTAAGTGGGCCACGAATACTAGCGGTAGCAGTATCTGATGCATATGTAATACGTGAAACGGTTGATATAACACTACTTCCACCTGCCCACCACCCATATGTGGTATTATCAGAAGATGCTGCCTGTGCATATGTACTTAGACCAAGTGGACCACGTACACTTGCCGTTGCTGTATCTGTTGCATATGTAATACGATTGACTGTTGACACACCGCCTGGTATACCTCCGCCACCAAACCAACCATCAGTACTAATTCCGGCCGCCGCAAACCTAGAATTAGCCAAACTAAGTGGACCACGCACACTTGCTGTTGTTGTATCTGTTGCATATGTTACACGATCTACTAATGACGTTGGTGCACCCAAAGTGACCCCGCCACCAAACCAACCATCAGTAGTATTTCCGGCCGCAGCTAAATAAAATTTGGCTGCACTTAATGGGCCCCGAACACTTGCTGTTGCTGTATCAGTTGCATATGTTATTCTATTTACGGCTGATGAAGGTCCATTAACGTTGCCACCGACCCAACCATTAGTAGTATTGCCGGCACCTGCTGCGCTGCCTGTACCTGTACTTAATGGTCCGCGAATACTTGTTGTAGTAGTATCTGTGGTAAATGTAATACGATTGACAGTACTACGTACAGCAGGATTTCCTCCACTGACCCATCCTGCTGTTGCTTCAGATGGAGGTGCTGCCGTAAGCGTCCATCCTCCGCCCGATATTGTTACACCGCCACCACTAAATGTTACTGACATTCTTTATTCCCTTTATTGTATTTATCAAAAAAGGCCCTGTAGAGCCTCTTTTTAGTGAATGTAGAATCTTACTTAGTTCTTTTTATTTTTTTCTTTGCTGGAAGTGTTTTCTGTTCTTCCGCTACCTTATCAAGTACCGTTGTTTCACCATTAGGTAATTCTAACATAATATCTTTTTGCTCTAATAACACTGTACCTTGTGGAACTAATCCAACCATCATCAATGATTGTAATGTTTGTGGGTTACTCATAGCATTTAACAATTTAGCTGGACTTGGTCTACCCATTGCAATAATTTCAGATTGTATCTCACGACCAACCGTTACTGTAAATTCATAGTTAGCATTAGCTTCAAACATTTCATCATCACTATATGGTGTGCCATCTGGATGTTTAAGTCTAGTTGGTTCTACTTCTGCATAGAGTTCAGCCAACAATTTTTCTAGTATTTTAATCTCTTTACGATTAAGTTCAAAAGCATGTTTTTGATCGTCCAAGTGTGATTCCAATTCAAGTATTTCTGCTTGTAGATTAAGTAGAATATGGGGTAATGCTGGAACTGTTTTTAGATGTTTAAGTTCTTCAAGTTTAGCCTGATATTTTAATTCGGCACATTCTTCTAGTACTGCGGCACGTTTTCTTCCAACATAGAAGCCTTGAAGTGTTTTGATTTTTTCCCAGGGGGTACTACCGATAACCTGATAGCGGTAGTTAAATTCTGAATTTAGATTTGAAGCCATTTTTTCTCTCTATAAGTTGTTTATAGAGATATTTAATAGCTTTTTTGTGTGAGTAAATTTTTTTAATTTATTCTCTTGGATAATCTGGAAATGGTACCCAATTAGTTGTAGCTTCATCCCATAAGTATGGATAACCATCACTTGGAATACTAACTGGTGCAACATATGTAGTTGCTGCCTCATCCCATGTCCATGATGATGGATGTTCTGCATTGAATGCATTTTCTCTTGCTTGTGCAATTTCCTCTTGTGTTGGAGGTGTTGTGTTTTCTATCATTTTGTTTTCCTTTTTAAAAAATTAAGAACCGTAGGCTGCGGCTCCAAGTTCGCCTCTAGCAGTGCCCACCCCGGTAGTATCTGTAGCAACCACGCCTGTATTTGATACTAGATTAGTCATTGATACTCTTACTCCAACCTCACCGTATCCAAAGATAGCTTTATCAGTTCCATAACCTGCGGCTGCAAGATTCATTCTAGCAGTACCGACTCCGGTAGTATCAGTTGCGACAACACCGGTGTTTGATACTAGATTGGTAATTGAATAATAACCACCATCAAATCCATAACCAAATATAGCTTTACCTGTACCGTAACCAGCGGCCGCCAAACTATTTCTAACAGTACCGACACCCGTGGTATCTGTTGCTACTACTCCTGTGTTTGACACTAGGTTGGTTACTGCTGTTCTAGCACTTCCATATCCATATCCAAAAATAGCTTGTCCACTACTGCCGTAGCCGGCAGCTGCCAATGCCTGTCTAGCTGTACCAACCCCTGTTGTATCTGTGGCTACTACGCCTGTGTTTGAAACTAAATTAGTCATTGAGAACACAATAGTATTATTTGTTCCATATCCAAATAAGGCTTTATCAGTGCCATACCCTGCGGCCGCCAAACTAGTTCTAGCAGTGCCCACTCCAGTTGTGTCATTGGCAACCACGCCTGTATTACTTACTAAATTGGTTATTGCCGTATTACCGGTAGAATACCCGTATCCAAAAATAGCTTTATCTGTACCGTAACCTGCGGCTGCAAGTTGATATCTAGCAGTGCCCACACCAGTTGTATCTGTAGCAACTACACCCGCACTTGTTACTAGGTTGGTTATTGCTGTTACACCTACCCCACCAATGTATCCATATCCAAATATAGCTTTATTACCGCCTGGAGGTGGTGTAATAGCCCATCCTCCGCCATTTAATGTTATTCCACCTGTAATTGTTATTGACATTTTTTAACCTTTATTGAAAAATTTCTGGATGTGCTTTGCCAAATATCTTAATATACTTGCCAGCCATTACATCCGCTTCAGCTTCTATTGGACTACCAGGATAACTATCACCCGGCTTAATCATATTTAATTCACCCTGACGTACATGTGTTAATTCATGGAACACAGTACGTAATATATCTACTAAATTTCTATTAGCACAATAAACCCATACTTCACCCGTCTCTGGATTATGTCTTCCAGTATGATGACCTTCTTGTGCTTCATCACTATCATAACTAAACTCTATCTTTGGAGTATTTTGTAAATTCAACTTCTTACTTGTCCAAGCAAGAAACTTCTGTACAATAGGATTACTATTCAAATCTTCTTGTTCAGCTTCTGTAATGTAGGGCTTTAATAACTCTGGATCATATCCTTTATGTCTAGCAGAATCTCGTAATCGTCTTAACCCTTTAGCTTCAATTTGTCTTATTCTATCTCTAGACAAGTCAAACCTATCACCAATCTGTTGTAATGTCATGTCATACCAAAATCTTAAAATTAATACTTTTCGTTGGTCATCGGTTAATCTGTCTAAGCCGTTTTGGATAATTTGTTTAATACTATCATCTGTTGCAGGCTCCTCACCAGCTGGATCTTTATATGGTACTCGTTCTGCCCTATTATAAATATCGTTTGGATCATTTAATGTTGGCATTTTATTATGAGCTCCACGATATGTAGCACCATCTGGGTTGTAATGTCGTCCTCCAACCTCATCTAGTTTATCTTTAATCCAATTGTCTGGAGTTTTATGATATTTTCTAACAAATAAATCATGCAATGCATCACCAGTAATACGGTGTTTCTTTGCTATGTTTTTCATTAGCTTATCAATGGTATTATAGTCGTGTTTCTCTAAGCTAGGAAGTTTCTTAGCTAGTTCAACTGCGGCTGATTCGTATAGTTCTATTGCTCTCATATTAGTATTTATGCTCACTTTTGATTTCACAGTAGCGAATTGTTACATCAGGCCAGCAGCCGGCCCACACTTGAAAACGCAAAGGTCCTAAGGTAGTGTGTTCTTAATCATTCGTCTTACATTTAGCACGTTTAGCATTGGTTAATGCTCCGTAATCTACTGGCCATTCTTTACCAGGCTGTAACTCTTTAGCGTTTGCAGGGAAATGGTACTTTACACCTGCATATTCTTGTATCTGTGCTAATGGAGCACGAAACTGTGTCAAATCATTACCCAAATTAACATATGGTTTCTTATGTGGGAACTGCCATCCAGCAACTTCATGTGTAACATTGTTAATAACAATCTTGTAGTAACCATGAGGAACAACTACACCATTACCAATCTTTTCATTACCTGTACCATAATATGCACCTACATAAATTGTGAATGGTTGTTTTAGTTGTACTGCCCATCCACGTATACTTGTTTCTAATAGTTTCCATATGCCACGATTCAATGAACCATGTTGAGGATACATATTAGTCATTAAAAAACTTTCATATTCTACTTGTTGTGTCCAAGATAGATCACCATCTGGTGCAGCATGACCTTTGTCATAACCCGTAGCTACATAATCATCAGGCTTTGCACCATCTTTAATACTAGCATCAGCAACAAAAGCGTTTGTTCTTGGGAAACAACCTAAAGCATTTTCTGGCTTAAGAGTGTATGCTACATATACTGGTATCTTTGCTGGCGAATCATATGCTACAAGATATGCTTCACGACATATTGGTTGTGATGGTCTTGCTGTTTGTGCAAATCCGTACGGACTATGTATTTGACATTGTTGTACTGGTAAGGGAGCACGTTGATCCCATGCAAATATATTTGTTGATATTAGTACTGTTGCTATTGCTATTATTTTTTTCATTCAATCCTCTTTATCCTACTACTGTACGATTCTTTACTTTACTAATTTCTACACTGAGTGGTGTATTAGTTGTTTTTGCTCTAAATATCTTATCAGTCTCACGTACACCTGGCTTAAGTTCAGATGCTACAATTAAGAATCTTGCTCTATTCTTTCTCATGCCAATAAACTCACCTACTAATACTTGGTAATTAGGATAGTTAGGTGTTAAATCTATTTTAGGATTTTCTTGTTCATTGATGCTTTCTGACACACCTTGTGCAATTGCTTCACGTGCCTGACGTTCATTTTCTTGTTTGAATCGTTGCATGGCTTGACTATCATTTATTTGTCCACGATCCAGTGCTTGCCAAATTGGCAAATCAAATGTGAGATATTTTTTTTGTACTGCTTGAGCATAACTAACTTCATTGCCACGACCTTGCCAATCAGGTTTATGCCCCCAAACAACAGATACAGATTGACCATTTGGGAAGTTGATACGCATACGCTCTCCATAAAATACATATGTACTACCTTGCCATGTAAAAGCAAGATCGCCATTAACTGTTTTACCCATAGACCAGCCATGCTTTTTTAACAGTGAATCAACTGCGGCTTGATTATCATTCTCAATAATAAACTCTGTTGCTCTCATTACTCACGTTCTCTTTTTAATGTTGAACGGATAAACCATGCTTTCTTACCGTATAGGTCTTGCAGTTCAGCCATGTAGTTAGCAATACCCTGTTGACGTTCATTTGTTGCTTCATCAAACATAGCAACAACAAGTTGACCTAATGTTTCACAATCTTGTAGTAACTCAATAAACATGAGTTCAGCTCTTGGAACTTTAGTTTGGTCTTGAATGATACTTAATTCAGCATAACGTGTTAGACTGCCAGGAGTATAGTGACCTAATATTCTGATATATTCAGCTACAGGATCAATAGTAGCATTTACATCTTCATACAATGTATTAAAGAATTCGTGATATTGTGGGAAGTTACTTCCCTCCACATTCCAATGAAAGTTTTGTGATTTGATAGCAAAGCTTTGTGTACTAGCTAATAGTACTTTTAAATTATCTGATAACATGATTACTCGTTAGTCTTTCTTTTTTGTATTAACATTGATGGCTTTACCACTACGGTCAGGATTAGGATCTTCTCTACGTTTACGTTGAGCGGCACTTGCACGACCCTTCTTACCTAGACTATGTGCTTTACTTTGTGGCAAGCATTTTGGTTTACCTTCTCCTGGTTCTCTAGCACATGGACCTTTAATCTTTCCTTTAGTATCCATGCGAACCCACTTTTCTTTATTAAACCAATCATGCAAACTTTCATCTGCCCTTTCAATACCTTCTAGTATAGAACTTTCATTCTTCTTCCCACCGTTACCCCAGTTACTTGCGCCTTTGTTGCGACACTTAACTAATGCACCACTGGCATAAGCACTTGGCCATACTTTATAACGACTCTTTACTTTGTAGTAGCAAGCATCTTTCTTTTCGTTCATTAATTCTTCACTAACCATTTCGCCACCACAGTGTGGGCAACTTTCACTGTGTTGGTCTTCATTTGTTTTATTTTTAGCACAACTACCCGGAAAGCCTGCTTTAGTACCAGCAACTCTATGATAGCCGGACCAGCATTTCAATTCATCTAGTTGATCTTTTGAATGGTCACCGTGTGTTTCACACATACCGCAGTCTTCACAGACCATTTCCATTTCAATGCTTTCATTGTGCTTCTTCTTACCTGCACAATGAGCCTTTTGACTAAAGCCTTTAGGATGACTACAGTTAATACTGCTCTTATATTTTTGACTCCAGCCTTCATCCATCTCTTGTTCATTAACGTAAATTGCGGCAGTTGTTTTATTTAAACTTTGTGGATCTTTTACGCCGGCTGCTACTTTAATTGCTTTAACTTTTTGTCTATAGTCATCAGCATATTCGGCTAATCTGTAGCCTAACATTTTACCAATTTCTTCAGGTGTAGCTGGTTTATCTTGCGGAGTATTTGCACCAAAAGTTGTGTCTAGTATCTTAGGCCATGCCATCCAGACCATATTTGATAACTCTTTATATGCTTTGCTTCTTAATTCTTTAATTTGAGCTTCAGCCTCATCTTCAGAAATACTAGGTGCGGGTGCAGGAATAGTTCCTTTGAATGCTTGAGCATTACCGGCACCGCCTAATCCTGCGGCAGCTAATGCGCCGGCGCCTGCTGCCTTACCCATGTTACCTAAAAACCCTCTACGGTTCATATCAGCTTCTTTCAAACCTGATTTTTTACGTATATACAATCTATCCTGTAATATTGAAATAGCATTGTCTAACTTTTTATTCAATGATTGATAGTTATCTTTTGCACCATACTTAACGTGCATACTAGTATCAGTATCATTCTGCATTGCAGGAGTTAACAAACCTTTACGTTCTAATCTATCAACTAACTTATCTAATAGTTCTTGCTTTTGTATAGCATTATCTAATTGTGCTAATCTAGCTTTTAATACAGAATGTTTTTCACCAGGTTGTGCAACTGGTGTTGGTTGAAATTCTCTACGTAAACCTTGTTGTGCTTTTTGTACTGTGTTCTTTTCAAAATCTTGTCTCCAAGCTTCTATTTCAGCTTCACGCTGTTTCTCTATAGCTAATTTAGCTTGAATCAACGCATCCAATGATGTAGATTTTAATTGATCACCTAAGTTTTCATCAATTGATGCATAACGCTTATCATCTAAATCATCGTGGTAACTTCTTTGTGGTGGTTTTTTTAGCTCTATTGGTTTCTTAGATGAACCTCTATAACCACGTTCCCATGCCGCTGCACCTGCTGCCGCACTTTTACCATTTTTAACAAAGTGATTAATGACTTCTTGTTTACTGTTAAATCTAGGTGATTCTATACCTTCATTTGTTGCCATTTCGCCATCATTACTATGACCATAATATTTGGCTACTTTTTGTAAATCAGCAGAATTTCTATCGTTAAGATAATCAGTTACTAAATCATGTATCTGATATCTTTGTTCTTGCGGGGCTGGTAATTCTATTTCACCTTCACTTGCATCAGCAATATGTGCGGCGCCGGGACTGTCTAAGAACCATATCTCATCATCCTCATCCCATTCTAATCCCCATTTGTCTATTGTTGCAGTTAATACATAGTTGTTAGTAGTACCTACTACAAATTTGTTACCGCCTATATAACGTGAGCTATTTGGTTGACCGTAATCTTTTGGTCCTTTAGGGCCGCCAGTTTGTACAAATTCATTTATACCTTGACTGATACCAGATTTCTTTGTATCATTAGCAAATTGTTTTTTAGTTGCACGAACAATACCACTGAAACGTTTATCACCACGCTTGTAATCGCCCTCTTTATCAGCTTTTCCTGCATCGGCAGCGGCCGCTGTTTTATATTGTGCTAGTTTCTCATTAGAGATTTCATCTAGTTGTGATTCAGGCATTAATCCGTGCTTTGTAATACGAGCATCTAATTCATCACGCTCTTTGGAATATTTTTGTATAAGTTCTTTATTACCTACTTGAATTGCTTGTCTAAGTTTTTCCTGAATGGCATCTGCTAAATCATAGTATTGATCCATTTTCATTCTAGTGGTATTATCTTCTTTTATTGTTTTACCTTGACCTAATTGTTGTAAATCACTTGTTAATACATCTTGTGTAACACTACCCATACCTTTTGAAATCGTAATGCGAGAATGTTTACGATCCTTACTCATAGCAACTACTTTTGATGGTTGTCCAAAATACTTAACAGTATCACCTATCTGTATGTTCTTCATAGATACATTACCAACATTAACCGGTTTATCACCTGCAAAGTTACCTTGATCTCCCCATGGGTCATCTAAACTTTCATTTGTACCAGTAGCTAATCTATCATGGTCACTATCACGTTGGGCTTTTTCTGCCGCTGCCTTCATAGCACGACCTTTAGCAAAATCTTTTTCTTGTCTTATTAAACCATATGGATCATACTCATCATCATCTGTTTGTGTATGTCTACCACGTTTAGGATATGATGGTGCATCTGCCCCGTATTCTCTTGCTGGATCATTATGTCCGTAAAAAGGATTGGATTCGTTTATTATACCTTTTAGAATATTGCTCATATCACGCTTTCTTATTCTTGTTATCTAACATGCCACGCTTATTAGCTGTTGCCCAAGCAATGTTCTCCGCTTCTTTTTTACTGTGACCTAATTTCTTTTCACTTTGTGCTACATGCTTAACCATACGGTCTACTTTAGCACCTTCATCTATTGGTGCATGAACTGGACATTGGTCTTGACCATGTGTTCTACACACACATTTCAAATTAGGTTTGCCTTCTGCTACGCCCTGTTGACCATACGTATCAAGAATTTGTCTAACATAAAAATTATAAAAACCACGACGGCTATTGTATTCTCTATCTCCAAGTACAGTCTTTAGTGCTTTTACAGCATCAGTTACTTCTGGGCCACGCATTATTTTTAATGAGTCAGTAACTAGTGTATCACCTCTTTGTGAGCCTTCTGATACACCTTGAACTTGTTTACCTTCTAAGTATTCACGTATAGTGTTTAGATAATCATTGGCTTTAATAATCTTTTCTTGTACCCAACCATCAAGACCTTCTTCTTCACTAAGGTCTTTAATCATTGAATAAACTTGTTGAGCATTCTTTGCGGCACTGAATAGATCACTACGTGCCATCTCAACTTCGTGGTCTATACGACTTTGACCATGTGGCACAAATCCATTTTTACGACTACGTCCTTGTCCCGGAACGACAATAACATCATCTTCTTGTAGTTCTGCTTCACTTATTTCAGCACTTTCATTAATGCTGTTAGCATATGGAGCACTAGTCTTTTTACCCTTGAATAGTGTGCCTACTTTCTTGCCACCATATATGCTAGGATTTCCCCTAGATTGTGTGCCACCTAATGGTGAATTTACAGTAGCTATTGCACCTGCTGTTGTAGTTTCAGTGATTTGTTTGATTTTCATAAGGATTTCCGTACTAATAGTGTATTTATCAAAATACCATAATATGGAAACTTATTAGATTTTGCCTGAGGGCTTTGCTGTTGGTGGGATACCTGCTCTACTAGTATTCCAATAGAATGCTTTTGCGTTCTTTTTGATACTGTCAGGCTTAACATCTACTGTTAATGCTGTACTAAAACGAGGGTCATTCTTCTGTTTTTTGCTTGGGATATAGCCCGAAGCTTCACCTACATACATTTCATCTACATTAGCGTACATATTGTCTAAACTTAAATGTTTGCTATGTAATTTGTCTCTCAAGTCATATAGTTTTGTAATATAGCCCCTGCTACGTAATGCTTTATATGCTAAATTTTCAGGGCTAAACTCACCACCTTTATCTAATCCAGCTTGACGATATTGTTTAATCTTTTTTAATACTTTATTGACTTTACTTATTTTATCAGATTGTAATACTGTATCAATAATGTCTAATAGTTTTATATATTTTGCTTTAGTAGCTGTTTGGTCAAAGTTAGCTCTACGTTTTGCAGGCATACGCAACCATTTATTATCTTTAACACTATACTCACCTAAGCTAGTGACAGGTTCTGCCGCATCTTGTATGTATAATTCTACCGGAATTCCATTGATAGTAATATCATGTGAATCATTGTATAAATCTTTTTTAGCCTTAAAGAATTCATGGTAAATGTCATCGTCAGGTAAATCCTTCATATTGACTAAGATATGTAAATCTAAATCACTATGGTCTGTATAACTATAGGCTGCATTACTTCCGGATATAGTAATATCACGTACATCCAAATCATGTATACCCATCTCTTGTAAGAAATCTTGTGCTATGTGTTTTAGTTGTAGTTCAACTTCAGGTTGAAGATGTTGTCCACGGAATAACTTTGGATTGAGGTTATCGTGAAATGTCACAGCATCTGACATTTTGAATGAATGTAATTCTTTTAAGTCCATAGAGTATTTATCTAAAAACTATAAAGCCCCTTTCGGGGCTTTATTATGCGGCAGTAATTTTCTTTATTTCGTTACCATCTTTATCGATGAACTTCATTCCGAACTTTTCTTGCTGTTCTTGTAGGAACATAGGACCAACTGTTTTCATTAGATGTTCCTGATTTTCCATACAGAATACATAAGATCCTGAGTGACGTAATAGAATACGTTTGTCAACCCAAATCTTACCACCTAAATCACGCCAGTTCTCACAGAATGTCCAATCTTCACTATAATAACGATTCTGACGGACCGCTGTATCAAAGTAGGTTTTTAAGTGTTGGTCAAACTTAGGATCTAATCCAATGTCGTTTTTATATTGCTTAACAGCAGGATGCGATTTGAGTTTTTCAAACACATGTTTCTTCATCAATAAGAAACCTGTACCTGCTTTAGATACTTCTTGGAATCCATCTGGTCCTTCTTCTGCACCTTCAAATCCATTAACAACCCATTTAATTGGCATTGTTTTCATTGGATATAATCCTGCACAAACATCTACGTTACGGTTCAATAGAACTAATAGATGCCATGGTTCCCAACCAATGTCAGCATCAACAAAGAATAAATGTGTTGCGTCTGGCATATCTAGGAACTTAGCAGTCAATGTATTTCGTGCTCGGCTAATAAGTGATTCATTAACCATTGTTTCTAATGTCCAATCAATACCAAGTTGACGAGCTGTATTAGCCCACTTGATAAATGACATGAATGTTGATTCTGTTAACATACCACCATAGCAGGGCATAGCGATATGTACTTTAGTAGTTTTTAAAAAGTCTACATTAACTTGAACTTGTCCGGGACTCGGTGCTTGTTCTTTTGCAGCCTGTTCAGCGATTTCCTGTATTTTTTCTACGGGAACTGTTTTTTCTGACATGTCTACTTTAGGTGCTTTAGTAGCTTTAGTAGTTGTTTTTGTTGCGGCTTTTGCAGGTTTGTCTGCTGCCTTGTCGATTGTTTTCTTTGTTGCCATTTGATCCTCTTGTTAAGATACTATTATTTACATCAAAACAAGGGGGTCAAATTATTTTTCCTCTAGATAATCCACACTTTCGGTAACCTTAACTGGATCTTCTTCTGCGTTTCTAAACTCAAAACGACTTTGTTGTAGATTGTACTTTTTAATAGCTAATTCTAAATATCTATCAATTAAATTGTACGGTACTTTACGATTAACTAACAGAGGTGTTCTTCTTGGACCATCTAAGTAATATACATCTACATATTGTGGATGAAATACTTTAGCTGTTTTTTCTGCTTCTGCCAAACCTTGCTTTACTGTTTTATAAGCACTCTGTAGCACAAACATATATTCTTTATCTGTTATATCCGGTAGTATACCTTCAACTGCTGTATTGAAAAAGTCATCACCTGCTATCATATTCATAGCATGTATCATACCCAATTCATCAACATTTTTTTGTTTTGCTACTTGTATAGCAATTTCCAATAGTTTTCTTATTCTACGATTTCTATCATTCTCGCCACCACCATCACCCCTGTCGCTACTCGGCGGGACAAATTCATTTAATGATCCTTCTGACAATTCATTACCCATACCCATATCTAACATCTTAACAACATTAGCGGCTAGTTTAGGATTCTTTTGTGTTGCAGGATATAAACTCATAACCATTGCTGTCTTACGCTTATCATTCAATGTAGGCCATGCATTACGTATCTCTGTGGCACTAGTGATACCAGGACCAAATTCTACTGTGGGTAAATAAGCCATGTAAGCATGTTTGCCAAATGGTTGTACATTTTCGCCTGTGTATGGTTGAAAGTATGCCGGACTACCGTCTTTCTTTGTACCACCTGGTTTAGGACTTTCATTACGATCCTTTTCACTACGAACAAAGATTACCACGTCTTGTTCTGGATTAAACTTATCAGTGATTTCTCTAGGTTGAAATGGACTTTTAACTTGTATAAAATGTCCAGGACTAACTCCTGCTACCTTAGCTAGTTTTTCTTTAATAGCAAAGGGGAAAGGTCTGGTCTTTGTATCATTGGTAGCGGCTACATATACATCAGCACCGGGAAATGCTTTAAGTGCGGCTTGGTACAACGATGCATGACCAGCATGAAAAGGATGAAAGCCTCCTGGCATTATAACAACTGTACTCATATCAGTATGATAATTTAACAAAATTAACTACACCACCATTAAAGTCTACAACCTTTGCTCTCATATATACAAAATTACCATCTATATTTGTATAGACAGAAGCATTACTAGCAATTTGTGGTGCAGAGTTAGCTGCCGCATTTGCATTAGCTTCTAATTCATATACTTTGAACCAATCAGTGCTACTTGGTGTTGTGGCTAAACTAGCTTCAATTGTGATATTACCTGTACAGTTTGTTACATTGATATTAACAGTTTGCAGTGAACGTGGTGTTATGATATATGATGCACCGGGTTGGCTATCACCAGTTACAGTATAGGGTGAATTATTGCCTGGATTAATATAGGTAGTTTGCGGCAATAGAATAAGAGTAGTTGTTTGGCTCATTATGCTTTTACAACCTCAACAACTACACTATCACCAATTAATTCTTGGGCAACTTGCTCTAAAGCCGCTTGGATATCAGGACTAGTGATACTAGTGCCGGAATCATTATCTTTTACTATCTTACTAAAAGTGATTACGATTGATTCTGTTACAATCTTTGCCATGGTAAATCCTCTATTTTATTAGAGTATTTATCATTTTAAATAGCTTCTGGGCGTTTTTCTAATTTGTAACGTTTTCCAAGAAATTCCCCGTGCATTAGTGCTAGATAGCTTAATAGGGTTTCGTCATCATAATCAATAAAGTGATTACTATTGGTATAACGATAGCGCCAACTCCATGAAGGAGCAGTATTATTGTATCCTTGTAACCAGTATTTTAATGACGGGCTAGGATGTAAGTCTTTGGAACGTTTCAATAAATCATCTAATTGCGTAACAAATGATTCTTGGATCATTTTAGATTTCAAATAAACCCTATACTTATGTTTAGGGTCATTAACAAATGCTTTTATTCCTACAAAATTATTTGTTTGAGCTTCTGTATAATCATAAAAGATACCATTTTTAATACTTTCACTAGTCTTTAATAAGGCTAAATCATTGCTAAAGATTGCTATTCTATTACTCTCAATACGAACTAATCCGGTATTGTTTTCTTTAATCATATTACGAAAATCTATAAACTTCCCAAGAGCCTCTAGATTTTCTGTAACTACCGGTCTATCTGCATCTTTTATCTTTTTCCAACCAGTTAAGATATTATATCGTTTCATCAACCCATCAAAGTTTTTTTCATACATAGCATATCTAACACCCTCTATAGAGAATCTTACACGATACTTGTATTTGCCATAGTAATCACTATCCCGATAATCGTAAAAATCAATACCCGGAGTATCAGTTGCTAATTTCAATAATCCCATCGGATCCTACTTTCGCTATTGATTTCTGTACTACATTGAACTCAATTTTATCATCTACTAATACACAAGTTACTGTAGCATTTTTAATACGTTCAAACAATACTTTCTTACTGAGAGGTACACGAATCAATTCATCAATCTTCCGAGCTAATGGACGAGCACCCATCTTCTTATCATAACCCTGTTCAGCCAAATAATCAATTACTGGCTCAGTTAAATTCAAACTGACATTATACTTGTCAAGTAATGATTTCTTTAGTTCTTCTGTAAACTTAATTACAATCTTCTTAATAGCCAATGTATCTAGTTTACCAAACTTACAAATCAAATCAACACGATTTCTAAATTCTGGTTTGAAGAACTCTTTAATTGCTTTATCATCCTCACCTGTCTTTTCTTGGCTACCGAATCCGATATTGTTTTTCTCACTATCACTACTACCCAAGTTACTAGTCATAATGATGATAGTATTTTTACAGTTAACTTCTTTACCATTACTACCAGTGATACGACCTTCATCTAACATCTGTAAGAAGATATTAAAGATATCCGGATGAGCTTTCTCTACTTCATCAAAGAGTAAGATACTATGTGGGTTCTTGCTCAAATCATTGATTAATCGTCCACCACCTACTTGACTATCACCAAAGCCAACATAGCCAGGAGGAGGACCAATCAAACTTGATACAGAATGTTTCTCACTATATTCTGACATATCATACTTAAGTAATGTCATGTCAAGGTTTTTACTTAGTAGTTTAGCTAATTCTGTTTTACCTGTACCAGTTGGGCCTAAGAAGATAAAGCTTGCTGTAGGTTTGTTCTCATTACCAATACCAGCAAATGACACATATACACGTTCTAATACTTGTTCAACTGTTTCATCTTGTCCATACAGTTTACCTTTAATGTTAACTTCAAGGCTACTAATACGGTCGTAGTTATCATCGTTTAGTTTATCAGCAGGTACACCAGTGAATCGTTCAACTTGTTCGTGTATTAGTTCTTTGGTAATTAATGCACCTTTGTTCATTGCAACACGTTGTTTAGCACAAGCCGCATCTAGCAAATCAATAGATTTGTCAGGGTTTTTACGGTCATGAATGTAACGTGCTGAACTATCAACTGCGGCAGTTATTGCTTCCTCAGTGATTTCTACTTCATGGAAATCATTCAACCGTGAGCTTAAACCTTTGAGGATACGAATTGTACTATCATGTGATGGTTCATCAATAGATACACGATAGAATCTACGCATCAATGCACGATCCTTCTCAAAACTTTCGTAGTATTCTTCCCAAGTTGTACTAGCAATAACTTTAAGTGTACCTTTAGTGATAGCTGGTTTAATCATATTAGCAAAGTCAATACTTCCACTAGTAGATGAACCACTACCTTTCATGGTATGTGCTTCATCAATGAATAGTACTGATTTCTTTTTTGTGTTTAATGCATCCAGTACCTGTTTAACTTTTTCTTCAAAGTCACCACGATATTTACTTCCGGCAAGCAATGCACCTACTTCAAGTGAGTATAGTTCATGTCCGTGTAAGAATTCCGGTACTGTTTTATCAACTAGCATTTGTGCTAGACCTTCAGCGATAGCAGTTTTACCTACACCCGGATCACCTACCATCAATACATTTGATTTGAAACGTTTAGCAAGAACATTAATCATATCATCAAGTTCTGTACTACGACCAATCAACGGTTCAAGTTTACCTTGTCGTGCAAGATCGGTTAAGTTAGTAGTATATTCTTCAAGGATTTCATCAGCTTGACTTTCTGATAGTTTAGCAGTGAACTCTTGACCCTTATATGTTTTTTGCCAATGTGCCACGAAATCATTTTTATTGATACCGTATTTTAATAAGAAATAATGTGCATGACTATTGCCCTCACTAGCGATAGAGAGATATAAGTCAATAGTAGTTACTTGTCTACGACCAGTAAACAATACTTGTGTTACAGAACGATTCATTACACGTTCCAAGCTATTTGTTTTGCGTGGTTGAACTTCTGTATCTGGATCTACTTTAGCTACAATAGCGTGTAAGCTATCAATATATGAAGTAACCTCTTGAATCATATTTGGGGTATCGCACCCAAAACTATCCAAACATTTTTTAAATGGTGTATGTGTTATAAGAGATAACAGTAAATGTTCAATTGTACAATATTGATGTTTACGTTGTTTAGACAACTCAATAGCCTGTTCAATGATGGCTTCAATTTCGGGTGAATTATTCACATCCAGTTCCTTTTAAAATAATATTTACTGTGTTTTAGATTGCAAAATGCTATCAGTTATACGACTGTCTATATTATCAGGTATAAAGGGTTTTAGCAAGATGATTTGGTCGCCATATGCATTAGTACCTTGTATAGGCATTCCATGTCCGGCTAATTTTAAATGCATAAATGGTTGTGTTTTTGATGGGACAGTTACCTCTAGTGATTTCCCATTAATGGTAGTAAATTGAAATGTAGATCCTACAATCAAATCCAATACAGATATAGAATGATTAGTATGTAAGTCATTCATTCTTCTTTCATATTTTAAATGATTATGTACCCTATATTCTACTATTAAGTCATGTGAATCAACTACCTTTTCATAACGTACTTGTCCACCATCAGGTATACCTTTTGGAATATTTACCCTTACCATATGTAATCCAGATGGTGTTTGTAGTTTTAATAGTTCTTCACCGCCATTATAAACTTGTTCTAAACTAATCCAATAGGTAGTCCTATATGTGTTTTGTTGTTGCGGGTGTTGTTGTCTAAACATTTGTCCAAACAGATCATCCATATTGAAACCATTCATATTGAAATGAAATCCACCACCCGGGAATCCTTGAAACGGATTACCTTGTGGCATTGGGTTATCATATTGTTGACGTTGTTGTGGGTCTGAAAGAATGCGATATGCTTCTTCAATCTTTTGAAATGTAGAAGTATCGCCGCCCTTATCAGGATGATGTTTACCTGCTAATTTTCTATATGCTTTTTTTATGTCGTCGGCATTAGCATTTTTACCAACGCCTAATGTTGAGTAATGGTCTGTCATAATATCAAGTATAACACAGTTAGTGTGTTAAGTCAATATTTATTATGATTTGCCTTCAATTTTTTCTTTTGTTCGGCAGTTTTCAAAGTGCCATCTACCCATAGTATTTTTTCCACCAACTTTGTGGCAGTGAGGGCATTCAACTTGTTCTTTTGGTACTCCTTTAAATCGTAATGATGTTTGTTGTCGCAACTCATCCGTATGTTTTTTACCATAAAAAGGGTTAGTATTGCCTGGTCTACTTAGTTGTTTTCTGACCTCCGGCCTTTTAGCTGGATTGGACTCACCGTATTGCCAGTAGTTTTTTCTGCCTTTTAATTTAGTAGATACTTTTAACGCAATCTCCGGATCTCTCATAGGATTATTATTTCCTAATTTTTTAGGAGTATTTTTAGAAATTAACATACGAACCTCAGGTCGTTTTGCAGGGTTATCCAATCCATATAATGGAGCAATAGAAATATTATCTGTTCTATTAATCCATTTTTCAGAATGTACTACTTTAATTCTCTGTAGTACTCGCTGTTCCCATCGTCTAGCAGAAATAGAATTATTAAATATTTTTCGTACTTCAATAATTGAAGGCTCTCCGTACAATTGTACAATGGTGCTAACATGCCTGCTTGAAGTTTTGTAACTAACCCACAAATCACCCGGGTGACATTTTTTAGCATAGCGGACTCCGTAATACCATCTATTAATTTTTGGCCAACCTAATAGATATGTATAAGGTATCATTGTTTTCCTTCTAATTTTTCTTTTGTTCTTCCATAAGCTGCAACTCCTAATACAGCACCCATAGCAATATGATAAAGTCCGGCACCTTGTAATGTTAACGGTTGCCATTGATTAGTGACTTGACCCTTACTCATTGCTTGTAATAAACTCCATAATACGGGGAATATAACAAAATCACATGTACATGTTATCATATAAACGAATGCCATTAATGGTCGCCATTTTTTATTAATAAAATCTGTGTTATCATTAGCTACTAATACATCTGCCCCGCTTGCGGCATTTGTTGGGGCTGCTCCTGTGAGGACGGGTTGATTACTGTTTGATTGGTTAATGTTTTGTGTGCTACCAAATCCAGACGTTGGCGCTCCAAATCCTGAACCACCACCAAAGCCCGTTGATGTTGACGTACCAAAACCACCGGGTGAGCCGAAGCCTCCTGCTGACGGTGAGCCAAATGTTGAAGACCCGCCAAATGATATGTTGACTGCATTACTATCTCCAAATGAACTGCCTTGCGGAAATTGCTGTATTGTAGGATCAGCCGCTAACATTTCGTGATGGTCATCATCTAATGTCATTGGTTGCTCAAATCCTGTTTTCTTAGGTAATATCGTTGCCATTATAAACCTGCCATTGCTTTAAATGCTTTAATATCAGCATCTTGTTTGTCAGCATGAATTACTTTGACTTCTAGTCCAGCACGTTCACGCATTTCATTAATTTCTTCTTCTTCAACTTCTTCTACCTCACGATAATCATGTGGGCTAATAGTTATTACTTGTTTCAATATATCTTCTTCAGGAGCATGTTCTTCTTCATCAACAACTATTGTCCAATCTTTAACTGGTATTGCTGTTAATGTTTCTAAATCATCTAGTAATTCTATGATACGTTTAGGTACGCTACTCCTACGATTCATTTCAACGAACACTAAGTATTGTCCGGGCTTTACTTCACCTTCACTTACTTGAGCATCTAATACAAAGTCATAACCACGTTCAAACCAATCAACTAAATCATTACCGGCTGCTTCACTTTTAATAGTAAAAGCTAGTGTTACAATTTCACTATCACTTCCCATATGTGCGGCATATTCATCTACAGTAACTGTAGGGATCATTTGACCTTCTAGGTCATGATAGTCTAAACCTTCATTTAATATAGTTTTATTAGTCATATTACATTGCCGGTAATGGAGGAGGCATTCCCATGCCAGGTGCTGCTGTACCAGTTTGATCCATCATATCGTCTTGTTGATCGTCCTCTTCACCGGTATCTTCTTTATCTAAATCGTCATCATAAGCATCATCTAACTCATTCAAGTCAATATTCTGACCTGCTAAATCAACTGATCCTTCACGTATATCATCCATCAATTCTTTAGGCATTTCAATGTAAACTAGCCATACTTCACGCATAGCAGTCTTTGGATATCTTGTACCGGGAATATAATCATCTGGATTTTCAACCGCTACAGGTACTTTAATCTTAGTTTTTTTGAACTTGATTTTGCAACCAACGCCGGCCAAACGTTTAGCACCACGTGGATCAGGCATTAATTTATATGGGTACATGAATATACATGCTACTGTATAGCGTCTAACGTCAGGACCTTGAACTAATTCGCCCAATTCCCAATTTTTAAATGCATATAAGTCGGCTTCATCTAGGACTCGCTCGTAGTCTAGTAGAACAGCCATTGATCCGTCGCTGGTAAATATACCTTTTACGGTGTCAATTATGCTTACATAATCAACGTTGTCAAAAAATTCGTCTGCGGTTTTCATATATATATTTATCTTTTGTAGTTTGAATACATCAAATAACGATATTTGATACCGTAGCCTAATATTTATCATTAATAGCTACACAATAAGTATGCTACTATGTCTCTATGTATTGACCTTAAATAAACTTGAGTGTTATGAGAACTCACGCTCTACAAAGGAGAATTAACTTGAGCAAAAGAAAAACTAGCGCATTACGTACACAAGACACACGGTTTTCACACAATAAAAAACAAGATAATCAAACTTTTTATACACATGAATCAAAAACGATAGATTTCTCACAAGCACAGAGGGAAATGCGGGTCAATAAAAAGCCCGTTCAACTTATCCCCAAGTCAGTTAACCAAGAAAATTACATCCTCGCACTACTGGACGAAGAGACAGATATTGTCGTAGTCACAGGTCCTGCGGGTACTGGTAAAACTTACTTAGCTATGCTTGCTGCCATAAAAGCTATGCGTAATGGTGAATGTGATAGAATTATATTATCTAGGCCAGCAGTAGGTGTTGATGATGAAAAACACGGTTTCTTACCGGGAGATATCAATCAAAAGATGGAACCATGGACTAGGCCGTTATTAGACGTTCTGCGTGAATACTACACCACAAAGGAAATAGCCCACATGCTAGAAGAACAGATAGTGGAAATTGCACCTCTAGCATTCTGTCGAGGAAGAAATTTCAAACATAGTTGGGTAGTATTAGACGAGGCACAAAACGCAACCCCGGGTCAACTCAAAATGATTATGACCAGAATCGGCGTCGGTAGTAAGATTGTAATTACTGGCGATATTGAACAAGCCGATCGTAAAACAGCCGACAACGGGCTATTAGATTTACAAAATAGGTTGAGGAAGGGGGTGATTCCGGGATTGCAATTATGTAAGTTTGAACTGAAAGATGTTCAACGACATAAAATAATTGAACATGTGCTTAACTTATATAGTTAACAAAATGGGGCTTAGGCCCCATTTGTTTTTTCAGTAATAGTTGCTTCTTTTTCAAGTTGTGCAATAAGATTAGGATAAATTCGTACATAATAATCATGCATCCTATCCCACTCACGTTCTAATGACTTACCTTCAATTACACATTTATCTACTTTTTTCTTAGCATAATCTAATATAACATTGCAGGTCTGTAAGTCGCTTGGCTTAACTTTTTTAGCAACAGTAACTTGTTCATCAATTTGCCCGCCGGGCTTCCTCAGGAATTGGATTAGTAAATAACGCATTTTAATCTTTCTGTATAAATAGTAGTGTAGCCCACGAGAATCTGACCTCTCCGACTACTCTAATGCTCATATCTTGAAAGGAAGCACCAGCATGACTATTTATTATTTAATGATTAAGACGCATAATATTACGGGTCTTAAATATTTGTGTCAAACTAAACAAAAGAATCCTATTAATTACACAGGTTCCGGAGTTGATTGGAAAATACACTTAAAAGAGCACGGCATAGATATTAGGACTAGTATCATTAAAGCATCAACTGATAAACATATCATCAATGAGTTAGGAAGACATCTCAGTAATCTATGGAAAATAACTACTGCCATGAATGATTACGGGGACAGAATATGGGCTAATAAAATACCTGAAACGGGCGGTGGTGCAGGAGTTACTAGTGATATAGCAAAACAAAGATACGTAGATCATCCTGAGTTGATTGAACAATTCAAGAAAACAATGACATTGCCGCAAAGTGTTCAGAGAAGAAAAAAATCTAGGGCTGTTACAGTTTCACAACCTGAATTTAGAGAAAAATTCAAATCAACAATGAAACTTGCCATGAATAGACCAGAAGTCAGATTGAATAATAGCATCAATCAGACGAAAGCTCAAAATAGACCCGACGTAAAACTGAATAAAAGTATTAAACAAAAGGAAGCTCAAAATAGACCCGAAGTTAAGATGCTCAAGAGTAAAAATGGCAAAATAGCACAGAATAGACCAGAGGTTAAAGATTCCAAATCAGGTAAAAATAATTATAGATACGATCCAACAATTCGCACATTTATTCATTCTGACGGAACGATAGAAAAAATGCCAGCTAACGATTTCAGTCTAAAGTACAACTTAGATCGCGGGTGGCTATCCAATGTAATTCTTGGAAATAGAAAAACAATAAAAGGTTGGTCTGTTAAAGTGCAGTAAGTTCACAAAGAGTTGCCGCCAAACTTATTTCAGGGATACCTACCATACTTAAATTAGCTAAACCATTTCTAATAACAATAATACTAGCATCACGCTTTTCATTAGACTTACCCCATAAATCTAAATTCTGATACATCCATGCATATGTATCTTCAATACGTGTAGGATACAATGCAATATATTGTAATAACTGTTGTCTGCCTTCAAGGATTTTACCCGCTTTAAACAAAGTAGTTGCTTCTACTAATAACTCATCTTCACCGCTACTTTGAGTTTGTGCTGATAACAATGTTCCTGTACTACTGTTAACTTGTAATTGATTTAAACATTTACGCAAGTCTGGATACGTAGCACGTACATAATTATCCAAATCATCTAAATCAAATACAATGTTTTCACTCACTAACACAGTTGCCGCTCTCGCAGTGAACTCTGTTTTATCTGTTTTTGTAATGTGAAACTCATGGCATCGTGACTTTAATGCAGGGATAATCCTATGTTGATAGTTACATGTTAGAATAAATCGTGCGGTCATATGATATGCTTCCATATCGTTACGCAATGCCGCTTGCCCAGCTGGTGTCAAATAATCTGCTTCATCTAGTAATACTACTTTGAAGTTACCGAAAGGCATTGTTTGTACAAAGTTAACAATCTTGTTACGTACAACATCTACACTATTCTCACGTGATGCATTGATTTCTAATACATCATATTCACTTACATCAAGTTCATGGATCAATACTTTAGCAAGAGTTGTTTTACCTGTACCCGGATCACCTGATAGTAATAGATGAGGGATAGAGCCATCTTTAACCCAACCATGTACTTGATTCTTTTGTCGTTCATCTACAAACACGTAGTCTGCTACTGTTGATGGCCTGTATGATTCTACCCAAAGTTTCTTATTCATTTTCTTAACATTTCTAGTGTAATTATGTGAGCTATGCCCTGACCCATATCTTGGTCAGATGGGATGATATGTAAATTGTGATTGTGTCTATCTGTCTTGTCGTCATATGCTGAGTATTCTAGGACATATCCACCACTAGCCATATGAATAGTAAAACTCATACCTCTACTATCAAGGCTTGATCCTCTAACAAGAACGCCTCTTCTGGTATGTTGTTTTGATTCTACTAGACAATCATTATCTTGTGGATACAGAAAATCACGTAGTTTTTGTCTAAACCAATTTATCATTAAAATACCTTATCACCCATTGTTTCATCCTCCATCGGTTCATCCGATACTAATAGTATATCACCGGGATCAACTTTACGCAATGTTTGTTTACCCAAAGGTGTCTCAACTGTAATACCCCTTGTCCAACGCCCGTGACTGATAAGAATCCATTTACCAATTTCTAATTGCGGATCATCCTGTTCTGGACCCAAACCATAAATCTTTGCCCAACGTGGACGAATGCCTGAACTTTTTTTATCATCATCTGGTATAATGATACCACCTTTACTGATACGTTCATCAAAATGCATCTCGGATACAATGATATGATCCTTAAAGAATCTCATTGTATCTACTTTAGTAGGGCTAAATGCTGGTTTACTATATTGGTTCATTTCTTTTTAAGTTCCTGTAATTTAATTTGTTCAACTTCTAATTCATCTTCTAACGATTCTTCTAGTTCACGCTCAATTTCATTAAGTTCTGATAAATCAATCGCTGGTTTGGGAGGAGCAGGTGGTGCAGATGTTTTTGGTTTGTTACGTATTAGTTGTGCTGAACGATTACCTACAGTTTTATTGTATGAATCGTTTACTTTAGTTGTTGCAGTTTTTATAATACGACCTTGTGCATCAATTGTGTCTCCACGTGCATTAACTTTCATATTACCCACTGCTCTAGTTTTTTCATTTTTAGCAGTTAGTGCTGCCATGTCAACGATTTTGCCCATTGCTGTTTTGTAATTAGCCATTATGTTCTCCTTATTTTAAAAACTCATCTATAGACAAGTCATAGTACAAGCTATTTATACGGTGTATTCCTATTATAAACAATACAAAACTAGCTACACTACTACCACGACCTACACCCCAAACAACATTATTCTTACGCATTGTGTCAACTAAGTATTTCAAATACTGCAATAGTACAAACATATTACGTTCTTGAAATTTAATTAGTTCATCACCGGCACGTTGCAACTCTGCTTCATTTTTGCATTGATCTAATACCCATTTAGCAATATCAAACTCATAATACTCTTTGGGCATATGCCATTTTGTTTGATTTAATCTATCAAACTCTTCCAAAGAAATAGTTGAAGTGGTGTATTGTTTTAGATTTGGGATATTCTCTAATGAGAGAAACCCATTAAATTCTATGGGACTATCTACTAATGCGTTAGAGATTGTACGTGTTGGGTCTTGTAAGAACAATTCACATAAATCGTTCTGATTGTAAATTAATTGACCATACTTATCTGTTTTCATTTATGTATTATAGCACAACTGTTACTAAAATACAATATGTTTGGATAATTACTTTTCCTGTTCAGTTGTAAAAACAATTTCACAATTAGCTGTGTGTTCTTTTTCTTTCCAAACTAAATTATATTCTGCCCAATCTGTTGTGGGTGTTTTAAACAGTTTGACAATCTTGTCTTTTCTTATTGATTTTTTGATAGGGTCGGATATAGAAGTTCCACTATCTGTCCACCATCCGGGAGACTCTAACGGACCACGTGGACTTTCAATATCACATATGAATTTAACCTCATCACTTATACGTGAACCCAATGTCATATCAGTAATAATCAATCTACCCTCAGTAATGCTATTGAGTTTAGTTAATAATAACAATGTTATAATTTGGTCATAAGGTTCTTCAGGAACAGTACATACCTTAAATCCACATGTGTTATATTTTTCAATAACTTTATGTTCAGTATCCTGAACAAAAATACCATTTTCTAAACAATCACTTAGGAAGTATTTTATTCGTTCCATTGCTACATTTTGTTCTCGGATGGATTGAGTTTCTACTTCCATATACAATGTTATTGTATATAGATTCATTAAAAATTCTTCCTTAAAATAAACGCCCGCTTGAAATGAAAATTCTCGTTCTATACGTGTGGTCAATTTTAGCTTTCTTTTTGAATATTAATTTGTGTCCGATCACCTTGCTTTTTAAGCAGTTCGTCCATTTTGCGGCCGTATTCAGCTTTATAGCTAGCTATAACCATATTTAGTTGATGAATCATAGCACTATTTTGCATACGATATGCAAAGTTAAGTTTTTTGGTCAAGTCTGATATAGAACCTTGAAGTTCTTCTAAGGTTTTATCAGATAGTGATGAAATGAACGGGTGTTCCATTCAAATATTTATTACCAAGAAGTAAGTGCAATTCTTTTCCAAATGTCCGAACCCACATATGCAGTCGCTACACATGTACCGGATGCAGTTGTTAATGTTAATGCTGTACCCGCAACTCCATTTGTCCTAGATTGACTGATAGTGATATTACCACCTGTTCCGATTGCTTTAATGTAATATACTGTATTTGCTGTTATTCCACCAAACGTAGTACCAGTAAACACAACGGGAGCATTATTAGCCAATGAAGTTGTATTATTTAAAGTAATATTACCTGTACTATTAGTAGCTGTTGCTGATTTATCATATGCTGTAGAGTTATAATCATCAGTACACACGTATAGATATGACACTGGGTTAGCATACATTGGAATTGTTGGGCTAGCATTTCCTGCTAAATTAACATTTGCTCCACCTAATGTTGATGATACTGTAAAATATGTATTAGCTGAAACATTACGTACATAATAAGTTGTACCAACAGTAATATTAGCTTCCATAGTAACACCGGTGAATACAATTGGCATATCTGTATACAATTGTACTGTATTGGCAGTATTAAAATAATCTGCGGCATTAGAACTAGTTATTGTTAGTTGATTTACCCCATTACTAGTTGCGATATCACCTACCATATCACCTTGATTACCGGTAGGTATAACGTCACGAGTTTTTATTTGGGACGCTATTCTATTATTATTAAATGGCTCTACTGTAATTGTATTACCGCAATCAAGCGTACTAAATCTATAGTCTAATTGAGTCACCCCATATGGTACAGTAACTGTATTTGTGTTAGCTATATTAGCATAATTTTCTAAAGTAGTTACACCGTCAGTAACTTGACTAGGGAAAGATAATACTGCTAAATTGTTTGAGACAGCGAGTTGAAGTTGTACATTGCTTTGTGTACTAGTAGGTGCCCATCCTGTAAACTGAATAGTTGTGTTACCTGCGATAGTACCATATTGAACATCACCCAATGATACATTTACTGATACAACACCTGATAAAGCATTACCCAAATTATAAGTACTAGCACGAAAACTACGTGTTAATGCATTACTAATAAGAGTATTAGCCATATCGTTATTAACAGTAGAATTAGCTAGTGCAGACTTGACTACAACTTTATTTTGTAGGTCTGTTATTTCTGTGCCAGCTGTATTCAAGTTAGTTCTAATAGATGCAAAGTTATCTCTGAATCCTTGACTATTGTTGTTTATCCCCGGTACAGGGTAATTTACATTGATGCCGTTTGTGTTAATTGTACTCATATTTTTGTTGTTCCGTTATATATTTAGTATTGTGTTTTGTTTGGTAAAATTGTTTGTCTAGGGAACAATACATAGAAATCCTTGCTATCTAATGGATCGGGTACAGGTGTTGCACTCGGTAAGCCTGTCCAAGCAGGTGGATTTAATTTCTTATCATAATTATAAGTTTCGCTCTTATCTACACTAAATCTATCAATTCTAAAGTTAATTTCATTCAATGTATATGGCCAATTAGTATTAATATTATTTTTAATAATATCGGCAAATCCCGGTTTAGTGTAACATATTACCCAAGCTTGAGTATAACCTAATGTACCACCGTTAGCTTGTTGACTTGTCATCCATAATGGTAATAATCTACTATCAAATTCTTGACCTACAACTTGACCCACACGATTACGCATATTAAATAGACTATTTGGATATAGTGTTCTTGCATATCCGGGTGTTAAACTAGTATAGTAATCCTGTCCCAATACATTTTCATAACTTGTAAATGTATCAGTAACACTTGTATACCATGGACCTAATTGTAAATCAATTGGGCGGGGCCAGTATATTTGTTGTTGTATACTTACTCCAGCTGGATTAACTAAGTTATCAATAACTTCGCTATATACTACTTCATATATTATTTCACCTGCATTATTTTTTGCCACAGCAGTTTTTATTTCACCTAATGTTATATTTCTCCAATAGTGATTTTGTGTTACCGCTAGCAAATATTCATCAATCTCACTAGCATATATACCATATGCATGGTCATATATTATACTAGTTGCTTTACCAAAATATATATCATTAGGTCTATAAACCATTGATTCCGGAATTAATGTTTCACTTGATAATAAAGTGTTTAATATAGTTCTATCATTTATACTAGGTGTTGCCTTAATATATAATGTATCAGTTGGCTGGGTATATTCTTGTAATACTGTTACTGTAAAAGTTTTAGTAGATTGAACTACAGGATATATTAGTGAATAAGCTTGAATGGTAAATGTGAAAACAGTTTGAGCATTTTGTTCTAATAATGTGTCTGTAGGTTGATCCGCTACTCTACCGGTTATTTCTCCGTTATCTAGTAATATTAGATTAGGTGGAAGTGCTCCACTAGTTATTCTATATGATAAACTAGTATCAGCTTCTGCAAGGACATTTAAAGTACTTACTGTACTATTAAATATTGTTCCTAAATTACTTGGTGTTATCCATATTATAGTATCAGTTACCTGATTACTTAAGTTATATCTAAAATTAAAATTAGTTGTACCTATACTAGGATTATTTGTTTTATATACATTTACCGCAAAATTAAAAGTGCTTAAACCAGTTGAATTTAATGTGGGTGTTCCTGTAATCCATCCTGTGTCAGGGTCACCGTCTAAATTAGAAGGTAAATCAACATATTCATATGTTAATGGATTACCATCAAAATCATAACCTATTATTTTAAATGTGAAATATTCACCACTACGTATTGTGCCAATAAAAGCATTAACAGTAGGGTTTACCGGTGGTAAAATATAATACCCATAATATGGATCACTATCTGTAATTATAAATGTTTTTGGTCTAGTATTAAGTATAGTAGGGATGCGTGAATTAGGCGTATATCCCGGTCCACCTTGACTTACTGGAGTATTTTGATTTACTACGGTAATAGTATATGTAGCGGTATCACCTCCTAAATTACTTGATAATCTAAGAACAAATGAATAAGTACGTATTGTAGGTTGACCAACTGATATAGCCGGCAATGTAACAGTCATTGATCCGGTAGCAGATGTTAGTGGGAATACTTCACCATTTTGAGTAGCGGCTATTGTAAATGTTGTAGTGCTATCAATAGTTTTAATGTAGTAAGTCTCACCTTCACTTATACCACCAAATGCAGTAGAGGTAAAAATTACAGGTCTTCCTATAGTGAATTGAATAGTAGTAGTACATGTTATTAAGTTAGTAGTACTATCTGTAATAGTTGCATTAGTTTGTACTTGATTTAAAGTAATATTAACAGTGGGCGGGTTAGCATAACCTCTAATTAAACCCTCAGCATTTATTTCTAAACCCGGTGGTAAAAGACCTTCTTGCAATTCTATTACCACAGCATTAGTATTATCTGGGTTTGAATATGTTATAGGTAACTCAATCCAAACACTATCTAATGTGTTTAAAATACTGCCGGCAGGTGTGGTGAATGCTGGAATGGCTACACCAGAAATAGTCATTGAAAATGTTCTATCACGCAAATTAGAATTATTATCAGTAGCTCTAATTGTAAAAGTACTAGTTGTATCGGCAGTAACTAATGTAGGAGTCCCGCTTATTAATCCACTAGTACTAATAGATATTCCAGGTGGTAGTGTACCACTTAGTAGAGTATATGTTATTGTTGTAGCGGGAAATACAGCCGAAGCTGATAATTGATTTACCATTACAATAGTAGCAGGATATCTACCTATAGAACCAGCGGGTGTGTTCCAAATTGGTTGTGCCATGTTATGCGCCTAAATAGTCTAATGCTATATGATAGTGATGTTGTCTATCTTCTAAACCAATAGTACCACCATTAATACGTTTTGTTAATGTAATAAAATCATCTTTATCACAGAACTGATTTAGTTTGTTATTATCCCAGAACCAACCAGCACTAGCAACAGCACCATTAGGTGTCTCTAAGTATCTAACTGTATCTTCAATACTCATGTCTAGTGCTTCAGCAAAACGTGTATAGTTATCACGACCAGTTAACTGAATCAATCCGCGACCTCTGAATCTAAATCCATCACCACTGTTCTCATCACCGTTTTTCATCCGATTAGCATAAACACGATTAGCAATCATTTCTGGCTTACGTTCATATTGTTTAGCAATATCTTCAGTTGGGAAATATTTTTTAAATGTACCCATTAATCCTTTTGCTGAATAGTTCAAATTTTCAATTACAGCATTAAAGCCACCACTTTCATGTGCTACTTGTGCTAAAAAGCCCGCAACACGTTTTGGATTGTCAAACATTTCGTAGTATTCTGCTACAGTGTTTAGTGGCTCAACAAAACCCTCTAATGTAGAGCGTTTTGTTTTTGGACACATTGCTGTTAATAATTCTATTGTTACCATTTGTTTTCCTTATGCGTATGTTCCACCAACAGTGTACCATTGGGTTGCGGTTGGTGCAATAAATTGTATAGTTGCTCCGGTTGTTTGAGTAAACCCTACATTAATTGCAAGCGTATTAATAGCTGTACTAGCTGCCGGATAAACTAATAAGCTATTAGCACTTGTATTAGTAATAGTTATAACCATGCCAGCAACTGCAGTTGGTAATTGTACACCTGATGCACTAGCTACGGTTGATACAATATTAATTTCTTTAGATAATATAGTTGCTGTACCTTGAGTAGAACCAGCTGAAGATATACCTGTACCTACTGAACGAATATGATAACCCGTTGCAATTATATTAGCGCCCTGAATATTTCCGCTAGATATCATTGATGTTAGGGTGCCAACACTTGTAATATTAGGCTGTGCTGCCGTTGTTACAGTACCGGCCGTTGTAGCAGATGTAGCACTAGGTACTGTTCCTGTTACATTAGCACCAGTAATTGAAGTTAGTCCACTACCATTACCAGTAAACACACCAATCGTAGAAGTAATGTTTACAGCGGATATATTACCATTTACACCTAGTGCAGTTAGTGTTCCTACTGACGTAATATTAGGTTGTGCTCCGGTAGTTACTGTACCTGCAGTTGTTGCACTAGTAGCAACAGTCGCAGAGTTGGCTGTGCCATATAAAGTACCAATAAAATAATTAGCTGTTACTGCATTGCCCAAAGTAGCATTACCACTAGTGATATTACCAGATGCTGTAAATGTATTTGCAGATATTACATTAGCATTAGTAATATTACCACCGGATCCACTACTATTAACATTGGTTGCAGTAATATTTCCGGATGCAGTAATAAAGTTAGCACTAATTAAATTAGCACCAGATATATTACCTGTAGTAATATTACCTGAGACGGTTAAACTAGTTAATGAGCCAACACTTGTAATATTAGGTTGTGCTGCCGTTGTTACTGTAGCAGCCGTAACTGCAGTTGTTGCTGTAGTAGCAGTGCCTGCTGTAGTGGAGTATGTAGCATTAGCTACAGTACCTGTTACATTAGCACCTGGTATAGAAGTTAATCCAGTTGCCGCACCATAATGAGTACCTGTTACATTACCAGTTGTTGTAATATTACCAGATGCAGTTAATGATGTTAATGTACCGGTACTAGTTATGTTTGGTTGAGAAGAATTAGTTACAGTGCCAGCAGTTGTAGCAGCACCACTTAGTGCTCCTACAAATGTAGTTGCCGCTAACGATCCATTAGCAATATTAGCAACATATACTCCATTGGCAACTTTTGCTAAATTACCACTGGTAGCATTAACAAATGTTGGATAATAAGTACCGGTAGTAACTAAAGTAATGTTGGCAAATTCACTTACATTAGCACGGGCAACATACAAGTTAGGAACTAAGGTAGTTGAAGTAACTGTAATTGGAGCAGTACCTGTAGCAATGTTAGAAGTTAAAGTAGAACCTTGAACAGCACCAGATGCATATAAAGCACCCACGTTAGCATTTGCTGTTACTGCTAACGAACCTAAAGTACCAACTGCTGTAATTTGAGTTTGTGAAGCATTTACACTAAATGTTGTACTTGTTAATGTTAAACCAGTACCTGCTGAATATGTTTGTGAACTGCTAAATTGACTAAATGTAATAGCAGTTGTACCAAATATAATAGTGCCTGCTGTAGTAACTACCCATGAAGTACCCCTATTAACACTTCCATTATTAACAAAGAAATAATCGTTTTCACTTAAGTCAGTAGCTCCGGCAGGACCATACGTATCTGCATCTGTGGCACGTACAATAGTTGTAGCATTTGCCCAAGTATAAACACCATTCCAAGCTTGAGTTATTTCGTCTTTAACTAAGATACGTGTACCAACTGTTTGAACGTTTGCTGTATCAATTAAATTAAATGAACCAGTTGTAACTAAGTTAGCACCTACACCACTTGCACCATTATTATAAGTAATTGTACCGCCGGTCGTACTAGCTAATGTTGTTGTAGTGGCTGCTGAAACAGCAGGGTGATATGCTATTCCTGTAGAAACTAATGTGTCAACATAATTCTTTGTTGCGGCATCTTGTGCATTAACTGGATCAGATACAGAAACAACATATTTGCTGTTCATATTTAAATTACCATTAATGGAACTTACACCAGTACCATTAACGGTTAATGTTCCACCTGTTGATAAATTACCTGAATTAATTGTACCAGTAACTGTTAGTGAAGTTAATGTTCCAACACTTGTAATATTTGGTTGAGCATTAGTTGTTACTGTGGCTGCCGTAGTAGTTGAACCTGAGGTTACTGCATATGTTGCATTAGCTACAGTACCTGTTACATTAGCACCTGGTATAGAAGTTAATCCAGTTGCCGCACCATAATGAGTACCTATTATATTAGCACCAGTAACATTACCTGTAACAGTTAATGATGCTAGAGTACCTATACTTGTTATATTGGGTTGAGCGGCAGTAGTTAATGTTCCTGTTAAAAAGTTAGCACTAACTGTATTGCCACCATTTACATTGGCTGCACTTATTGAGCCTGATACAATCAATGATGTTAATGTACCTACAGCATTAATACCCGTTTGTGGCCCTGCAGTTAATGTGGCCGCTATATTGGGAACAGTTAGTGTACTAAGTGCTGAGTTATAAGTAAAATTAGAGTTACTACCATATGAACCAGCATTGTTAAATATGACTTGAGTATTAACACCCGGTACCGGAACTAATGCGGCATTAGTCCAAAGTAAATTACCTGAGCCATCAGTTTGTAGGAAGTAGCCATTTGTTCCGCCAGTAATACGAACATTACTATTGGATCCTAAATTAACATTGGATGCATTAGCAAAATTAACAGTACCGTTACTTGTTAGTCCAGTTAATGTACCTAAACTTGTTATATTAGCCTGAGCGGCTGTAGTTACGTTACCACTAAAGTTACCACTATGATTACCACTAATAATTCCAGTAGCATTTAATGTACCTGTAATATTTGCACCAGTTCCTGTTACAACTAAAATATTTGCATTGCCTGCAACAGATGTTAATACATTACCATTAGCAGTAACAATTACGTTACTGTTACCATTAACAATTGCACTACCGGCTGCAATATTAATATTACTTAAACCCCCTCCATCACCAATAAAGTAATTACCCTTAATAGTGCCTGAGTTAGCATATACATTACCTGCTGTTACGTTAGCAGTTACTGCCAATGAACTTAATGTACCAACTGAAGTTATGTTTGGTTGTGTATTAGTTGTTACAGTGCCGGCTGTTGTAGCAGTACCGGCTGTAGCTACACTTAAATTAGCTACTTGAGTTGTGCTTGTTACTGTGAACGGGGCAGTACCTGTTGCAATGTTAGATGTAAATGAGTTTGCAGTCACAGTTCCATTTACTGCTAAACTAGTTAATGTACCAGTACTAGTTATGTTTGGTTGAGCATTAGTTGTAACAGTTCCGGCAGTTGTGGCAGAATTTGCAGTGCCTGCAGTTGCAACATTTAAGTTTGCAACTTGAGTAGTAGAGTTTACAACAAAAGGTGCTGTACCTGTAGCCAATGTTGTTATATATTGACCTGTAATATTAGATGTAGTACCTGTATGATTTGTAGCACTAATATTACCTGTATTAACATTACCTGTTACAGTTAATGATGTTAATGTACCAACACTTGTAATATTTGGTTGAGCATTTGTTGTTACTGTGGCTGCAGTATTTGCACTACCAGAAGATACTGCATATGTTGCATTAGCTACTGTGCCGGATACATTAGCCCCGGCTACACTGTTAGCTGTTGTAGCAAATGCCACTGCACCCGATACATTAGAACCAGATACACTATTAGCTGTTGTTGCATATGTTACTGCACCTAATACATTAGCACCTTGAATATTACTTAGATTATTACCAGATCCTATAAAGAAATTAGCAATTGCTGCATTACCTAAATTAGCATTAGCTGATGTTAAATTACCTGTAATTGAAACAAGATTTGTTAACTTATTAAAAGTAAATCCTGCTGTAGCGTTTGCATTACCAGCATCATTAAACAACACTTGTGTGTTAGACCCATTAACTGTAATATTACCAGAAATATTACCTTGAAAATTACCTACAAAGGTAGTTGCTATAAATGCACCGTTAGCTAAATTAGCACTAAATAAGGTATTTGACGCAATAGTATAATTACCATTTGCAGTTGAAGATATAAAGGCAGGGTAATATGTTCCAGTTGTTTGTACATTGTTTAATACTGCACTTGAATTGGTTGCACTAGGAACAGTGCCGGATACATTAGAACCGGCTACTGCATTTGCTGTTGTTGCATATGTTGCTAAACCTGCGGTTGCTACATTTAAATTAGCAACTTGCGTAGTAGAAGTAACAGTTAATGGAGCAGTACCTGTTGCAACAGTTGATATAAATCTGTTGCCAGTAACATTTTGAGTGGCAGTTAAATATCCGGCAATATTAACACCGGTACCGGTTGCAACAATAATATTTGCATTACCAGTAACACTGGTTGTTACATTACCATTAAGACCTACTACAATATTACTATTTCCATTAATAAGATTACTACCCGAGGCAAAACCTAAATTGGTCAATAAACTACCATCACCAATAAAGTAATTAGCAGTAGCCGAATTGCCTAAATTACTATTACCAGCACCAGTTACTGATAAATTACTTAGTGTACCAATAGTAGTAATATTTGGTTGTGAAGATGCGGCTGTTGTTAATGTACCAATTAGTGATGTAGCTACTACTATTCCTGAATTAGCATATATATTCCCTGCGGTTATATTAGCAGTTACTGCTAAACTACCTAATGTACCAACAGTTGTAATGTTTGATTGTGCTGATGCGGCAGCAGTTAATGTGCCCGTAAGATTGGCTAATCCACCTCCCACTGCCGCAAAATTATTTGAAAATACATTAGCTGGATTAATATCTACCACTAATGTTTGAGCAGAACCGGTAATAGTTGCTGACGTTCCACCATTACCACCTTGTCCAATACTTAATGAGCTTGTAGAAACCTGAACACATGCAATATTTGCAGTAACAATAACATTTCCAGTAGGGCTATTAACCTGTATACCAGCCCCAGGAGATCTATTAATTGATATTACTTGTCCAGCAACAGTAGTACTGAATAACTCATCAAAATTATTCTGTACTTTTTGAAATGCTGTTCTTATTGCATCTGCATCCGGATCATCCGGAAATGTACCAAAGTCTATGTTTTGTTGCGCCATATCTATATCACCTTATTTAGTATTTATCGTTTTCCTATAAACACTATAGCCGAAAAAATACCCGACTAAAGCCGGGTACTTTTGACTAGTATTAATTACTTAATACCACTTAATTTACGCCAATCTGTTAACAAATCAGTAGATTCTCTCATTGGATTGCCTAAACGATTTACTTGTGTAGAGACAACTGGAATTGTTGTTTGACCAGTAGATTTTTGCTTGTTTAAACCACCAGAAATAACTTTAGTCATAAAGTCAATATCAGACTCAAATGTATCATCTGCACCATTGGCTAACGATTCTTCTAATTCTTCATCGCTTTCATTTTGTGCGGCATCTACTGTAGCTAGTGCTTGGTCTTCTGAAGCTTCTGCATTTTCATCGGCAGTAGTTTCAGCTTGTCCATCATCTTGCGCCGCATCTTCTGCTACTTCATACTCACGTTGATCCATTGTCTCATTCTCATCAACAGCTTCTTCGCTATCACAATCACAAGGTGATGCGCCACATGTTCCGCATGCTTCTTCATGACCGTGATCTTCATGTCCACCTTCTTCTTCATAATCGCCGGATGCTTGTGCAGGGCCTTGACCAGTCATTTTACGGATTAATGATAACATGTCATCATGGTCATCAACTACTTCAATCTCAGCTTGAGGACCTTCACCACCATCAACTGTCATCGGAGCTGTTGCTTGAGCATGTCCAGCATCATCACCACCAAACAAGCCTAAACCTGATTGTTTAATGATACTTAATAATTGGTCAGCTTCACCGTCTTGTGCAGAAACACTTACTGAATCAGGAGTACCTTGTTGACCTTTACTGATAGAAACTGTCATTCCCTCAGTAACATCTTTACCTTCTAAGATAGCATTCAACTCTTTATCCCATGCTTCAAAAGCAAATGGGCTTTCTACTACTTCTTTATCTTTAAAAGTTTGACCAAATGCTTTGAATGTATCGCCCGGAGTCTTAATTGCTTGTTGCTTCATGTAACTAGTTTTATCCATCTCGTACATGTCATCTTCCATAGTAGGCGTATGAGCACCGTAACTAGCCATATCAGCTACTTCATTATTTGCTTCACCAACATAACCTTGAATTGGCATTTGACCATAGCACTCATCCAGACCTTCTTTGAAGCCTTCATGGTAATGTCTTGCTTCTTCCATATCATCATAACGGCAGTTATAACTTTCTTTAGCCAAAGCATGTGCCTTACCTATATGGCGAGCTGCTTTTAGTTTATGTTCCATACCTTCTTTTACTTTCTTTTTGTCTGTTGCGGCTTTTTTCATTGGTTCTTTCTTGTTGCCGTCTTTGTCTAGGTCTAAAAAGTCTGGCTTAGCCGCTTCTTTAACTGTTTTTTTCTTCTCATCATACTCAATGTCTTTGGTAACTTTTTTGCCAGCTTTTTCAGCTTTATTGTCATCTTTACCTTTATGTTTCATATCGTATTCTAAGTCTTTAGTAACTTTCTTACCTGCTTTTTCAGCTTTGTCATCAGCTTTAGCACGTGCTTCACTGATTGGACTCATCAAACTATCGTTTGGTGGTTGATCGGCTTCACGAATTTTCTTCAATTGTGCACCGGCAATACGTTTTGCTGCCTCTACACCATACTTAGGTGTTAACTTCTTAACTAATGCATCAAAGCCAGTAGTAGCATTGTTGTGTTTACCGATATCTTCTTCGTGCATCTGATCAGGCATTAGTGTCATTTCACCTTTGCCAATAGATTGTTTAATCTGTTGTGCTAGTTGTGGATTGTCAACTGTACCTAATGTTTTATTGCCTTGAGCAATAACTTGTGTTTGTTTTTGTGGCTGACCGGCAACTTGTTGCTGTCCTGGAGGTGTCATTTGACCAGGTTGTTTAGGCATTTGACTTGCTGGTTTGATTTGAATCTGTTCAGCTTCGTTTAATGCTTTGTCTAATGAATCAAAATATTCTTTTAGACCTTTCTTCTTTGTTTTAGGTTCTTCACCAGGATCAGTACCATCATCTACTTTATTAGAAGCATGGCTTTGTGATTTACCTTTAACTACTGTAGTTTTCTTTTTATCATGTTTAGGTAACTTAACATCTTTGCCAGACTTAACACCAAACGCACTGAAGTCATACTTTTTAGTTTCACCAGAATCATCAGCATCTTTCTTAGGACGACCTTTACCTTTTTTGACAGCAGTGGCTTTAACTTTATTGCCTTCGTCATCTTCATCATCTTTACGACCGTAACCACCTGGCTCAGCAGTATGCTTTAATCCAGTTTTAGTTTTTTCTTTTGCTTCGTTCAACTGGTCTAGTTGTGATAATAAACTTTTAAAATCCATTTTATATTCCTTTTATTTTGATACGCTAGCGCCAGTTGCTGGCTTTGGTGGGCGTTTAATTGTACTCATTGGACTCTTATCGCCCATTTTTTCGTCATCCAAATATGGCTTGAACGGATCAAACGCATTAGGAGTCTTTTGTCCTGCATAAGGGATATCAATAGTTGAACCCTTCATTTGGTCTTTGATGCTTGATAGATAACTATCACCATATGCTTTATTTGCTTCTTTAGCACCAGGTTGCTCACCCATTTCTTCATGTGTAAGTAGTGGGCTATCTTTCATTTCATTAGCGTAGCCTTCAGCTTCACTATTAATGCTATCATCATATTGACTGCTGATAACACGAACCATGTTAACATTGTAACCTAGTAACTGTGCAATTTGCTGAATCATTGGTTCAGTAGCTGGGTATCTAAAGTCTGCTTTAATAATAGTTACAGATTGATTATTCAAATTAGGAAATCCGTATGGATCTTTCTGTATAGGTGTTTTAGTTGGCTCGCTGATTCTGATCGGGTCAAACTTGTTTAGATTGTATTTAAACATATCTATAAAGTTTTTATCCACATCACCAGCAATCTTTATAGTATAGTTGTAACTTTTAAGACTTTCGGTTATGTATTGTTTTAGACTACGCATAGGTATCCTTTTTCTTATATATATTTATCTATTTATGATTTTTATTTGCATTTCGTAAAATGCTTGAGAGTTATTGACTGCCTGAAGTTGCCGCTAAATATCTTCCGGCAGCTGCTAATGGACCCCTAGCTGTAGCGGTAGCAGTATCAGTTGCATATGTAATACGGTTTACTGTAGATAATGCACCACCTAAATATCCTCCTCCGTTCCATCCATAATTAGCATCGGTCATTGCCGCTCCGGATTGTATTACTGTAATTGGTAATGGACCGCGTACACTAGCAGTAACAAGATCATTTGCATATGTAATGCGTTGTATTGTACTAGATGGATTATTTGTAGCATCATATCCGCCTATTATCCAACCGTTAGTTGTATTACCGGTTCCCGATGTAAAGTATGTTCCGGTGTTTAATGGACCACGTGCTGATGCAGTATTTGTATCAGTTGCGTATGTAATTCGATCTATTACAGTGGTCATTGGAAAACCTTGATAACCTCCTCCAAACCATCCATAAGTAGTACCATCTGATGATGCGGCTAACCCCCTTCTTGTTAAACTTAATGGTCCACGTACACTTGCAGTTGCTGTATCTGTTGCAAATGTAATTCTATCTACAGTTGATACCGCTGGGTAGGCCTGACCACCAGCAAACCAACCGGCTGTTGTAGTACCAGTCGCCCCATATTGACTTCTAGCTAAACTTAGCGGCCCGCGAATGCTTGCAGTAGCCGTGTCAGTTGCATATGTGATACGTTGTACCGTTGTTGAACTGGTTGTAGAGCCAAACCATCCGTCAGTAAAATTACCAGTGCCGGCTGCTGACAATGTGTTTTGACTTAGTACTCCTCGTAAACTTGCAGTAGCAGTATCAGTTGCAAAAGTTATACGTTGAATAGAACTCATAGCACTAGAACCAAAACCGCCTGCTGCCCAGCCTGCAGTGTTTGTTGACGGCGGTGCCAATGTAGCTGTAAACCCACCACCGGTAAATGTAAATGCTCCACTAAATGTTACTGACATATTTTTATTCCCATATCATTATTTATCTGACGGTTCTTTACTGGCCAACATCTTAAGCAACTCGTTGCGGTCTAAAGCTTTACCCTCACCAACTGGCGTGTTCTCTATCTCTTCGGCTTTTCCAGCCAACTTCTGGTCTAACTGTGCTTTCTTAAGCTGTAAATCAATCATCTTTAACTTCTTATTCAATTTAGCAGTCTTTGCTGTAATAGCATGACCTAACATGTTACTAGCAACACTAAAAATCTCACTACTAAATCTACTATCAACTTGCATACCCAAATCACTTAAATCTTTAAAACTATCTACAGCCATCTGCGCTAATTCATCTAACTCATTATCACTAGCATCTAATCCACGTACTTGTGGCAATGCATTATCAATCTTCTCTAACGCACTTAATGCATCAGTGGTTATATCACGTGCATTTTCTGGTATAGGAATATGCAAGCTGTCAATCTCATCTTGCGGTAGCTCAAATAATTCGTTTAATTTTTTCGTCATATGTTATTTATTCGGTCTCTGTTATCCAAAATGTATTTTACCCTATCCCATGAGATTTGAAGTTTAATAGATATCTGTCTAATATTTGTACCACTATCAGCTAATTCAAACACTTGAGGGAATAAGTGTTTGTTCTTGTCAATATATGTTGTAACCATCTGTTCTCTTTTTTCATCAGACCAGGTAGATCCTTTTCTATTTTCTGCAGCCTTCAAGCAATTATTAAGTCTATTTTCTAGTGCCTTTTCAGACCAAACTTTGTATTCTGTTTGGTATATTTTAATTTTTTCTTTAGTGGACTCTTTACGTTTTATACCAGTACGTTGCTCGGTAAATAATTTTTTAGTATGTTCATAATGTTTAAATCCAGATACTCCTTCTCCACCATCGGTTCTATTTTGTAGTATACCGGTATTATTATTCTTTCTACCATACCATTTAATCATCCTTCGTTCTATTGCAAATGCACCTATTTCTGTTAAACCGGATTCTAATATAATAATCCTAGACGTGTCTTTTGGAGTTTTAAATCGTTCAGTATTTGCGTGACCCCACGCTCTATATCCGTGTCCTTTACCGATGTAATACGGTGTGTTATCTTTCCGTAGATAGGCATATACATAAAACCCCGCAGGATATAATTTTTTATAATAAATAGTCATGCTGACATTCCCTTACAATGTTAGAGTAGTTGGGGTTCCGACGCCCGCGAACTACACTTTTATTTATCTTTTGTTCTTTGGATTACCATTGTGGAAGATATCATCTTCCGTCAACACTCTAAAGGTATATCCATGATGCTTACAATAGGCCATTGCAGCTTGCCATTTAGCATGGTTGATTGCTACTACCATTCTATCTTTAGCATTAGCAACTTTACTTTCTATAAGACTTTGTTTCTTGGGTTTAATCTCAACTATCTCAGCAATATTTTTACCATACTTGTTTTGATAAACTACAAAGAAGTCTGGGATATATGTTTTTGGTTGTCCAGTAAACGGATTACGATAAGGTACACTTATTGCTTCACTAGCCCAATACAATACGTTTTTGTTAGTATCACAAAAATTCATAAATGTTAGTTCCCATCCACTACGATATCTAGGGGTATGTTTACCTACATATTTTTGACTATTCTTTGGGGTAAATAAACCTTGAGCAAACTTTGCCATGATTATTGCACGATATTACGTGCTACGGGTTGATTAGATTGTGGTACTGTGCTTACACCATACAAACTTGTTTTAGATTTAAAACTGTTTAGATAGTATGATATAACTTGATTCATTTGTAGTTTAGTACCAGTACCTTGAATTTGTGCTAATAAATCTAGTACAGGGATACCTGTTTCTTGTGATATTCTGAATAGAAATGCGGTAAAATTTCCTGCGATAACTTTAGTATCGCATACAGATTTAAAATAGCCATTGACAATATCAAATTCATTACCGTTTACTGTCATATTAAATGAGTAGAAATCGTCAAATATTTTAACTGTTAAGTCAGTTGCTGTTCGGTCGTCTATAATTCTTGCCATAAGTTATGCTCCTGTACTATTTATATCAGGGGGAACTACAGCTCTACCATTAGCTTGTTGATACTGATTTGGTGTAGAACCAAATATAGGTAAATTAAATAATACATTTCTACCAGTATTGTTTAATGGATTCATAATAGCATTAGTAATACCAGCAGTTACTTCACTTCTAATAGCTTGTTTTAGATTTATATTTTTAAGAGTATTATATGTAGCACCGGCTTTTTGTATAGCACCTAGTATATTTGTATTTTCACCAGATAAGTCATCAATTACACCATTGACACCGTCTACTAAACCGCCTTGACCCAATATACTAGCTTGACTACCCGGTCTAGTAATAGGACTGGCAACTCTATCATAGTGTTCGCTTAATCCAAATCCGGCAACAATATTACTAGGTTCCTTACCACTAATAGCACCCTGAAAATACTTAACAGTTTCATAGTCCAATGTCATTGTATTTTCCATAGTACCATTACCTTCTGCATAATTGTATGTATCATGTGCAAATCTATTAATTATAGGATTAATTAATGTATAAGCCGCATAGTTATGTTGATTAAAACCAAATATTGTGATATTTTTAAAAAATGGAATTTTTGTTTGACCATTACTAGCTTGAATGCTATTTGCAGGAGTATCAGGTGTTTCTCCTATATAGCCCCAATTTGTATCACCAGTAATAGATTGTGAATAAATGTTTCTTAAATTGTAATTTGCATTATTAGGACTATTAGTACTACCATTACCTGTTTGTTGTGCTTGACGACCAGAAACAGAAGCTACAGGAATACTAGCATCTTTATAATAATATGTATAGTAGTTATACCACATATTACGTATTAGATTTCCATTATCGTCATGGAAGTTAATATCTATTGGATCGTATTTAATTTTTGTTTGCACGATACGTTTACGATTATATTGATTCATCGTATGTGTATCAAAACTATAGCTTGGTAACTTAACAGATTTAACAGCTAGACCAAAATTTGCACCTTGTGGTAATCCTACTGCATATGCACTTTGATTGATTTCAAAATACACATGGAATAGGAACTTAAATTTAGGTGCATATTGATATGCATTAGGTCTGAATGTCTTACTAGCATGAGTATAATCACGAAGGTAGTCGTTGCCAAAGAATCCATTGGCAGCGTCTGTTACTAAGTTTTGAAAGAAACCAGCCATTTAATATATTAAAATATATTAAGCTTGACCGGCACCAATACCCGTTGTTGATGTACCACCTAAAGCACGACCAACACTTGTGCCAACACCAGAACTCAACGGTGATTGAACCGCATTGTCAAAGCGAATTGATAATTGTATTGTTACAACTTCATTAGAGCTATAAGCCAAATTATTGTAATTTGCTGCCTGCAAGAAACAACCATATACTTCCCAAGTTTCTAGTACGACCGGAGTAGCAGTACCGTTACCACCGTCTAAGATTTCAATATTTGTTTGAAATTTATAGTCTTGACCAGTTGCGGCTGAAGCTTGTTCAACAAAGTCCATTTGCTTCTGTAATTGTTGACCAACTAATGCTGAAACACTACCTGAAGCATCATCTCTAACATTAACAGTTAGTGGTTGCCATTCGTGTCTGCCTGCCAAATACATAGTAGAGTTATAAACTGGGATATTAATTTCACCAAAACTAACTGATGGGCGTGTTACATCAATAACTTGCTTTGTTAATTCATTAGTAGCGTTATTAGTACCAAAGTTTAGAAAATTAACTCTAAAACGATATTGTAGTTTGGGCATTAGCAAGCCCTGATTTCCGCCTGCGTTGTCTGACGCTACGGTCATGTTAAACAATGATTGTGAGGCTATTGCCATGTTTTTCTCCTGTTATTAATATTTATCTATTTAAATAGATACCCCTCTCGGGGTATCATATTTTATTATTGTCCACCAAGCTCGCCTGTGTTCAATATACGAACTGGGATATAGATGAATTCAGCTGCCTTAACAGGCTCTACTGCAACGTCAATCCACAATTCATTTCTATCAATTCTTGCTGGCGTGTTGTTACTTTCGTCACACACTACAAGATAATCATATAGACCGCGTTTAGCAACTAAATCAACCATCAATGTTTGTACAACACCTGCAATTTGATTACGTGTTAGTGCATCGTTAGGTTCAAATACAAACGGTCTTGCCGCTAATGTTAATTGTCTACGTATATACGCAACTAAACGAGCAACGTTAGTTCTGTCTAATGCACTTGAACTATTAAAACTAGTTTTGTTACCATAATTCAATAAACCAACACCAGTAAAGAATACTAATGGATTAATGAAATTTATATACAATACATCACGTATACCTAAACGTGTTTTGATAGATTGCCACTCACCTGTTGTAGCGTCAACATAACCAATGCTTAATGCATTGTCAATTGTACCACGACGAGTACCTGCTGCCGCTAACCAAGGATAACTAATAGTATCATTACGCAAGAATGTACGCAACATCATATATGATGGGGGTACTGCAACTTGATTACCTTGTAAGTCAGTTGCTAATCCACTTGGATAGAATAGACCCATGTATGTATCACGGTTAACTAAACCTTCTTCACCTGTACTTGATGCACCTGCTTCGTTATTAGCCCATGCTTGAATTGCAGTAGCACTATCCGGTAAACGCATTGGTGTATCACCTAAGATATAACCAGTTTGACCGCGGTCATTATTCAATGTAATCATACCGGGCTGTAGTTCTGGATAGTTAGGTGTTGCAATCAAGTTGAAGAAATTATCTTCATCACGTATTGCTGTGTTAGTAGCAATTGCCGCATTCAATGATTGAACAACCATTGCACGTTGTGCCTTACGACCCATATATGGTGCACCGTTTGTTTGATTACCACTAACTGTTACCCAAGTACTAGTATATGTAGGTAATGTGTCATCTGGGAAACTTGTACTGTTGAAGTAATCAACCATATACTGTTTTACATTATAACCATTACGGCGTGTGTTGAACAACAACATACCAGATGGATATAGTGTTGGATCCGGAGCATCTAAATCAAGATTGTTACTAGTTAACAAACTAACGATTGTTGGGATAGGATCATCAACTGGACTAATAGTATTTTGATTACTTGACCAACGTGCATCAGCAAATACTACACCAGTGCTACTTGTTTGGTCTGTGTTATCAATCAATACCCATTGATCGGTACCACTAACACTTTGCCAACGATTAATTACTGGATAATTTTCTAAATCACTAGTATCGATCCATAAATCACCGTATACTAATGCGGTAGTACCGTCACTTTGTGTTGTTGGTGCAGTTGCACTAATTAATGGTCCATTAGGATCAGTTTCATTAGTTCCACTTGGAAGAGGGAAACCACTACTGTCATAATCTCTATTGCCATAACCATACCAAGCACCAGAGAAGTTAATCATAATATCAACCTGGTCAACTACTGAGTAGTACCAATTTGTATCATTAGCAGGAGCAACTGCAGGTTGTCCTTCATTAGAAATATATGTAAATTCAACCCAGTTACTTAACTGTGTTCTATACTTAGCAGTGGGTAAACCTAAACTATATGTAATTGCAGTAGCTACACCACCTGATACGGCTGTCACTTCAACAATCAAATCATTAGTTATTGATGTTCCACCTAAATCAGCACCGTCAATTGTAATTAAATCACCAACTGTATAACCACTACCGCCAGCATTTACACCTGCACCATTTATAATGTAAGCACCACTGGATACAATAATGTTAAAAGTAGCATTAGCACCTGGGCTAGATGTACCAGATACACCTGTAAATACGCTTGTTACAAAAGGACCAAATTTTACACCAGATGTTGTACCAATTACAAATCCAGCTGTTTCAATTAATCCATTAGATACACCTGTTGATAGATATGAGGAATTTACAGTATCATCTAATATAATTGTACCACCCTCAGTGTGTGATAATTGTATAGCACCGTCACTTGTTACACTTGCCGTTGTGTAGGGGATATTGGCCGCTGCCCAAGCAGTTACAAAATTTGTAGCGGTAGTGTTATCTGCTAATGTAAAGGGATATGCAGAACTCAATGTGCTACTTCCAGGAACACTTACATATACATTCATATAGTATCTACCAGAATTAAATTCAGGATCAGTAACATCACCTGTTACAATAGTTGCACCTGTAGCAATTCTTTCCCAAATATAAATTGGGACAGCAGATCCCGTACCATTAAAGCCATACTGTGCATATACAGTATTTGCCGGAATAGCTTGTCCGCCAGTTGCATCTATACCTGCTGATGCAGCCCAATCACTTTCATATAATGAAACATTTTTATTTAACCAAGTTTGAGTTACTCCATTAAACTCTGCCATTATAGGATCTAATCCAGTGCCAGCAGAACCTACTTTAATCCAAACACTGCCTGTTGGACGAGGAGCTGATTGACTTGAAGTCCATAATGGCATTTGAGCACTTGTTCCATATTGTGATAAAGGTTGATAATATGTAGATTGTACACTTACATTTATACCCATAGTTGCTAATGGAGTACCAGTTCCTTCTGCTAAAACCAATCTTCCGTTTGAACTACCGGCTGACAATACTTGGCTAGAAAAAATACATAACTTACCACTACGTACTGATGCTGATAGATATGGCCAATCTAAAGCATTAATAACTCCGGCCACACCTGCTACCGTATTATTCGGTGATGCTGGAACTGAAATTGTTGCTGTAACACCTGCCAACCCAGATAGATTTATAGTAAATGTATTTCCTGCAACTAATGTAGGATTAGAAACTGATCCCTGTACTGTAGGAATATCTCTTTGCCAAGCAGGTGTACCTACTGCGACCCATGTATTAGATGTGGTTTTATAATAATATGTTTTATATGTTGATGCAGGTGTTTCATTAATCTGTATTGCATTTATAGCATAATCACCAATGTTACCTATACTACTTAATGGAACCCCTGCTGATAAATCACTAGCCATTGTTATAACAATAGGATTTTGTAAAGTGAATTGGCCAGTTGTTTGATTAAACTCATATATACCCCATGTGCTTGTTGTAGTATCTAACCACCATGTACCAGCATCTGGATTACCAGTTGGACGACCAGTTTGACCAACTAAACTAGCTAGGTCAATGTCTGCACGTAAAACATAACAACGGTTTGTTACACCTAATGTACTATAGGCTGCTAACAATCCATATTCATTTAACTCATAACCTTGAATTGGTGTACCATTTGCTGTTGTATAAAAGAATGGACTACCATACAAGTTTACCAAATCTCGTTGACTTGTTACTTGGAATAACTTATTTGCGTTAGCGGCCGTTGTTGCGGCTGCTACACCTGTTCCAGATGCATCAGCTTTGTTTTGCGCTGTTGCTAATAGAATAAGTGGGACTGAATTCGTTGGGGCTGGAAGATATTGACTCTGGTCAATGATCGTTACTTCTACGCCTGGAGATGTTAATGCCATTTTATGTTTCCTTTATGTAAAATTTTAAGGTTTACTACCTGTTTGCATACTAATATTTATCAAATACCTTTAAAAAGACATACTTACCGTGCCTTTAAAGGTTCCTAGAGTAAATACACAATGAGACCTATATGCAATACTTGTGGAAAGAATCACTGTGCCGTTAACTATAAACGGCTAGGAGTAACACACTATAGAAGCATGTGCGATGAGTGTGGACGAAAGAAAAATAAACTTAAACCCAGAACTCCTAAATGGAAAAGTAAAGGTTATAAGAAAAAAACCGCATGTGATTTATGCGGCTTTAAGGGTTTATTTACTAGTCAAATCACCGTCTTTCATATTGACGGTAATTTAGAAAACACTGATTTGGTTAACTTGCGTAGTATATGTCTTAACTGTGTAGAAGTAGTTAAAAAGAAAGAAGTTAATTGGAAACGAGGGGACTTACAGGTTGACCACTGAGTTAACTTGTTTATGTAACTCATCAATTGATCCATTGTTATCAATATAATAGTCATACAACAATCCTACACTACTATACTCACTAGCGTGTACGGCATAGTTACCTAACTCTACCATAGCTTTTAATCTTTGTTCACTACCTTCAGGCTCATTATTATAGTCTACTGCGGCACTATACCATATAGGACGTTCACCCCTGCTTACACGCATTGTGATACCACCTACACTTTTGATAGAATTAACTTCATTAGCAAAACGGCAATCGGTAATAACAATGTTTTCATCTGTTTGGCGTAGCTTATTTTCTACACTAGCTACCCAAATATCTTTATGAAACCCATTACGACATACTTCTGTACCCCAGTATTGTAATACCCATCTTGGAGTAATATCCATTCCTAATCGTTCACTCCACCATTCATCACGTTGTTCACGCCAAGCTCTACTGGTTTTAGTAGAACCTTCTAAGTATTCTCTATTCCAACCAAATACTGCGGCTACTGCGTCTTTTAAACTTGCCGCAAAACTAACACGTTTGAACCCGTGAAATGTAGTAAGATAGTTTGCAATAGTGTCCTTGCCCGAACCGATTTGGCCAGTGATTCCTATTATCATATGGTAACTCCTGTAATACATTTATTATACTACAGGAGAGTTGTAAAGTAAAGTGTTTAGGTTAACCTTGCACCCATGTCAAGGGTTGTGATCCATCTACATACCGTTTTAGTTCTTCAATGAGTTCTTGCTGTAGTTGTTTAGATTCTGCTTTCATTGCCGCACCATTTAAACTTGTGCCGCCACCCGGACCTGCAATACTAGCAAACTTCTCACGTGCTTCACCAATAATACCTTTTAATACAGCAAATACCCAATCACCAATCCAAACACCAGTGCTTGGATCTTGTAATAATACTTCTTGTGTTCTTTGTACATCTGCCCAAATTAATATACGTTCACCGGATCCTTTTGGATCACGAACAATACGTAATACTTTGGTTACTGGATCAAATGTATAAACAACATATCCACCAAACATACGTGCGGCTAATTCAACATAACCAGCATAAAAGTCATATGTTGCCATACCACCAGCATAGTTATAGTTTAGCAAATATGTGTTTAGAATAGCTGAACTGAATGGGTCAAAACTACTACTTGAAGGGCCTGTTTCTAGTCCAACTGTTCTACGATATAAACATCTGACGTTAATGAATTCTTGTGGTAGTGTATATGTATCAACATTCTTTTCTATTGTGAAAAGAGTATAAGATTCTGCCGTAGCATTTTGCGCTCGTTGACGATAGACTTTGATAGCATAGTTGTATGCTGCCTCATAGTGTTGAGGATCTAATTCCAAATCAATGATACCATCTCCTAGACGATATCTAACGTTTTGGAATAATGCTTGTTTTAGTTCATCTAGTGTTAGACCAGATGGAGTAGATAGTATATTTGCAGTAGCTGATATTGTCATAGTTGTTTACCTGTATGTTGTATTTAATGTAAAAATTCTTATGGTGTGCCACCGGTTGCTCCCAGCTGTGTAGCTTGAACAGTCATAGGTCCACGTGTTGTTGCAGTAGCAGTATCAGTTGCATAAATTATCCGCTGTGTTGTGGCTTGATTAGATCCGTATACCCATCCATAACTAGTATCACCGGTACCACATATATACGGTGCAGGATTGGCCAACGGGCCTCTAATGCTAGCGGTTGCTGTATCCGTTGCATATGTTATTCTTTCAACCATGCTAGAATTGTAATTTCCTCCAAAAAACCAGCCATACGTAGAATTATCAGTAGTTGCGGCAAGGGCATATCTTACACCACTAAGTGGACCACGTGTACTTGCGGTAGCAGTATCTGTTGCATAGGTGATACGAGAGACTTTAGATTGGGATACACCACCGGCAAACCAGCCGGATGTACTAAGCCCGGTTGCGGCATTCCACTGCACAGCAAAACTTAATGGGCCACGTGTGGTTGCATTAGCAGTATCTGTTGCGTATGTAGTTCTGTCTACGGTTGATATGGTTCCGGGACCAATTGGGTAATTATATCCGCCACCCCACCAGCCATATGTAGCACCATCTGTGGAGGCGGCCAACTGTCTTACTCCACCGGATAATGATCCTCTAAGGCTGGCTGTTGCAGTATCAGTTGAAAAAGTAACTCTTTGAACCGCAGAGATAATAGAAGATTGAAAGCTTGATTGCTGTCCTCCTCCCCACCATCCATATGTTAAAGTGCCTGCGGCTGTTAGCTGTCTTGCTATAAGGGATAATGGGCCCCGTATTGAGCTAGAGGCAGTATCTGTTGCAAAAGTTATACGCTGTACGGTGGATATAGAACCATATCCGCCACCCCACCAACCTGCAGTAGCGGTGGACGGAGGTGCCGGAGGTGCTACTATACCCACTCCACCACTAAATGAAATTCCACCTGTTATCGTTATTGACATAATTGTTACCCTTAAATACGTATATTGTATTTATCGGGCAACAATTATTACTTACAAATCGCCTTCTTTACGATTCTCACTATAATATGCATCAAAACTACCAATATCTTTCATTTTACAATTATTTCCGTGCCATCTTACGTAATTACCTTTAGAAATAATTTTATCGCAATATTCACACGTAATCTGATACTCAGGTTTACACATTGGATTGTTACTACCGGTCTTTAATGCATTTAATTTTGAAAGTTTTGGATTTTTCTTTCCGCGCATTGCACTTACTTTTCCAAACATTGGATTTTTATTACCAACATTAGCAGAATTTCTAGCACTAAGTTGCGGATTCTTTTTTCCATACATGGGATGTTTATCACCAGCCCTGAGTGAGTTTCTTTCTCCTACTGTAGTATTTTTTCTTCCGTAACAAGGATGATTCTCACCTCTATCCGAACCACCTGTTTCAGGTATCTTGTTTGCCCACTCATTACTTTTAACAATATTCCACAGTGTACTGTAGTATCTCCCCCAAATACTCAATTCTTCTTTAGAGTGACATTCCCTAATAATTTCAGTATCAATGAATTTACCAAACTCTTTTAAATGAGATTTCCATTCTAATCCTGAACCCAAATATTTGTAGGGATCTTTAGTTGTTTTGCCGAGATATTTAATCCCAGTAACTTGGTGGGTCTTTTTGTATAGATAAATAATCATGCTGATTGCTCCTTCAAAGCATTAGAGTAACTGGGAAGTCTAATTCCGCGAGTTACACTATTATTTATCTTAAATATCACCATCCTTACGATGTTCTGAGTGGTAAGCATCAAATGACCCGCCGGGATATCTAGACTCAAGTTTTTTAATATTTTCTTGAATCACATGATTTGGATCTACATTGAGGGCCCTGCAGGCTGTAATCCAGTACCACATAATGTCACCTAATTCCCTAACCATATGGTAGGCATTCTCATCAGTTAATGGTTTACCCTGAAAAAACATCTTTTTGGGCACTTCAATAAACTCACCTGCTTCAGCCGCTAATCCAAGACAAGCGGTTAATAACAATGGTACATTGATATCAGGACCATGTACCCCATCACCAATGTAATTAGCATCTAGCTCATCACACCGGTCCATAAACGTAGTCAAGTCATTGCTTGCTTTGCTTGTTACTGCTTCTACAAAATCTTTGTATTTGTTCAAATCAATATTCATACTAAATCCTTAAACATTTGTTTCCTACCTTCTTCTCCTACTAGCGCATCAAATAGTTCTCGGACACGCTGTAGCATAACACAATTAAACATAAGTAACTCACGCCTATCATCACACATATAAATTTGCTGGTCTATAGGCTTAATTAATTCTTCCATTCGTTCTTGTATATCACTCATTAAAATGCTTTCAAAATAATCATTGCGTCATTAAACCTACCATTAGGTGTTGTACTAACTGCTTTAATATCTTTAAAATACTTACGTGCGGCTGGCTTGCTACCCATAACTTCTTTAATCTGTTCACTAGGTTTACGTAATGTCTTTACTTCACTTTGTGCAGTATCAAATCCTAACAACGTGCTACCTTTAACTGTAAAGGTTTTGCTATAATCATCGGCAATGTAATGATGTAACTTGCGCTTTGCAGTGTCATATACCCATGCTTCACTTGCACCATGAAGCTTAATTGGGCTAATACTTACTAAATCAAGTTTACTTGCAGTATCTTTAAATGTTTTAAGATACTTAAGTTTTGCTACTTGTTTCTCCACTGGTACTGCCTTACGTGCCCTAGGAGCTTTTGCGGCTTTCTTAACACTAATGTAACTGTTCAAGTCACTAATAACTAACTCAATAAACTTTACAACGTTTTTCAGTTGTGTTTTAGTCAAGTGTGAATATCCCTGTACTAGTTGTGCATCAGTACCTTTTAATACTTCTTCAATTTCATTTAGTTTCTTTTTCCATACATCGGTTAACAAACTGATATGTTGTGGCATTACATTCTTTTTAGCGACTTCATCCATTGGTCGTAATGTATGTTTTGTACTAGCACCTGATGTAATATATTCATCAAACAATCCTTCAAGTTCACCGCCGGCTTCACGTGCTTTATCTTTAAGAATGTCCTGAATATTGGGACGTGCAGTAACTGGTGCACCGGTCACTGTTGCTTCAATAACTTCAGGCTTGTTTACTGTTTCCAATAAACGTTTGATTTCATTTTGCAATGTATCTGATTCGGTTTCAGATAGTTCTAGTCCACGCAATTCCATACGTGCTAACCAGGCTAGAGTATTGATACATTCTTTCTCATCAATCTTACGCATGATTTTAGCCTCTTGTGGGCGTTCACGTAGGTCTAAGTATTGTGCTAAGAATTCTTTAGCATCTTTTTTACCATAGAATCTTCCATACCAGGTGAAACTACGCATAAGTGCTACTCGGCGTCTATCTGGATCGGGTTGTACGGCAAACATAGGTTCAGGGCCTAAGTATTCAGTGTCCGGGTCTCTGGGGTTAAGTGTCTTAACCTGTGAATAATCACTAGCTTTAATGATTTTCTTTGCGGGTTTACGTGTTGCCATTAAGTTCTCCTAAATTTATAGCGCATTTATGTATTATAGCAGATGTTCCATTTGTTGTCAACCTTAAAATTAACCCATTTTCTAATTCTATTTACTGAACCGACTATAAACGATAAATAATAGATATGCCTAGACTCTCACTATATCACCCCACGAAATCAAATGATTATCGTTTCTTTGATAGGACAATATCAGAGATGTTTACTGTTGGTGCCACTGATTTATATATCCATAAATATTTGGGTCCTACAGATCAGGGTGCAAGTATTGATTATACACAACCACAATATGATATATTAGATCCTACTAATATACAGGATTTATTATTTTTAGAGAATAGAGATAGGACATATGATCCTAATATTTATAGATTACGTGGACATTATAATGTACAGAATTTAGATTTTGATTTAAGTCAATTTGGTTTATTCTTAAATAACGACATTATCTTTATTACTATTCATTATAATGATATGATTGATTTAATTGGTCGTAAGTTAATGGTAGGTGATGTATTAGAATTACCTCATCTATTAGATTATAATCCATTAAAAGAAACCATACCAGTAGCTTTAAAAAGATTCTATCAGATTACTGATGGTAATTTTGCTAGTGAAGGATTTAGTCCCACATGGTATCCGCATTTATGGCGTATTAAGTGTGAACCATTAGTTGATAGTGAAGAATTTAGTCAGATATTAGCCGAGCCAATTGATCAGGATAATTATCTTGGATTATGGGATGCTACTAGAACATATCCAGCTGGTTATACTATTACATTTGGTGATAAGAATTATATATCTACACAAGAAGTACCAATTGGTATTAGTCCTCCAAATACAGTATTTTGGGAACTTGATCCTAATCAAAATCTTAAAGATATTCTTGCTACATATAATAAAAATCTACAAATCAATAATGCTATTATTGAAGAGGCTGATAGATTAGTACCTAAATCAGGGTATGATAGAAGTAATTTATATATTGTACCTACATATGGTGAGTTTGAAACTAATACAGAATTATCAGGTAAATATAATCAACCTGCTCCACCAATAAATGTTCTTGCTAATAATGGTGGTGCACCTGTTGTTGCAACCGGAGTAGTATCAATAGTACGTAGTGCAAATTACAAAAACGCAAGTCCTATACTACGTATACCTAAAGCAACAATACAAAGTATTTGGGATATGTCAGCAGACATGACATTTGATCCATTACAAGTTGCAAGACAAATCAATTTAGAAACTGCTACAATTGCACCAACAGTCATTGGTAATGGTTCAGGAGCAGTTGAAGGGGAAGTAGTATTAACTGCATTACCAACAGGACCGATTACAGGACCATATGGTACATCAGATAACACATATGCATTTGCCGATCAGAATCCAGTAGCACCAAACTTTACTGGAACACAACCATATGGTCCAAATACAATGGACTATCGTGCGGATTGCGATCCAAGATTCCAATTCATTGCACGTAGTAGCCCAAGAAGTTTTGGATATACAACTGGTTACTTAGATGGTACAGGCGAAGCACCAAACGGATTCCCAACAGGAGCAGGTATTGCTTTCCCACAAAATCCACAAGTAGGTGCATATTTCTTACGTACAGATTATCTACCTCAAATTCTCTATCGTTGGGATGGAAGAATATGGGTTCGTATATCTAAAAACGTCAGAACACAAACAGGATTCACTGAGGGAGATTTGTCACAACAATCTAGCTTCATAAATAACAGTAATGTTACAGTAACAACAAATGGTACAGAGATACCACAAAAACAAGCGTTGTCAACTATTTTGACAATAGCACCAGATTCAATTCCACCGGTAATATAATATATGGCAGCTTTCTTTTATGATAATCAGGTCCGCAGATTTCTAATTCAATTTGGTAAAATTTTTAGTAATTGGTATGTTACTAAAGGTAAAGATCCTGCAGGTAATGAAATACTCGTCCGTGTACCAATTATGTACGGTGATAGTAGTCGTCAAGCGGCTACTATCATTGCTAATAATAGTGCTAGTAATTTACCTAGCGCACCACTAATCACTTATTACATTACTGGTTTAGAATATGACCAACGCAGAACACAAGATCCTACATTTATTGATAAGATTCAAGTTCGTCAACGTAGCTATAACGCAGAAACACAAAGTTATGAAACTGTACAAGGACAAGCATTTACTGTAGAAAGATTAATGCCAGTACCCTATACATTACGTATAAGTGTAGATTTGTGGACAACTAACTATAATCAAAAACTACAATTGATTGAACAACTTGGTACATTGTTTAACCCATCAATGGAAATACAAAGTACTGATAACTTTATTGATTGGACTTCACTAAGTGTTGTTTACCAAGATGGACTAACATTCAGTAGTCGTAGCATACCACAAGGTACAGGCAATCCTATTGATGTAATGAGTTGGAAATTTTATATGCCTATATGGATTAGCAATGCCGCTAAACTTAAAAAGATGGGTGTTATTGAAAAGATTATTGCAAGTATCTTCTCTGGTAAAGCACTAGATGATATACAGAATGACGATTTATTATTGGGTACAAGACAAAAGATTACACCATACGGATATAAATTGTTATTGATAGGTAATAGTTTACAATTATTACCAGCTAATCAGGATTTCTATCCAAGTAATGAAGATTTAGATTTACCACCTAGTCCTAATACAAGTTTATATTGGAGTAGTCTATTAAATGTATATGGTACATTAAGACCGGGCATTAGTCAGATATGGTTACAGAATCCATATATGGATACAGAGATTGTTGGTACAATTGTACCCGACCCAGTTGATGATAGATTATTGATATATGATATTGACCCAGATACCCTGCCTCAAAATACATTGGATCCCGTAGACAGCGTGATTAACCCATTAGTCACAGGACCAAATGCAGGGTTACCTCCCGCAGAAAATGGAATGAGATATCTTATTGTAGATAACATTGGTCATGAAGGTGATACAACCATTGCATGGGGTAATGTAATAGCATATGCTAATGACATTATTGAATATGATGGTAGTATGGGAGAATGGTTTGTATCATTTGATAGTGCCCAGGCTACTACGGTAGAATATGTTACCAATTTAACAACCAGTATTCAATATCGTTATGTCAATACTGAAGGTGCATGGATGAAATCGTGGGAAGGCTGGTACGATCAGGGTGATTATAGTATTGTAATCTAATTTACTTTATGCTATAATGTCTTAGCATATGAACAATATCTCGGCAGGCGTTTTCTTTTACGCTAAAAACACACAACGATTCTTATATCTACTTAGAACGGACAACAAAAATCCGGGTAATTGGGGTATACCAGGTGGTAAGATTGAGAATGGTGAAACATTACTTGTGGGTATTGAAAGAGAATGTACGGAAGAAATTGGATACTTCCCTAAAAATCCAAAACTAGTACCAATACAAAAGTTTGTTAATAATACATTTACATATCATACATTCTTTTGTGCAATAGATGAAGAATTTATCCCAGTATTAAATTATGAACATTGCGGATATGCATGGGTAGGTGATACTCAATATCCTAAACCATTACATCCCGGATTGTTTAGTACAGTAAATTTTGATGTTGTGCAGAAGAAATTAAAAGCACTTACGAAAAAACGGTCCTAAGACCGTTTTTTTATTTTAGTAGTTTTGCTATTGTATCAAAACCAAGTGACCCTATCACTATGCCTGCCCCCATCATCATCCATCTCCACTTTTCTAGTGCAGAGACTTTTGATCCCAGTTCCTTATGAGCAATAACATCTTCGTTACGCATATTATTTAGAAGTGTTCTAGTTTCTTCTGCGTTACGGTCAAGACATTCATGCATCTCTTTAAGACTACTTTTGATTTCGCTGACATCTTGTTCAATGTTTTTAAATTGAACTTGAAGTACAGCGATATCAGTTTTAGTAGTCTGTGCCGGCATCTTAATAGTTTTCGTAATCATTAAGCATTAGCAATCGTTACGATTGGGTTAGGCTGACCGTTAGCAGCATTAGCGGCGTAAGCAGTATTGAATGTAGCAATAACGTCAGGGTTAACGCTATAAACAACAGCAGTACCTGTACCAGATCCTGAAGCAGTAGCAGTAAATGTTACACCTGTCATATTAGATGATGCACCAACTGCTGTCCAGTTAGTTGTACCAGTAGAATAAATTGTATATACTGTACCTGCTGATATTGATCCGGCTGCAACTTGCGCTGGGAATATTTCACTGTTATAATCATTAATACTTGAAACATATGCTGTAGCTGATGCATCATCAGTAGAAAGAATGTTCATTGTATTTGGTGTCAATGCTGTATTTGCTACGTTAGCAGTATAGCATTGTGCTGTTAAACCAGTTGTACCACCTGTAACTAGATATTTTGTTTTGCCTTTTTGACGAACAATATAACCAGCTTCATCATTAGCATAAACATATGCGGCATTACTTGCTACAACATTTGCATTAGCTGTTAATACAACACGATTCATAAGAGCATTGGCTGTTACAGACGCATTGGCTGTGACAGCTTGTACAGCACCACCTTGACTAGTAGAAACCGTGAACGCGGCTGCGTTAGCAATAGTTTTAACAAAATATGTTGTACCTGTAGTTAAACCACCAAAATTAGCACTAAACTGAATTGGCATATCTTCTATAAGAGTTTGTGCATTACCTGAAGTTCCAATAATGCTACCTGATACTGTAGTATTTGCTACTGCAACACTAACATTACCTTTTGTTGCACTTGCAAAACCTAGATTAACATAATCAGTACTACCATTAATATTAGCAACAGCAACTTGAAGTGCTGCGCCAGTAGTCAAATTAGCTAAATCAGTACCTACACCTACTACTACATTACTAGTGTTAACCGCTACTGGTGTGTATAATGTACCTGTTCCATTAATACCAATTGCAACTTGTGCTAATACTTGTTTACCAACAATAGCTGTATTACCACCAACTACACCGTATGTAGCTGAGTTAGTTGCCGGAAAACCTGCACCGGATACTGGGTTATTGAAATAAGCATCAACAACACCAAATGACACTCTAACTGATTGAGTAGTAGTATCAGTCATTGTTGCCAAAACTTGCGGTTGAACACTTAAGTCTGTTGCAGATACACTAAATGTAGTATTTGATAATATTACATTTACGAAATATGTAACACCTGCTGTTAGACCACCAACTGTAGTAGCTACTTGGAATGGCATTCCTTTAGCTACACCAACTGTTGGACTAGTTGTTAGATTTCCACCTGATACTGTAACGATACTGCCTGTTTGTGCTGTATCAGTAATTGTTAAGACTGCTTGAGCCTTTGCGATTTTTAGAGGACGTCCCATTTGATTTTCCTTTATAAAATTAGCGGGTTCTAGCCGCTACGCAGTGGGTTACTGCATAAACTCTCCGAATGAGAATGTATTATATATTTATCTAAAAAGGTAAAATTTAAGACAGAGGTCCGCCCAATGCCGGTGTAGCATTTACACCAGATGTACCTGTATTAGGATGAGGGGCTCCTAATTCGGTAATACTTATCTGATCGGTGCCGGCGCCGTTTTTAAGAAATGATACGATATTACCTTGGCCTACAATAATACTATTTAAAATAGTATTTTTAGGAATAATAGTGCTGTTAGCATCTGCTATTGTGTATGGAACACCATATGGATTATATCTTGCTGTTGCATTACTAATTGCTACGGCTGAATTAGTAGTCAGTGTCAGGCTTATATTATTGGCGATTGCTTTTACAACACCTGCAGTATTTCCTGCAGTATTACCAATCCAGGCACCAACATTTAATTGAGTAGTAAATGATGTTCCTGATCCAGTTACTGTATTACTATTTGTTGCACAAGTTAATGTACCTGTCAATGCAACATTGGGGAAACTAGTTGTGTATTGAATTGCAGTATCAGTTGTAGCAATTTGTACTTTATCAGTAGCAATGTTTCCTGATGTTATTACTGCTGAACTCGGTGTATATACATATGATGCCATTTTATTTTTCCTATTATTTTAAAGTCTGCCGACTGCTACTTCAATGATACCTTCTATACCATCAAAGTTTTCTAATGATTTACCAATTACTGTACCCAATATTGGAAAGAGTGCTTGCCGTGCAAAGCCATAACCTGCACTAACAAGCATATCACCCTTTTTAATATTTCCACGTACTTTACATGGAACACGACCTTGTAATGCTAACGCAACTGTATGTTCACCTGCACATGCGCTATTCATTACATATGCTGGATTAGTTGAGACTATGCCTGCAACCTTTGTTGTAGCATCATCTGCTATAGTAACTTCTTTTTCACCGCCGAATGCCAATACAGTACCCGGTTCATAATGTTGGTCAGCTTCGTAATATTCTGCTAAGTCAGCATAGGTTGCTAGTAATCTAGAACCAGTAGTTAATGACCAATTACCAGTAATATTACCTACTGTAACGTTAGATCCTGTTGTAAGATTTGCACCATAGAATGTTGCCGCACCAGTTCCTACTTGACCAGTATATGTTGGTAAATATGCCGCAACATTTGAATTACTATATGCACCTGCAAAACTTATTGATACACCATTAGCATAGTAATAATTATCTGTTTTAATACCACCAGTAGCTACGTTAGCAGATACCGTTAAACTAGTTAATGTACCTGTACTAGTAATATTGGGTTGTGCCGCGGTATATACTGTTCCAGCTACTAATGCATTAGCTACTTGACCTGATATGTTAGCGGCTGGTATAGATGTTAATCCAGTTGCCGCACCATAATGTGTGCCAGTTACATTAGCACCACTTATATTGCCTGTAACTGCTAATGATGTTAGTGTACCTACACTCGTGATATTTGGTTGTGCCGCGGTATACACAGTACCTGCTACTAATGCATTAGCTACTTGTCCGGATACATTAGCTCCGGCTACTGAGTTAGCAGTACCTGCTGTTACCGCATATGTTGCGTTAGCAACTGTACCTGTAACGTTAGCACCTGGTATTGATGTTAATCCAGTGCCTGTTCCAAAATGATTACCAATTAAGTTTGCACCACTTATATTACCAGTAACTGCAAGTGAAGTTAATGTTCCCACTGAAGTAACGTTAGGTTGTGCCGCAGTTGTTAATGTACCAGTAACTAATGTACCTATTACATTTCCAGCTGTTACATTACCGGGAATAGCTACTGCGCCTGTAATTTTATTGAATGTAAATCCCGCATTGCCTTGAATTACATTATTATCGTTAAATTGAATTGTAGTATTACTACCACCGGCTGCACTAGTTCCAGCACCACCTACACTAGCAATTACTCTACCACCGCTTGTATATGTTGTGTATCCACTAGTATCTACTGGAGTAGTTAATCCGGAATCTGAATATAATGAAAAGGTATTAGAAGTTAGTACATTTACATAATAACTATTACCATTAAGCTGTGTCATACCAAGAACATTAGTAATGGTTATTGCGGCGCCCTCAGTAAAGAAATTATCTTGTGTAGTAGTTACTACGCCCGGATTAGCTTTTGTTACAGCACTAATATATGCAGTAATTGTTGATTTAGGTGTCCAACTTAAATTACCTACACCATCTGTTTCTAAAACGTAACCAATAGCACCGCCGGTAATAGTAATATTACCAACACTTCCTAAATTTATTTCCCCACCAGCTGATCCACCTTTGTTAACCCAATTAGTTCCGTCATAACTCAATACTTGACCAGAGCCGGCTGCTACAATATTTAAATTGCCTTCACTGCCATTAATTTGACTAAAAGTTATGTTTGAATATGCAGTTAATACTTCAACATTTTCGTTTGGATTGGGTGTTGTAGTACCTATAAAAAGACGTTTAGCGTCATTAGCCCAACCTAATTGGGCTTCATCTAATTGTGGCAGGTCTACAAGGTTACCTGTACGTTGTTGGATTTTAGATATCTGTATAATGGCCATAAGTATAATTCTTTAGAAGATTTATACTTATTTATCATTATTTCTTACAAGAACTGTTCATAATACTTCTCAACACGACTAAACCAAATATCACTATACTTGTCAAACTCAGTACCCTCTAGGATAAATTCCTGATATTCATTTGCGGCAGAACACATAAAAATAACACCTTTACGTATCTTTGTACCATGAACTTCATTATGTGCATTAGCATAAGCGGCTAATTGAACAAAATAATCTTCAATCCACTCACGTTTTTTAGGTTTATTTGTTTGTTTGTGATCCATGATAGCTTCATTACCGTCATGTATGCCTGCTAGGTCTGTTGTCCCTGCGTAAATTTTCGGATAATAGAGAGGAACTTCTGTGCCCCAATATTCATTGCATTTAACAAGACCTTGATTAATGATTGATTTGGCCATTTGATGGCTTTGGATGCTATACGGATTGCTTCCGGGCTCATTGAGTACTCCTGTCTTAATGTAATCTTCTAGCCACTTGTGCATTCGTGTTCCACGACCTGCGGCTTCTGTTGTGATTTCTTGTGCTTTCTGAACACCAACTCGCTTTCGCCAGTTTTGCAATGCTTGTTTAGATTCTTCACTTTTAGTAGCATCTAGTATTGTAGTTACACTAGGAAGTTTCTCGCCATCAGGTGTTGCATATTTACGTGACCCGTTTATTGTTTCTCTAAGTAAAGGAACATAATTATATTTGTTTGGAATGTACATTAGACTATTATAATTTATTTTATAATTTAATGCTAGCATTTAGGTTAAACTCTAAAACTCTCTCCGCAACCGCATCGGTCACGCTCATTTGGGTTACTAAATTCAAACCCTTCATTTAACCCATTACGAACATAATCTACTATCATGTTCTTTAAGTATACATCATGTTTTTTATCTACTAGTACAATAAAATTTGGTTGTGCATAATTAATAGCAGATTCATCATAACTGTATTCATCAACATACTCTAATACATATGCCAAACCACTACATCCAGTGGTCTTGACGCCTATTCGTATTCCTAGACCCTTACCACGTTTTTTAATTATTTGTTGTATTTTATTGGAAGCTTTTTCGGTGATTGTAATCATCTTACTTCATTGCTTTGTGTGCCATTTGTTTGACAACTTTTTTACTATCTTCTTCTTCTGGTTCAACTGGAGTTTCTTGACCTTTAAATATAACCTTATCACCTTGAATATTTGATATTTTATTCTTCAATGGTGGCTTTTTAATCATATCATACAAATCTTGTTTTGCTAGTATGATATCATTATCTTTATAATATTGTAATAATTCATCAACTGACCAATCCGAATGTTGGTCACCACTATCAATTTCACTAGTGAGCTGACTTGTGACAGCTACTAATCTAACTAATAGTGGATTCGGATTTGATAGTTCAAATAAACGCATTATCTCTTTAAACGGCCAGCACCACCAACGGGTACTTCTTCGTCTGGTTCTTCAACGGAAATATCATCGTCAACACTGAAATCATCTTCACCGTCACCAGCTAAATCGCCAGACATATCTAAATCAGCAGATACATCTTCATCACCAAATGCATCATCTGCAGGGTTACCACCCATCATGTCACCACCTTGGCCAGTGATACCATTTAAAGCAGATTGCATTGTGCCTTTGCTTTGTGTTAATGCGGCTTGTACAGAAGTTAATGCTTCAGTAACTTGTTGGTTGAAAGTTTCACTTTCATTTACACCAATCTCGCTTTGAACACCTGATGTTAATGCCGGTAATTCTTTTACTAACATATCAGATACTTCTTCAACCATCTTTTGTATTTGGTCGACCATGTCTTGGGCGGCAAGAACAACTTGTGACTTCTCAACTTCTTCGTTCTCTACCATAATACGAGTTCTAGGTAGTGATTGCAAATAGCTAAAATGGTCAGCTAATGCTTGTTCCATAAACACTAGTTTCATGTATGATGGACTAGTTTGGCTTTGGTAAAATTCAGTAGATGATTTAGTTTCATTAATCAATCCGCGAACTTTACTAAGCATAGACTTAGTTTCCGTAACGGTCATTCTCTTTGTATTGAACGGAAGAGAATAGTGTTCATTCAACGCCTGTTTAGCAGTTGATATTTTTTTGTTGTCAAATTCAGTTAGTTTCATAGTTATATTCCAAGACTAATATAAAGTATTTATCTTTTTTGTTTTATTGTTAGGGTTTTGTGTTAAATCTTTTAGTTTGCCATTTTTTGGAATCATTAATATATGTGTACAATTCATCCGTAAATTGTCTCTTTTTTAGCTTATCTTCACTTAATTTGGACAAAAATATTAACCGATCATCAGTATTTTTGGCATTTTTAAACATCTTTGTATGCAATGATATATCTACTTCTAATCCAGCTAATAGATTGTCTAATTTAAGTATTCGGTTAGACTGATATAATAGATTTCTTTTATCAAATGTACACCAAGCTACGGCATGTTTAAGTACATTAAAGTTATGTGTAGTGAATGTAGTGTGCATTTTCACTATATATTCATTGGTGCTAGACTTATTAATATGATACATATTGAATAATTCATAGCTATTGTCAGGGTTCTGAAAAATGATAACATCTTCTAATTGCCCTACAAAGTCAGTTTTCATTAGCTTTTCTAATTGCTTTTCTGGATTAGTACGTTTAACCATATTTCACTACCTTAAAATATATGTTTTTAAGTTCATCAGATGTATCTAAAAATGAGGGTAATTTGTCCCAAATCGTATCTGTTTTAATCATTGGTACTGTATCACAATCACTATATAATGATCCTAATTCATTAGTGCCATCATAAAATACACTAGCATGTTGTATTTCAAAATCAAATGACCAGCAATTATATAACTCATTTTCTTGTTGTTGATATAGAAAGCCAAAGTCTGTAAATTCATCAAATCGTATTTGTATTTTTTTAGGAGTTCTAGTAATTTCAGGTTGACTACGTAATGATATAGCTTGTAATACTGTATCAAAATTACATTGTGTATTTCTTTTATGTAGCCAAGGTATCAATTCTTCATCCTCAACTGGACGACTTCTATTGACTACTCCTGTAGGGGTAATATCAAATAGTGTATAGCAAGTAATAGTGTAACTCATACTACTATTTAATAGAGGTAAAAAAACCCGAGAAATTCTCGGGTCCTTTTAATTAAGTTAAAATTAACCTGTGAATGTAGCTGTAGCTGTTGTAGTTACAGAATTAGACAAGCTAGCTGCCGTTAGAACTGCTTCTACAGCGGCATCTAAGGTTGTAGTTGTCCATGCGCCAACTGGATATACAGCCATTGCTAGTGTATCATTAGTTGTATCTGTATACTCATACAAGTAAACTGTAGCTAATTGTTGTGTAGCTTGGATGATCAAATTAACTTGTGTACCTGTCAAAGCGCCAGTAGCTGTAATCGTGAAGAAGTCTAGCTTAGGACCTTGTGGTTGTACCGTAGCTCCTGAGGTAACAGCGTTTGCACCACTGTTTGTGTAAGCTGGGCTATCATAGTTAATTACCGGTAGTAAGTCACCGTTTGTTTTTGTAAATTGTGCCATTTTAAAATTCCTTTAAGTTTGTGAGCATATAGCTCTACTCTTATTTATGCCTGGCACAAAAAAATCCAGGATTTGGCTTATCTTCTGGCGAGATTTTGACGACTAAATCCCATTCTATCTACAAATTTTAAGCCATTTGATACAAAACCTTCATGCGTTTCGGTTCCGTCTTCTAAATATCCTTTAACAGGACTAACTTCAGCGGCTTTATTCAATTGATTAACCACTGACATTTTTAGTTTATACATCTCAATCCATATAGTAAAAGCACCAACTAATCCAGCTTCATTGGCTTGTAAATGCTCAACTATCTTCGCTTTCATTTTATCAGTCATTGGTCTATTCTGTACAAAATCCATAAACCCAGCAAGTAGATTGTTCAAATCACCTGCAACAATCTTCTTGTTAATATATACGGTAAACAATTGATTAAATGTATTACGTGCTTGTGGTGCACTATTCATTAATTGGTCTACTGCAGGACCATATTTCTTAACTGCATTCTGTGCATTCTTTACTAATGCAGTATCTATTTTAAGCTTAGGTGCTGTTGGCATAGCACTAGGAACAATTGCAACATCACTATTATTCTTTAGTTGTCCTATATTACCATTCAATGTAACTGCTTCATCAGTGGTCATTGCATTAGGATCAATATACTGATGTACTGCAATACCAGCACGTTTACCACCCATTAATTTACCAATTGGACTATTAACTTCTACTTTGTAAGTAATACCATTGGGATTAGCTTTGAAAACATAGTTACCGTTTTGGTCGTTTAATGGTTGATGAAATAACAAATCACCCCAATAATAACCCTTAGCACCTTTGCTAGCTTTTTCTAACCCAGGCCATATCTCATTGATAATAGGCCATAAACTATCACGCTCTACCCCACGTGCTTGGTCATATTGAACAAATTGTTCTGGACTGAATACTTGACGTCCTGTCCCGTCTTTCTTATTGAACATATGTTTGTCCATAATACTAAACTTACCTGAACTATTACGTCCAAATATCAATGCAGGATATCCATCCCATTTGATTGTAACTGTTGCTGGATTCTTTACTGTAGCAATAGTAGCTTGTATGGCACGACTAGCACCTTCACTTCCACCTAAAAATATTAAATCTTCTGGATGGTCTAAATGACCTTTATCTTCATTTATAGATAGTTTGTCAATTTTAGATTTAAGTAATGCTAATGCTTCCGATAAATTCATAACTGCTCTTTGTCGCTATTTTTCTTTATTGATTTAGAAAACTTTCCTTGGTCACGGGATTTAATTGCACCCAGCAATTTTCTCTCTAATATTTCTGCTTGCTCTTTAGGATAATTCCTATTAATCATCTCTAATAGATTAATAGCACTAGTAATGATGTTGTGGGCTCTACTCTCAATAACATGACTTGTATCACGGTTATTGCCAATAGCTTCCAATTCCTGAAGCAGGCTGCGAGTTTGTTTTTGCATAATAGTTTCCTAATAGTATTTATCTACTTTTAGGATTTGTTCTTTAAACCATTCAATATTGACTTTAATTTTGACCCCTGTACATCAACTACAATACGCTTGTTTTCAGGCTCTAATATTTCTCCTGTAGTTTGATCTATGATAGGTTCTGTTGATATTAATGTACTTTGCGGCTTTAATTTATTCATAATATCTGTAGCACTAGGTTGTGGTCTATAATTATCTTCCCCGTCACCCCCATTGTCACTAATACGCATAGTTTCAACATTGTATTCTAAGTCAATCTTCATACCCACCCCGGTTGAACTACGACTTTTCATACATTGTATCTGATACTTACCACGCTCACGCATACTACGACTTGTAAAAATACCAAACACATTGTCTGCTGTGTTAATCTTACTGATACCACCTGCAATATGACTATGATCAAATTCTTGTTCGTCAACAGCACTACGATTTAACTGTGACGCCGTTACCATCAGTATGCTCATTTCTTTTGCAAGATTACGCAATTCTTCAGCAACATACTTGTCTTTAATAAACTGATCGTTAGGATTAACTTTAACAGATACTGGCATTACTAAATCCAAATAATCAATCATTACAAAGTCAATGTTAATACCTGTTTGAATCTGTACCTCTTTTAAATAAGCACGAATATCATTTACATTACTTTGTGCAGGTAATGCTTTAACACGATATTGTCCTGCTTTCTTACCAACCATTTTAACTTTAAGTTCGGTTGATCCAATATCTTTACGAATATCTCTTGTGCCCATATTAGTTAACATAGCATCAGTACGCAAACTAGTTAGTTCTTCACTCAATTCTAATGTTACATATACTCCGCTCATTCCTGTCTGTAACCAATTCAATGCTATATTCATCATAACAAGACTTTTGCCTGAACCACTACCACCTGCAAAGATATTCAATTCACCACGACTCATACCACCATACAGTATCTTATCCATCTGTGGCCAGCCTGTACTAACTTGTCCACCACTGTTAAAGTATTTGTTAATACGACCGGCCGGATCAGCAAAATAATCTGTGCCCATATCTTTTTGTAAACTGATTTGTACTGCTTCTTTAATTAGTTTCTCAACGGGACCAAAATCACCCTTCTCAAGTAAGTCAGCACTCTTTAATATCGCTCTTTCTAATTCTTGTCGTTTAGTAAAACTTTCAAATTCTTCAAAGAACCAATCATAATGTCCCTGACTCAATTCAGGTATGACTTCAAGATCCATGCCAGTTAATGCTTTAATTTGTGTGCTATCAGGCAATACATTATATTTTGTTGTATGTTCTTTAAATAGTTCTGCTACTGGGCGCAATGATTTATCAAAGTTTTCAGAGTTCATAATATTCATAACTCTGGTATACAGTTCGGCATTTGTAATCATCATTTGCAAAAACAACTTCTGCAATTCTACACTATATTCTTTATTATCCGATT